AGGTCGATGGTGGTCGGGAATTCGCGACCCTTGGGGGTAATCTGAACGGCGAGGTTTTCGGAGCCGTCCATACCGCCTTCGACACGGCGGACAGCACAAGAGCCTCGAATGATTGCGTCGGTGAGTTTGTTGGTCTTCATTTCCACACTCCTTTAGTCCACGAGGAACCATTTGACCGAGGTGTTGCTTTCGGAGATGTTCAGTACGGCGACGGGTTCCGTGGCGCTGGTGTTGTTCAGAGGGTCAACACGAAGCATGTTTTCTTCATCGACTTCGTCTTCGCCGTCGATACTGTACTCCTTGCCGTCGGCGACGGGCGGAATGGTGATTTCGTGCTTATCGAGCTGGGCCTGAACCATTTCGGTAAGGGTGGCAGACGCGCTGTCGATATTGTCAACGTCCTTTGCCTGAACATTGTAGTCGACATAGCCGTTGCAGCATTCGTCAACTGTCTTGATTTCTACGATTTTCATTTCTTGACTCCTTTTGGTTGGTTGTTGGTTGGTATAGCGATGATATCCGGGCCGTGGAGACCCGGTATCGTTGGACCAGTCTACTTGAGGGAGAGTAGCTTGGGATCCACGGAGAGGCACGCCTTGTGGTCGCCGTCGATATAGTCGATAGTCACCAAGACCTTCGAGCGAACCGTTTTCTGGTCAGCCTCGACGACCCCCTGCGAATCTACACGGCAGTTGTAGTCTTCAGTGGAAATGTAACCGCTGACCCATACTTCATCGCCTTTCTTGAAAAGGTTCTTTTTCGGCTTGTCCTTGCCGGCCGGGGGCAAGTTGACCGCGTGTACCGTGAAGTGGTGGTACAGTCCAGCCACCTCGACGTGGACTTTACCATCGTCTTTGTTGTGGGTTATCTCGGAAGCGCCCGGCATGTCGGCGCGGTACTTGAGCGCAAGGCTCATCGCTTTACCGAACGCCTTGTCGTACTCTTCAATCGACTGCTTGTGCACGGTGACTTCAGTCGCTTCGCGGTCGTCGTTCTCGACGATGACCCAAACTTGTTTCTGCATATCCGCTCCTTGATGTTGGTTGGTATAGAGATGATATCCGGGCCAGGGAGGCCCGGTCCGGTCCAGACAGCGGCCTAGTATTCGCCGTCTTGGTAGCCGTCGCTGTAGTGGATGACCAGCTGGGCGTCGTCTTTGGGAAGGTCGGTGCGTTGCTCGCGGCTGGCACGTGCGTCGTCGTTACCCTTTTCCCACCACTTGTTGTTGAAACCTTCGTTGTATTCGTTCTGAGCGCTTTCGTCAGGGAAACCTTCGGTCTTGCGGGGTGTTTCCTTTTCGGCGTCCTTTGCGCCGAGCTCGTTCCAATTGGTCGTAGCCATTTTCGTATCTCCTTTTGGTTGGTATAGTGGTTATAGGCATCCGGGGGAAGCCCGGCTACTGCTGGACAGTAGCTTCGGGTTTCTTGGCGGGGTTGAGCCGTTCTCCGCGCTTGATGAGAGTTTCCAAGCTGCTCTTAGCGTCCTGGATGGCTCGCCAATTTTCATCGATCTCACGAAGGAAATCGTAGTCATCGGGACACTTGGCCTTTTTTCAATTCGTGAGAAGGTGCTTGGCCATATCGGTAAAGGATTTTGCGGCCAAGATAACTTCGTCCTTGCGCTTCTTGAAATCGTCCTTGCGCTTGGCCTTGTCCGCCTTGATCCAGTCGGCTACCTTCTTATAGAAGCCGAGGAATCGGTCATAGATCTCGTCAATCTGCTTGGGGGTCATAGTGTCGAACCACGTCTTATCGACACCGCGTGTGGTAAAGAGAGCGCGTGTGGGAGAATAGGTTTCGGGGCAGCCATTCTTGAGCGGTCCGTCAGTCCATATCATCTTGGCATCCCATTCGCAGTCGAAGAAGATGTATGAGCTTGTTTCGAGGTACGGACGGCCTTGATCGTGTACAGTGTCGCCTTGACGGATGTCGGACAAGTGGTGGAACTTCTTGTCATAGGGGTTATAGATTGACAAGCTCAACATATACGGCCAGTCGTGCGGGTCGGTGATCTTGAACTTCTTGGGGTGCTTGGCGATGTACTTGCTAAGCGGCATTTCCAAGATCTGTTCGTGGGTAATTTTAAGTTCGTCGGCCATATTTAACTCCTTGTGGTTGGTACAGGGAGAATGGGGCTCCGGAGGAGCCCCGGACACCCAGAGACATTACTTCGCCTTGATGATCTTCAGGAAAAGTTTTTCGACCCCTCCGTGCGGCGACAATTCGTAGCCGTCCTTACAATCTTCGGCAGTCACCTTTTCGTGGCTCGAATTGCTTTCCGTGATCGTTTCGTTCACGATATCGCGGACGGTCTTGGCAGCGTCGTCGAGACTGTCGAAGATAGTCGGCACCTGGATTACCTCGTCGCCGTCTTCGAAGTGGTGGCAGCCGCTGATGAAGAACTGGCCTTCGGGTTCGTCGACGACATCGCCGCCCACAATTGCAGCCAGTTCATCGGCCGCGTCACGGTTCGGCAAGTGGATCTTGAGGTAGTTCTCCTCGTAGTAGTCGTCCATAGAGTTGTCGTTCACCCGGATCTTGAACACCGGGTCGTCCTTACCCTTGTCCATATCGTAGGCGGAATCGTCGTCCGGTTCGGAGTCGTCGGGGTAGATACCGTGGAGGAACTTCTCGGCGGCCTCGGAATCAGAGAGGCGGCAACCGCATTCAGAGAGGAAGCTATCGACTTCGGTACTGTCATATTCGTGGATGTGGGAATTAACGCTCATTTTTGAACTCCTTGTGGTTGGTATAGAGAAAATAACCGGGCCGGGGAGACCCGGCCGGTTCGAAACCAGTATGGCTACCGTGCCGTGAACTCGTTCTGTGGTGTATTTTCAGACATAAGCTGGAACTCCACAATGTAACGGTATTGCGGCTTTTTGACCACTGGGTCGTAAACTGGTACGAACGATGCACTGACCTTCATCCAGAACTTGCCTTGTCTGAACAGTCCACCGTTACAGGCGGCTTGGATACAGTCGAAGTCACGCTTGGCCGTTGCTTTCAGTCTGGCCCGGCGTGTTCCGGCGTATGCGAACGCTGACGGCTTCATGTCGAAGTGGAAGCATCCCAGTGACATCCCGTCGGCGAGACCGTCGAGTAAAGGCTTGGTAACCCATTTCTGAAGCAGCTGAGTGACGTCAGGATGCGTGGTGACCACGTTGAGTACCTTCTGGGTAGCTCGGGAAATGCATGATGGTGTGTGCGCCATTGTTAACTCCTTGTTGGTATAGTGGTTATGGCAAACCAAGGGAAACCCGGCTACTTCGAGCCAGTTTTCCCACGGTACGCTCCGTACAGAGCGGTTTCGGACAGACTGTAGCTGTCGTGGCCGGTACGAGGCGGATAGTAGTCAAGACAGACTTCGGTGCCGCGCTGGCGAACCGTCCACCACTCCTTGCACTTCGCGCACTGGCAACTGGCCTCTATATAGGGGTCTTGGGGGAGTGCCTTGCCGCGCTCCCAATTGGTGGACATCACGGACATAGACACTTCGTTGGGGTCGGCCTTGCCTCCACAGTACGGACAAGTGTCGCCGTCCTGGATCGCCTTCAGAGCGATCGTGACGAGGTGGACCGGCTTGCCGAGATAGAAGCCGTCCTTGGCCACTGCCCAGCAGTTCTTATAGAAGCGGGGTATCGTCTTTCCAAACTGTTTGTTGATTTCCTTTGACCACAGCATTCTTTAGTCTCCTTTGCGGTTGGTATAGTGGTTATAGGCATCCGGGGGAGCCCCGGTACCGTTGCTACAGGGTTTCGAGAAATTCGTCGAGGTACTCGGCGTAACCCTTTTTACCGGGCACCACGGCCTGTTCGGGCAACGTGCGGCACCCGCAGAAGTAGAAAGTGCGCCTGCCGAGCTTGTATTTGCGGGCCACGACCATCTGGTCCTTTTCGGGGGTGCGTTCCTCGGCGACGAACACCAGCTTCTTGTCGTGGGTACTGTTGTACTGGTCGACCTGCTTGGTGATGCGGGCGACCCTTTTGTCAATTTCCTTATCTGACATTTTGTTTGCCATGTCTGATCTCCTTGATTGGTACAGGATGGATGGGGCGCCGGAGGAGCCCCGGTCATCATCGGCCAGTCGGCCTTCGCGGTTCGAGAGCTTCACGGCCAGCTCGGTTGAAGTCCAAGCAGATACTAGACACCATGTACAGCGGGGTCCTAGTAATCCTTCCGTCCGGCTCGCGCTCCGGTGGAAGGAGCTCACGGGTCGTGCTTATGTTGATATCGACGGCGTGCTTCCATCCAGAACCGTCGTTCACGACAACGACGCTCTGAAACGGGAACATGGGCGATCCGTTTATCTTGTACCCATAGCTCGGCATGAAGTGGGCCGGATAGGCGACCACTTCACACTTGGACTGGCGGTTGTACCACGCCGTACACACCTCCTGGATTCTCTTGTCCATTTCTTCGCCGGTCAGCTTTAAGGGATTCTTCGCGTCGGTGGCAATAAGTTTTGCCTTCAATTCGTCTTTCATGTTCGAACTCCTTTGGATGGTACAGAAGGAATGGGGCCCCAGAGGAGCCCCGGTCATCGGACTAGACGTGATCCGCGTGGATAACTTTGAAACCGCGCCGGAGCATGTCGAGGATCGTATTGTAGCGGGCGCATTCGGAGCTTTGGGGGTCGCATCCGTGGACGGCTTCCGTGTAGAACTTGATGGCCGCCTCCGCGTTGTCGTAGTACTTCCCAAATCCACGGGTGATCACGGTGACCCGGTCCTTCTTCTTGGGCTTGCCGGTCGCCCCCGTCTTCACGAGCACGTACCCTGCGGGCAGCTTGACCTCGCGGACCTTGAAGCGGTGCGCCTGTCCGAGGATGGAGCAGCTCACTCTCCGGTCGTCACGGTCGACCTTGATATCGAACTTGCATCGGCTCGACCGCCCGTACTCCTGGGCTGCTACGTTGGCGCTGGCCAGCGCGAGCTGCTCGGTCGTGCAAGCCGTCCCGGCGATATCCGGGCTTTCGCTCAGGTCAGCCCCGTCGTCCCATTCGACGACGACGAAAAGTTTTTCAGATTTTGCCATGTGTTCTCCTTTGGTTGGTACAGAAAAAATGGGGGTTCCGAGGAGCCCCGGCCTGTACTAGAACGTGGTCTCGGACACTACCGCCCGTTTCTTCATGCCTGCGTACTGGATGGTCAGGTTGTCGCGCACCTTCTCGGACATGGTGACGACGCCCGGATGCTCGGGGTCCTGCACGAGGTACACCTTCAGGTCGACGTTCTGCGTGTCAAGAGCCGTCCTGTACTCGCCCCTGCTCGTCTTCAGGTAGAAGTCGGTGTGGTTGGCGTGGCGGATGGCCTTGCGCACGGCGGCCTCGTACGTGTCCTTGTCGTTGTACGGGGTCCCGTCGATGGACGCCTCGACGAACTTCTCCAGCGTCGCGTCCCCCTCTCCGAGGTGACCGCTGGCCAGAACCGCGCACGCGTTGCGGGCGTCGCGCCCCTTGGTGCGGACTACGCACTCGAGCTTCCCGTTCTTGTTTCCGATTGCCGTGTAGAATTTCATTCCGTATCTCCTTTGGTTGGTATAGAAGAAATGGGCTCCCGGAGGAGCCCCGGCGCGTCGCGGCTATTTCTTCTTCGCCTTATGGATCGATACCACGTGCTCAAGGAGCTCAATGGCCGTCTTCTGGCCCAGCTGGAAAAACCTGTGCTCTTCGAAGCCTATGGTGAACCGGATGGCGTCGCGGTTCCTGCGGCAGAGGCTGAGCAACGCCTTTGCCCTCTCCAGCGTCATGCCGTAGGACATCGGCATATAGGATGCGCCTGCCTGCACCGCGTCGCGTCGTATGCTGGAAACAAATTTTGTATCCGCGTCCACGAAGTCGGTCAGCTTGGCCAGCGTGGAACGGGTTATGCCGGTCTTGTTCACGAAGACGACGGACCTGGCCTGCCCGTGTACAAAATCTTGCTCGTACTTGGTAAGACGGGGGAAATCGTAGTACAGGGTGTTCTCGTAGCGCAGCCACACGAACTGCCCTTCGTTGAGCGGCTTGATCTTCTTGTTAGGCGTCTTCTGTTTCAGCCGCTCAGTCGAGACCTCTATGTTACTGTCGAGGCTCTTGACGGGGTTGATACACTCCTTGACTTCGTCCTCGGGGACAATGAACACCGCCTTGACGAAACCCTCCTCGCCGTCGTGGTCGCCGCGGTCATTGACGACCATATCGAACAGGACGGATTGGCCGTTGTACTTGTGGCGGAGATTGTTCTGGATCTCGTGGATTCGGTCGTATATCCGGTTGGACAGATGTTCAAACCAGTCCGAGTAGTAGCCATTGAGGGTGAATCGCCTGTACGTGATCTCGACCATCTGAATAAGTCGTTTCATTTTAGCCTCCGTTGGTTGGTACAGGAAAAATGGGCTCCCGGAGGAGCCCCGGTCAGAACTGGAACTTCTTGGGCTTGCGCCTGCGGTTTCCGATCTCTGCGACGAAAATTGTCCGGCCGGCCAGTTTCCTCGGCAGTCGCTCGTTCATATCCTCGTAGAACTGAGAATCGCTGCGCCCGAAGATGCTGGCGACTTGGAACGCCCCGCTCCCGTAGTCCACGACGTAGGAGCAGTCCTCGGGCCGGTTCGATCGATCGCGCTCGGCGCAGAAGAAGCTGGCGATTGCCGACACGGCGGCGTGTCGCGCCGAGGATAGTGTGGTGGTACTGCCCTTGAAGTAGTCTTTCATTTCGACACCACCTTTCCCGCCTCGCTGAGGGTCTTTCCGCCGGCCGCACGGGCCTCGTCGGTCTTCGCCACGAGCTTGCGGGCGCTCGCCTCGGCGTACTCCACCACAGCGTCGACGGCCATAGTGGCCACGTCGGACGCCATGGACTTTCCCGCGTCCTTCACCGTCTTCTGTGTGCTCGGCGTGGACAGGAAAAACAGGATAGCGAAGATGACCACGATCACCGCGCATAAGAATCTGAACATTTTGTGCCTCCTTGGTTGGTACAGGACGGATGGGACTCCGGAGGAGCCCCGGCCGGCTTACGGGATCCGCCTGCTTTCAGGCGGTCGAAAATGGCTTTCCTCTCGGCGAGCACCTGGGCCTCGGTCTTCTCCGAGGGTACTATCTCGTACTCGTTGTTGAGCAGCTCGTAGTTGCACTCGGCGGCCTCCTCGAAAGAGAGGAAATCGGCCATCCCGAACAGGTCCGTGTAGGTCTTCTCGCCCTTCTTCAGAACGTACGGCATGTTGAACCCCTGTTGATAAATTGTAAATAAAAAGTTTACAAAATATGGGCAGTCCGTTGACGTCCTGCCCACATCCTGTGGAAACGCTGTCGACTAGTTGCGGCGGGCCATCACGTCGAACAGGGACTTGACGGACTCCTCGAGCCGGTCGTAGCTGCACCAGTTGTTGCTACCGCCCCTGCAGTCGTTCACGTCGTCGGCCGTGCGGTACAGCACGCGACCGTACCAGTCGTTCCAGCGCACGTCGTCGATCCTCGCGTAGATGAAGCGGCCGTCCTTCTTGAACATGCAGCTGAACTCGAAGGTGTTGTTGCTGAAGCTGGCGAGCTTCGCGCCGATGTTCTTGGCGAGTTTCCTCATCTCCCGTCTGGCGATGGGGATGAAGTAACCCTTGGCGAACCGCTGGTAGCCCACCTCCCCCTGGAACTTCTCGGGGACGTAGTTGTTCTCGAAGTCGTAGTTCCTGAAAGCGGCTACGCTCTTCTCCTTGGGGATTTCGCAGGTCTTCATGTTGCCTCCTTGGTTGGTACAGGGAGTATGGGACCCCGGAGGAACCCCGGAGCCCAGGCGGGATCTACGGGGCCGAGGTGATGATCGTCTGGTCCGGCACGCCGGTCTTGTCGTGTTGCCTGTCGATGAGAAGCTCAATCCCGTCCAGGTTCAGCTTCTCCTTGCGGCAGCTGTTGACGAAGTCGTCGACGGAGCCGCCCTTTCTGAGCACCCAGTTTTCCTTCTTTTTCTTGAAGTCCGCCTCGATATTGTCGATTTCGGCCTTGCGCCCCGCGTCGAGCTTGTCGTACTCGTCGGCACGGCGTTTCGCCATCTTCTCGGCCTCGGCCTGCACCTCGGCATACTCGGCGGAGCGCAGCCCGTAGTTCGACAGGGTGTCCCGCAGGCGGTCGTGGAAGACCATGTCCTCGGCGTTCAGCTTGCGGTCCAGCTCGGCTCTCTTCTCCGCCCAGCGGCGCTCTGCCTCGGCGATGGCCTCCTTTTCCATCTTCTTGACCTCGTCATACTTCTTGCGGAACACCGCGCAGCCGACGTGGCTTTCGAGGAACTTGACGAGCGTGTATTTGATGGCGTCCCACGCCTGGTGGGCGAAGGCATACGCCTCGGCACGGAGGACGGCGTCTGCCCAGTCGGTCGGGTAGGTCTGGCGGATTATTAATTGGAACATTTTTTAACTCCTTGTGGTTGGTACAGGGAGGATGGGCCCCTCGAGGAGGCCCGGACGATTACTGGGCGTAGGCGACGGCGAACTGCTTGCCGATCTTGGCGATGTCGCCGACCTTGCACCAGATGTCCGCGTGGCCGTCCGTGGGAAGGAGCTGCACGGAGCCGGTGCGCACCCTTTTCGTGCGGTTGCCGACCATGTCGACCCAGTTGACGGTGTAGGCGATGTTTTGCCCCGCCACGCGGAGCCTGACCCTGACCTTCTCGACCTTCAGGCCCGCCTTCTTTTTCTGCACGTCGAACGTGCGCTCGTAAGTGTTCTTCTTTCCGGCGACAGCGGCGAAGTTTTCGATCTTCAGCACCGAGTCGAGCGTTTCCTTGAAAGATTGGCCCATGGGCTACCTCCCTGATATGCGTTTCTTGGTTGGTTTCAGGATGCGGGTGGAATTCTTGGACAAGCTGGCCTCCTAGGCGAACGTGGCTGTGGCGACCTCGGCCGCCGTGAGGGTGAACATGGTGTCGTCGTCCCCGCTGCTGTTGCGGAAGGTGACGGAGCCGTCTTCGTTCACGGACTCGACGAAGCACGTCTCGCCGTCCATGCAGGCCACTCCGAGCTTGCTGTGGAGGTCGAAGTAGTTCCCCTTGTGGGTAATCTCGTGACCCAGTGCCGTCTTCGCGGGCCTGTCGCTGATGCTGTTGTACAAAGCTTGTACGCTGATGGTTGCCGGGTCGCCTGTCTTTAGGGGCATTTTAAATCCTTTGTCGTGGTTGGTTATACTGTTAAATGTAAGTTTTTTAGGTCGCCCTGTCAAGGGCACCCGATTGATCCCGAGCCGGGGGAGCCCCGGCTCATTCGTTGGAGTTGCAGGCGTCGAGCCCGTGGTTCTTGAAGAATTCCTTCCAGTTTTCCTCGGAAGCGCCGGTTTCGGGGACCTGCTTGAGATATTCGACCATGAGCTCCTTTATCTCGTCGACGGATAGAAGTTTCTTCGTGCTCGCGGTCCAGAAAAAGTCGTCGACGGAGTCCATGTGGAAGAACGTGCCGGCGTACCTGGGTTCGGTCCAGACCTTTCCGAAGAAACGCCCGACGGGTCTGTCGTAGAAGTCAATCCTAGCGTCCTCGCACAGGGGGACGTCCACCGACGACATCATTGTGACGCTTTCATTCGATTCCTTCACGTAGACGTCGGCGTGGACATATTCGACCTGGAGGTGATCGATCAGGTCGATAGCGGTGTCGTATTCGTCCTTCAATCGACATTGTACCATCCTGAACTTTCCGCACTCGATGGCGTTGACGCCGCCGCGAATCTCCGTGGACATCTTGGTCATGATTTCGTTGTCCTGCTGCTTCGTGAAGTTGGCAACTTCGATGAGGAATGTCCCCTCGCCGCTGTCGCCGGTAATTAGCTTAATCATTGGAAATTCTCCTGTTGTGGTTGGCTTCGTCTACCCGGATGCATGGTCGAGGGAGCCCCGGTTACAGGCAGGACTCGAGGATGAGCGACTTGCAGTGGTAATCCTTGTCGGCGAAATATCCGGCGTTGTAGGATAGGTTGCGGTTGGTGTAGTATATGAGCAGGCACACGTGGTTCTTGTTGTCGGTGCCGTACAGCGGTTTCAGCTTCTCGAGGAACTGGTCGACGTCCTCCGGCTTCGTGACCTCGGCGTTCGCCATTCCTTCGTAGCCGTTGACGACGCTGATGGCGACCGGTTCGTCCTTCTCCTTGCACTCTCTGAATACCTTCTTCATGCGGGCACCCAGGTCGTCGAACGCCTCGTCGAACGTAGATGAACGGTTGGTGAGACGTTCCCAGCGCTTCCCGTCGATAAATTCAGACAGAGTTACCAGTGATGTCCTGAATGCCATATTGCCTCCTTTGTTGATATAGAAAAAATAGGGCTCCGGAGGAGCCCCGGCCGGCCAGCAGGCCTACTTGACTTCGTTGAACTTGTCGAGGACTGCCTTTTCGATTACCGCCCTGAGCTCGGACGTGGTGGGGACGCACACGTAGCGGTTTTCTTCGCCCTTGAAGAACGGGTCGCACGGATAGCCTACGAAAAGGCCGTTGATGCCGTCATAAACACGCAGGCCGCGGATTTGCAGCTGGTCGTTGAGCACGACGCTGGCCATCGCCTTGATTTTGCCGAGGGACATTCCCCCCTTGAACGGGAACACTTCCACCTTGGTGACCTCGAGCGTCGGGTAGGACGGCGTCTCGGCGGCCTCGACTGTCTTCTCGGCGGTCTCGACTGTCTTCTTGGAGGTCTTCTTCGTCGCAACCTTCTTCGTTGCGGCAGTGGTTCCGGTGGTTTTCTTGGTAGTAGCCATGTTATCTCCTTTGGTTGATGTAGTACGGATGCCGGTTCAGGGGAGCCCCGGTCTAGAACATGCCGTAGCATTCCATACAGCAATGACCTTCGCTGTCGGTGCTTATGGTGGTGCCGCCGCAGTAGGGGCACTTGAGTTCGTCGGGTTTCTTCTTGGTCGCCTTTTTGGGCTTGTCGTTTTTGGTCGCCATGTCGGTTCTCCTTTGTTGTATAGAGAGGATGGGCTCCCGGAGGAGCCCCGGCGTCACATCGGGATCACGTAGGTGTCCTTCGTGTCCGTGTCGGTCACCCTGACCTCGTTCACTTTGTAGCACGGGTCGCCCAGGCCGAAACGGAAAATATTCCCGAGCTTTGCCATTATGTCGAAGTCGGTGTCGCGGTCGCGGTTGAAAAACCTTCCATGGCTGCAGACTTCGATGGTGCTGGCCATAGCGCTCACGACGAGCCTGTCGTTTCCTTCCGAGACGGCCTTCTTGACCGTCTTGAACACGGCCAGCATCTTCGCCAGCGGCGTCGTCGTCTTGCACTTCACCTTCTTCGTGAACGGCTTGTAGTAGTTCTCGACCTTGACGAGGAGCCGGACGTTGGAACCGCCGGACGTGGACAACTCGGACCGGCAGGAACGGCCTACCAGTTCCTTCCAGCGCGTGTCGATGTGGGCATGCGCCCTAAGTACGTTCTTGCGGATGTAGCCGTCGGCCGTCTTCGCCAACTTCTGGTCGAGCTGGACCACCACGACTCCGTTCTTGTAGAGCGGGGTGGCGACAGGGTCGGCAGGCCCGTACTTCTTCACGAAGTCGAGCTGCAGTACCTTCTTCCCCAATTCGTTGAGGAGGTTGACATGTGCATCGGTAATCATTTTTCATTCTCCTTGGTTGGTACAGGATGGATGGGCTCCCGGAGGAACCCCGGCACTACACCTCGGACACCCGGTACACCTCGACGCAGTCCTCCTTGCCCGCAATGCAGATGTACAGGGCGGCGTTCCTGGTGTTGTTGGCTACGTAGTTGGCCACGTTGGAGGCGTAACGCACGAAATTCGCCATGCGCTCGTCGAAGGAGGCGGAAGGGTTGACGCAGGTCGGAATCCTCGCGAACTCTGCGGCCGGCTCCGTCTTGTAGCGGAACTTCGAGAAGTCGACGCTCGCCAGCAGCTTCATGGACTCCACGAGGGAGTCTCTGATGGTGTTCTGGTCCTTGTTGACCCCGCTTTCCACGGCGACGACCATCGGGGTGCATACTTCGAGCCGTTCGTTGTCCGACGCTCGCTGGTCGGTGCAGATTCTGGATGCGATAAGAATTTTCATTTTGTCCTCTCGGTTGGCTTACGATCGATCGTCGTTCCGGCGAAGCCCGGCCAGCCAGCGGTAGTGCGGGCGGTTGAACCACCCGTCGAAGTTGTGCGGGTATTCGTAGACGAGCCGGAGCCCGAAGGACTTGGCCACGCTGGCCAGACGGGCGTCGAACATCCCGACCGATTCCCGTTTGGTCGGGACTATGAATTTCCGGCGCTTCTTCATGCTCTCGTGTCCATCGAAGCCCCGAGCCATATAGTTCGTATAAGCGCGGGAATGATAAGCAAGATATCGCACGTACGTGCGAAAATTTCCGTGTCCACCATGCCGACGCTGAGAATGAGGCCTGCGAAGGCGTAAAAGTCAATCACGAACAGGAGCATGCGGGCGGTCACGTTCCAGCGGATGGCTCGTCCCAGCAGCTCGACGGCGACGGGGAGCGCATAGGCGAGCACGAACAGGACGAGTTCGATGTTTATTTTCATGGCTACCCCTTCTTCCAACAGTGTACCTTGTTGGACGAGTACGGGTGGAACGTGCCGTAGTTGCAGATGTAGATGCCCTGCGGGTCACGGTCGACACGGTCGGACAGCTTGACCGTGCGGTGGGGTTCTTCCGGGTCGAGGGATGCGGCGACCATGTTGCCGTGGTCGTAGCGGATTTCCATGAGCTCGTCGTTCGGGGTGTCGATGTGCTCCTTACCCATCGGGTCGATGTAGGGGAAGCTCACGAGGTCGCCCACGAGGATTGGCTTGCCGTCGAGGTCGACGAGGCCGGTGTCGGTGCCCTTGCTGATAGTGTTCATGTTAACTCCTTTTCGGTTGGTATAGTGGTGATGGGCCCCCCGGGGAGCCCCGGACGACTACTTTTCCTTCTTTGCTTTTTCTTCGTTGACAGGAACGTCGTTCTTGACCTTGAGGGTCTTCCCGTCGGCCACCATGAGCGGTGCACTGTAGGTCTTGGTTTCCATTGGTTGTCTCCTTTCGGTTGGTATAGTACGGATGGGGCTCCGGAGGAGCCCCGGCTATTCGACGTGAGTGCAGTACACCGTGTACTTGTCGCCGGGTTGCAGGCAGGCGTTTACCTTGACCGTGAGGACGAGCTTCCACTCCCCGTCTACCTTGGCGAAAATGTTGTACTGGGGCGGATGCTCGAGGTCGAGGAAAACCCGCTGGCACACGGTCTTTCGGCCGAACACTTCTCTGGCGACGTTGCCCACCTCGCACTCTATGTCGAGCTCGTCGACGGGCGTGCCGGTGGCCAGGGCAGTGTTGAGCTTGGATACGATGTTGATGTGTTCCATTGTTAACTCCTTGTTGACATAGTGTAGATAAGGTGTGTGGGTAACCCCGGTCAGAAACCGAGGGTTATCCACTTCCCGTATTTACCCGTTTCGGCCTTCAGCGGGGGCGTGCCTGTGGGCCCGCCGAACTTATGCAACGCATAGCTGCCCCCGCAGTTGTCGTCGACGTCAATCATGGCGTCGCCGTCACCGCGCTCCCTGAGCTCGCCGAGCGCCTCCCAGAGCTCGTCCACCGTCATGGTGGACCTCTCGTATTGCTCCCTGCGACGCGTGTCCTTCTCCTCTTCTGTCATTTCCGTAGTTGCCATGTAAGCTCCTTTTCTCTTCATATAAAATATAGCACGCCGGAGGAGCCCCGGATACTGTCCGGCAGTGGCAATGCTCCCGCAATGCGGGAAAGCCGCCCCGTGGGGCGGCGCCGATCGATCTTACTTCTTCATATTGTCCTCCATGAAAAGGTCTAACGACAGCCTGAAATTTACAGGGATGCCGTCGAAGTGGAAAGAACGCCTCTTGGTGCAACGCGGAGAGGCGCCCCAGTAGATAAATTCTTCGCCCGCCTTGAACTTGTACGGCCCCGCCTCGAAATCATGCTTGACGGGGTAACGCTGGCCCACCACCAGGGTGTCGGCGAAGGCCTTGATGCGGTCCGCCTCCGCCTTCGCCTTGTCGCACCGGTCGAGCCATTCCTTGAGGTATCCGTCGGGGGTGAGGCCTCGGGCCTCGTATTCCTTCTTAATCCAGCGGGCAACGCCTTGGTTCAGCTCGTTCGGGCCAGCGCTCGCACTTACGGCTTTATACAATACAAAGCCTTCGTACTTGTGCATGAGAAGAACCAGGGCGCACGGAGTGTTGGACTCCTTCCGGATGTACTTAATCCACGAACCGGTGATGCCGACCAGTTCGACCTTGTTCGGGTCGAGCCCCTTGGCATATTCCTTGATTTGTTCCTTTGTCGTGCGGATGTAGTCGCAGCTCCAGCCCATTGTTAACTCCTTGTTGGTGGTGATGGTTGTTTCCTTGTATAGGAAAAATTGCCGGTCCGGGGAGGCCCGGTCCGGCGGGCTTGAACATTTACCACTCTGCGGTGTCGTCGTTGGGGATTCGGTGGTGGGTGCTGTGGAACACGCCGCAGTACAGGCCGTCGTCGGACACGAGCACGGCGGCCGAACTGAGGAGCCCGTAGGTCTTCACCACTTCGTCGTGCTCGAGCTTCTGAAGGTCGCGGACGTCGCTCATGGTGCCGACGGCGCCCCATTCGCATTCGTTGTTTTCGTCGCAGAAGACGACCTCGCCGTTCAGCTCGACCTTTACGATGTTATCCTTGCTGAGGTCGGCCTGCATGCGGCTCCAGATTTCCTCGGACGCCTTGGTTACGGGGTCTTTGCCGTCCTCGTCAGAGTAGAGGCGGCAGCCGAACTCGGGGTTCTCGGTTCTGCATTCGGTAGAGTCGTTGCTGGTGAGGACGACGTATTTCGTGGGTTCTTTCTTTTCTTCCATTTTAAACTCCTTTTTCCGTTGTATAGAAAAAATGACCCGGCCGAGGAGCCCCGGCCGGGCAGAGCCATTTCCACCGGGCTAGATGGCCTCAAGAGCGGAGATAATTTCTTCAAGCTGCTCCTTCTTGAATGTCCACGTCCAAGAAGAGTAGCCGGAGCCATCCATGTATTCGGGAGTCTTGTTCCATGTTTTGGAGAGGGACTGGCGGACGGTTTCGGGCATCAGCTGGTCAGCGCGGATTTTCAGGTCGTCGGACCACTTTTCGCTTCCCATATGCGTCAAGGGAGTGTTGCAGCCGAGGTCGACGGAACAATCATCGGTCACCCAGTAGAAGGCAAAAATTGCCTCCTTGGATTTGATGGTGTCGCTCCACTGGAAACTTTTTTCGTTGCCATCAAAATCAAAATTCAACTTTTTGTTCAGCTTGTTCAGGCAATTGTTCAGGCGCTCCGTGTCGACCGTGTTGAAGAGGATGCGCAGCTTGACGCCGTTCGTATCGTAGATGTGCCCCTCCTTGGTGATGTACACCTTCATCCCGTAGAACGAGGCGGTCGCCACGTACCTGCCGTCGTCGCAGGGCTTGATGCTGCCCGTGTCGACGAGGTTCATCACGACGGGGGGCATGATGGCCACCACGTCGGAGAAGCTGCGCATGGCGACGACGTCGATGAACTTCACGGGTGCCACAGTGTGGGTCTTCGCCTCGATGACGGTCGTGGAGATGCTGCCGTCACGGTTGCGTTCGACGCTCTGGAACCAGGTCGTGGAAATCAGCTTGCCGTCCTTGTCCATGAGGTTCCACTTGGTGTCCTTGTCCTTGCCGACCTTGATGTAGTCCGTGTCGAAGGGGAGGATGGTGGTGATGCCGGTAAGTGCCGTCTTTTTCATTGGTTAACTCCTTTGTGGTTGGTTGTTTCGTTGTATAGTACGGATGGTCGCCCGGAGGAGCCCCGGACGGTTGCCGACAGTGTCAACACCATCGATCGAGGGAAAGGGGGCCTGAGCCCCCCGATATTAGTCGAAGGAGGCGTGCTCCATCGGGTCGTAGTCACGGGCGTCATAGCTCACACAGAAAACTCCCAGGGCGTAGAGCGTGGAACCCTTCAGCGGGGTCTTGGGGCGGGTCTTGTAGTCCTTGGTTTCCTCCACCTCGCGGATGTGGTGGTTAACGACCTTGCGGACCCTGCGGACGGCACGCCACCCCTTGATACCGAGCAACACGGCGTGACACTTGTACTGCGGGATGAGTTCCATGAATTGGTCGGGGGCGTCCTTGCCCATTGCGATGGCGCCGTCACGGTAAGTCTTGTCGTACTTGGACAGGGCGGCCTTGGAAATCGCGCCGTCATTCAGGATGCGCACCTCGGGGTAGTCGGTGCAGCCGTCCCGCTTTGCGGGAGTTTGCTGACGCCACCAGGTGGAAAGGTCGGACTGTGCGTAGCCGGGTCGGAAACGGACGGTGTGCTGCTCGTGATAGCAAATGTAGTGTCCCATGTTTTAACTCCTTTGTGGTTGGGTTCCTTGTACAGGAAATATCGGGGCTCCGGGGAGCCCCGGTCCGGGGTCATTCCACCCAGTCCTTGACGGCGTCCCATCCCGTCTTTCCAGCGTGGTTCACTGGCAGGTCAAGCGTGTACCCCACGAGCGAGACGGCGCAGGGGGCGACAACGTCTCCGGCGAACTGAACAAGTTCTTGCACACGGGGGTCGTCCACGCCGGTGATTCCCTCCAGCTTCTCGCAACGGCCGATGGAGATGTCGAAGCACTCCCTGCCGTAAGCCACGCCGAACCCGTACCGCCAGCACTCGTATTCGTCCACGTCCTTGGGGTCGATGCCGCACGAGTCGGCGACGCGCTTCTTGGCCTTGGGCCCGAGCCTCGACGCGTCGGGGACCATGCACAAGTGGATTCCGTAGTCGCCTGGCTTGGTGTCGCCGGACGGGACCGCCATCTCGTCGAGCACCCACACGGCGAGCTTCACGCCGCACTTGCGGCCGTCGCCGAGCTCGATATCGCCCGACAGCTTGCTCACGTAGAGCCATTCGTCGCCGCCCGTGTCGAAGCGCACCAGCGTCTCGTCAATCGGTTTCAGAGTTTTTCGTTTGGTCTTGATGCCGAAATGTTTCATGTTTACCTCCTTTCTGATGTAGGGTCGATGGACGGGCAAAGGAGCCCCGGCGACGGCTGGGTAGTCGCCGCCCGGAGCTCCCCAAGGAACAACCCCCAGAAGGGGGATACGGAGTTAAGAAAATTATGCCACGGGCGATCGATCTAGTAGCGGTCGCCACGTGCGATACGCCTGATAAGGTCGAGCGCCTCCCATAGGGCACGTGTTTGGTGAGCCGTGCCTAGGCAGTACGTGCGCAGGCAGGCCTTCTGGCGCTTCGTCAACAGGCGGTTGGCTATGTCCTCGTTGGACACGAGGAACACGGCGCCTTCCGAGCACTCACTGACGACCGTCTTCGCCTCGGGTGACCGGTCGGACCACTTGTACTTCTCGGCGTTGTTGTGTTGCATGGCGTGGCGCAGGGTGAGCTGCTCGTAGTCGGTGAACTGGTCGGCGGTTGCTGCGCCCTTCACGCCGTCGGCCTGGTACAGGTTCACCACTCGCTCCAGCAGGTCGATGGCGTAGGCCTTGACGCCTTTGTCCCATTTGCTGCGCCGATTCAAGTGCTTGACGGCGTTCAGAATCTCGAAAACTTTCATGTTTGGCTCCTTTGTTGTTTCCTTGTATAGGATGGATGGACGGCCGGAGGAGCCCCGGACCGTCCGGGGAATTGTTACACCTCCTCGAAGCTGCACTCCTCGACGTAGGCCGCTCCCTTCGACTTCGCGTCGGGTGCGAATAGATCGATCTGCTCGAACTTCACGCGGGCCTCCGCCTCGCTCACCGCGTCGATGTAGATTTCGGCGCGGAAAGTAATGCGGAACCGTTTGCCGTCGGGGTGGCCGTGCAGGCCGTCGACGACCTCGCCTCCCAGCAGTTCGGCCAGTTGTTCGGCCTTCTCGTCGTCGGGGAGCGATACATGTAAAAATGTCAGGACGTTCTCGCAACGGTCATAGGTAAGATGTTCCGTCGTCTTTATGGTGTATTCGGGGTCAATGCCGACCGCCTTCGCCGAGTCGAAAATTTCCGGGTCGTTGTCGTCCGGGTAGATGCCCGCCAGGAACTTCTCGACCTTGGCGCGTGTCTCGCCGGACGGGACAAATTCCTCCGTGCGCAGGTCGTCCATGTCGAAACTTTCTTTTGTCTTCGTGTTCATGTATTCCTCGTGTATGGAAAAAAGATAAAGAAGGGGCGGGCGAGCCCGCCCCTGTTTCGGAGTTAAGCAAACCTTACATCCATTCCTCGCCGTAGCGCTTGCGGAGCTCGCCGAGCGTTTCCTTCAACGGCGTGACCATGATGTCGCGTTCCAGGCCGAGGCCGAACGGGGGGAAGTGGATAGAGCTAATCTCCTTCAGGGAGAAGGGGCCGAGCTCGAGCCCGTGGCCGAGGGTGACCGCCCCGAAGACCGTCATGTTCGGTTCGATGTGGTCGGCATCGAGACTGGTGGGGACAAGCAGGCCGGTCTTTTCGTCCAACTTGTAGTCCTTGAAGAAGCTGTCGTCCTCGAGGACGTACCACGTGCAGGCGCAACCTCCGAAGAAGCGGGCGATGACCTTCTTGTCGTCGGGGGCGACCTTTTCCGTCGACCTGTACGGGGTCTTGGCGAGAGCGTCGATGATGGGCTTGGTGATGAGTTTCTGTGCCATTTTGTTAACTCCTTTCTGTTGTTTCCTTGTATAGTAAAGATGGGGGGCCAGAGGAGCCCCGGCATCCTACTGGACTTTGGTTGGCCCGTCGAGCGATGCAAGCTCGGCAAGGAGGTCTTGGCGTCTCTTTTCGTCACGCAGTACCTTCGCCTCGTCGGTTGCGGCCTTGAAGATTTCGTCGTAGGCGTCCATTACACGCTTGCCGTTCTTCAGGTCAAAGAACATATTTCCGCTGCCTGCGGTGTCCACGAGAACGGGCGAGAACGCCTTGAGCTTCTCGATGAAGCGGTCATAGATGGGGCAAAGCTGCGCCCACATCGATTCGTCGCCGAACAGGAGGGGGCCGAGGCCGCCTGCCGTCCACACGACGTAGCGGGCATTGGGGTCGGGCAGCTTGGGACGGGTGTAGTAGCTGCCGGTACGGATTACGAATTCTTCCCGTTCAATCCTGTAGCCCGGTTCGGCATCCATTTCGAGAAGGTCGTCGAGATACCTGATGAGCCGTTCGGGCTTGTCGTGCCGGTTCCTCACCTCGAACTTGGGGTGGTTTACGAACGCCTTGCGGTATTCCTCCGCAATATTGCGCAGGCGCAGAATTTCGGCCCGGTTTTCCTCGGGGGTGAGCTGCTTGGTTGTAGATTCTTCCATTTTTAACTCCTTTTTTCGTTGTATAGGAAAGATGGGGGCCCCGAGGAGCCCCGGCCCCGCTACGGGAGCCCGATCACCCAGAACCGTTCCACGAGACCCGCCAGGGCGGGTTCCGCAGTGGCGTCTATCGCACGTGCCTGCGTATCGAACACGTCGTCCTCGTAGATAGTCTCGTCGTAATCCTGCTGAATGACCTCGCGCTCCAGCAACACAAGCCCGTCGTCGGGTATGCCGGCGAGCGCCTTGGTTATTTTTTCCATAAGCTCGCGCTTGGTCTGGCACGCGTTCAGCTTTTCGGCGAGCTCACAAAGTTCGTCGTACTTTTTATTCTTTTTGTTCGCATTGGTTTTATTTAGAAGTTCATTATATTTTTCAATGGGAGCGTTGTAGCAAGCGTCGCAGTTCGTCCTGCGGTACGGCTCGCTATTATTCTCGGGCGGGAGCCAGTGGCCGCACACGGAGCACTCCCTGTGGCTATCCGGCACGCTCACCAGCTTCAAGTCGTAGGCGTCTACCCTGTACATGGCAGCCTCCCTAGCCCAGAGTCCCGTCGCAGGGTTCGGAGCCGTGCGAGTGTTCCTCGGCGAGAGCGGCGAGTCGTTCCCTGTCGTGGGCAATGTCGTGCTCGGGGTCGACCATCAGGATGGCGTGATTCAGCTTGGCGACGGTGTCCAGCGCCGTGTTGATGCTATGGGTGAGCTTGTCGTAGGCGGCGTTGCGTTCCGGCTGGGCGATGCTGGCTGCGTTGACGAGGTCGTAGCGCACGAGCTTCAGTTCCTTCGCCACGTCGGCCGATGCGAGCTTGGCTCTGACCAGTACGTCCACGAGTTCTTGCTGTTGTCTGTCCATTGTTTAACTCCTTTCGTTGTATAGTACGTATGGTCTCCCGGAGGAACCCCGGACGGCGGCAGGCATCGCCGGGCCGTTTCCGAAAGAAAAAACGGGGCACGCGGCCCCGCTCATGTTCACCCGATTAGATGCACTTGGTTTCGTCAATGCGCCATTCGCACCAGTTCCCGTCTTCGTCCTTGCGTATGGTGAGGCTGTCCCCGAAATCGCCCGACATGATGTACTTCTCCAAGTCGTCAAGCGTCTTGGGGCTGTCCTCTTCGGTGCCGTCAAAATCGCCTATCTCGGCCACGGAATTCCAATCTATCGTCCCGTCTTTATTGACCGCGCCAATGGATGTCTTCATGTACTTCTTGACGTCCTTCCACATCTCTTCACGGGCACGGCTCGGCGTGGAGCATACCACGGGCGGGAAGACGCCGTCCCCGCTTCTCGACGTGTTGTACCTGCAGCTGAGGACGACGACACGCATCCCCTTTACGATGCTATTCAGGCATCCCGTCACCTTCTTGGCGACATTCTTGATTGTTTTAGTAGGCATTTTCAACTCCTTTGGTTGTATAGAAAAAATGCGCCCGCAGGGAAGCCCCGGCGGGCGGCCGGGATCGATCGCACCGTTTCCCGAAGGGAACGGGGGGCGGGATTCCCGCCCCGCCGCACCCTTACAGGAGGTCGTTTTCGGAATATTCCACGAACACGAGCCATTCTTCGCCCTGTGACGTGATGGTGCTCGCCCCACGGCGTTCGTAGCTGAGTTCAAAATATTTCTTCTGCGAGAGTCTGGCACGGGCGGAGTCCGAAGAAATTTGTCTCGTGCTCGCACCCTTCCAAGAAAATCCGTAGCGGTATCCGCAGGGCTTGCCCGCGTTAATCCACGCCATCGCCTTCATCTCTTCCGTGGACTCGGGCATCTTGTAGAAGGACACGCTCCCGTTGCGTTCCAGGCTCACCGCCACCTCGCCGGGCTTCAGGATGCTCGTGCGGGGGATGGTGGTTACGATGCGGGTCGCGTCGAACAGCGTGGCGAGCCCGTCGTTGATGGTGCGCCCGGAGCCCCACGCAACGTATTCCAGCTTACCGCCGTGGCTCTCGGCTACGCACGGGGCGTCGTACATGATGCAGCGGGCTCCGTTAATGATGCGCTTGGCTATCGGACGGATGGCGGCCAGCGTGACCTGAGTCGTCGCCACGGGGATGGTCGGGTGTTCCTCGACGACCCTCGGGATGAACTTGGGGTCTATCCCCTGTTTGAAACTAGCGGTTCCCATTTCTTAACTCCTTTGTTGATTGTTCCTCGCTTGTATAGGGTTGATGCGTTCCCACGGGAGCCCCGGCCGCCCGCAGGCATAGCCGGACCGTGGAACGGGGGCAGGCGGGCGGTTTCCCGCCCGTCCCCGCAGGAGTTAAGCAAATGTCTTCGGGGGCAGCTTGCCCGCCTTCTCGGCCTGCACACCGCTGTCGTACCACTTGCGGAGCTGCACAAGGCGCTCGGTCATCATATTCTGCACGGCCGTCACCTTGTCAAAGTTCTGGCCGAACCCCGTGGGGGTCTGCCGTGTGCCCAGCTTCTCTTCAACCCTGTCGGCAAGCGCTTCAATGGATTTAAATTTCTTGCGCAGGCGCACGTATCGGGGGTCTTTTTCGGCGTATTCGGCGAAAGAAATCATTTTTATTCCTCCTTTATGTCGGCCCCGTCCAAGCGGTCGGCGATAATGTCGTAAATCACCTTGGGGAGCACGTCCAGCACCTTGGGAAAAATTTCCCGCACCGCGTCGCCAAATCCGGCGTCGGAACAAATCTTTTCGCACACGGCCTCGGTGGTCGGGTTCACCCCGTCCCTGTCCTTGTCCCAGTCCGACCAGTCGTCCAGCGCGTAGGCTACGTCGGAGCGCAGGAGCTCGAGCAGGCCGTCGTCGAGGCGCACCTCGGCCCTGTACAGCCCGCCGTCGTGGTCGGTCGAGGCGGCGGGGTCGGCCCAGTTGATGCGGGCGCTTTCGTACCAGCCGGTCTCCTCGACCGTGCCGATGCTATCCCTGTCGAGACCGCCCATGCGTTCGAGCAGCGCAGCCACCAGCGGCCTCGTCGGGCCGGTCACGGCCTTGGCCACGGCGGCCTGGATGTCGGCGGGGTTCCTCACGGCGACCTCGTAGGCGTCGCCGGTCATTGTCGTCACGAGGCAGGCCACGTCGTCCGCTTCGGACGTGCAGTCGTACCTGAGGTAAAGGGTCTTGGTTTCGTTCGTTTCCATCGCTTAGCTCCTTTCGTTGTATAGGATGGATGCGGGCCCGGAGGAGCCCCGGCCGGCCGCCGGCATTGTGCGGGACGGTTCCCGCACGTGGACGGGCCCGCAGGCCCGGCCGCACGCGCCCCCCGCTATCGCCCGTTGCGCTTCACGAACCGCCCGTAAAGGTCGCTGCAGGCGTGCTTGGCCACGGGAACGGGAGCCACGAGGCCGATACCGCTCGCAAACTGGGCGAAGCGCAGGAAACGGGTCTTTGACAAAAGTCTGTACATTTTGGCCTCCATTACATCGGTACGATGTCCCTAAGGTAGAAGTTGTAACCCCTAAGGCGGATAAAGGCGCCCTTGGTGTTGTGATGAATTTTTACGCAGTGAGCCACCTTCTTGTGGCCGTCCCACGACCCGCTGACACATTCCACGTAGTCGTCGCCGATTTCCTTGACCTCCAGCCCGTTGAGCGCGGACCAGTAGCCTACGGATTTCTTGTTCAGAATTTTAAATTTGTTCATGCTTACTCCTTTGGTTGGTACAGGAGGAATGGGCTCCCGGAGGAGCCCCGGACGCGCCAGGGGATCGGCCTACCCGCTGACGCGCTTCTTGGTGGGCTTGTAGATTCGTTGATGTTTCGCCATATTACTTGAAGTCGCTCCACGTTCTGGCCGGTGCGAGGTCGTCCGGGATGGTGAGGCCGTGCTTCTTCATCTGTTCCATCATTGCGGGAGCGTCGTCGGGGCTCTCGGCAATCACGAGGCGCAAAAGATTTTCTGCCGTGCGCTGGTTCTTGGGGACCCATTTGTCCCAGCTGTTCACTTTCAGCAGTTGGGAAAGTTTCGGATTCATAATTTAAAATTCTCCTTTCGGTAAAATGTTGTACTACTGCCCGAGTCCTTCTTCGGAACACGGGTGAACGTCGTCGGCGTCGCCGAAATCTTTTATGAGCCTGCCGTACTCGTCAAACCAGTCGGGGTGCTTCGGAGACCACGGCTTGTTGGCCTGCACGTCGCACAGCAGGTGCGCTATGCGCTCGGGGTGGGCGAGGTTGTACTGCCTGTAGTACCCCTTGCGGTGGCGGTCCTTGCGGCCCGTGCGCTTGGCGTAGTCCTTGTAGTAGCCAGGCCGGTGCCTGTCCTTCTTCTTGGTCGGCACTCCCATGCTAGGCGGCCTCCACCTTGATGTGGTCGCCGAACATCACGTGGCACGTGTTCTGGTCGTAGTCGCCCTCAAGCACCAGCAGCTCCTCGAGTTCGACCTTGGTGATGTCGACGGGGAGGCGGCGACGGGTCTTCGTGACCTTGCGGTTGGCGCAATCCATCACGACGACGTCAAATTCCTTGGTTTCCTTGGACATGGCTTAACTCCTTGTTGGTTGTCCGTTTCCTTGTATATTAATGATGCGGCCCGAGCGGAACCCCGGACTGTCCACGGCAGTGGCCCAGCCCCGAGCCACCGAAACAGGGCCCGCAGATCGATCCGCGGGCCCATCGGAGTAAGCAAAAATCTTGGAAGGGGGAGCGCCACGGCTCCCCCTAGGAGTTAAGCAAAAATCTTCTGAATGTAGCTCGTGACGCACCACGTCACGCAAACAATCCCGACAAAGCTCAGCAACACGGCGAAGGCCTTGCCCTTGATATACTTGGCCGTGATTACGAAACCCACGACGACGCAAAGCAAAAGTTTAATTGAAAAAAACATTTGAACCCCCTAGGGAAAGGGGGGAGCCTCACGGCTCCCCCGTTTTCGGATTTATTTTTTCGCCTTGCCGTGGTAGATGTACTCCACGGCCGCCATAGCTCCGGCCATTGCCTTCTCTATCAAGAGCGGGTCGCTCTTCAGCGCCTTGCCCCAGCTCTGAATGTAGGCCACGTGGTTCCTGTCGGTCGTGTTGACCGCCAGCCCGTTCTCGTGAAGCAACACCGCAGAAGCGATTTCCGCTATGAGTTCCTCACGGGAGTAGCGTTCGTCGCCCTTGACGAAAAATTTCGGGCGGTGCAGGCGCTTGGAGTGACCCGTGGAGTGAGCCATCTCGTGGAAGCAAGCCTGATAGTAGGCGGGCTCGGAAACAAAGTTTTCTATGCTCGGCACGTTGATGCGGTCGGTCGCAGGGTGATAGAACGCCCTGCCCTGCATCTCGTGGCCGAACCCGACCCCCTCTCGGGAAACGTAGTCGAGAACAATCTTTTCGGCTCTCGGTATGGGGTTAGCCACACGCAGGGTCTTGTCAAAAGTTTTTTCGGGAATGTTCCTCGGGCAGTCAACCTCGGTGCCGATGCGGTACACCTTGTGACTCTTCAGGCACCAATATTCCACAAGCTCGGGGTTGCCGTCCTTGTCCTTGACGACGTTGCCGTTCTCGTCACGGCGCTTGCCCAGCACCTTGCCCCTGAAGACGATATAAGTGCCCTCGGGGAACTTGCCGTCCTTGCGGATGAACCGATTCCACACGCACGCCTCGCCCTCGCCATTGCGGCTGGTGCCGGTGCGCTTAATCACCTGGTCGACCGTCACGAACTCGCCCGCCTGTTGGCCTCCGAGCCACAGAAGGAGAGAGTTCAGGAACCCGTAGGGCTTGCCCGACGCTCCGTAGTAGTCGCTCTCACGCTTGAGCCAAGGCTGTTCCCAAGGGATGACACGCCTGTCAAGCGCCTCCAAAAATTTTTCCGTGATTTCAACGCCTATCCTGCGCTCCACTTCACGGCAAGTAAGTCTTTTTTCCATTTGCTTGACTCCTTTCCGTAAGGCACCATCGCCTTACACATTATTTATCCCGCCCCCGAGGAAACCCGGCCACGGGCCGGCAGTGCCGAACCCTGGGAGGGACGGCAAAGGCCGTCCGTTGCCCCCTCGGGGTCGGGGGTCGGACGGCTAGGCCTTAGGCCTGCGCCCCAGCGTGGAGGCGCTTGTACTCCTCGGTGAGCTCCGCCATCCTCACGTGCTCGCATTCGTCCTCGGTCGTCACCTTCAGCACGCCCTTGATGGCGGCGATGACGACCTTGCCGAGACGGACACGGGTCACGAGAGCCGTGTTCAGGTCGTGGTCGTTACGGCAGTCGTAGAACACCTTACCGCGTTCGTCCACGAAGAGACGGGAGAGGAACGGCCCGTGGGGGCGCTTCTTGGACTCCCAGTCCGCACGTGCCTGCTTCAACAGGGTCTCCCTGTTGGCGAACAGGACTTGCAAAAACTTGTTTTTCATTTGCTTGACTCCTTTGCGAGGCCTCATCGCCTCACACACACCCGATGGGGGCGCGGAGGAGCCCCGGCCACCGTCCGGCAGTGACAGGCCGGGGGACGGCCACGAACCGCCCACGCAGGGCACGAAAAAGAAACCCCCACACCAACACGGCATAGGCACAAAACGAGCCCACGGGCTACGGGAACCGCAAAAAACGGCATCCACGGGCGCCATAGGGAGCTTAAAAAAGAATAACCGCCCTAGGCGGTTACAGAACGAAAAAAACGCCATAGGGCGCACGAACGGAAAAAACCGCCCTAGGCGGTTACAGAACAAAAAACGCCATAGGGCGCACGAACGGAAAAAGCCCCAAAACAAAAGTTTTGGAGCAAATAAAAAAGGGGGCTTGCGCCCCCTGCCGTTGGTAGGTTTCCCTACTTCCCGACCCGTTCTTCAAATTCGGCCTTTTTCTGCAACAGCCACGCCATATCAACGGGGCGGTTCAACAAAATTTGGTCGGTGATGTTGTGTTCCTTGATGTACACACGGCAATTCGAGAGGTTGATGCGCTGGAACGGGGGGAGAGGAATTTCTTTCGGTACGAGATTGCCGTCGGCATCCTTCTCAAAAATAATATCCCCGTTGTCGTCACGTGCAGGGAGCATCACCTTCTTTTTCTTGGGCACGGGCTTGCCGTCCTTGCCAAGAATCTGATTCCCTTCAGCATCCGTCTCAAAAATCATTTTTCCGTCGCTGGTGAACACGGGAACCATCACGCCCACGGCCGACTTCTTGACTTCTTCACCGCTCCAACGCTTGAAATCGTCGGACGGAGCCCACTGGGCGAAGGCGTACTTGTCGATTTCCGTGCCGTTTGCAAGAAAATATTTCGGGTCGGACGTGTCGCTCCGGCGGTACACGGCGATAGCGTAGTCCGTCAGGTCGTTCTTGCAGTACAGGAAATCCTTGAAGATGGGGAAGTAACCCGTGTTGCGCTGGTCGGGCTCGTAGCTTTCCACAATGCCCTTGTTTCCGGCACGGCCGATGGCGTTCATCACGCACCGCTTGTAGTCCATAGAACCGCCAAGCTGGATGGCGTAGGTGTTGCTCTTGTAGACGTCGCCAAGGGTGCAGGGGTCGCCAACGGGGGCAACGTAGAGCCCGTGTTCGGCAATCTTGCCAGCAAGGACAGCGTTCGCAAGCCTCGCCTTTTGGACAAGTTTGACCTTTCCGCAGTATTCAAGACGGGCGAACGAAGAATAGAACTTCTCCAAGAACGCCGTGTTAATGGCTTTCAACATAGCTTAACTCCTTTGAGAGGGGTGGAACCTTACCGCCACCCGTTCGGTGCTCGGCCTTTCGCCTTACACACATCCGATGGGGGCGCTGAGGAGCCCCGGCAACGGGCCGGCAGTGGCACAGGCCGGAAGGGCAAAAATATACGGCGGGAAACCGCCGTATATGCCCAAATGTCCATTACAAGCGCCTAACCTTTACGCGACGTGCGGATGGCGGAAATCTTCACCGCCATTTGGGGCTTTATGCCGCTGCGCAGGCACCTGAAGTACCTGTCTGCATCCAGCTCCTTGGCTCCGTTCGCCACGAGGTCGTCGAAGAACTTGTCAATGTCACACGTTGCTATAGTCAACTCCGATGCGAGGGGGTTGTGTCCTCACGTCCATCCCGATGCCGACCCGGAGGAACCCCGGACCCGGATCGGTAGTGGCCGAAACCGCCGTAGGGCACATTCGGGCACCTTTTTCTGGTGGGGGTTTACGCTCGCGGCCGGTGGCCAGGCGGGCCGGCTCCGGCAAGGTCTGGCATGGGTCTGGCATGGGTCTGGCATGGGTCTGGCAGGGGTGTGCCGGGGGTTGCCGGAACCGGCAGGGCCTGGCAGGGTCGGACAACGGGGGCAGAGGGAGGCAAGGGAGAGGCAGGGGAAGAGGGGCGGGGAAATTTTTCAAAAATTATTCATGGGTACGAAAAAACAAAAAAATCAAAAGCCCCGGTGCGGAAAATCGACCGGAGCATACTATATGCTGGGGGGTCTCGGCATATTCATATAGGGGTGCCGTCGGGCCCTACCCACGTAAAAACGCATGCCCAGTGACCCGTTTTCAAAAAAAATTTGGGGGGTACGGGGGGTAGGGGGGTACTGGGTGACGTGTCCGCTACCAGATGCTGTAGTTGACGGCGTCCTCGAAGTCGAGGAACCCGTGGATCCCGGAGGAGCACGTGTTGTCGGAGTCGTCGAACGGGAGGGACGGCTTCACCGTCTTGTTCGGCCAGTACCTGAAGGAGGTGTCCCTGAACGAGTGGACCTCGTAGCGTCCGAGGAGGCGACCGAGGGCAGGGAGGGTCAGCTCTTCGTTCTTCAGGTTGTACAGGCCCGTGACGACGGCCTCGGAGACCCTTATCTTCCTGTAGGAGGTATCGTAGCGTTTCCTGGCCGAGGCGGGGACGGACAGCTTGACGATGACCTCCTCGCTGCGGGCGCATTTTCGGGAGAATGGGTTTCGGCTAGGGATACGGAGTACGGCCTTCTTGTACAGGACCATGGGCAGGTCGGGGAAGCCGTGCGACCTCGCGGGGGCGCAGGAGCGCACCGCGTTCTCCACGGACTTGCCGCAGGGCTCGACGAGGGTCGAGTCGGCCGTCCTGAGCATCCGTATCGTGGAATCGGGGGTATAGAGCTGCCTTATGAGCGACTGCTCTATGTCGAGGACCTGTATATGGGAACGCAGGCAGTAGACGGAGTATACGGAGTCCCGGATGGAAACGACCCTTTTTGCGGATAGGGCGGAGTCGTAGAAACGGACAGTGGAGAACGCGCCGTCCTTCCCGTTCCAGACGGAGAGACACGGGTGCGCCGACTCGAACCTGGGGTCCGACTCGTCCACGTCGGAGACCTGTACGTACGAGGCCTGTTCGATGTCGACCGAGTAGGGGAGTCTCGAGACGAAGTTGATGCGGTAGACGGACATCACGAGGAAATTGAAGATGTCGCAGTCGTCCACCCTGACGTCGGAGTTGCCCATCCCCTCGACGAGTATCGTGGACTCGGTTTTCGAGCGGGTGAGGTTGAGGTCGGCGCCTGATTCGACGGTGAAGCAGGTCCTGTGCGGCGCCTCGAACCTGCAGTCGACGAACTCAGCCTTCCTCTCCTCGGCGATCCGCACGAACGTCGTGCATTTGTTCAGGACGGGGCGGAAGGTGCAGTTCCTGAAGACGACGGGGCGGGACTTGTCGCCGGGTTCGATGCGGATGTCGTTCGACATCAGGGTGAGGTTCTCGACGATGAAGGCCGGCAGGGTGTACGCCTTGGCCAGGCCTTTCGGGACTTCGCCGGAACGCCAGCTCTCTTCCTGGAAGAGGAAGCTGTCCACGCGGGCGTGCTTTTTTAGGAACGTGTCGAAGGGGAGGCTGTCGTCCAGGAGGACGGCGCTGTCTTCTTTGGTGTCTGTCTTTTTCTTGGTCATGGGTTACCCTCTGTACGGCGTGGGATATTTCCAGTATTGGAGGTCTTCTAGGTACTTCCGGAACTCTTCTGGGGGCAGCGGGTTGTCCTTCATCCGCCGGAACGGCAAGGAGTAGATTTCCCGCATCTTGTCGAGGATTTTCTGGGAGACGTGGTGGTTCGTCCTGGGGTCGATGTGGCCGTGGCATTCGCCGAAGTTGCAGATGCAGTCCTCGCAGATGCATTCGGCCTGGTATTCGCAGTCGAACTCGTTCCCGTCGGGGGAATACGTGTGGTAGCCGAGACACGGCAGCGCGAGCAGTTCCAGGGCTTTCTTCTCTGTGTACGTCTTCATGTCTCGCTATTCGTAGTTTGCCGCTTCCTCGACGGAGAGGAACCCGTGGATACCGGGGGCGCAGACCTCGTCGGCCACGAGGAACGGTGTCTTCGGGCGGACGGTCTTGCCTATCCTGTACTTGAAGTTGGGGTCGTGGATGCTGGAGAGCGACGAGAGGAACGGCTTCCTGTGGGGGTTGCCGTCGGAGTCGACCATGGCGACGACCCTCGCCTCGGAGACGCGTATCTTCCCGCAGGTTCCCGTGTTGTAGCTGCTGTAGCACTTGAGGGCGCCGGCGGGGACCTCGAGCTTGAGCAGGGTGCGTAGCGCCGGCCTCCCGTCGTGGTAGTCGATGCGGACCTTCTTGTACAGGACGGCGGGGGTCTCGGGGAAGCCGAGGGAATTGATGGACGCCGCGAAGCCCGGCGGGTCGCCTTCCCACAGCTTGCAGATGGAGTTGGTCGCGCTGAGGACGCGTATGGACCCCCTTTCGAGGTTGAACGACCTGAGGACGCTGTCGACCACGTGGAGGCACCCGAGCTCCGATTCGACGGACGACACGCCGCAGTCCGCCGAGTCGTTTACGCTCACGGTCGACACAGACGGGTCGAGAGAGCACCTGTCGAAGGACAGCTGCGGGCGGTACCCGGCTGCATTGTCGAAGCTGACCGACGTTTTCTGATGGCTGTTCGGGCCGAGACGGGCGAGCGTCAGTCTGCAGCAGGCGTAGGCTTGGACGCAGTAGGGCGCCGTCCCGTCGTGTATGGTGGCTTCCCTCACGTAGTTGATGTGGAGGTCCCTGACGCCGTCCGCGTGGTCGAAGGACACTCTGGTGCCGGGAAGCATTTCGACCGGTTCCGTCCCGCGCACTTCCATCGATGCGCTGAAGGGGTAGCGGAAGGTGATGTTCGAGCGACATCCGGCGTGGACGATAGTATTCGGGCTGAACGAGCAGTCGGCGAACACGGTGGTCGAGCTTACGTAGATCGCGGGCGGGAGGCCGAGGTCCATCTGGAACACGCAGTTCCTGAACACGACGCGGTGGGGGTATATCTTGGACGCGAACTTGGTGCCGTCCAGGGTAACGTAGATGCGTCCGGCGAACACCATGTCGCGGATGACGACGATCGGGTTGTGGTCGTCGTCGACATCCACCATGGCGTGTTCGTCGACGACCCTGGCAAAGCCGTCGTCGGTGACGCAATGCGTCTCGCAGTAGTCGTATTCCAGGGTCGATCCGCGGAATTGCGGGTCGGTCTTCCGGACCAGTTCGGGGTCCTTCGGCCACTTTTTCTTCGAAAGGCTAATTTCTTCCATATGTCATCCTAGTAGTTGAGCGCTTCATTGAGGGAGAGGAACCCGTGGATCCCGGAGGCGCACGTGTTGTCGGAGTTGTCGAACGGCTCGTCGGGCCGGACGTCCTTGCACATCCTGTACGTGAAATTCGGGTAGTGCAAGCTGCGGACCGAGTGGAACGGGCCGACCTTCCCTTGGAGGTAGCGGAAGGCGAATACCTTGGCGCGTTCCACCCTGATCTTGCCGTCGATGGACGCGTGGCGCCCGGCCCCCTCGGGGACGCGGAGTTCCACTATCACTTGGTGGCGGGTCTTGATGCAGAGCCATGACGGCAGGAACCACGGGCCGAGATACAGGTCGGCCTTCTTGTAGATGAATATTTCCGGCAACGTGTCGTAGCCGCTGGACTGGGTGGGGAACAGGTTGGCCTTGCCCGGCCCGACGCGGTTCGAGGCGAACGTGCTGCGGAACGTCTTCAGCGTGTTCACGGCGCACTTGAGCTCGACCCAGATGCGTTTCAGCATGGAGAGGTCCACCTCGAGGTAGTTGACCGTGGAATGGTTCCTGGCGAATATGTTGACGAACGAGTCGCGGACGAGGACGGGTACGTTGATGGTCGATTCGATGAACGTCAACCCCCTGTCGTCGGCGCCGTTCATATCGTTGATGCGTATTGCGCAGTCGGGCTGGGTCCTGCCATACATGCACACGTGGTCGAACACCACCTCGCCGGTCTTCTCGATCAGGACGCCGTCCAGCGGGTCGGAAAGGTTGGCGATGGTCACCTTGCCGAAGCCGGTCGCCGATATGCCGAGGGAGACCGAGCGGTTGACGCCGTCGATGACGAGCTCCGCCCTTGGGTAGTACGAGGTGAAGCGGATCAGCGATCCCTTCGTACAGCCGACCAGGGAGATCTTCTTGTCGTGGACCATCGAGATTACGGTGTCGGCATCGAAGATGCAGTTCTGGAACACGCACTGGTTCGCCATGAGGAGTTCGATGCAATTGAACTTGCACCTGAGGAACTTGACCTGCGTGCCGGGGATGAAGAAATGGGACTGGTCGTTTCTCACGACGAAGGTGGTGTCGGACACGCAGATGGTCCTCTCCTCGTCGCCGTGTCCGACCGTTTCAAAGAACTTCGATACATAGTTCGCGAGGCCGGCGCCGCCGTCGACGAAGACATCGCGCTTGTTCTTTATCTTTATTGTCTTGTTACTTTCGCTTGACATGGCTATCCTGTATACTCGACGGCAGATTTAATGTCGAGGAATCCGTGGATTCCGGAAGCGCAGGTGGCGTCGGAGTCGTCGAAGGGGCGATTCGGGACTGCGGTCCGTCCGATCCGGTACTCGTACGTGGGGTCGAACAATGAAGTGATTCGGTAGCGCCACGGCAGTCGGATCTCGCTTCCGGTGATGTCGAGCACGGCGACCGGCATCGCCTCGGACACGCGTATCTTGTTATTGGAGCCGATGGAGAAATGCTTGATGGCGTGTTCGGGCACCTCCAGCTTGACGATTGCCGGCCCCACGCCGACAAATTTACCGAACAGGGTGTAGGTCTTCAGTTTCACCTTCTTGTACAGGGTCATCGGAATTTCGGGGAAGCCGTGGGATTGGGTCGCGCCGGCGTATTCGACCATGTCGCAGTGGTCGATAAGAGAATCATTGCCCGCCAGGATGTGGACGCTCGCGTCGGTCAAGGACAGTTTCTTGATGCACGACTTGTTGGCGCGGAGAACATTGATTTTCGACCCGTGGTTCGCGTATATCTTGCAAAGGGAGTCGTAGATCCCAATCCAGCCACGATTATTCATGTCGACATTGTGCAGTGAAAGGTCGGCTTCGCCGATGGAGCAATTCAGGCACAAGGAGCTCCATTTGAACTCATTGACTATGTCGTATATGGTGACGTTGCTCCAGTATGCTATTTCTACGCTCACAGGGATGCGTTTGCTGATGTGGACCGTTTGTATGTGCGACATACGAAGGCGAGATAGCCGAGTATTGTGTATACGGGCGCATGTAATGGAATCATCACGAGCCTTTATGGAGATGTTGTTTCCGTCAGAGTCGTCGATAAACAAATTCGTCCCGTTTTTCAAATTGATGGTAACGCTGTTGGTAAACGAGCAAAATTTGAACGCGATTGATGCGCACCCTTCGGCATTGATATTGATATCGCCCTCGAAGCGGCAGTTGTAGAACGTGATTAGGCGGCCGACAAGGTTTATATCGTCATCGCGAAACGTCATATTCTTTACAACGCCGCCGAACAGGAAGGATTCCTTGGGCTCGGCGGTGCGGGGGTCGGGCATTCCCTGTTGCAATGTAGACCCGCAGAAAGTCGGGTCATTTTTCATTACCGACGACGGGTCTATGATGTCGGTAGTACATGCGTTCATTTTGTCGTTTGGCTTGGCGTCTTCGCTCATGTGGTTTCCTCATCGTTGATTGCTTCTTCCAGTTCTCGGCGCTCGTACTTGGATAGCGCCCTTTCCTTGTTGGAACGTATTTCGTGCCGGTAGGCCGCCCTGCTGTTGTCGGCCGGGCCCGGTACGGAACAGGTTTCCCTGATCGCGCTGTGCAGGTCGTCGGTGTCCGCCCCGTACTTCCTCAGGACGTCGGCTCCTGCGCCGTGATTGACCTTGTCGTATTCCATCAGCATACGGCGCAACTTCTTGTCGCGCCTGTCCTTATACGTCCGTTTCATTCTTGTCCTTCGCCGTGAGCTCTTTCACTGCGGGGATGAAGAACTGATGCACCATGTAGGTATAGTCGGACATCTGTTCGGGGAATAGGTCCGGGTTGTCCAGGTATATGGAACCCTGGCGGTATCTTACCGTCCACAATCCGTTCGGTGAACTCAGGCGTCCACAGATGGAATTCGTAGTTTCGCGAAGGTCCTGCACGATGACCTTGAACGTGCCGTTGTTTATCTTGATCTCGGACTTGCAGTAGAGGTGGAGGGCGCGGACGTGTTTCACGATGAGCGGCAGGAGCTGGTCAAACGTCTCGGTGTCACGGAACCAGTATTTCTTTAATTTCGGCTCATACAGCTGGATGGTCATTCCGCTGTTGTTCTCGAGGTCACCTGCGGCCTCAATGAACAAGCGTCCCGAATCCTTGTATACGTATGACAGTTCATTGGACGTGTTGTTTTTTACGGAATACGCGTCCGTAGGAAGTTCGGCGGCCTTCATTATTGCTTGTATAGCGTCGTCCCTGGTAAACATAGCGCTGATATCCATATAGATCTCCTTTGTGCCGAAATATAGCATATGTAACGGCGAATAGCTATATTTGATGTCGAAATGAAGTTCCGAGACATCAAATTTTACGGAAAACTGGCCGCGCTCGCCTTTTCGGCGGCGCTCGGCGTATTTTCCGGCATCCGTGCGCTGACCAAGTTTGGGTGGCGGATACTGGTCGCGGATAAGTCGATCCGTTACAAAGTCGTCATTATTAATCAGAGTGGCGAAACATGCGCCGTGAGAGACCGCAACTGGCGGTCATTCCCCGCCATAAACATCAAGTGTTTTCCTTATAGCAATGTGATACATCAGGCGATGATCGACCAGCTTGCCAGGATACACGAGGAGATGTGTATATATCGCGAGCATATCGATGTTATACCAATCAATTACATGATCTACGTATGCCGTATTATCGAGCCGGCCGAGTTCGACGCAATGTTGGCTGTAATCGAGAAGATGAACAACAATCCGGAACGGATACTCATGGAATATCGGGCGGGCAGAAAATACGGGGAGCAAGATAGGTGATGACTAGGTTATTCATATTGGCGGGGGTACTGTGTGCCGGCATCGTTTCCGCGTTGCGGAACCGGGCCAAGTATCTGATGGGCAGCAAATCGTTGCCATTCCAACTCCCGTCCAACACGTCGGAGACAATATTGTCGTTGCGCCAAATAGTGTTAGAACTTATCACAGAGACTTCGATTATTGTCCATCCAATTAAGGGCACCGAAATATTAGTTATCAACGATAACCAGAAATTAGCTACGTTAACTGGCTTAAATGATGTAGTCAATGCGGCTTTATCATTATTACGAATCAGGAGGGAAATAGCTCCATACCACATCGCAACCGTTAGTTGCGGAGCCTATTTCTATAATAGGAAACTTCGTATGTGGCAGGGGGGGTACTGGCCGTCGCAATCGCCGGAGCGGAGCGTCAGTCCCCGAATGATGCGCCTTATCAAGGCGGTAAGCGCATACGCTGTGGCTAACCACGCAAAGTTAAGGCAAGTCGCCTGTGGCGAGCGATCGCCAGAGGAATGCGCCAAGGAATTAATTAAGGAGGCGCGGCTTGATTAAGGTTTTCCTTGCATTGTTGGCTTTAGTGGCCGGAATCTTTAGATCGTGTCGGAGGCTGGTTACGCATATATACGATACCAGATTGGTTCAGTACAAGTTTCACGGGGTAATATTCCATAAGAGGCGCGGAGGAACATACCGTATATATTCAGGCTTTGTGTGCAATGGAGCATTCCGTGAACTTACCGACGAGCTGGATATCATCATAATGGCAGCCAATCTGTGGGAAGCCATAACAACGGCCAAATTGTTCGCCAAATCGGTCAATGATGCATTGGGTTACCCATCCGACCCGCATGTATTGGTATTTGTTACTGATAATGAGTACAGCCGTATAACGTCGTACATCACGATATCAACATGGTTTCTTCTGCCGTTTTACAACGCCAAGAAGAAAGCCGTCATTGAATATCGTAGTAAAGGAAAGTGGATTTATGATGCCCGTGCGTTATGTGTCGTTTAGGTTAGCCGCGTGGATATTGGTCGGGCTGGTTATATGCGCCGGACTGCGCCATTCCGTGCAGAATATGCTTAAATACGGCGTGTTCAACTGGGGCTCGAAACGGTACCATTTCCGCGCAATGTTTTATTACGCACCGCTGAAGAGGTTCTATCGTATCGCCGATGTACGCGAGGGTCCCCCGTTCACGAAGATACATACCGGTCTCGACTTGATTGTACCAGGCAAAGACTATTACGAGGCCACCAAGGTCATCATGAAGTTCGAGTCAGATATGAATAAATGCTTTACGATGGAGTTCAAGTCGGTTTCCATTGCCTATGCATTGTGGAAGGATGATTCCGGCGAACTGATCAACAATATCCAGTGGAGCCAGATTGATATAGCGAGACCGAATAAAACGATTATGCGTCAGCTCGAAGCAACCCGTCGTCAACTAGTACTGGAATACCGGTCGAAGGGAATTTGGGTCACATGATAGGCAAGATGGTATCACTCGTTGTCCATTGCTTATTTAAGGCTAGATATCTTCTGGCTCTTTACGCGATATATGCCGGGTGCCGTTCGTCCGTACGGAGAATGCGGACCCGTATATATAATGTGCTCGGATTAAAATTTCATACACCCAACCATGTTCGCGCCGGCGCTAGGTGCTATGTATTTATTGTATTGATAGCTAGGGACGGGAGATATTACACGCTGTCGCCGTGAACTACCCACCGCCTAAAGGCGGTGAGCTTCGTGTTGTGCCATCGACGCCAAGTCTTGCCTAGTTGCAATCGGATTGCAAGTCGGTAGCGGACTCAGCTCCGGCGAGGCTTGTTCCAAGCACTCAGCTCTTTTTGAGGAGCCAATCATCAAGACTACACGGGCAGAATGAACATCCCTATCCATCGTATAACCACATTCACACTTATAGATACGGTCGGCAAGAGTAGGATGGTTGATAGTACCGCATACTGGACATAGCTTGGTAGTCGGTTCCCACTTGGAAATCTTGAAGCTACGACCGGATGCTTCCAATGCAACTAGCCGTTGTTTCAATGCGCCAAGACACGAGGACTGCACCTGTTTTCCGAACAGTCCCTTATGCCAGTTCTTTATCTGCTCATCTTGAAAGTAGATAACATCATAATCGGTTACCAGTTTGTGGTAGATTTTATTGGCAATGTCCTTGCGGACATTGGCAATATGTTCATACTCACGATTCAGTTGACGAAGACACTTGTAATACAGCTTCGACCCCTTCTCGTTCTTTTTCTTCCCTCTACGGTTAAGTTTCCGCGACAGGAATTTTAGGCGGTCTGTTTCTCGCACATTACACTTGTACTTGTCACCGTACGATGTCGTTATGGAATCCTTTATGCCGAAGTCGAGACCAACGTTGCGGTTGGTAGGAATCCTCTTCTCCTTCGGTAGCATTACGCTAATCTTCACGTAGTAGCCGGATGCCTTCCTAATCAGCTTGGCATCGGCAAGTTCAAACTTCTCAAATTGATGTAATTGATTAAGGCCGTGTACACGGAGCTTACGAAAGCCAGGAATGGTTATTCGACATCCGTCCAGAATCTGCGTAAATCCGGTAATAATTGGTAGGCAGTTGACTTCCGACTTGAACTTCAACGCACCGACCTTGATGCCTTTCTTCTTGGCCTTGGCAAGGTTGACAATATCCGTCTTCTTCTGAGCTACGGTTGCCCTATGTAGAACTGACGGCAATGTGACTGTATCCGTTATCGGGTTCTTGTCCTTGTCGTAGTGGACTACATCCTTATGCTCGGTGTACTTGTAGTCGAACATGCTGTTGTCTGGATTATCCTTGGACAACGACAGCATGTCGTTGATTACCCACTTCGCTTCCTTGAAACAGTTGGACAGCTTTTGGAAGGTTTCCTTCGGATTGTGCCTGATGGAAACTTTAAGCTCGAATACTCGACAGACTTGCGTCTGCCGTCTGGCCTTCGTTGCGGACATGCTCGCCCGTATCTTGGCCTTCGTATCTTCGCTTCTTACAAGTTCCATATTTAAATTCTTGACTTCGCTTAAAGTTTATAACTATCCAACTCAAATATAATATGATTTAGTAGTCTTGTTATGTAATTTATTTCTTACATTCACAATCGGCGGGTCTTACCCACACCCTAAAGGGTGTGAGCTTGCGACCGCCTCTTTGTCATAAAGAAAGGGCGTCCCGCGAGGGGCGCCCTGTATTCAGTGGCAACAGAAACTACTTGGACATCGGGACGAACTTTGGCATCGGGTCGATGCGGCAACGGTCGCCCGGTGTAAACTTGTCCGAGCCGGTCGCGAAGGCGTTCCATGCGTTGATCACGTTGGCGAGCTTGATGCGCTCGGAAATCTTCGTGTGGGAGTGACGAGCAAGCCACTTGCGTACGGAGTCGATGGTCTTGTTGCTGTGGGTGGAAATGGAGTTGATCCCGATGACGAAGTCCTTGACCACGGCGGGGTCCTGGTGGAGATGGTGGACGAGCACGTAGGCGATGGCGCCTGCAAGTTTCGGGGTCATGCTCCTCGAATACACCACACTGGGAACGCCGACCTCTGCGGCAAAGTCGTAGTGGGACTGGTTGCGGTAGTACTCGTCCATCCCGTCCTGGTTGGAGATACAGCGGCTGTGGTTAGCCGTGTGGCCTTCGCTCATAATTTCGGCGGATCCGGTGATGATGCCGGAAATACTGCGGCTGTACTTGCGCCCCTGCATAGCGAGGAGCTGCGACAGGGTACGGGTGCGCCCGCAGTCGATAGTGTCGAACACCTCGTCGCGGTCGAGACCCTTCGCCACATACGTAGTGAACGGGACGCCGGCGAGGACGCAGGCGCTCAGGCGGTGCTGCCCGTCGATAATGCATCCGTTCTCGTCGAGGACGATAGTCTGCGAGTTCAGCTTCCAGCGGCCGTTCTTGATCGCGTTGGCGTATTTCTCAATCGTGGACTGGGTTATGTTGCGGTTCTTGACGCCGGCTTTCGCGGTACGTTCGAGAATGTCAGCGGCCATCTTGGGTGTGATGGTCATCAGCTTCATTTTAGGTTTGTGGTCCATTTGTATAGCCTCGAAAATGAATAGGCGGGATTGCCTATGCCGGAAATATAGCAATAACGGCACGTGACGGCCACATATTGCTATATTTCCGGCATCAAGGAGACACAATGATCCTGTCCATGATGACAAAATCGTCACAGCCGAACTACCTGCGGTCGCTTTCGAACCAGAGGTCGTAATGCGCTTGAAGAATACCAGTCTACTCGTCATATACGCGATTGTCGCTATTCACGCGGGTTTCCGTTCGTTCAACCGATTGATGAGAGTCACTCGGCTCGGTTTGTACATGCGTTGGGTCGGAAGTTTCATGGCGCGTTACCATAGGGGAATTAGAGTCTTCATATGGGTAACCGATAAAAATGGGTCGATCATACGATACACCATTGAAAGACGGATATTTTCCCCGTGGAATTTAGATACCAAATATTGTATAGATATGTTCCAAAAATATGTGAACGCCGAATTGGATAAGCATAGTTCTAACTTGCGAATATCGGTCCGTGAATGCCAGTCCCGTCAAGAAGTCGTAGTTCTACGCAAAAAATATGGGTTGGGTCGTTTGCGCAATGAACAGACTATTCGGCACGACGAGTTAGAACTCGTACGGGAAACAGTCAAGACTTACGCTGAACATTTGTATATACACCTACTTGTCGACTGTGCGAAATCGTTGCACAAAATGGCTACTAGAGAATGAAAGGAAAAATCGCACGATTCGTATTGCTATGCAGCTTTCTGGCTGGCATCCGTCATTCCATAAGCCGGTGGCGATACTTCATGACACTGTCTCCTTCATATACTGTCGTCATATTTGGCGTAATGTATAAGGACAATGTGAATCTCCCGTGGTATCAAGGTTCGGATAATGACAGATATTATTTAAACAAGAAGTTTGTTGCCATAACGACAATGAATAATATAAGTCGGGTCAGAGAATATCTAGCTAAGCGATTGAACAATGAGGTACAGCTAAACAAACCGCCTGCCGGATTTCGGGTACTCGTGATGTCGTATGGACCGCCGGTCTATATCAATACTCTAATCGAGAAAACCTTGGAATCAAATGCCTTCGGTAATTGTCGGCCATTAACTGACCGGTGTATTCAAAGCCTGGTCACGACCGCCATATTGCAAGCAATCGACGAACTGCCGAAGCCGGCCTGTCCAAGATTTTCACATTGACACCGGCTGTCATATAATGTATATTTTTATCATTCAACAGGAGATATAACAATGGGCGCTATTACCATCTATACCGGTTCGCCTCACTTGATCGACAGGCCCCGTCCGTCGCAAAACCCGCGCATCGTATACCCCGACATCAAGAACGCCGATACCGACTGGGCGCTGGAACAGGCCGCCAAATGCTCTGACATCCTTTCCGGGATGCTGGGCATTACGCCCGAGGAAGCTGCCAAGCGTTACGGGCGTCGTTCAATCAAGGTGAACCGCGATGGCGACGGGAAGGTGACCGACATATCGCTTGAATATATGAACCATATGGACGACCTTCAAGACTTTATGGTCAAGCGTCTGGCTACTTGGGTCACGCGCCTTTACTTCGCCGACACGTCAAAAGACCAGCTGCAGGCAATCATACTGGGTTCGTTCTGGCCGGAAGCCGATATCAAGTTCGCGGACTTCGTATTTGCGCAGGCTGGGACGAAAAACATAAGCCTGACAATGCAGAACCCCGGTTTCCATTTCATCAACCATATCCGCTATCTCACGGCGACCGATTACGAGCACAAGCCGAACATCTGTCTTTTCCACTTCGCCACGCACGGTCGCAGCAAGCCGATGACATTGAACGAGCACGGGTCGTTTGTTCAGGAAGGCCATGTGGTCGACTATCCTTCCGGATTCTTCGACGCGAGTTTGCAAGAACTTATGGATATCAGTGGTAGTGAACCGGAATCTACCCGCGCTCCGTTGTTCGACGAGTATGGTAAGGAACCGAAACTGTCGGACGTGTTGGCTTACAAATACGGCGACGCGTTTCATGGATAGGAGACTCTTATGGAACCGATAGCAACCACCAACGATGCTTTCAACAAGCATGTCGACAGTCACCAGGGATTTATCGAGCACGTCAAGCACGTGTGCGGACAACTTTTCCAATACGGCGGAGAGCTGCATACGATTCAAATGCCGGACGGCAAGATACTGAACATAAATATGCCGGCACCGAACGAAATTATCGGGGCGAGCGTCGTAACTAGGCCAAACGAAACTAGACATATCAAGCTCGAAACTGCTTATAATGCTTTTGGGGTCAGTATAGAACCATTCTTCATGAACGAAGACGAGCTTTCAAAGTTCGCCCACTTCGTGAAGGAACAATATGACGTCGCCATGGACGCCAAGCTCAAGCGGATTGCCGAGATTAATGCCGAGGATAGGTTAAACAAGTTGCATCTTGCATACGGGAAACTTCTCGATGCAGTCGAGAGCTACGGGAAGCGGCTAACCACGCACCACCTCAATATCGACACGCTGGAGGCGTACAAAGATGCCGTGCGTAACTCGAGGCGGTCAGACCATGTTTTCTTCACGGCTAGTCTAGGCCGCTACTCCATAACATTTTCGGTCGGCAGGCACGAAGACGAAGATTACGACATGATAATCACATATTTCGGGCCTAAAAAAAACACGATCAGCTATGGACGGCTCGGTGCCTATATGGATTACAAGACGAACGAGGCCGACCTCGTCCGTTATCTGGATTCCATCGGCCAGAAGATGAAAGCCATCATGCGAAAAAACATACTTCAGGAGATCAGGGATTATGGCAACGTCTCAGTCTAACGATATGTCCCCACTCAAGAAAACTATCTACTTGGCCGGCATAGCCTTGTTGACTATCGCGGTGGGGTGCCTGTCGTCACTTGTCTGGTTGATATGAAACGGGAAACTGAATCAATCCAGACATAGCTTGCGATGTGACGACAGTTCATATGTGTTGAATTCGAACGTTTCGATCGGGTTAACCTTGTTAGTAAAAAAGAGACGGTGGGTTAACCATGTACGTTCTATGATGTAGTCATTAAGCGGGAACGACTTGCATGCGACATTTCCGGCATTGTTTATCGACACGTTGCCCACATTTATCGTCATATTGACATATGGAACCGTAATCTCGTTCGTGGCCGGTTTGAAACACACGATATAATTTTCGTTCTTGCACGGCGGTGCCGGTTCCCTTGACAACCAGTCGGTGAACAGCATTATCCCGGTGACAATACAGGCGCCGGTCGCGATGCCCAATAAGAAAAAGAATAATTTACCCATTTTAACTCTCCCTTGCGCGATTGCACTGGTATGGGCTGCACTGGTATGGGCACTTCGTGCATCCGCATGGCGCATCGTGCCACATCTTGCATACTATCTTTTTTTGCGTATAGCGGTTGAAACCACTGAACTGTTGGCTGAACGCGTGCATCTTGTCGAGATCCGACGCGAACAAAGACACGATTTCGGCAGCCATTCGAATTGAAGGATAGTCGTATGGGAACGTGTTTCCGTGGATTACGTTCGGGACAATTCCGGATATCCATTGGCCACCGAGTACGTTGCTGGCGTTCTGCAACATCAGACGGTTCAGTATGTCAGTATCGTTCATTCCACGGGCCCGCAGGCGTTCCCTCTGTACGTCGGGGTCAACATGAATATAGGCGACTCCTTCTACCTTGATTCGCTTTCCGAACTCGGCTATCTGTTTAATTGGCGGGATCTCGATAAACACCAGCTTTTTCGTGTCCTTGTACCGCTCGATGACCAAGTCGGCATATTCGGGGAACAGTACATCCTCGAACGCCACCCTTCCCGTCGTATAGTCCAGACGGAAATACCGTTCGGCCAGCACCTTGATGTCGATGCTTTTGTTGGTGTCGAGTACATCTTCTCCGAACGCATTGGCACAAGCCGTCTTTATGTTGTCCTTCGTGTATAGGGTGCGTACTAACGTGTCGGAGTCGCAGGTCAGGTAGCCCATTTCACGGAGGTCGGAACATACCGTGGACTTTCCGCATCCCATCTGACCTGTAATTATGACGAATTTTGTGCTATCCATGGTAAGTCTCGTATACTTCCTTCAGGATGGTATTGTAGCTCAGTAAGGTGTTATGTAAGGCAAGCTGGTCAAGCAATGCCGTGTCTATGCTGAACATCGAAAAGAATTTATTGTAATCGACAAGCTTCGCCGTGTCGCGTAGACCGGTCGACGATATGTACTTCATCGGCGGGATGAACATGTACATAAACCGGAGAGGCACGCCGATGTCGTTCAGCATCTCGTTGTATACCTGTTGCTCGAACTCGCTTTCCACATCCGCCACTCCCCGAAGTCCCTTGATTATGACGTTGTTCTGGTCCTTGACAAGGTGGCCGACGACGGTCTCGCCCTGAGGCAGGATTTCCACGTCGATGTTATCTATGCCGGCGACGGAACGGCGAATCCAAGCGGCTCTCTGTTCGGCGGACACCCCGTAGTTCTTGGCCGGATTTACGGCCACCAGGAACGTCACCCGTTCGAATAGCACGGAGGCGCTCGCCGCCACGGCGAGATGTCCCGGCGTAACCGGGTTGAACGAGCCTGGATAGTATGCGTGTACGGGTTTGGTCATGCCGGTTGGTCCTTGCGCGGACGGGCGAACTCGGGATGCGACGGCTGGAAACACACGATATGCCACTGCGGGGAAATCGGTTCGCCGGAAATCATGTCGAACTGGATGATTTTCTTGCCGGCCTGATTCTTGACATAACGGAACGTGCCGTCCGTCGAGAACAGGATCGGGCGCCCGTTAGGTTCGTAACCGGCGAAGATAATGGCGTGGACGCCGCATCCCTTCGTCCCGTCTTCGGGCAGGATAGTGCTGTTGGCCCCGAGGAAACGGGGATTAAATTCGGGAATCTGGTTATAGCGGAATTCGGGTTCGCGGGTGTCGTATATCGAAAGCATTTTGGTGACTTCGACGGATATGATCGAGTACCAGCGTTGGGGATTGATGTTGTGGAGGATGTCGTTGACGAGACGCATGCTCCCGCAGGACACCCTGTGCAGTTCCGCCAGCAGGGACAGCATATCGCGCCATGCGGCGGATGCCTCTACAATCGCGTTGCAGTGCTTTCTGGCATTGTCGATAAGATCCGTAATGTGGGCGTGTGGAAAATCCTTCCTCAAGGCAGGAACGGCCTTGTTCAGCCGGTTAAGCGCCTGCTGCTCGGAATTGATCTCTTTTAGCTTTGCCTTGAGTTCGAATATGGTCTTGGCGACAATCACGTCGGGACGGGTCAGTGTGTCATAGGACAGCGATTCCATACCCATGGACTGTCTGATGTTCAGAACCCAGTCGACCCAGTTGGGGCTGGCCGCCTTCATCATCTTGATTGCGTTAAGTAGATGGGTAGGCCTCAGTTCTTTGTGGAGGCGACGCGTGGTGTGGTGAACTTGTTCGGTCATGTTTAGTCCTCTTTGATAATGATTTTGAACTCGGGCGTGGGGTCGACGATATCGCCGTCGGCACTGATGTATACGCGCCCCGTATTGAGCATGAAGTAAAAGCCTTCCAGATGTTTCTTTCGTATCTGGGATAGCACGTCGTCATACGCTGCGCGGTTCTTCACGCATCCGACGTACTTCCCGTCAGGGGAGCATAGCATGAGTTCCGACTGGAACATGCCGAGCTCGTTATGCACCTTGACGAGAAGGGTGTTCGGGTTGACGCAGGTGACCCTGCGCCCGTACCTGCCGGGAGCGGTGTCGACGCCGTCGATGACCGTGTCGTCGATCAGGATGGCCTCGTCGTTATCACCCAGCAGGTCGATGGCGCAACTGGCCTTCCTAACCATAAACTTGCCCATTCCGCCGGGTTGCATAAGAATCCGCTTCATGGCATCCTTATCCTGCACGTCGTGAGTTCTGTCCAACCAGACGTCGACGGAATCCTCCTTGACGAACACGGAGCCGCGATGTTCGGAGTAGACCCCGATGCTGTTGTATACTTGTTCGACGAGCTCGCCGTTGACTTCGTCCTTCGTCTTCCATCCCCACGTGAAAATGTCGACTACTACCGGCTTCCTCATCACCGCGATCCGCGTCTTGATGAACTCGCTGATGTTCACGCAGTTGTATATGAGCAATCGGGGATTCCTGAGCGACTCTATGACAGTACCCTCGAGGTCTACGAGGATATGGATGGCCGGCTCGCTTTGGATGCGCTTGGCGATATTCCCCGCTGGGTGGTGGACCACGACGGGCTCGTCGTGGAGTTTGTACTTGTCGTCGTTTAATTCTGGCATTGTGTCCTCGTGTTTTGTACGCAATATACATTTAAACTGGGTGCCCGTCAAGAGTTTTCCGAGAAGTATTGACATTTTTAATAGTTTCTTCTATATTTAGCCCAAAAGCGAGGCAAAATGAAGATAGATTACCACAAGTACAACATTAAGCTGCTCGAGGACGCGATGTCCTTGGTTTCCGACATCAGGAAACTCGGCTACGAGGCGTACGCCGTCGGCGGATGTGTTCGGGATCTTGTCAGGTACGATCTCCGGCAGTCGGACATGCTCGACATCCACGATGTCGACATCGCCACGAACATGCCCATCGATTCCCTCAAAAAGCAATACGCGACAAGGAGCAATAACGGCGAAAAGCACGGTACCATCCTTGTCCTTCATTGTGGCGAGGCGTTCGAGGTCACCCAGTTCCGTAACGACGGCGAATATTCCGACGGGCGCCATCCCGATTCCGTTACGTTCGCCAAGACGTTCCGCGAGGACGCGTCTCGTCGCGACTTCACGATTAACGCGATGGGTCTCGACGACAACGGCGAGGTGGTGGACTATTTCGACGGCGTCGTCGACATAGTCCACAGGAGGGTTCGCACGGTGGGCGACCCCGACCAGCGGTTCGGCGAGGACGCGCTCCGTATGATTCGCGCCCTCAGGTTTGCCAACGTGTTCGGATATTCCCTCGACAAGGACACGGCCGACTCGATTAAGCGGAACGCCGATAAGCTCGACGGCCTCACTCTTGAGCGCGTGCGCAAGGAGTTCATGAGTGTCGTCAGTCGCGGCAACTTCTACACGTTCGTGAACATGGTGCTGGATCTCGACATAATGCATCACATCAAGGCGCTGTCGCAATGCAACAAGATGTCGTTGCTGTCCGCCCTGCCCAGGATGTACGCACGTACCTTCTTGACGGAACACGCGCCCAAGGTTCTCCTGAACGAACGCAACCTGGTGCCCGTCCTCGCGTTCCTGTCCCACAGCCCGTACCAGACGCTGGAAAGCCTCGTCCCCACCAGGGAGGAGAAGGACCTGTTCCAATGGTATGTCCAGAACAAGCACGTCGTGGATTCGGGTAACTGGGAGACCAGTTGGACCGACGCGGTCAGGTTTATCAGCGGCGACTTTGTCACCCTGATCGCCGCCACCGGCTACACGGTCGAGCGCTGCTCGGATTTCGCCATCCGCCTGCAGACGGCACTGTTCCTGAAGGACAACCATACCGACCCCGCCGACATCCGGAAAAAGGTGGCCTCGATGGGCATCGCCCCCGGAAAGGAGTACGGCGAGGCCGTGCGCCGGTTGACCGAGGAGGACTATGCCCGTCGTGCCAAACAGGTTCCACCGACGATAGCGATAACTATCGGCAATACCATCGTGCATTACGCGATGGACTGGACCGAACCTAACAAATGTTGATAAGAAACGTCTTCTCGTCGTAGAAGAAGTTGAATCCGTTGTTCTCGGACGGAAGGCCAAGGGGATTGCAGATGATGCGATGCCCCTTGTTATTTTTATCCACCCATGTAGTGTCGACTATGTTGTGCGTATGTCCGCACTGCCATATAGTGGACTCGGGCAGGGATTCCAGATATTCACTCGCGTCGAAACAATAGAACGCCGTCTTCTCGTCCTCCGCGAAGCTGCCACGCACACCCATCTGTACAGGGAAGAAATGGGTCAGAACGACCTTCGGCGCCAGTTCCACTATTCCGGAAAGCTTCTCGCGTTCCGATTTCAGGATGGCGAGTGGGTCCTGGTTCATGTACTTCCAGCACCTGCCGTCGTGGTATGCGCGACTCCACATTGCCACCGAGTCGTACGGACGCCCATCTTCGACCTGGAAGCTGAAGTCGCACATCCCCATCGTACCGCCGAACCCTTCGACGACGTCACCGTCGAGCAGGTGGACGTTGCCGATATCCGATAGGTGTTCCTTCAGGAACGCGATTTTGGACTCGGTGTCGTCGAACGCATCGTCGATGACGAACTTGTCGCTCACGGCGAGCTCGTGGTTGCCGAGCGTGAGGAAGACGCGGGAATATTTCTCCGCGAGGAATTTCACCACGGACAGGAATAGGGTCGAGTCGTCGGCTATGTCGCCCGACAGCGACACGGCGTCGGCGGGGTGGAAATAGCGGTCGTACATCCGCTCCAGTTCCGGACGGAGGACGGATTCGTTCTTCGTCAGGGGGAGCCACGCGTCCGCGTGGATGTCCGAAATGAAATATGTGAGCATCTACTATCCTATATCGATGTCGCCGCTCACGGACGACACGTTACCGCCTACGCGACCCGAGATGTCGATGTCTCCAGATACGCTCTGCGTGTTTCCCGTGACGTTGCCGCCCACGCTGATGTCTCCTGACGTCGTCGTGACGGAGCCGGACGATCCCGATACGCTGACGCGTCCGCTCGCCGTCGACACGTGTCCGGGGTTTCCGTACACGGAAATGTTGACTATTCTGTCCTTGACGGCGTAGGTTTTGCCGTCGACATGAACTCCGTGCTCGTCAACCTTGAGGTCCCCGCCGTCGGCCTTGACCTTCGTCCCGTTGATGTCGATGCCGTCACCCTTGCGTAGGCCGATTACCTTGGCGATGACCTTGCCGACGGCCTTCGTCGCCATGTCGGTAAGCACGCTGCCGATGATGTTCCCGATAAGGCCCATGTTACGCCTCGTCTACCGATTTAAGCGGGTTGCCGGCCTCATCCTTCCGTACGGGCGTGGCGTTGTTGATAAGGACGTCCGGAAGGTTGGCAATCGTGGATATCACCGGGAACTTCATCTCCTGCACGACGGTGCAGGTCGGGTGACGGGCGAAGAACTCTTCCGGGTTGGTACGGGCGTGGTGCTTCGGGGGTAGTTTCTCGAGGTCTTCCACATTGAAATTGCGGTCGATCTCGACGCGCTTGAAGTACGCTCCCCTGGTGCAGCACGGCGGGTACATATTCCAGAAGTCGACACCTTTTTCAGAGAGCTTGGCAAGCTTCTCTGTGCTGTTGATACCGAGCAGGGACTTGTCGCTGAAAAAACGGCGGGCGACGGCGCTGATAGAGTTACGGATAGCGTCGCGTTCGCGCCATACGAACATATTGGCGAGTTCGGAGTCGTCGGGAATGCCGAACGTGCGACCGTCAAACTCCGGCATCTTCACGACGGACTTTCCCGCCCCGTAGCCGGACTTGATGAGGGAGTCGTAGAAATGCACCGCAGCGCACGAGGCGGCGAGTGACGCGAGTTTCTGGCACTGGCGCCCGAACATCTCAGAATGCTTGGGAAGGACGAGGGTGATCTCGTCGGACTGGGTATAGCCGATGATGCCCTGGAAATTGTCAACGATGGCCTTGGTGGCGGCGATCATCGCATCTGTGACGCGTTTGTCGAAAGGCTTGTCGAACTGTTTCGTGAATGTGCTGAACTTGTGCCCGTCGACACGGATTACGGGGTAGAACCCTTCGGGGATCGTGGTATAGCCGTCGAGCCCAATGGGCCAGCCTGCGGGTATGACGACCGCGTTCCGATGCGGGAAGTTTGGAAGGATATCCTTGGTCTGCTTGCCCGTGAAGTAAGACTCGTACCGCTTCATCCTCGAGTGTAGATCTTGCGGAAGCTCGTTGTTCGACTTCGTGTCGTCGTCCTTGGCCTTATTCGGGATGACCGAGGCGACAATCTTGCGTACGCGTTCGTGTAGGCGGTTTATAATTGCTGGATATTTCATGGTTAGTCCTTGATGGCGATGGTTATCTTGACATCGGTTCCGTTGAACACGCCCTTGATGATGTTGCTCACTACGTCCCAGTGGAGCATGTCGATACCGCAACCGATCTTGGGCATATAGAGGATGTTCTTGCCGTTCACCTGCATGTACGAGCGGAGGGACACCAGTGACTCGGTGAGGCTCTCGTAAGTCGGCTTGTACTGGGAACGGAGCTTGGTGATGAGGTTGACGAGCGTTGCGTGATGCTTGTACGTCTTGACCGGCAGGCACTCGCCCACGCGCAGTGGGGTCGGCACCCCGATGGCGTTCGTGGAACAGCGGTAACGGCAGGCGTCCTCCGCGTCGAACATTTCCCGGTTGATTATCGGGGCGACACCGCTTCCCCAGTTGAGGTCAGCAGCTATGCAGTGGGCGACCACTACGTCGTCCCCGTCGATAAAGTTGCGGATGTCCATGTGCTGTTCGATGTATACCATAATTGACCTCTGTTGGTGGATGAAAAATAATAATAAAAATATAGTTTTCAGACCCCCGTTTGTCAATGGGAAATGGGTCCCGCCTGCTATAAACTTAACTGGTGTAACATAGGAATCGCTGAACATGGAACTTAGTACGCTGACCGATTATATCCAACTTGTTTCGGGCCTTATCATTGCGATGACATCGTTATCCGCCGCCGTCGTGGGCTTTGTAAGTCCTCTGCGCAGATGGGTGGTTCAACGTCTAAACAAGTCCGTTGACTTCAACACCCGTGTCACCAAGATCGAGGCCGACGTCGCCAACATCAACAACTTCGTGACCGTCCTGAAACAGGACCTCGAAGTCAAGTTCGACAACGACCGGAAAGAACAGGCGCTAATGAAGGAAGCGACAATAGCGTCAACGCGCAACGACCTCACCGCAATCTACAACAACGCGATCGAGAAGGGTTACATCGGCGACTACGACCGGGAGAATTTCGAGAAGATGTACAAGGTCTATTCCGACTTGGGCGGCAATTCCTACATACACGAGATACACACGCAGGTTCTCCGGATGCCCAACGCTCCGGCCAGGAAGTCCCGCCGAACCATTAGCAGAAGGACGTCAATGTCCGGGAGGTAGCCTATGAGCTGCGCCTGCCAGAGAAACTACGTACAGCCTATGCCGCGCCCGACGCCGGTACCCCCGCCGAATTACGGGGGTTGTTGCGTACATCCGCACATCGGCCAGTCGCCGGCCTTCTTCACCAGGAGTTGCGCCCCCTGCGGTCCCGTCCTGTTTATCCCGAACCAGCCGCCCGTGCCCGACTTCAGCTGTTGCTCGTTCCCTGCCCCGCAGAAGGGTCCTTGGGAGTACGTACCATCGATACAGTACCCGAATCCGTGCGGCCGTTGCGGTGGCCCGTGGCGCCCGCCCATGCCCCATCACGCGTACGGCCCGTATATGCCTTTCTACATGGCCTATCCGCCCAACGGGTGCATCCCGTTCAGGTGTTACGGGAGGTAATCTATGAAACCGCCGTTCAACCCGTTCTTTGGCCCAGGTCCGGAACATCCGGACCTCAGGCACCCGTCCCACTATCCGGGGATGGCGTGCCCCCCTCCTCGCCCGGAACCGCATTTCGGGACATTGAAAATAGTCGAGGCGGCCCCGACCACGGACCACGAGATGACCGCCGTGCGATACGCCGACGGACGCTACGACATGATAGCTAACGGGTACGTGATGGAACCGGGAACCGTGTCCAACAACGGCCCGCGCTGTCTACCGTGGGACGAGGAACGCGGCAACACCAGCAATTCCGAGGGGATGGATTTTATCAACCGCGAGTTCAACAATTCCGACTGCGGCGTCAATTTCTAGCCGAACCGAACATTGAAGCGAAGTCCAGGAAGCCGTCGTCGATGGCTTCCTTTTCATTTACGTCGTCGACTTTCTTCGGAGCCGGCATCTGCGGGGCGGAAGCGACTTCGCGTGACGGGATGCTCTCTATCACCTTGTACGTGTTCTCGCCGTTGATGAAGCTGCCCTCGGGGCCCATGTCGTCGAGGAAAAGTGTATCGACGAACTCGTCAAGTTCTGGATTTGGGTCGGGCCTGTACTTTCCCGCGTTGTTCGCCTCGAATCCGGCAACCCTGGCGAGAACCGGGTTCGTACGGCCAGTGTACGGGTCGGTGCGCGTGACGAACGAGTTGTACCTCGTGGTGGCGTCCACGCCGAACGGGGAAGCGGTCTCCCCGTATCCACGGCCGAACGAAAGGCAGTTCGGCGCGTCAAGGCCTTCCACGATGGGATGTTTTTCGTCAATCTTGCTCATATGAGGTAAGTTTATGCCTCCCGACGATAAACTACATCTGAATCAACGGAGAAACAACATGCCACGTCCCGAAATCGTCAACGTCAAGCTTAGTTCCGCCCTGCACGACGCGGTGAACGCGATGGTGAAGGGCACCGGCCTGCGTACCCGCGACAAGGGGGACACGGTCGAGCTGATCGACCCGTATGACGAGGTTTTCGGGGAGGTCGGGTACGGAGACGTTCAGGACGGCGAGCAACGATTCGTATACAAGTCCAACCGGATGGGCGATACCGTGACTGCTGGATTGGAAACCGTATCCGAGCACATCAAGGACGATATGTCCGGTTCGTGGTCTTACGAGCAGTTGCCCCCCGGCGCGTTCCAGGAATCCGTGATGCAAGTTGACCTGAAATTGAGGAAGGTGCTTACCGAGGCGTTCTTCATGTGCCACGGAAAGATGGCTTAGAAACAAGAAAGGGCGGCCGTGAGGCCGCCCCTCCCATCAACTGGAGGATTACTTAGTCTTGAGGTTTGCCTTGGCTTCGGCGAGACGGCGGGATGCCTGCTCGTAGACGGCCTTGGCCTTGGCAACGGCCTTGTTGGCCTTGTTGAGACCCTTCTGGCTTTCCTTGAAGCTCTTGGCGACGGCGCTGTGGCTCTTTGCAGAGGCCTTGGCGGCGTCACGGAGCGTCTTGAGGTTGGAAGCGGCGGCCTTCTTAGCGTCGGCGAGCTTGGCAACCTTGCTGGCTGCGTGGCACTTGCAGGCGCAGGAAGCCTTGCAGCTTGCACCGCAACCGCAAGCGGAAGGGGTGGAATTGGTAATCAGATCAGTCTTTTTCATGTTAGACGTCCTTTTGTTTGTGGTTGTTGTAGGTTAATTTAGAAAATTTCCTGGTCGGGAAAGCGCCTGACTATCTCGTCGGCGCAGAATTTCGCACATTCCTCGATTCCCATGTTGCCATCGATGTAGACAATGGGGGAAGAAACGAGATTCTCGGTGTCGCTGTATGCCCGGCGGATACGTTCGAGGCGTCCGGGCTCTTTCTTCAGTTTCGGTTCCCGGTCGTAACATTTATCGATCGAGGTTTCCATGAAGAACACGAGGTCGGGCTTCATGAAAATGTTATGGTTGGTGTACAGCTCGGCGCAGAATTCGTATATCGACGGGGAGAACGCCTTCACGTAGGCGATGCCAGTCCATAGATACCTGTCTAGCAGACAGGGAGAGGATCTGTACAGCAACTGCTGCTTCAATCGGGATTCGAGGAAGAACACCTCGCGTTTGGCGTCCTTGCCCTTGAACTCGTCGGAATTCAGCCGGTCGGCCTCCTCGGTAGAGAAAGCCGGCTCCTTCGTCCAAGTGAACCACGGCATCATTTCGGCGACCCGCTTGGACACGGTCGTCTTACCGGAATTGTCGATGCCTTCGAAAACGATGAAGCGGGACGACCGTATGGGGCCGTTTAATGTCTGCGGGATGCGGTCGACTTGCGGGTACTTCGCTTTCAAGAGCTTGAGCGAATCGGTAATAATGTTGATTACCTCGTCGTCCGAGAGTTTGTCGAAATCGGCGCACTTGTATTTCTTCGTATCGACGGACATGATGTATTCAGGGGATGCGAACGAGTATTTGTCATTGTCGTTGCGTTTCCAGTCGGTAGCGAACGTGACATACGGGTCGCCATCTGTATATCCGCCGAGGTGATACCCGTTATACGAAAACCCATAATTTCCGACGCCGTCCGCTGCTGTATGGATGCCAATGTCCTTCAGTCTTTTAGTCAAGTCTGTCCAGCTCATACTAACCTCGCGCCTAAATATAGCATATTAAAATTTTGATGACAACTTTTTGCAATTACAAAATTTGTCTCTTTTCCTCGAAACATTTCGACGCGTATTCAACTGCATCCTTGTCGGACTTGTCGACGATGAATCCACGGAACCACAAAGCCTCGAATCCGGGATTGCAAATCATTACTACGCCTCGGTTGGATTTCCACGCATACAGAACGGCGTCTCCATCAAATCCTTCCACCTCGACGGAGAGACCGTTTATGCCGTTGCCGCCATTTATCAATACCTTGAAAAGATCGATGTCGACCTCGGATATGTCGACCAGGTCGGTACAGAGCTTCTGTTGCAGAGAGCCGGCGAAATAGACACCGTTGACGTGCTTGAATCCAATGGAATCATCTTTTATCGGAGAGAATTTCAATTGTGGTCCTTCTTGCTCCAGTTTTCGGTAGCAAGACGTTTAATAAAGTCGAACGTCATCGGCCGAGTACGCCATAAGGTTCTCGCCTTACCCACTGTATCAATATACATTACCTTTATTCGGTAATCGGCATGACGTTTGTCGAAGTCGGTCAAGCACGTCATAAGGTCAGAATATGCGCTCAGCGAGTCGAGCCCGACGCCGTGATAGGTTGTACCGAACCAGAGGAACTCCTTGACTTGTGCGCTAATAACCACGTAGGAAATCTTAGAACATACATGCGGGCTACTCATTGCATCCTCTTCATTTCAAAGAACATCCCGGAGCGGCGACGAACACGTCGTCTTTCCGAGAGACAACACTCATCAGCGTATTTAGCGCGTCCTTCGCTTCGGTATATGTATTGAACGAAATCGTGTTCAGCCCGACAAAGTCGAACACCCGCCATCCGCCATCCTTATTGAAGTCAGGAACCAGCGCATATTGCGCATTCCGTATGAAGTACACCTGTTTTCCGGAATAGTCGTACAACTCGGTATGCGGATGAAGAAATTCACGCGCAATGAAATTTAGATACTCTGTTACAAGACAACATGCGTCGTAGAGGCTGTCGACCAAGACTGGTTTTTGGTCATTTTCTAGCCTAAACGTATTGAATTTGGTTATCTCGTACATCCCGTCTTTAGGAACAATGAATACGGCCTCCGTATGGGGATATCGTGGAAGCTCATAGATTTCATTTTCGATAAGCGGATTATTCATCATGGCGTTCAAATTACGAAACGACGGACGCCGACATCGGAACGGCGTATAACGGATTGCGGAGTCGGCGTGTCGACATAGACGTTTATGGTAAACCCGTTCGGTTTCTTGCTCGAACATACGAACATATCCGACAACGGGTCGATCTGGCACTGCGTCGCGGGACAGATGTACTGGACAAATTCAGTCCCGTTCCTGACCTCGGTATGACCCATATCGTGCGTTTCAGTTACCGTGTTGGTGATTTCTGACTTGCAACAATCGTGAAAATGGCCACAGAACAGCAAGGAGGACTTCGTTTTTTCCATCAGGTTACGGATGCGTTGCTTTCCTGGCTGGGACAGCGCGTGCTTGTTCATGAACTTGTGCGACGTGTCGAACACGGGGTAGTGGGTGAACACTATCGAACCGGGCAACATATCGTAGTCGTCAAAGAAATCCATCCCTACGCCGAACTCGCTCCCTGCGGACTCGTCCCATATAGTCGGGATTAGAGACACCGGGACACCCCTGTATACAAAGGAGCTCGTATGGCCGGCAAAGACTTCGTTCAGTACATTTACGTCGTCGTGGTTTCCCGGCAAGACCGAGTACCGGTCATTGAACTTAGCCTCGACGTCACGCTTGATGCGCTCGTAGTGTTCGCGGTGGTTGTTGTCGGCAAGGTCTCCCGTGATAATGAGGTAGGAGTCCGCCGGCGCCCAGTCGAGAACCTGCTTGAAGTTTTCCTCTACGGGGAAAAATCCTTTGTAATCCCCGCCGAGGTGGATGTCGCTTATCTGCGTAAACTGAACTACGTCTTTGCCCGGCATATCTTAACCCTTGTAGACCGTGGGGACAACCTTACAGAGCATACTTGCCGCGATGGTCAACGCGGCTTTCTGGTTATCCTCAACTTCCTTAGACGTAAGGCCGGAAGGTGCGGATGCGCCATCGACAAATTCAATATCGGCCATCGGGAACCAGGCGCGTTGGATTACGGCAGCGCTCATGTTGCAGATGTTGGAACAGGTACCGATGATGCGGATGCGGATCTTCTTGCCACGGAGAAGCGCGTGTACGGCTTCCTGGTCGGTGCTGTCGATATCGAACAGTACCTTCGGCCAGCCGAGGAAACCGAATGTCGACTTGTCGACATACTTGACCGTCTTTCCGGCGGCCTTCGCCCGATCGAGAGCTTCCTGTACACGGGGGGTGATTTCCCAGCCGGGAGTGCCCCTTACGCAGTGAATCGGGAGGTTCTGTCCTTCGACGGAATCGCCGTATGTGTCCTTGTCATGGGTATCGCGGGTTGCAATTAGGACATCGCCTTCGAAGTTGTCGATTTCGGCGATGACTGCATCTTCCTTCGCGATAGCGGCGTCATTCTTGAGGGCACCATCGTTGAAGTCGCCCTGCCAGTCGGTGACTTCGAGGAAATCGTAGGAATCTTTCTGAATCATGGTTGTTTTTCCTTTTGGCTGTATGCCGGTTTAAACGTAACCGGGATGTGTGGATAAGAACTTCTCGAGAATCTTGTTGTGGTGGAACGCCAACTGCATGCCCCTGACTTCCTTTATAGGGAACCAGCAGGCGTCCTTGGCGTCGTCGGCCGCCCTCGGCTCAAGTAAGTTAGTGTTTTGATGGAACGACACGTCCGCCCAAAGGGCAACGTCGTACGACCAGAACTTTTCGAACTTCCAGATGCGCGGGTCGTCGGGAGTGAACACGCCGAGCTGGATGATTTTGTCCTCTGGTATGGAAATCTGGGTCTCTTCGAACACCTCGCGAGCCCCGACCGTCTCGATATTCTCGTGCGGGTTGGCGAAGCCTCCCGGAAAGCACCACATGTCGTGGTCGGGAAAATTCTTCCTCCGAACAAGAAGCACACGATCCTTAAACATAATAAGGGTGGTGGCCGTGACCGACGGCTTCGGGAAGTCTTTCGGGTTATAGGAATTGATTCCTTCGTTCTCTATCTCCTCGTACTCGACCGCCGTAGTCTGGCCGAGCAGGTGGTGGCCGCGGAGGTACATCGAAACGGGAATGGATACGTCCTTGCCGGCATACAGCGGAGTATTCCGCATATCGTTTCTGACCTGTGTCGAGGATACGCAGGGCACGCCCCATTTAACATGCGTGACCGAGTAACCGGTCTCGTCTTGACGGGTATACTTGCTATGCACATCAGGGCGATCCACGACGATGAACGAGCAATTGTGCAAGAGGAAATCGGAGTCGACCCACTTGTTATGTTTCAAGTCTTCCCATTCATCGTAACCGAGGGCAATGACGAACAAGGGACCGGGTATGCTATCTTCGGGGGTCTGCTGTTCTTTGCGCAGGTTCCGTACGAAATCCGCCATGCGGGTTTCCTGCTCGACAACTTTCCACCCCAGCGCCTCCGGGATGGCGATTTGAACCATCTCCATGCGATGCTTCAGCGATAAGTGATAGCTCTTCTCGTCGTTCGCCGTCACGGCGATAATCCGGTGGACACTATCAAATTTGTCTTTTCCGATGATGGAGTCGATGTAAAGCGTCAAGTTGTAGATGATGCTCTCGTGACCGATGGTAATCGGGTCAAACGCGCCGCCATAAATAAATGTAATGGATGCCATGCGAAAAATATAGCAAAGAATCCAGTCGCGTGGCAACTGGATTCTTTGGTTAACAAGTTATTGGCAGCTCGGGGGGTCGTCGTCAATCGAACTGTAGTTGAACGTACGCTTGATCAGGTCGATGCGCTCCTGGTCGGGGCACATCGTCTTTCCGACCGAGTCGGACAGCTTGACGACCCATACCCACGGGGCCTTGTCGTGCGCCTTGATCATGACGACCTTCATCACCATGGAAAGCGGCTTGCGGTTGTCCGTATTGTTCTTGAATTTCAAGAGGCTCGCGCAGAGGAACTGGCCGATTCCGAAAGCGATCTTGATGCGGAGATTGAAGTGTTCCGCGATGGCGATGGACTTGTCGACGTTGAGGGAGTCGCTCCAGCAGCCGATCTTAGTCTCGGGCAGAATCTTCAACTTCCGGTAATGCGCAATTAGCATCTCTCCCCACGTGTACGGGTCGCCGGAATCGTGACGGCATCCGTCGAACACCTTAGCGTAGAGCTTGCCACGCGGGTCGTCGCCACCGAAGTCGGCGAGGAATGCCTTGAAGCCGACGATGTCGGAGAGAGCGATACCGAGGTCACCGCCGAACTCGTGCATCCAGTCCTCGAACACGGCAACCTGGAACATGCGGAGGTTGATGTAGTCGAGGCCCTGGTAAACCTGGTAGAGTTCGTGGGCGAAAGTTCCGATGGCCTTGCATCCCAGCTTGATTGCGAGGTAAACGTTGGAGGTGCCGACAAATACGCCGGGGAGTTCCTTCAACATGGTGGACACCATATACTCGTTCCAATTGTCGTCGACGCTGCGACGGATACCGAAGTCAGAGATGGTGAACTTGATACCGCGTTCGGCGGCGGCCTTCCACTTTTGGATAGCTTCGTCGAGAGCTGCCTTGGAAGCGTCCCAGTCGATCTCAAGGTCATCAAAATAGAGGTGCTGGACAATCTGGAGGCAGTAAATCTCAAACCAGAACACGTCCATCTGCGGTCCCTCGGCCCATATCTTGAGACCACACTCGTCATCGGGGTCGTATTCGCAATGGATGTACTCGCGGTTGAGCTGGACGAGTTTCAGGTAACGGACGAAGTCCTCAGCGAGCCACGGGCCGACTACGCGGAGCCCGTTCAGTTCAGTCATGGTGTAGCGAAGCGTGCAGAGGTGGTCGAGCTCGAGGTTGATCGCCTCGTAAAGGTGGTCGAGACGGACCCCCTTGGAACGCAGCTTGAACTCCCAGCGGGCCTGCACGTTGCGGTGCTTGTGGAAGTATAGCTGGCCCATTGAATACTTGTACAGGTCCGTCTGGGTCAAGTGGTGGATTATCCACTTGCTCGGGTTCTTCTTCTTGTACTGCTTAGGAAGGCGCGGGCTCACCGAAGTGGCGCGGCCCGAGCGGTGCCCAATCGTACGTCTCGCCTTGGCGATTACGGATTCTGATATGCGCTTTGTCATATGATCTCCTTATGTTCCATATTTTATAATAGTTTGTTTCCATCGTGACTTGAAATCACTGATAATGTCGTCTACAGGCACGGGATTGCGCCAGAAGGGTGGGACATTGTTGAGGCTTTTTAGGAAATGTCTGAAGTCGTCCCAATCAGGAATCGTCTGCTTCAATTTCGCATTCGGCGAGATAAAAAACCCGCTTGTCTTGAGCCGGGACCGTTTAATGCCGAGTATGTCATCATATTCGAATACCTTCGGGTACTTGTCACACATATCCTGTATCACAGATTTACATTCCGTCTCGCTCAACGCGACATATACGATCGCCGAGTGATAGGGGTCGGCGTGAAACACGACGCACCTTAACAACATATAGGACCCGCCGGCGCACGCCACCAGACGAATCATGCCGTTGCACTTGCGGACGAAGTCGCGGAATGCGTTCTTCACCGAAATGGCAACGAGCACGGCCGCAAGTGCGCACAAGCCGATGGTTCTCATCAATCCTGTTCCTTCTTCACCCGTTCCTCGGCGCGGAGACGTTCGATCTCGTCGGTGAACAGCTTGATGGTGGCGACCACCTTCTCGCTGATTTCCCCGACCGTATACACGTACACGTCATCGGGTATTTTCGACGGGCTGACCGTCCCGATGCCGGTCTCCCCGCCGATGATCTTGATAATCGCGCTGACCTTTCCACAGCTCTTGACGAAATAAGTGTCAGTCGGCACGGTGCCACGGCCGAACTTATCTTCATACACGTAAGGCTTCAGCTCGGACTGCAGTATGGGTACGTTGAACTTGAGCACGTCCTTGAACGCCTTCGGCATGTTTCCGCTGTTCAGGCACAGCTGGTTCTCGATTACCTGGGCGAACTTGCGCGGGTCGTACGTCTTCAGCGCCTTGAGTTGGTCGCCGACCAAGGTAGTCAGGTTTTTAGCGTTATACAGGTTGCTGAGCTTGAGTGTGTCTTTCGTGTCCATCGGATCCTCTTTGGTTGACCGAAATATAGCAAATTGCTAAACTTGTATCAACGCGAGGAAAGCAATATGAAGACGAAAGCTACCGAAACGGCGCGACAGCGCATGGCGAGGGTTGCCGGAACCAGCAACGGCGCCACCCTTCGAACAAGGGTGGTACAGCTAAAATCGAAGTACACGAGGAAAGAGAAGCACAAGGGGCAATCCATCGCAAACGCGATGGATTTCGCTTTTTATGGACATTTAGCTATATTTTCGGCATGAGACGACGCAAGCAATTCAAGTTCGACATTAGCGAGGTAGAGGTAGGACGCGCCATAAAGGACGCCAACCTTTTCAAGGGCATGGAGATGGCCGAGGAAGTAGGCATCGGCGGATCGGGTTCGTGCGACCTGGTATACTTCAACGACGGCGAGGTGATCGCTATCGAGCTCAAGAAACAGCTGAACATCAAGGTCATTGCGCAAGCGACCAGGTGGCTCGATACAGCCACACGTGTGTATGTCGCCTGTCCTTGTACGCTGAACAACGATGCCAGACAGGTGCTCCGCGCACTGGGGATTGGCTATATAATGGTTGGCGAATACCAGGGAATACTCGACGACACGCCCCAGAGGTTCGCAAGAATCGCCCTGAAAGCCGAACCATTGCCGGGCGACCTCGATTTCTGGCTTCCCGAACTCAGGCACATGGACAAAAAGCTTGAAGCCGGCACACAGGCCGGCTCCAGGTCAACTTCGTTCTCGCGTTTCATCGCACGCGCCAAGGAATACGTGCAGGCGAATCCGGGAGCGACATTGAAGGACATTGCTCTCAATGTGCAGAACCACTACTCGTCATACCATTCCTGCATAAGCGCGTTGCGTAAATACGCACTGGTCGGAACGATCGAGAAGTTCTGGGACGATTAATGCCATTTTATGGCGTCTTCGGCTTCGTCGATGAGTCGGCGTTTCAAGTGCATCATTGCATCCGTGTTGTTCGGCAACTTGTTTGCCGCTACCATGAGCTGGGTTCCGTATGGATTCGGAGTAGGACAGAAAATGATGCCCAGTATCAACAATGGCGCGAGGCTGAGAGATACCACAAAAATAACGCCGGCCAAAGCGGCATCCGCGCTTGCGTATATTAGCATTGAGAAAAATAACGACACCGCGTCGACTACAATCAAGGCATGCAATACAGCCATAGCGGTGTCGCAATACTTGATCTTTTTCTGCAACTTTATACAATAGTTGATGATGTTAGCTTCCCGCTCAGCTGTCGACGATTGTACAACAGGTAGCGATTTTTCCATATTTGCTGGCACCATAACCTCCTATTTGTTCAGCCGTTGCTGGAGTAGCGTCCACAAGTCCATATATGATTTCATCTCTTTCATTTTGAACAGCATTCCGTACTGTGACGTGATGTGATCCTTTTCCGCGCCGACAATTTCGAACCAACTTTTCGGGTGTATGTCCGTCTCACAGAAATATTCGGCGAGCACGAGCAAAGCAACCTTGCCCGTTTTCTTGGACACGGCGATGCCCTCGCGTCCATTATGCACGAAGAGGACGCCGTCGCCTTTACAGCCACGGTGAACGAACTGGATTTCATCGGTGTCCACTACTTGATTCGGTTTGATCGGGTCATGTTCAAAAACTGACGAAAGTCTCTTTACCGTTTCAACAAAAGCGATTTCGTCGTCAGGCTGTACAGACCAAGAACGGTGAAATTCCTCGACCCGCTCGCATCCCATGTCGTCATCGGAGACAATATACACGTCGGCGCCTTCCGGCACGGTGACGATGCGGAGACGGCATCCACCGTTGAGCCGGTCAAGCTCACTGAAATATTCGCTCGGGACGTACGCGTCATACACGGATTGCGTCATTCCCTGCGGCAACAAGTTTCTCAGGCAGTTGCTTGTGGGCAGTTGGACCGATGCGTCGAGTGGAATTTCGTTGAACGGACGGACTGATTCGGTCGGGGTCTGCTCCTTGTAGAGCTGATACCATTCCGTATACAGCGGGCTGGGCCATGTTTCCCGAGCGCCGGTATACCCAAGGGTATACTCCCTATACACGCATCCGTTGGATTCCGAATACTTGTTGTCAGTGCCGGCTTCGCCATTATGGTCGAGAATATACTCTAGGGCGCCCTTGGTAAGGCTTGCACCGCCTATGTCGGAAGATATCAGGAATTTTTGCATTTTAGATTTCCGTGCCTATAATCGGGTTTTGTGGAATCGGGTCGGCAGAAAGTACCATCGTGACAAGTATCTTCTTGTTGGTCTTCTCGTCGGTGATGGTTCGTTTGATGTATTCGCCAAGCTTGAAGTCGGCGTCGGTGTCTCGCTCCTTCAGGATCTCTATGGTGCAGGACGACTTCTCGACGAGCTCTTCCTTGACTTCCTTCATGGAATGGGAGAATGACGCGCCGACGAGCTGGCCGTCAAACTCGGTGATGTTCTCCAGTTCGGTACCGAAGCAGAACTTGAGGTAGATGCAGTATTCCTTAGTGTTGACCTTGTAGGACCAGTTTCCGCTGGTGGAATCGGTCGCCGAGATGACGCCGTCGACCTTGCATTCGGTCTGCAGGGCACGGGCGAAGGATCGTACCGATCCCGGAGAGGTTATCTTGAATTTCAGCTTGGTTACGCGGGTTTCCTTGATTACGGCGTCCTGCTTGGACACGAGGATTCCTTTGGTTTCAAAAGCGGACATAAAAGCTCCATTGATAATGGTTGTTTAAGAATGCACGCCTAAATATAGCATCAATCGGTTTAAACAGCAAATTGCTATATTTGGGCTATGATTAAGACATTGAAGTCCCGTATCGCGCTAATCAAGTACACGCTCGACCATCATAGGGCGTTGCAGAAGCTCGCAAAGGAAAAGGGGTTCTCGTTCCCGTTTCACGACCTCGACAAGGTCCCGATGTATATCTTGTTCGGCAAGCGCCTGACACAGGTTCTTCACCGGGCATGGTCAAACCACCATTATCACAGGAGCACCGGCGACATCAAGGACAAGGTGCAGGCAGCACTCGACTGGGAGTGCGCCCGATTTACAAAGCCGGATAAGCCGCTCGACGCATACGACACCTGGAAGAAGTATTATCCGGACGTCGATATGGAAGCAACACTCAAAATGTTAGGACTATACCATGAACAGCAACAACAGGCCTAGGGTCTACATAGGCGGACCGTTCTCATTCAAGTACGCCGAGTTTTCCGAGGAAAACATCAAGAAGGATTTCAGGTACTCGTTCGTCGGCGACCCGTTCATCGAGCAAAAGGGTCCGTCGGTCGCCATCGGCGAGGTTGACTACGTCGGTCCGTTCTATTACTACAAGCGTGGCTTAGGCCCGTCCGACGTGGTCGAGGCCGAGATAGAAGCCATCAAGGATGCCACCCACGTATTCCTCGTCTTCCCCGACGGCGTGGACGCGCCGGGTACGCTCGCCGAGCTCGTGTTCGCCGCGACGGAGCTGAAACATATCGACGTGTACTACGTAAAGTCCATTAGGAAAACAGAGGTAGACTCGACTGCGGTCGGCCTAGACGGCCAGATCCACCATCCTTATTGGTACCCGTTCCTACAGGCGAAGGCAATCAACCCGCAAATCAGGTTCCACGAGTTCGAGTCGGCGACAGCCGCCCGAGACGCGTGCCTGGACGAGCTGCATAGATTAAGCAGGGGAGTCGCAAGATGACATCGGCACAGGTCGAAATATTGGCTACGGCACTCGGGCTTGCCCAGGGAATCCTCGTTCTCATGAACAAGAGGTGCAACTGGATAGTCTACATCGTCCAGCTTGTCGCCCTGATCGCGTTCTCGTATATGAACAGCCTGTACGGCGACCTGGTACAGAACGGCATAATGGTAGGCATATGCGCATACGCGTGGTGGCAGTGGGGACGCGCCGAGTCGGCCATCAGGTACTGTACCGCGATTCAGGCAACGGCCGTAATAGTCCTCACTGTATTGGCGGTTGCCGTGGCGAGCGTCATCCTGCGCAACACAGACGACCCGTTGCCGTTCATCGACGCATTCACAACGGTGACCACGTTCGTCGCTCTCTGGCTCATGGCGCTCCGGAAGGTCGAAGCGTGGGTCGTGTGGCTCGTGAACGACATTGCTTACGTCGTGGAATTCTGGATGCTCCCGAACCAGGCTCTGTACTTGTTGGGCCTGTATATAGTGTGGACTGCGCTCGCCGTAGCCACGCTGGTGAAGTGGAACAAGGAGGCTAAGATATGAAGACGATAGTGATAGAAGGTACTGACGGAGTCGGCAAGAGCACCGTCATAAAGGCATTGGACGAGTATTTTCAAAGCCATTACATTCCGGTGAAAATCAAGGATCGCGACCGCGACACGATATCGGCGAATATGATGTTCGATATCAACATGGTCACCCGCACGAACAATATCCGTGAATACCTGAAGAACAACGACGTAATCGTCATCTTTATGGTCAACACGGATAGTGAGGAACTGATGCGCCGGATCCGAACACGGGAGAAGCCGATATCGGATTTCGACCTCGACGCGCCGAAGTACAACGGCCTGTATCTTGAGACGTTCAAACAGATGGACCAGTTCGGAATGACGGAGAACAAGCTCGCCATGGTCGACGTTACCGGCGACGACAAGATAGAGACGTTCAACAAGACGTTGACCGCCATACGGACGCTCTGGCCGGAAGCAAGATAGTTATGCAGCTAAAATATTCGCCGAAAACAGCAATATATTGCATATTTCGCTAAAAATACCCTGTCTAACGGGTGGCCGGAAGGCAAAAAAAGCAATATATTACAGTTACTAGAAATCATATAAAATGCTTCTAGTTATTTTAGGCCTGTCGGGGACTGTGAACTCCCGACCACGGAAATAGGATTTCCTTTTTCATCGAAGAAGCCTTCATTAGTCCAGAAGAATCCGAACTTCTTATGCAGCTTCCACGTGAATACGAGTGCGTGACTGCAGTCGGGCAGACCATTTGCATGGAGGTTGGCGTTGATTGCACCTACCTTGTCCGCATCGTCGATGTATCCGCATTTGCAGCAGCGGAATACGACTCCTTTCTTAGGTCTGTTCTTTACATGCACCCAGCCGTCCATTGGACACCGCAACGAATTGCATACGTTATCGACTTCCTGGAGTGGGACGCCCAACTCTTCGGTTGTCCGCATGTACAACGCATTGCGTATTTGTGGGTTGGAGAAGGCGGTAAGCATCCTGCTTGTTTTCCTTCCCCGTTTAATGTCGAAATGTCTTTCTAGGTTGATCAGCTTGTATACCGACCAGTCCACCTGCTTGATGGAATGGAATACATAATTTGCTCTCTCCTTCAGCGCACGCTGATATGCCTTTGAACCGCGCCTCTTCCTGGCTATCTTCCGCAGTACGTGCTTGAACCCATGCCCGTCATCAGGAATTACCGTGCCGTCAGATGCGGTAAGCATGCGGCGCACCCCCTGATCTAGACCAGTTATCCGTTCTCCCTTGCATTCGGGGACCGGACGACGATACCTTATATGTATCGCATTGTCGGACAGCAGGATGGACGGCAATATTTCGTGTTCACCCGCCCTCCATTTGTCGTCCATCTTCGTCCGCTTCAACGGAATCTGGATTGAATATCCTCTCGCGTACTCATCGCACGAAAACATCGACTTCAGTTCGACCCATATCGAGAACGTCGTATGCTCGCCGTCCTGTACCGAGCAGCATATCGAGTTAATTTCTGCGTTCGCCTTGGCAGTCCTAGGCATGCTAGGCTTGTGGTCGAGCCGGTAGGCTACACGCTTCGGGATTGCCTTGCCGGCCTCAATGCACTTCTGCCGGATTTCAAGGTCCAGCTTCCTGCGGCGAAGTGCCGCCTTCACCATACATAGTATTTATTTTGCACAATTATCGAATTATTTGCTATATTTCCATTGAAATGCTATGACACATTTCATAATTTTTTAGCAAACCGCGACAAGTCGATATTTAACGCCTGCAGTATGGTGTCGTCCATGTCGTTGTACTTGTACATTCCCAGCCGGCCGACAAACGTCATATAGTCGGGGCATTCCGCTAGATACTTCGCGTACAAGGCGTTGTTCTTCGCGTCGTTCACCGAGTAGAACGGCTCGCTGTATGTGTACATTTTGGATGGGTATTCCGTCGTGATGTACGTGCCCTTATGCTCTATGGACTTCTGCTCTTCGGCCGACATGAAATGTCTGTGTTCGATTGTCCTCGTGTAAGGGACTTCCGGCCCCGGCCAGTTGGCCACGGCAACACCTTGGTAATTGTCCGTCGGCTCGAAACGGATGTCGAAGCTAAGGCTCCTGTATTCCAGTTCCCCGTACTTGCGCTTGAAGAAGTCGTCTACCCGTCCGGAATAAAATACGTGGCTCGCGATGGGGATAAGGTCTTCCGTGTGTTCGAGGAAATTGACGCCCGTGATTATGTGGGCATCGCCGAACATATTCTTGATCCATTGGCTGTACCCACCGACAGGGATTCCCTGGTACGTGTCCGTAAAATAGTTGTTGTCGTAGGTGAACCGGAGCGGGATGCGCGTTATGATATCGGGGGACAATTCGGTACACGGGCGTCCCCACTGCTTTTCGGTGTAGTGCTTGATGAACGTCTCGTAGATGGTCGGGCCAACCATCGAAAGAGCCTTCTCCTCGAGGTTCGCGTACTCGGGCTTGACGTACGGGGCAGTTTCCTCATTGATGATACACTTGACTATGCAAGGGTCGGTCTCGTTGAACAGGCGTGCAAACGTGTTCATGTTGAACGGGAGGTTGTACGCGTAATATTTGCGGGGCAGAACGACCTTTTCCGAGGTATTTGCGCGACGAGGAGCCTGGTCGTGGTCAGTAGTCACCATAGCTACGGGGCTGTTGACAAATGGGGTGAACTTGGCAAACTTGTTTGCGAAATTCCATACGGACTCGTCCGACGTGTGGAAGATGTGCGCCCCGTACGTATGCACGTGGATTCCACCCATATTCCTTGTCGAGCAATTGCCGCCGATAGCGTCCTCCCCTTTCCGCTTCTCGACTACAAGTACGGAAAGCCCCATTTTCTGCAACCTGCACGCGAGAACCGCGTTGAACAGCCCGGCCCCGACAAGCAGGACATCATATTTATTGTTGAGTGTCGCCATACCAATACCAACTGAGTTTCTTCATGAGAGGGACTTTCGTCGCCGACCTCATCTTTTCGACGACGTCCTTGGCGTCGAAAGCATGCAATACCTGTTCGCTGTTGCTCTTCTTGCTCTGGTCGAACAGCACAGCGTATTTCTTGTATATTTCCACTTCGACATAGGCCGTCTGGCTCGTTTCGAATTGTATGGTCTCCCTCCCCGTCGGGAACACCTCCCACAGGGCGACCCACGGGCCGGACGACTTCATTTCCTCGACCACTGCGAGACTGAACGCGATGACCTCGGGGGGTATCATCGGGGCGTCGTATCCGTTCCATCCGCATTCCAGCTCGGCGTATTTCTTGATCTTGTCTACAGTACTGGCATACCACGCGTCCACTATGTCACGCGACCGTCCGGCGAAGTCGTTCCGAAGGGACAGCGCCAGCACGACGAATCCCAGAACGGCAAACACGACATAGAAGACTGCGGTAGCCATCACTTACTTTCCGACTTGAGGGTTTCGCGGACTTTCGTGATGACCTTACCGAGGAGATTCTGCCCCATCCAGTTCTTTTCGTCGTGAAGGCGGGCATCTCCGAGGCCTATCTTGATTCCCCAGATGTTGTCGTAGGGAGACGCCTCGACGAAGGTCTTGCCGTCGAACTTCGGGTCGAGCAGCTTGCGCTTCAGCTCATCGTTCTGGGAGAACTTGGCCAAGTTGACCTCGTACATAACGTCGAACCGCACCTTGTCCCATTCAGAATCGACGTAGTTACGGACTTTACGCCCAAGCTGCTTTGCCTTCATAGGCGTATCGACCATAAGGATGAGGGAGGCGGTTTCCTCGTCCTTGAAATACTTGGCCTTTTCCCACATGAACGCCTGCTCGGAACAGAAGAACTTCTGCCCCTTGTATTCGATGGTCGTATAGTAGAAGTTGGACGGCCACTCGGTGAAAAAGAATGCGTGTGTCTTTGTAATGTCGATCATGGTGCAAATATAGCAATTACGGTTGAACTTAGCGGAACGCGTCGCGAAGAATTTCAAGAAGCCGTTGCCACCACGGCAGGCGTGCAGGCGGTTCAACTTGCCGGACAGGTTCCGGACGACTTTCCACGGAGGGCGCCTGTTGCGGTTCGGCCTCCTTTTCTGTCTCTTTTTCCGGTTCCTTTTCCGGCTCTTTATCGGGTTCCTTTTCCGGCTCCTGTACGGGTTCCTGCGCCGGTTCGGCAACTGGGCTGGTGACGGCGGCTATCGCGTCCTTGATCTGCATCGCCTGTTCGGGAGGCAGGTCGTACTTGTCGCTGCGGACATGGCAGTGACAGAATATCCCACGGAACGCGAGCGCGTCCTCCTTGCTCTTGAACGGTTCGGACAAGAATTCCTTGAAGTCGAGCGGGATCCCGTGTTTCTTGGAGATGTACACGGCCAGACGCGCCACGGCTTCCTTCTGTCGTTCGGACATCTTGGCGTAGTAGTCGTAACCACGGAAGGACACCTTGTCTACGAGCGAGTCGTCCGTCGTATAGGTACTGCCGTAGACATCTTCATACTTGGCCCCGTTGAGCTTGAGCGGGCCGTAGTTCGAAATCTCGATACCGATGGACTGTTTCGACATAGCCGCGTTGCCGCCGACCGCGCTCGCGCCAAGATGGTAGCTCCAGAACTCGTCGGGGAATAGCCTGTAGATGTGTCCGAGGCGGTCGACCACGTACTGCACGGACATATGGTTGTTCGCCCTCGTCAGCGTGGCTATGTCCGACTGGATCATGCCGACCGTGAAATGGAGACATATCTGTGTCTTCGTGGTCGGAGTCTTGTAGTAGTACGAGCTGATGTTAGTGGTCAACGGCGTGATGCTGAATCCACCGCCGATGTCGATGGCATCGCCTGCGGTGAACTGTTTAGCGTTGGAATCGACAAGCTTCAGAGCGAACTTGGATTCCCTATCAGAGATGTTTTCCGGTGTCATGCGTGGTTCCTATTTAGTTCAATCTTATAAACTACATCAAAACGAACCGCGAGCCTATTATGATTGAACACATTGGGTGCAACATGCTTGACGCATTCGGTCGCATTTTCGAGCGTACCGGCGAACATAACCCCAATTCCATATTCGAGGACGCTACGCAGGCCCAGCAGGCTCAACCGGCTACGGCACAGCAGTCGGAGAATGACCAGGAGCCCGTACAGCAACAGGCGCAGACGCCAAACGACATATACAACGCGGCTGTGAAGAAATTTACCGAAGAATACGCCAACAGCATTCCGGCGGACTGCGACACTCCCCACATCACGCAGGAAGAAGTACGCGACATCGCGACGTCGTACTACATGCCTCTCATCGCCGACTTCGAATCCGCCGACGACGAGACAAGGAACAAGATTTACCGCTACATAGTAGCCGCCATCAACAAGCACGTACGTAGCCTGAAAGGCGAGCAAGTCGAAGAAAACGAACCCGATGTCGATGACGACGACATGGTGTGGGGCGACCTCGCGCCGGATCCGGATGAACCCGAAGGCGAAAAGAAAAAGAAAGAGAACGGGGAAAAGATGCAACACGACCACGAATGGGTTAAGCGGCAAGGCCGTACCGCCGACTCGCTGAAGAAGACGTTCGCGTGGTAACCATTTCTGAAGACGAGAACGGCACCGCTACTGCGGTGCCTTTTTTTTTAATCCTAGTCCTCTGGGCCGTCCCTGTATATCAGGGAAGTGTCCGGTTCTGCGGGCGGCTCCTCAGCGTGCCGTCTCGCCCTTGCTATAGCGCTCTGCAGCTTGCCCGGTTTGGACAGGAACCACTCGACGAACTTCGGAGACAGCCTTCCGTTCTCGTAAGAGACGTAGCTGTTCGCGTTGCCCTCGACCTGGCATACAACGACGCTCTCGTCAAGACGCTTTCCGGCCTCGTCGGCTTTCTGCATCGTGAAGAAGTTTCCGCTCTCGCCGTTGTCCACGTTGAACGACACGGACACTATGTTTCCGTCATCGTTTCGCGACACGTAGTTCTGGCTGAGCTTGTAGGTAACGTCGGCGTACGCTCCCTCGCCGGACTTGTCACGGAGCTGCTCGACCATCGGGCCGAACGTGTTGTCGAACGCCGTGCGGCAGGCGCCAATCTTGGCGATGGCGTCGGACTTGTCCACTTCGGGTTCAGCGACGAGACTGTTGCGACGGCGGCGCTCCAGCTCGGCCTGGGCCGTGTTCTTGGCGATTTCGCTCTGGGTAGGCTTGTTGCCGTACATAGAAGACGCCAGCACGGGTATCATGGTCTTGATTATGTCGTTGAAGCTGCCGTTGGACGGGTCGGTAAGCGCCTGGGCAACGCTTTCGTCGCCAAGCTTGACCTCTACCGGCGTACTTGCCGCGGCGGGTCTGTACATGAAGTCGACCTTCACCCCGCCTTCGACGTCGGAAACGATCGCGTCGAACACCATCGTCTTGTCGGAAATCGTCGAGAACAGGGTCATGACGACCTTCACGTTGTCGCCGACCTTGTCTATTTTCGAATCGGTGTAGTAGTTCGACGGGTCGATATGGGATATGTTTGCGCCTTCCACGTCCTTCGCGCCGGAATTGATGAGAAGCCTGACGAGGCCTCGTACTCCCTTGTCAAAATCGGTCACGAGCTTGTATGCAGGGACTAGCTTGCGGGCGAAGCTAACCGCACCTGCAACCGTGTTGAATGATTCCGAAGCGTATGCCGTCTTGCGACCGACGCGGGTCATATACTTCATCTCCGTACCGGCGCCGTCGTCAACAACGATGAAACCTTCTCCCGCGTGGGACGTGTCGCCGTCGACCGGGATGGATATGACGGGAAGCTTGGTACTGCCAAGCAGGTATACGACGGCGTGGTCGGTACTGTCGTCCGCCGTGTCGGCCACCTTGAACTCGACCGGGACATCGCTGACAAGGTTCGTGCTACCGGCGTTCGCCGACATCTCGACCCGGTGTCCCGCCTTCCTGTAGGCCGCCATGGTCGCGGCCACGTCGTCCGGATATTTTTCCGGCGGGTTCTCACCGAAATACACGACGAGGTTGCCCTTCGGCTTGTTGTCGATGTCGTAGTCGACCTCGTAGAGGGACTGGATGGTGGAATCGATCCACTCGTTCAGCGAATCGAGATCACCCAGGGCGGTAGTAGACTTGACCGAGCTGGTATTGACCTTACCGCCTTCGTCGGGGTTCGTGTAGCGCGTGAGAGCCAGCTTGCCGCCGTCTATGGTGAGACGGTAGAACATCGCCGGACGCTCGCCGCCCTGCAGGTAGCCAATGTCGACAGAGCACGACGTATTCTCGTTGAGCGGGGCGTCGAGAAGGGTGGAGAGCCGGCTTCCCGAGCTGCGCCCGAGAGTGACCGATTCACCGGTCTTCCTGTCGGAAACCACGATGTCGTCGGGATCGATGTTGGCGATTTGCGTCGGCGAGTTGAACACGTACTTGACCGCGTCGGCCGGAGACACCCCGGAGGCGACGAGTCTGGATAGCGCTACCCTGTTGTCCGTCAGGATTCCCTCGGCGGCTTCCTCGTCGTAGGCGCCCATCACGGTCAGATAGTTCTTCACCGCGTCAACGAGCTCCGGACTCGGGTACGACTGGTCGAGCAGTTGTCTCGGGGAAGCCTTCGGGAACTGTTCGAAATAAGGTTCGCCACGCTCCGACTGCATCGCGCCCTCGGCCGTCATGACGCGGGTCGCGATTTCGCGCACCGTGCGCACGTAGTAGGCGATCGCCTTCTTGACCCAGCCGAGGTCAACGTCGGATATTCCCGTGTCGGTAACATCGATACGTCGCCTGACGTTCTCGTCACGGAACACGATTTCCGTGTTGACCATATTGGACTTCATAACGAACAGGGGAGAGGTCGAGTCGGGTGTACGGAACTTTACGACGAATCCTCGGTCGGAAAGCGAGATGTCGTTCATATCCACCTTGATATCGCCCGCGTCGCACTCGGGCAGGCCTAGGATCTGATGGATAACTCGATATAGCACCTGCTTGTTGGTCGGCATAAGAAATTCCTTATTACTAACCGCAGTTTATATATTACGCCTCTTGGTACAGTATGAATGTCGCCAGACGGACAGCCATTATCACCACCCTTCTGACTTATAACCATATTCATGGCTCTTAATATCCTTACCGAAAATCAGGCCACCATAGAACACATCATAACCCTTCTCGACTTCCTGATAAGATTCGATTTTTTCGAGCGTAACCTTTTCCTTGCTGGTATCCTTTTCATAGCGTTCTCTAGCCTGGTTGATGGCGGCGGCAGTAAGAATGATGCTGCTAAAATTAGTCAGATTCGACAGCGTGAAACCTTTATAATTCCCATTCTCATCGAGAACCATCATAGCTTCCGCGTCCTTAATGGACATTTCCTTGTAGTTGGCTCCGCCATTGCAAATAAGATAGTTGTAGAAGAAACCGGTTACATTGTTCTGTTCAAGTGCGGCAATATCCTGTTCAAAGATCTTAACGAACTCGGGGTTGATCGGTTCCGCCTTCAAGTTTAGAGCCAGGTTCTTGGATGGCCTGCCCTCTTCCTTGAGGAATAACGTGATAGTCTTTTCAGGCTTTCCATAATCATTGAGGCCGTTAAGCCAACCACAACCGCTTACGCCATCAATGAGTTTACGACTGTATTTCAAAGTACATTCGGGTTTATGGTACATGAACCCAGTGACCTTAATGGAAAGGCCATACAGTTCTGCGATGTCAGTTTCCTTTATGGACACTTTCTGATTGATTGCATATTCTGTTACGGTTTTCATTTATTCCTCGCTTTAAGTGAATGAAAATTTAGTCAGGGCTCGGTTTCGAAAATCCCGTCGCGCTTCAGTATGTCCTCACGCGGGAGGAAGCCGATCCCGCGTACGTTCAGGCCATACCTGTCGAGAAGGTACAGGAGCTGTTCCCTGTGCGATTCGAGATAGTCTATGAACGAGTCGTGCTGGTACTTGTCGGATTCCCTCGTATGGAACTGGTGCTTGACCCCGCTGGGCCCCAGTGGGAGCGCAATGACCGGTATCGCCGTGTAGAAGCACTCCATGCCGATAAAGCCGTCCTCGCCTCCCCACGTCCCGTGGAAGTCGCTCAGGAACGTCTCCTCCCTTCCGTAGAGGGTATTGTTGATACCGCGCAACTTCAGGACGGCTTCCCTGTTCATGCCGAAGTTGCACGTCCATACCACGCCGGAATCGACGAAGTAGCATTCCTTCTCTACGGGAGTCGCCCGATCGAAGAACACGGATATCTGGCTATCCGGCCTTAGTCTTTGGTCAGCCCAGTCATGGATGAACTCCTTGCGCTGTCCCACCGACACGGCGGGCGAACCGCAGTCCAGCGCCGCGACGTGCTCCTTGACGAGATCCGGCTCGGGTAGGCAGTCGCCGTCGGTGAACACCACGGCGTCGTATCCGTTATCCAGCATGTAGTTGATGGCTAGTTCCCTGACGTGTCCGGCGAGGAACTGGGATTCCCCGTAGACCATCTGGGGATGCCCGATGCGATCAGGCATCTTGTTGACGATGACAAGCTCGACGGACGCATTTCCGGAAAGCAGCTTCCTGCATTCCACGATATCCGATGCGGGCGGCCTGTCCAACATGTAGAGGACACGATCGGGCTTTACCGACATCGCGCAGAGGTCGGCAAGCATGCGGGGCAGGTACTTCACCTGTCCCTTCGACGGGATAGCAAGGAGCGTCCTCATGGAGCTTCTTTCACGATCTCATCGACCGTGCTCGCGGACTTGGCTAGGTCCTCGGTGGCATATCCCTCGACGCCGGGCGCCGGCTCCCTGCGGAAGTCCAGCTTGGCCGTGTTCTTCAGTATGTTATAGAGCTGGTCTGACATTTTGTATTTCTTCTTGTGGATTCTGAGCGACTTGAAAATATTCCCGTCCTTCCCGCGTGATACCGACGCCGATATGTCGGCATAGTACTCGACAAGGTCGTATAGAGTCATCCCGTCGTGGAATTTTTTAAAGTGTTCCGGATGGTGCGAATTGTTCCTGTAGTGGTGGCCGAGGAACGGGGCCATCCTGACCTTGTTTTCCTCGTACGCCTTGGTTCCGTATTTCAGCTTCGCGAGGTCAGGCGTGTACTTGTCGAAACCAGGTTTTTCCGGCGGGAGGAGCTTGGTACGGTCGTGCAAGTGGCCGCGCCTGATAATCTTCGTTGCGAAATTCAGGAGGCGTTCGAAGACGGCATCGATGTGCTTCGTTGTCTCCGGCGTAGAATCGGGTACATTTTCCATACCGTAAATATAACAAATATACAGTGAATTGTCAATAGCAAAACGCCCCGCCGTTACCGGCGAGGCGCTTTGGCTTGCTATATGGACTACTAGCAATTCTGTTTACGCTTGACCAACCTACGGGACAAGAATCCGCCGAAAGACGCCAGTGGCCAGGACACTAAGGCCACCAGCGTCCCCGCGCATACCAGCAAAGAGTATAGCGCGAAGTACGGATGCGCGTAGCGAAATAGGTTAAGCGGACGTTCTTCCGAGTAACGCTCGTTGAACTTGGCGCACGACATGTCCTTCACGACAACGCCGTCACCATTGAGCGATATCACGGCAGACTGGATATACGTGCCGTCCGGCTGCACGATGGCTACGTCGGCTGTACAGGAGCCTCCGGTTGCCATACCGGTGAAGAACCGGGCCATACCGTAGACGGACGGCGCGACCAACGCGATATAGGCAAGCAGGCAGGCAAACAGGATGGCCTTGTTACGGCCATTCCGGTTCGACGGCGTTCTGTTTTCCATATCGTAAGCTTCGCCCATTACTGGTCTCCGTCGTCGCAAACGAGGCCGCGGTCGCGGACGAGCTTGCCGAGGCCGGCGTTCTGGTAGCCGTCGCCGACCGCCTTGAACGACCACGTCCTGCTGGCGTCGTCCTTGATGAGCTTGGCCACGAGGATTGCGGTATCTTTCGGGTAGTCATCAGGGAGGTTAAAGCGGAGCTCGTCTCCGGAGCCGTCTGGGTTGCCGTTCGCGTCGGTGGCAATAAGGCGGCAGTAAGCCTTTTTGACCATTCCGAACGTCTGGTTACGGGTCTTCCAACGGTGGATGGTAACCGTGATGTCGACCTCGGTGACGCGCCTGGGCATCTTCTCGAAATCGAAGAAGAGCGTCTCGTCGTCCTCGTCGCCGTCGCCGCCGGAGAGGCTGTCACCGCCGTACTTCACTGCGCCGGATACGTGGACCTTGTCGTCGCTTTGCATACCGTAGAACACGACATCGTCGTCGGAAGCGCACTTCCCGTTGGAACCGAGAAGAAACGCCGACGCGTCAAGGTCGATGTTCTGCGTACCGCACTGCCAACCGAGGCCAATCTTGGCATACTTGACTCCCTTTTTCAAGGAAATCACGTTGCCTTTGGAGAGAGTAAGTGCCATTGACAATTACCCCTTGAACGAAGTGGCGTACGCGCCGAGGTCGTTGTTGGAACCCTCGCCCACGGCCTTCATCTTCCATTCGTCATTGTGGCGATAGATGTCGGCCACGCGGATTGCGGTGAATCCGGAGTAGTCCTCGGTGAGGTCGAAGCGGAACTCTTCGGAGTTCTTTCCGCCGGTAGTGTCGACGAGACGCACGAAGGCGTTGTTGACCTGGCCGAAGTTCTGGTGGCGTGCGGCGGCCTGGTAGATGTTGACCACGATGGCAATACGGGCAATGTTGGCCGGCATCTTGCTGAAGTCGATCTTGATCTGCTCGTCGTCGCCGTCGCCTTCGCCGGTGAGGTTGTCACCGGAATGCACGACCGCGCCGGACGAGTGCTTCTTGTTGTTGAAGAAGATGAAGTCGCCGTCACTCGCGAGATGACCCTTGTCATCAAGGAGGAAAGCCGCAGCGTCGAGGTCGAAGTTGTCGCCTGCGCCGGACTTGATGTCCCAACCGAGACCGATCAGGGCCGTCTGAGTGTTTTTGTCGAGTGCGTGGTTTTCGCCTTTGGTAAGATTGATCATGATGATTTACCTCTTGTTGTTGATGAATTTCTTGAGCTTGCCGACCACCTCGCTCGGGTAATCGGCCGTAAGGGACTCGCCGACCGCCGTGAACACCCATTCGGAATTCTGGCGTTCGAGCTTGCCGAGAATAAGAGCGGTGTCATTGGGGCTCAGGTCGGTAAGGTCGTAACGGCAGAGCTCGGCGTTCCCGTCGGCATTGACAATACGGATGTATGCCTTGGTGAGGTCCTTGAAGGACTGCTTGCGGGAGGACGCCTGGTAGATGTTCATGAAGAACACGATGGTCTTGATGTTGTTCGGGACCTTGTCCAGACGGACATCGATGACTTCGTCGTCTTTGTTGCCGTCACTGCCGGTGAGGTTGTCGCCACCGTGCGCGACCGCTCCGGACGAGTGGTTCTTGTGGTTGAAGTAGATCAGGTCGGAGTTATTGCACCTGCCATCGAGGTTGATGAGGGCGCAAGACGCGTCAAGGTCGTATTCGAACGGGGAAGTGGGGCCCCTGCGCGTACGGGTGACGGTCTTGGTGACGAGCGAGCCGCCGAAAATCGAGCGGAACAGGTTGCCGATAGACTTGACCGGGACTTCCTCGGTGTAGGTCTCCTTGCTATTCTTGTCCTTGATAGCCCAACCCATGCCGAGGAAGATATGGGTGAGGCCGTCGGATTCCTTGGAGAGGTTGAGGGAACCGCCCTTAGAGAGTGAAAGCATATGCTATTTCCTTGCGAGAGCCAGCTTGGCAACGGATGCCACTGGGATGATTGTGAACGAGAGCACCGCGATAATCAACCATTCGGTGAAGCCGAACGGGATGCAGCTGAACATCTTGGAAATCGTCTGGCACACCGGGTTATTGAGCACGCCGACATTGATGATCAAGGCCTGCACAAAAGCGATGATTACGAGCACCTTCAGGAAACCCGGATTTTCAGCCAAACGCGAGAAGATGGCGAAGCGGTCGGAACGCACGTTGAATCCGTTCCAGAGTGCGCTCCAGATAAAGAACGCGAAGAATGCCGTGTTCATCTGGAGGACGGAGTCGAAACGGGTCGTGAAGAACGGAACCTTGAGGAACACGAATCCGAGAGCGATAATCCAGACAGCCGGAATAATTACGGAGCCGACCATGGACTTGTCGATGATGGAGTCTTCGCGGTTGCGCGGCTTCTCTGTCATATACTTCGGGAGAGCGGGTTCGGAACCGAGCATTATGGATCCGAGGCCGTCCATCACAAGGTTAACGAAAAGGAGGTGGACAACGGTAAGGGGAGGTTCGCAACCGAAGAGCGGTGCGAGGAGGGTCACACCGACTGCGGCGACGTTAATGGTAAGCTGGAACTTGACGAACTTCAGGATGTTGTGAAAAATCGTACGACCGAACCACACTGCATCCTTGATGGAGTTGAAGTTGTCGTCGAGGATGATCAGGTCGCCCGCTTCCTTGGCGGCTTCCGTACCGGAACCCATAGCGAAACCGACGTCGGCACGCTTCAGTGCGGGAGAGTCGTTGACGCCGTCACCCGTCATACCGCAGACGAGGCCCATTTCCTGGGAAATGCGGACCATGCGGGACTTGTCGGTCGGGAGGGCACGGGCGATAACGCGGATATCCTTGAGAATCTTCTTGACATCGTCGTCGGACATCGTGGCGAGGTCGGAAGAAGAGAGGACTATATCCTTGGTGCTCTTGACGAGTCCAGCGTCCTTGGCGATTGCGCGGGCCGTCTCGAGACGGTCACCAGTAATCATCACGACCTGGATTCCGGCGTTCTGCATGGCCTCGATAGCAGCCTTGGCTTCAGGGCGGACGTCGTCACGGATGGCGGCGACGGCGATGAGAGTCAGGTTGTCGTGGATGACGTTTTCTTCAAGTTCGGCGTCGCAGTACGCGAAAGCGAGCATGCGCATAGCCTTGTTGGCCATTTCATCAATCTTGGCGTTGATCGCATTCATGTCGACGTCGTCAATGTTGCCGTTCATGTCCATGAACTTGGTACACTTGGCGAGAATCTTTTCGGGGGCTCCCTTGTACACGAGGGTGCCGTCGGCGAGCTTGGCCTGGGAGAACTTGTTGGCGGAGTTGAATCCCTGCATGGCGGTAACACCGACGGAGCATCCGTGGTAGTTGTCCATGCCGATATAATTCATAAGTGCGTGTTCAGTGGCATTGCCACCGATGACGGCGCCCTTGCGGTCAAAAGTGGACTGGGTGTTGCGGGCGATGCAATTGATGAGCTTATCCGACATCCCAGTGGAATTTCCCTTGCCGTCAAAGAGCTCGACAACCTCGAGGTTGCCCTTGGTAATGGTTCCGGTCTTGTCGGAGAACTGGATATTTACCGCGCCGGCCGTCTCAATGCCCTGTGCCTTGCGCACCAGGACGTTATGGTCGAGAAGCTTGGAGGTATTCTGCATCAACACGAGGGAAATCATCAACGGCAGGCCTTCGGGCACGGCGCATACCACGATAAGGATAGCGAGGTCTGCTGCACGGATGAAGGTGTTGAGCACGTGTTGCCATCCCATATCGACGAACTCGCCCACGCCGCCCGCGCTGAGGATGCCGGTAACGAGGTAGAGGATAACGATAAGAGCTGCGGAAATGTAGCCGAAAACGGAAATCTGGTTAGCGAGCTTGGCGAGCTTGGTCTTGAGTGGGGAATCCGGTTCGTCGCCGGACATTTCCTCGGCCATCTTGCCCATCATAGTCTTGAGGCCAACTTTCTGGACCTTCATGAAGCCGTCGCCGTCGTACACGATGGCGCCACGGAAGAGGGAAGACTTGTCGACGAACGTGTCGCCGGTAATTTCTTCGGGAATTACGCCGTTCTCGTCGGCTTCCTTGTGACATTCCTCGGCTTCACCGTTGAGCGCGGAGTTGTCGACGCGAAGTTCGCCCTGAATGAGGGTGCCGTCTGCGGGAATCTTGTCGCCGGACTGCAGGTGGACGATGTCATCGACAACCACGTCGTCAAAGTCGACGGTCTGCGTGGATCCGTCGCGGATCACCTTGGCCTTGTCCTTTTCGGTACGGTTCTTGAGGTCGCGGTACTTGCCGTCGGACGAAACCGCCGTCTTCGCGGAAATCGTCGCCACGAGGAGGACTGCCACCATGGTGCCGATCGGCTCGTAGATGGTCTGCTCGATGCCGGCGTTGGGGAAGATGAACTTAGCCACCCACAAGGCAAGCATAAGGCCTGCGATGGCGAGGAGGATACGAATCATCGGGTCGCTGAAGGACTCCTTGAACTCCGCCCAGAAGGTGGTCGGTTCCGTATCCGGAATCTGGTTCGTGCCGAATTTGGCACGAGACTGAGTAACTTCATTCGAAGTCAATCCGTTAAGCTGCATATTGTATATCCATATAGTTGTGGCGGCCGGGGTTGGACGCCGCAATAATTATAGCATACAAAATCATCATCGTCAATAGCTTTTTGTAAAAAAAAATAGAAAAAAGTGTCGCCCGGAGGCGACACTTAGGGGATAACGGAGTTTCCTGCCTGATTAGGACAAGCTGTCGATGAAGTTCATGACGTCGGCATCGTTGGCGACCTGAGCGGTGTCGCGGCCGTTGACGATTGCGTCGACGCGCTGGGCTGCCTGCTGCTCGTCCTGCATCTTCTGGACAATGCCGTCGATTTCGCTGAACGTGTTGTTGATGTCGATCATGCCAGATTCGCTGATGAGGGCCTGGTTCTGGTACATCGTGATCTTCTGACGGAGCATGGTGGCCTTCATATTGATCACGCTCTTGTTGAGCTTGAGATGCTTGAGGATCTTGTCAACGCGCTTGATCATGGTGTCCATGCTTTCCTTCTGGTTAGCCATCTCGTCAACGAGCTTCTTCTGCTCGACGTAGGTGGCTGCGGCGAGCTGCATATCCTCGTCTTCGTTCGGGTTCTTGCCTTGCTTGACAAGATTGTTCTTCAGTACTTCGCACGAGGTCTTCATGCGGGTAAGTTCCTGCTTGGCCTTGTCATAGTTGCGGTCGAACTCGATCTTCGCGGCGTTGAGCTTCACAGCGTTCTGGGCCTGCTTGTCCAAGGCGTCGATAGTATCCTTCTCGACCGCCTTCAGCTGGAGTTCAACGCTAATGAGTTTGTTGAGACCATCATCGACGACGACCGCGCCGATGTGGAGAATTTTTTTGAGGGTATTAAGAATTCCCATAGTGTTTTTCCTTTGATCAAAGTACGGCACCGTTGCCGTCCAACATAAATTATAGCATTTTTCAAGTTCGGCGACAACAAAATGACTAATTTCAAAAATATGGTCTACAATTTCGTCGTCAACGTCAACAACAGGCCCGACCTGGTCCGTCCTACCGACGGGAGCCACTTCCACGTGTTCGAGGGAGTTCCTCTGTACCTGGGCTACAAGCAAAACGAGCACCATTGGACTACCGAGTTCGCCTGTACGCAGGCGGCTCCGCTAATGCTCACTACGGCCGGCATGGAATGGTCGTCGAGCCACTTCAGGAAAGTCGACTACCGGAGCGAAGACGGCAAGCACGACCTGTCGTACTATACATTCGACCGCCCCTGCGTCATCAGCTGCAAGTCGCTGTTCACCGGCAGGGAGAAACACGGCGCCGATATGGAATGCCTATTCGGCGGCGCGATGAGCGTCCCGACGACGGCGTATCACCAGATTTTCTGCGGGTCGCACACCTGTTGCGTACTCGATAACAGGGAATCGATCACCGACAAGGTTCTTATCCTGAACACGGACTCGGAATCCATTCCGCTCGTCAGGGTGCTCCTCGCCTACTACAGGACAGTCTACTATATGGACAACCGGACGCACGTCTCGCTGAAGCATCACATACGCCCGTTCTGGTTCATGGACCCGACGCAGGTCGACTTCATGTCGCTGATGCTCGACATAAACTGGATTGCCGGCAAGCTCAAGCAGAACTTCAGATAGGAATTGAATATGAGCATATACGTAGTCGGGTCGTCGAAGAACATGTTTCCCGAACTGGATGCGGGGCGCGAGAAGTTTCTCGTGGACGTTCCGCACGACGGCGACAATATCGACTTTCTCAACAAATGGTACTGCGAGCTGACCGGCCTTTACCATATGTGGAAGCACTCCACGTCGGAAATAGTCGGCCTCGAGCACTACAGGAGATTCTTCGCCTCCCCGAAGCACAACAAGACGAGGATGACGCTGGACGAGGCGTCCGAAATATTGAAGACGCACGACATCATAATGTGCAACTACACCCACGTCAAGGGTTTCAGCGCGTACAAGTATTTCATCCGGGCCGGAAAGATAGACGACCTGCTCGCCTGGGCGGACATACTTGACGAGAAGTACGACGGCCTCGGAAAGATGCTGTTATCCTACATGGGCGAGCGCACTCTCCGGCAGTGCAACATGTTCATCGCCCGCCGCGAACTGATGGCCGAATACTGCGAGTGGCTGTTCCCAAAACTGCGGCTGTTCGACGAGTTCCACGGAATCGACGAGAGCAACTTCCGGATAGACGGGTATCTGGCAGAACACATTTTCGGGCTGTGGGCCCGTCTCAGGAAGCTGAAGGTGTATACCGCGACGAAGGTCGAGATACACTATATGGTCATGTCCGGGGCAACGATTTAGCGTTTCGCCGACAATATAGAGTCGACGCTTATCGACTGGTCGCCGATGGAGAACTTTTCGCCGTCGAAAGCGACGCCGACGCTCTGGAGCATAGTCTTGAGCGGCACGTAGGCCTCCATCCACCAGGTGTCCAGTATCTTCGCACGGCAGACCAGCTTCAGTTTATTCGGGCATTTCATCGTGTAGCAGAAGTCGTCCAGCTTGTCCAGGAATACGCCTTTCATTCGGTTCCTTTCCTTGTCGAGATTCCGCTGGTAGCCGGCCCTAGTGTGCGATCGCGACACGTGCTTGTGCTCCCTGATGTAGATTTTTTCGATTGCGTCGAAACATACAGCAAGGATATCCTCCACGGTAGGCGCCTGCCATTGGTCGACCAGACGCTCCTGTTCCTTCTCGTGCGCCTCCTCGGCACGAATCTCGGCTATGTCCCGGCCGAATAGCGATTCATAGTCGAGACGCCCGTCGCGGTATCTCGGTAGGTCCAGTCGCATCAAGCGTCGCATAAACCTGTAATCTCGCCGGAATTGCTCGAAACATAACCGCTCGCTGACTTCGTCGTCCTCGGGTACGCTCGCTATGCATCCTCCCATTCGCCAGGTATTCCTCGGTTTCATATTTCTCGGCTTCAACGTGGTCATGTCCTTTTCGCCGTCGATGACCTTGTCGATGTAGTCGGGGTCGGGCGGTTTCGGGCTACGGCGCGGTAGGCTCGCCTTGGAACGTTCCACGTACGCCCGCTGCTCGGGCGTCATCTCCGATATGCACTGCGGCAGGTGGGGCATCGACCCCCATATTTCCTTTTCCATCTGGGTTCTCCTTTCTCTGGAACACGTATTCCTTATTCTTCCTGTAGCCGTAATATAGGAATCCGTAACGTTCCATGAAACGGCACAGGTCTACCTGGCCCTGCGTACGCATGTAGATAGTGAAATAAGTCTCGTCCACCTTGTTGCGCTTCGCTTCCGAATCCACGATGCGCATAAACATCGAACCGATGCCGCAACCGGATTCGGATATCTTGAACGTGCATATCTTGAGACGTCGCTTCGGCGGCAGGTCGCCGATATCGGAATAATCCTCGGTTTCGTCCTCGACCTTGGTATGGAGGAAACCCGCCAGCTTGTTGGATGCGTCGAAAACCACGTACGCAGTCGCGTCCCGCTTTCGCTCGAACCACTCGTTGAAGCCGGGGTAATCCTCGCGCAGGGAGTCGAAGAACGTGTCGAACAGGTCGATATTCTTGAACGGGGCCGGGAGCGGGATGAACCTGCTCCAAACCATGACGTCGTTTATCCGCATGCACACGGGCTTGGCAATGTTTCCGACTTCGCGGATGATGTCGCTGCCCAACGTCCCCAGTACGTCGCAAAGGCGGTCGTTGTCAGGCATTCCATCTCGGTCGTCGACCTTGAGCTCGATTGTAATTGTCCTCATGCGAATCAATATAGCCATGGGAAATTTGAACTTCAACCATCTCGGATCTATATTTTGGCAACACTTTCGGAAGGACTCCAAAATGCCACATTACTGCCCCGCCATAGAGAATTATCTGAACAGCCAACCAACCGCGACCGCGCCGTACTCCGGCGACCCGGTTCGCGTAGTCGAACTCTTCGCGGGAGTCGGCGGGTTCCGCATCGGTCTCGAACGTGCGTCCGACCGGTTCAAGACTGTGTGGAGTAGCCAATGGGAGCCGTCAACCAAGAAGCAGGACGCTTCCGAGGTGTACGTGGCTCGTTTCGGCAAGAAAGGCCACTCGAACGAGGACGTATGCAAGGTCGGCGTAGACCAGATTCCGGAAGCCGATATGGTCGTGGGAGGTTTCCCTTGCCTTACCGGTGACACCTTAGTCTGGACAGATCGTGGACAGATTCCGTTAAAAGTAGTTGTAGTCGGTGATAAGGTGTTGTCGCACGACAAATCCTATCAGCCGGTTACAAAAGTATTTGATCAAGGCATCAAGAAAGTATACACCCTAACTTTGGATAGCGGAATAACCATCGTTGCGACTGGCAATCACCGATTTGCCACGTTTGGACTAGAATGGATAACGGTAGATGAAATTAAATCAGCAAATAAAGATATTTACTTGTCGTGTGTTGACGACAACCAAATACAATATTTTGACAAGGTCGTAAACGTTGTTGAATCTGGCGAAGCCCAAGTATACGACATTGAAGTAGAAAATACTCATTCGTTCATCGCCAATCATATGATTACCCATAACTGCCAAGATTACAGCGTCGCTTCCACTCTCAACCGCTCCGGCGGTATCGAGGGGAAGAAGGGTGTACTCTGGTGGGAAATCTACCGCATCCTCAAGGACAGCAAGCACAAACCGAGCTACTGCATATTCGAGAACGTAGACCGTCTCCTCAAATCCCCGGCAAAGCAGCGGGGTCGCGACTTCGCGATCATCCTCGCCTCTCTCGCCAACCTCGGCTACGATGTTGAGTGGAGAGTCATCAACGCGGCCGACTACGGGATGCCGCAACGACGGCGCCGGACGTACATGGTAGCCTACAGGAACGACGGCGACCTTGCCACGAAGATGCGCAGCCAGTCGGCCGAGGTTGCCATATATAACGGCGTGATCGGCACGGCGTTCAAGTCGAAGCCGTCGGCAAAGTCCAAGATGAACGCATTCTCCCTCGATGATGATCTCGTCAAGGTCTCCGACGAGTTCAACAAGGGGAAGAAGACCTCCCCGTTCCTCACGGCGGGCATACTACGCGACCGCCTTGTGACCACCGTGGATGTCGACTCGTGCTACGTGGGGCCGAGCATAACTCTCGGCGACGTTCTCGTGGACGAGAAGGACGTGCCGGCCGAGTTCTTCATCGACAGCAAGGACCTACCGAGATGGCAGTACCTGAAAGGCGGGAAATGCGAGAAGCGAGTGACTTCCGAGGGATACGAGTACAACTACACCGAGGGCCCGATGGCGTTTCCGGACAACCTAGGCAAGCCGTCCCGTACTATCATCACCGGCGAAGGCGGTACGGCGCCGTCCAGGTTCAAGCACGTAATACTGACCCCGTCGGGTCGCTACCGCAGGCTGATGCCAATCGAGCTGGAGCGGCTCAACATGTTCCCCGACAACCACACCGAGGGAGTGACGGACACTAAAAGAGCGTTCCTCATGGGGAACGCCCTGGTTACCGGCATCGTCGAGAAGATAGGCCGGTCGATGTCGACGTGGATTGACGCGGCAACGTAATGCCGGCGTCCACAATCCTGTCAATGCTACCTTTTTGCTATCGATTCCATTTTGAGGGGAACCTGCATTACAGGGACACGCAGAACCTTTTCCCGCACCGAGAAACATTCCTCGTGTATGATCTCCTTCGGCTTGCACTTGGACACAAACTCCTGGCGTACCTTCGCTATAACGTCGTCCGACGAAATGTGAAACGAGGCTATGCGGGTTATAAGCAGCTCGGCATCTGCCTCGCTAGAGAACTTGGTAGCCTCGCTTATGTTCTCGGTGGCGTAGAGCGCGTGTTCGGCACTCGGCTCATTGAACGATTCGGCGTAGTACCTGTCGTTCTCTCCGACCAGCACGTAGATTGTATCCGTTTTCGAATATAAAACTTTCAACTGATTCTGATACAGGTTATTTTGCATAATGTCTCCATTTTTCTGCAAAATATAGCAAACCGAACAAAAAACGGCACCGGTGACCCGGTACCGCTTTTGAAATCAGTCGACCGGTTAGTTCATGAGATTGTCGATGTTGATCTTCATCCAGGATAGCAGCTTGGCCGTGTTGCTGGGTTCCTTCGTCTCCGGAAGGTCGGACGGGTCAACCCAGGCGAACTGGCGGAGATACGTGCCACGCGCAGTCTTTTTGGACTTGACAGTCACGATGTTAGTGAGGCGGTTGAGCTCGACCGTGATGGTGCGTGTATCGTGGGTGAAGGACAGAATGATTCTTCTATCTTCCTCGGTTTCGTCGGTTTCCTCGCTGTCTACTACCTCGTAGTGCCACATATCGGCCGGTAGGTGCATGATGAGGTCGATGAGACCGGACGGGAGGTCGTTATTGTCAATACCGGATTTGCGGTCTTTTTCCTCGGGTACCGGTATGTGATGCGGCTGAGCATACATCGGGCACGGCATTGCCGGCGGCGGACTGAACGGAGTCGCCATCGGACTAAATCCCGGTTTAGGTTGCTCGGGGGTTTTCAAGAAATCCGTGTTGAACTTGCTTGATGCAATGCTGGTTTCCGAGACCGATTTAGCGTATTCTTCCTGGGTGAGCTTGCGGATTTTGTCCGTCTGAAAATCGACCACGAGTTGGGAATCGACGTCCACGCCCTTGCCTTCGAGGACAGGGTCTACGCCGTCCTTAGTGAAATGGATATCGTGTGCGGTGACGTAGCGCCTCACATTGTCAACGCTTGGGTTGTCGAACTCGTTCGGCTCGTCATTATCGGCGTGCCAGTCGACCCGTTTGCCGCCGAGGTCCTTCATATAGATGTCTTCAAGCGGGCTCTTCACTTTGGCGCGGGATTCCGACTTCTCCCTGGCTGGGTGGATGTCGTTTTCGACAGGTTTGTCGGGGACGTTCTGCAGGGTGGCGTGCAGGTCGACATTGGTTTCCTTGGCGAACCGCTCGAACATCTTAATGAACTCCTCGAGCGTGTCGCGGTTTACGCGGATCATCGCCTCGCAAGTCTTGTTGTCGACCTTCGAGCATTGTTCGTCACCTTCCCATCTCAGCGTTTCAATGGTGCTGGCAAGCAGTTCGATGTTGGACTTGATGTTGGAAATCATCGTTGCGGATACCCACACGTCGTTGGTGTTCTCGGCAACTTCGCGCTCGTTTGCGGTGGCTGCGTTGCGCATCTCGTCGAGCTTTTCCGCTTCGTCGTCCTTTTTGTAGTCTGGCTGTATCATTGGGTCGTGTTTCTCCTGTGTGGTTGGTGTGCATTCGGGTTTCGTTACCCCGTACTTGATTGTCATGCCGGCATCCCACGGCGGCGTTTCATACGTGTAGGAGTGCAAGCCGTCGCGCTTCTTCGGGGGTTCGGTAAGTTCGATCGAAACACCTGGGGCGAGCGGGCTCCTCATGGAACCCATAATGCGGGTTTCCATGTTTTTGTGCAAGCTGTCAACCATCATCTTGGCATGAATGCCGGACAGCCTATCATCTTTCACCTGAGTCTGGCAAGTACCCCACGGACTGAATCCGTCGGGAAGTACCGAACTCATATTGCCGGCCATTTTCTCCTTGGCGACTGCTGCTTCGTACGCCTTGATGTTCTCGTTGTAGGCCTTCATAAATTCGGCCGACGCCTCTACGGGCGCCTCGACAACCGGAATTTGTTCGGACGGCGTGTTTGGCGCGAGGTTCAGGTGGTCGTCCGACAGCCGTTCGTTGTCATTCGGCCGTTGCGTGGGCTTGAGTTCAAGCGCTTGCTTCTTGGTATACCACGGGTCAAACGACGCCCCTGTGGCCTGTTGGAGTCGGTCCGGCCAATTCCGGCCGATATCCCCGACATTGACGCGCAAGGGGGCGGGTTCCGTGTAGTTACTGTGTTCTGTCGCCATGCGGCTTCCTCGGTGTTTGGTTTAACATCGAGGAAATTAGTTCATTTGTCCTTCGGGCGGAACCTGTGTATCAGCCACAGAATCCATGCGCAGAATACCAGCGCCGTCCCGTAGTTGAAATACAGCTGGTATTGCCACACGCCGGTCGTTAGGTTGTTGTCCAGGACGAATAGCCCGCACCCTATGTTGGCGCAGAACGACATGAGCACGTACGGGAGGGATACCCCCTCCGACGAGCGTTTGACGTAAATTTGTATGATTATGGGCAGGTTGCACAGGGCGAATAGTATGGCGCCGATAGTCCCGCCGTAGGGGGCGACCGCGCCTAGAAGCGGTCGAAGGAGTTCTGTCATGCGAGCAGTTTATGCTTTGCCGGTAGACCCAAAACCGCCCCTGTCCTCGCCTTCGAGGTTGCCGTCGACGAACGGGAACTTCGGCTGAATTTCCATGAGGCGGAACTGGCAGATACGGTCTCCCTTCTCAATGACGGTGTCCTCGGTGGCGTACACGGGCATCTTCCACCAGTCGTTGGGGCCGCAGTATGTGTGGTCGACCACGCCGACCGAGTTGGTCTGGATAATGTGCCAGTTCTTGAACGTGGAGCTGCGCGGGGCGATGTGCGCCTCATATCCTTCGGGAAGCTGCATAGCGACACCAAGGTGGATGGTCTTGAACTCTCCCTTCTTCAGTTCGACGCGTTCCGCCGCACTGAGGTCGACCCAGTCACCCTTGTTGGTGTATTGCAGACGCTTAACCGTGTCGTCGAGATATTTAACGATAATCGATTGTTGCTTCTCTTCTATAGGATTGCACATAGTTTTTCCTTTTTGTTTAAATGTACAAAATAATTAATAGATATACAAGAAAGGCCGGTCCCAACCGGCCTGTAAATTAAGGATTCACGAAGTGGAGGAAGTAATCCTTGTTGGCGTCGTAGTAGTCGTTCCACATTCCAATCACCAAGTCGAGGGTGTCGTCATCCGTATCGTCCATCGGGATCGACTTGTCATAATGCGGCGACGCAACGGCGAAGTTTTCTTCCCCGATGTCTTTCATGACGATATAATCGTTGCTCTTTCCGGCCCTAGCGATCCAACCCGTAAGAAGATACTTAATCCACGATATTAAAGACTGGTTCCCTACCAACGTATTCGGCATGTCCATTCCGGTATTGAACGACAATATCCGCAGATGACCATTGTATTCCGAGCACTTCAATCCGGCGTTCAGGACGGCCACGGGACAGTTCGCCCAGAGTCCGCCGTCCGCGAAGCTCTTGCCGTCCTTGACAATAATGTCGAAGAACGTAGGGGCGGCCGTGCTGGTGAGGATGGCGAAAGACTTAGGGACATCCTTGTCACCCAGGTCCCATACCTTCTCGACGCTCTTGCCGTTAGTATACGTGGTCGGAATGAAAATGGGTTTTTTCCAATCGCCGACGTTACCCTTGAACTTTTCTTCCAGAATCGACTTGAGGAACGTATTGTCGTATGGAGGGCACGTTGGCTTGACGCGCTTGTACCACGGGTACTTCGTGAAAATCTTTTTCAAGTTGTTCCTGTATAGGTCGAACAGGTCGTGGGCGGAATAACCCTCGTCGAGACCGCCGGCAATGATCGCACCCGTCGACGTGCCCGCGAACGCGACGGCGCAGTCGCCGAGCTTCTTTCCGATGTCCTGTTCGAGTCGGCACATGAAGGCGAGCGGGCCTATTCCGAGCGCCCCACCGCCGTTAATGCTGATAGCCAGACACGGGCTCATCGGCGAACCCCGTGTTTATCATCGTCTTCGAGCGTCTGTGCGGCGCTATTGAATCCGTAGCGGGCATAACACGCCGTGTTGAGGGTATCTTCGTTAAGACCCCACCCGTTGGTAACCAGCACCAATTCGGGTTCGGTAAACAAGTTGTGATCAAGCAATTCCTGGTACAAGGCATTGACGTCCATGGACTCATAATCCTTGGCCCCATACCCATATCCTTCGAAACAGGCCTTGGCGAGCTGGCTGACTGCCTCGGCAAATGCCGGGTTGTCGGTGCTTGACTTGGCGATGTCGGATACCTTGTCGGCAAGGGAAGCGTCGGGCTCGTTGAAGTTCGGGACAATGTTGATGTCGGTATATCCCTGTCCCTGAAGTTCCTTGTACAGGTCGGACTGCTCTGGGTTTAACATGGGCCGGCAACCTTCGATATAGGCCGGTTCGGCGGTAGAATGCTGGCCGACATGGGAATAGCAGCCCAGGGAACCATCCGGTCGCGTGTCGTCGAGCATGACGGCGAGTTCGTTTCCGTCGTCCTCGGTGCAGAAGAAGATATTCGTCTTGTCCATCTGAAATGTCCTTTTTCGCTTCCAACGCAGTTTATAATCCTGTAATAGTTCATGGTTTGCTATATTTGAGGATATGGAAAAGAGTTGCGGATTCATAATCGTAAAGAAAGGCACGGGCAAGATCCTAGCGTGCCACCCGACCGGACGGCAGGCGGGCGAACACTCGATGGACATACCGAAGGGACACCTGGAGAACGGGGAGACACCGCTGGAGGCGGCAAAGAGGGAGCTCATGGAAGAGACCGGTCTCTCTATACCGGCGGAAACCGAAATCTTCGAAATAGGCGACCGTCGCTACCAGTCGAAGAAGCGTCTGCACCTGTTCTCCGTGGAAATGGACTTCGACCTAGAAACCCTGCACTGCGACGCCACTTTCGTAGACAGCTTCGGCAACGTCAAGCCGGAGAACGACTCGTTCGCCCTGACCGACTGCCCCGAGATGTTCTTCAAGAACCTGTCGCCCTACGTGAAGGAGGAAATGGAGCGCAGGCGGCTTCAGACGACGTCCTTCTCGACCGACTGCACTAAGCCGAGCCGTATGGCCGTGTCGACGCCGAAATAGGTGTCCTTGGCCATAATGACGTCCGCGTCGTTTGGGTCGACGCCGGCCGACACCAGCAGTTCCTTGAACATCCTGTCATAGTTGTCCATTTCCAGGAACATCGTCTTGAGGTCCTTGGCCGTGTACGGCGTATCCTCCTCCAGCCCGTCGTAGCGTGCGCTGTGAGTCATTATCCGTGCGCTGGGGTAGGCGGTGCGCTTGTTCGCCGCGAGAGCTATGTATATCCCCATGGAGTAGGCCTTCCCCGTTATGACCGAGTGTACGACCACCCCCCTGGACTGGATTATGCGGATTGCGTCGATTAGCCTGAAGCCTTCCTCGATGGACCCGCCGTAGCTGTCTATGACGAGCGTGACCTCACTGGTCTCCGGGTCTAGCCGGCCCAGTTCCTCTATCACGGGTGAAATCGTCTCTTCGCTTATCTGACCTACAAGCCTTACGATCTGTGTTTCCATGGGCCGCCTCCTACCTGCAGTTTAGTCCAATGGCCACTCGTATCGACGCCTGTCCCGAAAATTTGCCGAATTTGAGTCCAGAACGCTGTTTTGCTATCTTCTCGGCATGTTCAAGTGTTGTTTTCCGGGGTGCCCCTACGAGACGGAGCACCGCGCCCTGATCGATTTCCACCACATCCACCTCCGGGAGCTCGGGTCCCGGCTGGGTTCCGACGTGGCCATACCGCTCTGCCCCACCCACCACAAGCTGATATACCACCCAGAGGCGACGTCCGGACAGCATTCGAGGAAGTTCGCGCAGTCGATGGTGGTGAAGCAGGTTACCGATTCCACGAACGGGAAATGCGTCATCTTCGAGGACATGGAAGGCAAGGAGCACGTGACCTTCCTCGACAGCCTGCCGACGGAGGAGGTGAACTACGTGTCGTGGGACATCCTGAACGGTGTCAGGAGGGGGGTCGTCGATTCCCTCGACGAGGCCGTGATGGACAGGATAAGGCGCGACGGGATGTTCGACGACGGGAACAGGGTGCTATACTGGCCGGAAAACGAGGCCGGCGCCACGGCTACGCTGATGGCGTACATCTCCGCATATATGAAACGGGCGAAGTCGGAATTCGACTCCGCCCTGGAAAAGGCGCGTAACGACTGGTCCCTGCTAAAACAGGGCGCGGGATCCGTTCCCGTAGTCGGCGGCGAGTAGCGGCTTCTTGCCGGCGCTCGCGGTTTCGACGGCGGCGTTCGTCCCGTCGGGGAGCGCGTCCAATACGCCGTCGATGTAGTCCACCGGGGATACGCCGGCGACGCTCTTGCTCTTTACCGTGGAGAGAATGGTCCTGACCTTGGAATCCTGCATAATAGCCTCACAATTCGTACTCCTTGCTGGCGGAGGCCCTGTTGCGGCCGATGTACTTGACAGCGTAGAGTAAGTCTCTGATGTTATAACGCAGTTTATCACCTTTCTTCCGGCGGTGGATGCGCAGGATGTCGTAAATGTTGCCGAGGTCGGCAAGCGTGATCACCTTGCGGCGCATGTACCAGTATACCGGCTTGAACCGTGACGAGGTGAAGTCCGTGCAGTCGTCAGGGTCCTTGATGGCATTGAGGCGCTTCCCGTAGATGAACGTTTCCGGCAGTCCGATCTCGATGACCTCGTCGAAGCGTTCCGAGCGTTTTATCACGGAATTGTCGAGCAGCTTCGGGCTGTTCATCGTGGCGACGAGGGTGAACGTCCTCTTCGGTTCCCCCGTTTCCTTGTCGAACCCGCCCGGACATGCTCTGTGAAGGGTATCGAACAGTTCGATGAGCCTCTGGCTCTTGTACTGCGGAGTGAGGTTCTCGTCACCCTGCACTCCCTTGTCGAAATCGTCCAGTACAATGAGGACATTGCGCAACGGGATTGCCATAACAGTCTCGCCAATCGAACGGATCAGCGAGTCGTTTACGCCCCTGTCGGAAATGTAAGGCCTAATGACCGCCGATTCCGGATGGTCTCGGACAATCTTCTTCTGCAGGAAGGTCTTGCCCGTTCCGGGAATTCCGACCAGGGCGAACGCTCTGGAGCAATTGAGCTTGATTGAGTTCGATATGCGTTCGATGACTGTCAGCGCATGGGTATCGTATACCTCGTCGACTGTCGTATCGAAAATGGTTCGGTCGAGCTTGTATATATCCCCTTCGCTTGTCAACCCGATGCAGTTTTTCTGGAAATCGAAGGTAGACATGGGAAGTGCCCTGAGTATGGCTGTGTCCCTATATCCCTCAAAGTCGTCTTCCGACTTGTAGAACGCGTATATCGAATCCGGAGATCCCATAATAAGGCGACGGACAGTAAGGTCGCTCCGGTCGCCTGCGAGCGACGGGGCGAGCATTATGAACCGGTTGAGTTCAAGAAGTTCGCAGAGAACGATGGTTTTGTCGGCCGTTGCGCTTTTCAGGTACAGGCCGTACGGGTCGCGAGATAACTCGTGCGACTTGTACACGATTCTGCAGTGGAGCGTATCCGTGTACATTCCGTCGGTAAGAGGTCTGAACCGAAATGCAGGTGATTTGAGCTCTATGACGTCGCCGACCTTACAGTCCGAAATCGTAGCGAAAAAGACGAACAGCATACCGATCTGCCCGTGCTGGCGGATGTAGAAGTCGTTCGGGTTGAGGGGAAAATCCTTGAACTGCTTCAGCAAGTTCTTCAGGTCTTCACCGGCCCGCAGGTTGCCGCTCAGGGAAATCTTGCCGATGGTCGAGCCGACCATGCTGTCGAGGAGTGCTATGTTGCGCATCATGTTCGACGCCTTGCTCAGGATGTGGTTCGGGGCGAGCAGGGACACAATCGTATCGAACGCGAAGATGTACTTGGTGGCGTTGAACGACAGCAACGACGTGAACAGGGTCTTATACCCGCCCTTCTTGAACCGTTCCTTCACTTCCGAGATGTCGAACAGGTCATCCAACAGGTCGATAATGTTACCCTTCCCCGTCAACCACAACTCGGGCAGGTCCTCTACCGCTGACTGAATTTGCCGGATTATGTCGGTGGTGTTGGACGATTTGCCGTTCGAAGACTCGTTGGCCTCCTCGGCCTTGGGTTCTTCGGCAGTGTTCTCCAGCGCACATTTGTTACGGGGATGCGCGACAGGCAAATGAACATTTCCAAGATACGTCGAAGCTTCGCTAATCCTTGACATTGTGAATCCTGACAATAACAGCCATTACAATCCTTACGACCATGACGGAATATATCACGGTCTTACATAATTTCCATATACCGGAGCGCCGGCGCGATTTTTTCGCCATACTCTATTCCGTGATGAACAAGTTGGACGGGATGAACAGGTTGGTATTTGCATCGGGCTTCACGAAGTCGCCCTGCTTGGGCTTTCCGACGGCACACGTGAACGCATGCATATTGAACGTAGTCGTCACGAGGTGGATGCCGGACTTCGACGGCAACCTCGCAATCTCATGCGGTTCCGGGTTTTCCTTGGTGCCGCACTTGGTCGCGATGATGTTGGAAAGCGTGTCCGCGATCTCGGTAATCGAACCGAACCCCGGCTTCGACGGGTCTACCATGTCAGGGTCGACGTCGACGATCCACTTGCGGGATTCCGACGCCTCGGTATTGTTGCGCCCGAGTGCGCTGCTGTACAGCTTCGAGATGGAGAGGACTTTCGGGAAGGTAGGCTTTTCACCCGTGCGGAGGTGCTTGCGCATGACGCGGTTGATCTCGATCTGCTGTTGGAGCGCCTCGATTTGCGCGATGATGTTGGCGTCCCACGTGCTGCGCTGGTTGAGACGGATGTATGCGCGGGCGCGATACTTCCTGCAGAGATCCTTGATATCCGGATATTCCTTGTCGAGATGCTCGATGCTGTGTATATGGAAATCCTTGACGATGAGGTCACGACCGCCGACGTCCTTGCCACGAATCTGAACTTGGACGAAGTAGGTATCGCCCTCGATTTCAAAGTGCATCATCTTCTTGATAGCTTCGCTGTTGTCAATATCAGCCATACTAGATCTCCTTTATAAGTTCATCGGATCCGATTTCTCGGGTCCACTCGTCGGGCTCCATGTGGGCCGTCCTCCAGTCGATTTCCTTCTCCGTAGTCGAGCCAGGACCGACGACGACCTTGTATATGTCGGAAGCCGTCCCGAATCCGCTCTTGGAGATGAAATTGACTTCTACTTTCCTGAGTTGCTTCTTTTCTTTAGACACGGATGAAATATAGCTTTAGACTCATAAACTGGCAAGCATGAGATACGGAATTATCTACATAGACAAGAGGAGCGGCCTGTCCGGCTGCTCCCCCGATGTGTTCTCGCCAATCACCGATCAGATTGAACTTATCCGATGGTACGAGTCTAGGCACAAATATGCCAAAGTCTGCGCAGTAGTCGAAGACAGCGGCCAAGCGGCGACCGGTCTCTCTGGACAGACTTGATGAACCCGATAAGGTAGTCGCACATCTCCGCCTCGGACGGGCCTTCCTCAGGCAACCCAGAGTTCTTGAACAGGCCCGTCACTTCTTCGACCAGCTTTTCCGCGTACGAGATCAGGTCGTCGTACTTCCACGCGCCACTCTTGATGTTGAGCAGGAAGTCGCGTTCCGCCTTCCGGCTGACTACGACCGTATGGGTCACTGCGATGTCACGGGCCGTGAAGAGGAGCCGCACGCAGTGCATCATATTTTTAGCGTCGTAGCCCTGACCATGGGCGATGGTCGTGGCATAGCGCTCGGGATTGCGCTTCTTTTCCCATTCGACATACTCGGCGTGCTCCTTGCACGCCTTCGAGTACGCATTCTTGTTGTATGTCATGAACGCGAGTACGCGTTTACCTTGCGGAATAGAGTTGAGCTGGATCTCGCAGCTCGTCTCCTCGTTACGGACGATTCCGTAGGCCCATCTCCACTCGTGCTCGTTGAGTCCGGGGACGTTGCGCTCGGAAACGGGTTGCCCGTAAATGGCGAACCCCATGTCGACATGGTCAATGGCGGCGACGGCGTACCACTTCTGGTCGTCGCCGTACTCGTCGTCCTTGTGGGTGGCCAGCCACTTCTTGACCGGCACCGCAGTGCCGTTCGGCATCATTACGTAGCAGAAGTCGAGAATCAACGGCTTGTCGGCCGCCTTCGGGTTGAACACCTTCTTGTTCATGCCCCGTGCGCGGGCAATCTGGCCTTTCGCGTACTCGACGAAAGTCTTCTCGCATCTCCGGGTGACAAACTTCATGTCGCGACGCAACTTCTCGAGATACTCCTTTCCCTCGAGGATGCAGCTGTCCGGAGAATATAGCATCTCGAGCGCCTGCGGGTTCGCCTTCGCGAGCTCCCTGAAGAACTTCGAAATTTCCCAGTAGGTCTCGTCATTGGACTCGTCGGCGATCTGGTCACCGACGTACGGCCTGATGCGGTCTTCCCACGGAAGAATGTATACGCCACGGATATCAAGGTCCGAAGTCGGCGTATTGAGCCCGAACGCGGTCGAGCCGGTAATCACTTTGAAGAGGAGCGTTCCTTTTTCCCGAACCTTTTTTTCGGTGGCGCTCCTTTCGTTCGCCTTGAGGTTTGGATTTGACATTTTTTCCTCATTTGTTTAAACTGGTTGCACGTTTCGCCGAGGCGTGTCAGTTCGTCGGACACGCCATTGACCAGAGCATCCTCGGTCACCCCGTTTTCATAATCGAATCCGAACTCAACACTCTGGACGGCACCGGAAATCACGTAATGCCTGTGCTCGGCATTCTTGATACAAAGCGAGCTCGCCATTATCGGGGACGGAGTCCTGATACCACTGCAAATGATGCCCCCCTTGCCGTTGTTCCTGATATGCACGCTAAACGTGATGCCACTAATCAGGAATGACGAGGCCGTCGGGTCATAAGTCACGCAAGTGACCAGCATATATGCCGTAGTCTGCGCGAGGCCCATCCACTTGACACGAGCAATATGTCCGGGTCCGTGCTCGATTAGCCACTTGCGGGCGTCAAGCTTCGCGGCGAGCAGGTTTCTCCGGTCGGCTCGGTCCAGCTCCTCCGTCAGACGGTTATTGACGACCACGAGAGCGTTTTCCAGCTTGCTCTTGATTTCGGAGAGGCGGTTGACGTCGGCCGTGCCCGTTCCTTCGGTCACGATCTTGTCTACAGTGTCCACCCATGTAGTAGCGAGCGTGCTCTGCGAACTGGGAAAGACAACCATCCCCTTCGTCTTGTCGATGCTGTCCTTATTCTTCCTGATCGGTTTCCTCATGCTTACCTTCTACCATATTCATGAAATCGGACAGCGTGTCCGGCGTGTACACGTCGATCTTGTACCCTGCCGACTTCAGGTCCTCGATAGCCTTGACTTTTGACGGGCCCGCGCCGTCGCCCATAAGGACGAGGTTCGTCTTCTTGCTTATGCCGGAACAGACAGTACCGCCGTTTGCCACGACAAGCTCTTTGAACTCGTTCCTCCCGAGCTTGTCGAATACGCCCGTCATGATGCAGACACGTCCGGCGAGCGATGCCGACACTACCTTGTTCTCCTTGTGCGGGAACGTCACCCCCGCGAAGACGAGGTTGGCCAGCACTACCTGCTGGTTGACCACGAAATCCAGGAAGGCGTCCGCTATCATGGCGGAGACGCCAAGCGTGTCGGCGTACTGCCTGAACTCGGTCGCCGTCGTACTGAACGTCGGGTTGGCGATGAACTTTTTCATCCCCCCGCAACGGTGGACACATTCGGCCACAATAGGCGCCGCCGTGTGACCGAGCCCGGTGATGCCAAACCCCTCGATCCACTGGTGCAGGAAGTTGCCCTTGGACTTCTCGATGGCGTCGAGGATTTTTGCCGACTGTAACGCCCTGGATTTCTTCCCGTGGCGGTCGCTCGCCTGTTCGATATCCTCCTTCTTGAGCCTGTACAGGTCGTCGAAGGTACGCACCTTTCCGGAATCGAAGAGCTGCTGAATCGAGCTCTCGCCGAGGCCACGGATGTTCATCACCTTGCGGTCTACGAAATGGCACAGCTTCTCGACCATCTGGGCGGGGCACTCGGGGTTCTTGCACACCCAGGCCACCAGCTCCTCGTCCTTGTCGTTGACGTCGTGCCAAAGCACTGACCCGCAGAACGGGCACTTTTCAGGACGCCTGTAGAACTCCTTATTGGTGATCAGGCGCTTCGAGTACGGCATTTCCGCGTATACGCGTGGCTTTTCATGACGCTCGTTGACCAGGATGTCGTAATCGTCCTTGGACACCCCGGTCTCGACACATTTCACCAGTTCGGGGATGATTTCGCCGGCCTTGCGAATCCTTACCGTGCAACCCTTGAACAGGCCGAGGTACTCGACGCGGTCCCAGTTGCCGAGCGAACAGCGCTGGACGACTGTCATCGCGAGGTTGACCGGTTTGAACACGGCCACCGGCGTGATGGCGCCGGACTTTCCAATCGAGTTCTCGATGTCGATAAGCTCGGTGTCCTTCTCCTCGGGCGGGAACTTGTAGGCCTTGTAGAAGTTCGGGGCCTTGGACGTATATCCCATCCTGTCCTGCAGCTCCTTGTCGTCCACCTTGATGACGACGCCGTCGATGGCGTACGGCATGTTATACCTGTTCTCCCGCATCCTCTCGGCGACCTCGCGGAAACGTTCCAAGCCCTCGTCGCCGGTCACGTCTACGGTCTCGTGCGGGGGGACTTCGAACCCTTCGGACTCGAGGTATTCCACGTCGCCCGTCTGCGTGTCGCTTTCTGAACCCTGTGCGACGATGTACGCCACGAAGTTGACCTTGCGCTGTTCCACCTCGTCGGGGGTCTTCAGCTTGAGCGTGCCGGCTACGCCGTTGCGCGGGTTGGATATCTGCGGCTTCCCGAACTGCTCGAGTTGCTCGTTGTACGCGTCAAACTGCTCGAAGAACCACAGACACTCGCCACGGATTTCCACGTCGCCCTTACGCTTGATGCAGGTCTTGACGCCCTGCATACGGACGGCGTTCTCAGGGACAGCGTCACCCACGTTGTTCTCACCCCTGGTGACCGCGTCGACGAGTGTACCGTCCTTGTATATGAGGGACAGGCTCGCGCCGTCGAGCTTGTTCTCGAGTTCGAACTTTCTCGCCCCGTACTTGTCGCGCATCTTGCGGACCCAGTCGACCGCCTCCTCGATCCCGTTGGCGTTCGTGATTGAAACCATCGGTATCTTGTGTTCGACCTTGCGGAACCCGTCCGTGTTGGATCCGTAGACGCGGTTCGTCGGAGAGTCATCCAGCTTCAGGTCGGGGTTCTGGAGTTCATAGGCCTTGAGCTCGCGGTACTTGGCGTCATAGACGGAATCGTCGACGAGCGAGTTTCCGTCGTCGTAGGCCTTCGCCAGTTTCTTGAGCTCGTCGCAGAGCTTGCAGTATTCGCCGTAAGTCTCGATCATTTGGCTTTCCATTCCTTGATGTATGGGTGACGACCGCATCCCTTCTTCTCGACACAGAAGCACAGGGCGGGATTCATATACTTGTACTGCTCGCACGACGGCACGAACAGGTTCTCGGTAATCCAGGCCCATTCCTCGTCGACCTGGGCAATGGTATTCTTGAGCGCCGTGGCAAATTCGCGGATTTCTTTCAGTGCGCGGGTACACAGGCGCCTGTTGAAGAAGTTCACCAGGGCGCGTAGATTGATCTTCCACACCATCTTGGACTCCATTCCAAGGGGAAGCTTGTTAGCCGCATCTTCGCGGGGTACGCCCAACTCGATAAGCTTTCCATACACTTCGGCGTCGTGCTGCATAGCTTCTTCGTAGATTTCCTTGACGCCGTCCTTCTGGCAAGAAGGCGGAGTGTAATACTTGAAATCCTTCTCGTTGACATAGCGGGTGGACGACTGCAGACGGGTCGGACCGCCGCCGATGTGGGTGTAAAGTTCGCGCATCATCCTTGCCGACGGGCCATCGATGACAATGGTCATGTCGGGAAATTCAAGCACGCGACCGTGGTTGCTTTCGATGCACTCTTTGGCCCGCTTGATGTTTTTATCGGGATCGTCGACGGGAGCGTCCCAGCAGATTCCGGCGCAACGACCGATGAACTGGAGCGGATTGTTCGTAATTGATAAAATTTGAATACTCATATTCTGAATATAGGAATCTTATCGCGAGTGGTCAACTCATTTCACAAAATAATCGGCCAGGAAGATGCCACCGACCGCGAATAGCGGTCGGGAACCCTTTAGGGTGGCATAGGAATGGCCGCCTCCAATGAAAATATAGCAAAATATATTGGAATTGAATGAAATATTTTTGTAAATTGTATAAACTTTTAATGTATCGGAATTATTGGCCTTCTTCTGGTACTTGATAGGATTTTAGATGCTCGGTAGATACTGAAGGCCAAAATAAGTGTCTACCGGGCATTGCTTGCTTTATGGTGATTAGTTATAATGCAGTTCTCAAATTTCCTAATACGGAAACTGAAACAAGATACAAGGAAATTCTCGAAGCTGAGAAGGATTGCTATAACTATCTTAGCCAGATATTCAGTAGAATAGACTTTAAGCACCATAGATTAAGTCGATACGATGTACAATCGGAATACTACAAGGAACTGAGGGAGCAATTTCCGCTATTAAGCAGCCAGATGGTCCTGAAGGCTATATTGGAAGCCGTAGGCAACTGGACTACTTGCATAGCAAACGAAAAAAACAATTTCGAGCCGCCTATCAAGAAGAACCTTTCTATGGTTCTCGACAAGCGATTGTACAACAATTTAACACATAATGCCGTCGATTTGACTGTACCCGGTTTCAAGCGAGTCCGCTGTACCTTCGATTCATACAAGCAACTGAGCAAATTATTTGAGCTATACAAGCCGCAGAACTGCAATATTTTCTATCGAAAAGGTCAGTTTTACTTAACCATCCAGTTTGATGTTCCGGAACTTGAGCACACCGAAGGCGAAGCTCTCGGCGTAGACCGAGGGATTCGCCGTATTGTGACCTGTTCCGATGGGACCGGGTGGATTAACCGTGATTTTAACCGAGAAAGAAGAAAGCTCCGCTATCTACGCCGTTGTTTAAAGTCAAAGAATACCAAGTCTGCTAAGCGTCATTTGAAGAAATTGTCAAGGACTGAACAAAATCGTTCGAAGAACGAAGTCCATAGGGTAGTGAACTGGCTTCTTGCAAAGGACTATACTACCTATGTACTAGAAGATTTAAGCAAGATTAAGAAGTGTACTTCCAAGAAGACCATCAAGATAGATGGGAAGCACACGGAAATCAAACGAAAGAAGCATAATAACCGGTTTGGACAGGTTCCTCTGAAAGAAATCCAGACCACACTAGAGTACAAGGCACCGCTTCTCGGGAAGGAAGTGGTAACAGTTGAACCAGCTTATACATCCCGTCTCGACTACCGAGGATTGCTTGAAGGCAAACGGCTGGGTACTCGTTATTATGCCTCAGACGGAGAATTGCTTGATGCCGATAGTAATGGCGCTTGCAATATCGTCCTCCGTCACCGCCCCGACTCAATCGTAGTCAAGCCAACTTATGGCTCTATGGTATTCTCGGGCAGGCCGATGTCAACCGGCCAATCGTGGTTGCAACTAGTTCAAACGGTTGCAACTACAAGCTCACACCCTAAAGGGTGTGCGTAGTTGACTTCGATACAGTGATATATCCAAGAACCGCGCTTTTGATTCTCCTTGGCAAGGGATTCGCCAGCCGCTAGGCAGTTTTCCTTGGATGAGAAGCCGGGAATATTGGTCATCATAGTTTGCGGTTCGGTAAATACCGAACCATGAATAGCCAATACGAGAATTAAAGTCCACATAGAGCCTCCTACTGTAAAAGCGACCTGTATGCGTAGTATTTTTCCATCACCATGCTGACGTAGGACACGGTTTCCGGATGCACCTGTTCCTGCGGGATTTCGCCGTCGATCCACTTCTTGTACTTCTGGGCGCCGAGCGGGCCCCCGTTGTAAGCCGCCGCGACAAGGACGTTGGTCTGGAACATGTGCTTCAGCTTGCCCAAGTACTGGACGGACAGCTTAACGTTGTATCTCGGGTCGGTCAGCAGGGCGGGCTTGAAGGACATCCCCGCCTGCCGTGCCATGGATTCGGCCGTGGCGGGCATCAGCTGCCCAAGCCCCTTGGCTCCGGCCGGCGAAACCGCGTCGGGGTTGAACCGTGATTCCACCGCTATGACGGCCAGCAGGAACGGGTATTCGACGCTGGAGCTGAATTCCGACTCGTCGTATATGATTCTGGCCAATTTGGCGGCAAAACGAGGTTCTATGTCTTTTTTCGCGGAAATGATGATTTTCGTTCCGGTGGCGATTTGCTGGGATCGAGCCCGGTTGGCCTCCGTTATCTCGTGCAGGGCGGCCACATGGGCGTCCAGGCTGTCGAGTTTCGCCGCTATCGCATCCGATGTGGACTGCGCCACTGACATAGTCTCGTCGATTTTTTCAAAATTGTTCTTGTATGAACCAACCAGGTAGGAACCAACTGCGACAAGCAGGAAAAGGATGATTGTCTCCACCGTCATGAACACTCGCTTGACGCGCCGACGGTTTTTGTGTTTGCTCATTTTTCTCGTACTCATAGAAAATTTGCATTTCAAATTAGAAATTTTTAACATAATGGTCAACAAACCCCATTCGATATAATTTATCGAGTAAACAATTACAAAGGACAATCCTGATGGGAAAAGCCTCCAAGTCGATTCAGCGGGTCATTGGAAAGCCAAAGGCTCGCACAACCCCGACGCTCGTCAACAACGGCGGCGTGGTCAACCTCCTGAAACACTTCAACCTAGACCCGTCCATCGTGAAGGCCTACCAGCAGGAACTCGTAGAGGCCGGCTGGATAGAGCCTAACATACCGGCCGACAAGTTCAACCGGATTGTCGACCTGACGCTCGAGAACCTGCTGAGACCGGTTTCCACCGAGGGGACCTTCATCCCGCCGAAGAACCCGAAGGACAGGCTCCCGCATTCCGAAACGCCGGACGAGGATGAAGACCTCATGTTTGGCTACAGCGAGGACGAGGAGCACGGCAAGGAATATTACTACCGGCGCGAGCTCAAGGCGACGGAGAAAAAACTCAGGAAGCTCCAGGAGGAGGCCTTCGTCGGCAAGGAAAAGGTCAACCGCATGGCGGAAGCGGCGGCTTCCGTGAAGCCGGCAAACGTCGAGCTCAAGCTGGTCAACGCCGGCAAGAAGGGCGGGCCGCACTACAACGTCCTCCCGATATCGGATCTCCATTTCGGCGAGGTGGTACAGCCCCAGTCCAACTTCGGATTCAACAAGTTCAACCCGGAAATCGCGTTCAAGCGACTCACCAAGCTCTTCGAGGAAAATTACAAGTTCGCGACCATCTACGGATGCGACCATCTCCACATCCTCATGCTGGGCGACCTCATCTCCGGCGAAATCCATGACGAGCTCCGCGCAACGAACGCATACACGGCACCCAAGTGCGTCAGCGTCCTGAACTCGTTCCTCACCGGCATCATCCTCAAGTACGCGAAACTTTACAAGACGGTCAAGATTTCCTGCGTCGTGGGAAACCATTCACGCACCGGAAAGAAGCTCCAAAGCAAGAACCGCAGCTTGGACAACTTCGAACATATCATATACAGCACCCTCAAGGACAGGTGCGAAGCCGAGGCGAAGAACATCACGGTCGAGTTCGACGACGAGGCTACCGTCCTCGTGACCGAGATCGGCAACCAGCGCTGGATGCTCGAGCACGGCGACCGCTACAACGGCTCCACCGCCGCTGCCGGCGCGATCAACACGGTTCTCCGCAAGATCCGCACTGACCTTATCCACAACCACGCCGACGTGGCAATTATGGGCCACTGGCACGTGGGCGCCGAGGGCGCGATCGACGCCCTTGAGGACGGCAAGATGACCAAGGTCTACATCAACCCGAGCATAGTGGGCCCGGACGAGTTCGCCACCACCGTGCTCCACGCCTACTACCCAGCCGAATCAAACATTTTCGTCACGGACGGAAGCGCCGTCGTGGCCAAGGTTGCAATCCCGCTCACGGAAGTACAATAATGCCGACCATCGAAACATTCAACGACCGAGTCTTCGACGACGTGAAGGCGTGGCTGGAAGACAAGTTCAGGGACCGGAAGGACCTCGACGACGCCTGCATAGTGGTAGCGCTATGCGACACAAACATGTACCCCGAGGCGTACCGTTCTACGCACCCGCACAAGAGGGTCATAGTCTACAATCTCGAGCAGATGTTCCCTGGGGCAACCTGCGCCAACCCATTCTACCTGGACTGGCTCAGGAAGGCCGACGACGTCTGGGACTATGACATCGACAACATCAACTTCCTCGCCACGTTCGGGATAAAGGCGAAGTACATGCCCCTCGAGTACACTCCCGCGCTGAAATACAACACGAAGGCGCCGGAGGTGAAGGACATCGACGTCCTGTTCTACGGGATGCTGACACAGCGCCGGTTGCAGATACTGCAGGCATGGTCGACGATGAGCCACAAGCACGCCAAGACGGTCATCCTGACCGGAGTGTTCGGAGACGACCTGATACCGTATATCCAGCGGTCGAAGATTGTGCTCAACCTCCACGCCTATCCGAACTCCGCGAGACAGGAACAGGTACGGCTCGCCCCGCTACTGGTCAACAACGTGTGCGTGGTGTCCGAGGACAGCACCCACAATGAGTTCGGGCAGTCACTGGTGACGACGGACACGAGGAACATCAACAAGACATTGAAGAACCTACTGAAGACCGACGCGTGGAAACAGGTCGCCGCGAACTCGGCGGACGCCTACCGTGCCTACTGCGCCTGTCGCGGTTACTAAGGTATCGACTAGCTTAATCGTTCATAAGCCGGCCTTCGGGCCGGCTTTCTACGTTAAACAGAAAAGGGGGCCGGCCAGAAGGCCGACCCCCCGCACCCAACAAAGAAAAATCCTAGTGCTTCTTCCTGGGGACGCAGCTGATGGTGAACGTGTCACCGGTCGAGTTGCTGGTCTCCTGCCCGACTGTGCCCTCGGTGATGCCTTCGGCGATTTCCTCGCGGAGTTTCGCCATAGCGGTATCGGAATGGGCGTTCTCGCGACCACGGAAACGGATGTTGATGTCCACCGGGTGGCCGTCCTTCAGGAAATCGTTCGCCTGGTTCAGTATGCGGGCACGGTCGGCCTTTGACGCGTTCGTTGTGTCGGAGGTCATCTTCAAGTCCTTCTTTTCGCAACCCCTCGCCGCCGCCCTGCTCTTCTTCTCCCTCTCCTTCTGCGCCTTCTTCTGGTCGTAGATGTACTTGTTGAGGTCGCCGATCCGGCCGATAGGCGGGTCCATGTGATTGTTGACGGCTATGAGGTCCAGGCCGCGCTCGGACGCAATGTGCTTGGCTTCCTCCGTGGATATGACGCCGAGCGACACTCCGTTCTCGTCGGAGCAACGGACCTTGTCTGCGGTCACTACGTACTGGGAACGGCCGTCGTCCGCCTGACGAGGCACGAACTTCTGCCGTGGCCTGACGGTGTAGACGGGCGGGTCAACCTTCTCGTCCACGGGGAACAGTTCCATTCCCCTCTTGCGTGCATATTCCTTGGCCTGTCCGGTGGGCATCTTGCCCAGGTCCTTGCCACCCTCGTCCTGCATCAGGACGAAATTAGCCTTGATAAATGCCATTAAGTCTCCTTCATGGATGTTTTCCGGCTTTAATATAGCTCTTGGGAGCCTTTCCGTCAAGAGTTTCCAGGTTAGACTGTGCCAAAAGCTTCATTGCGTTGAGTATCTCCGCATCAATCTCCTTCGTCAGTTCCGTCATCAGGTCGTGTACCGAGAGACGGCATAGGTGCTTCATCGAATCATCGCGTTTCACGCTATACCGGCTCGACAAGGGGCCCGTCGGATATCTGGCGGAATCGAGAATGCGCTTCTTCATCTTGCGATATATCCGGTACGCGGTCGCCACCGCCGTCGCGCAATACAGTATTCCGGCTAACATATCAGCTCAATACGTGGAGCTCTCGGGCGGCACGGGTGAACGCCGTGTATTTCAGCTTGTTCCTGAGCTCGGCCTCCGAAATCCGGTTGATGTTGCGTTCCACTACGAAGGCGTTCTGTATCGTCGACCCCTGCGCCTTGTGCGAAGTCAGCGCGTAGATGTAACCCAGCCACAGGTGGAACTTTTTGAAGTCGGAATACTCCTTCCACGCCTCCCTCGGGGTGTAAACGGGGTGTCCGCGTGTGTTGAGTTCCTTCTCCTTCTCCCTCGCGCCTACGGCGAGCTTTTCCTTCAGAGACATATACTGGTCCGTCCCATCCGGCGCCACTACGTAGGCCACGGTCGTGGTTCGCCCGGACTTCTTCTTGACGCAGTTAGTGGCCTTTATCTTGTAGCAGGGGATCCCGTAGGCCGGGTCGGCCGTGTCCTCGACGTCGTCGACGCGCAGGCGTTCCCCGATAGAGTACACCACGCTGAAAATGGACGACTTTCCCCTGTTGATGATGTTGCCGTATGTCCGTTCGACCCGGACAACCTCCCCCGGCTCGTACATCCGCTTGCTGTCGGGATAGAGCACCCCGCGAACCTTCTCGTTGATGGCGTCCACGGCCTTGTTGGTATAGGCGAGCGCCATCACATAGTTCGGGTCGTCCTTGTACTCGGGTCGACGGAAATAATCCAGCATAGTGTTCATGAACGGCTTCTGCAGTCCGTAGAAGTATATGCCCGTCCCGTCCTCGGCCACTTTCGTCTCGTGCTCGAACAGGTCGGTCTCGCTCTTCATGTCGGCACGCATGGCGGTTACCGCGCCGAGGATAGGGTTCTCCGTGGCCGTGCGCATCACCTTGGTAAGCTCGACCTGCAGGGGGAGCTGGAAGATGATGGATTCGAGATTCCCGTTGTTGGCGTCGTCCACGGGAGGAATCTGGCACCTGTCGCCCACGTAGATGATCTTCAGGGCGGTGTATATTCGCAGCTGTCGCTGGATCTCGTTGAGAAGCATGAGGGACACCATCGACGCTTCGTCGACTATTATGAGGTCGTATTCGTGAAGGTGGCTTTCGTTCTCCTTCTTCAGCCGGGGACGGCCGTCGGAAAAGTCCACGAGGATGAGTCCCAGCAGGGAGTAAATGGTACGATCGAAGTCACGCCCCGTCTTGTCGGCAATCACTTCGACCGCCGTGTTGGTCGGCGCCGTGCAGTAGTACACGGGGGAGTTAGCGTCCTCGTCGAGTTCGTCGAGAAGGACGTTGATAAGAGAAGTCTTGCCAGTTCCGGCCGCCCCGTACAGGACCATCTGCCTTCTGTCGGGCGAGTTGATGAAGTTCTTGATAAATTCAAGCGCGTTGAGCTGGTCCTCGTTCAGGTCAGCCTTCGTAAGTCTTTTGGCCATATGGATTCTCCAGTGGCAGAAAGATAGCTCAGACCCGTTTGAAACTCAAATTCGTAATAAACTATGGGTAAATCATCCACGGTTACGCAATGTCTGAGAAACACGCTATCTATCTCGAAGGTCTCACCAAGCTCGCCAAGATACACCCCGAGGGCAAGGAGGTCCTGAAGTGCATCGCCAAGTGCTACATCCTCAACGAAGGCCTGATGGACGGCATCAAGTCCGCCTGCGGCAAGGCGAAGGAGGCCGTGTTCGGCAACCCGGCCAAGATGGAGGAGCCCGCCCCCAGCGCACACCGCGTCACCAACAGGGACTTGCGACTGAAGGAGGCCGACCGGAGCACGTTCGACGCCGACTTCGTGGACTTCAAGATGAAGTTGAACGAGCTGCTGACCTACATGACCAAGTTCGGCGACGCCGCCTTGGTGGAATTCCTCATGTCCCCCCAGTTCAAGGAAGCCGAGGAGAAGGGCAGGTACATGGACATGCTCAACAGGGACTCGGCGATGAACGAGTCCGCCGAAAACGCCATGGGTTTCGTGGAGGCGATGGAAAAGCTCGTCGCCGAGGAGCCGTCCTACGGCAACATCGTCACCGAGGCCATAAAGACCTACGTCGTGGTAGAAACAACGTACGGCAACCCGGCCGTGTCGGTAATCGACGGCCAGTGGAAAGGCCTTACCGAGATGGTACACGACCAGTCGTGGATGAATGAGTTCAAGGTGGCTACGGAGCGCCTGAAGGCCGAAGTGTTCCCGTGCATAGCGAAGTTCATCGCGACACACGGTTATTATTCGTGGGACCTGTTCACCAGGTCCAACGCGTTCAAGCTTGCCCGCCAGAAGGCGGAATCCATGAGAAAGAGTTAAATTCGCCGGTCACCCTACCCGCCACGACACAATATTTTTCTTATGCGGTTAGTTGTAGCTTTACGGCTCCCCGTTATGTCCGTTTCAGCGTGTCGCTTCCTAGAATAGCGGCAAAGGTCGACCGTTCATCGGCATCGTCGGCGGGAATATGGTTCCCGTGAACTTGACGCCGTAGTCGTTACGCTGTTTAGAAGTCGTGTACATGGTCGCCTCCTTGCAAGCGAGGACGGCCTTGATCGGACTCCGGCAGGACACTCGCAAATGTAGACCTGCCGGCCTGGCAACTATAGGGCCCGGACTGGCGCCCGGCATGCAATCTCCAAGTGATGTCCGTCGTCACGGACACTTCCCTGTGGTGCGGGACGCCTTTTGTTTTCAAAGGCACGGTGCGTTCGTTGTTCAGGTAGCCGCTGTCCTACGTTAGACTATACCCAAACGGGCAACCGGCGTCGAGCCGATATTGGCGGCCTGGTGTTAGAACAAAAGTTGATTGCTGAATGCACCGTTAAGCTCATTTTAAATCTGCCGGACGCGTCGCGCACGTCCATATTCCAAAATATAGTATTCCGTTTTGCAAAAGTCAATAGGTACTTGAATAAAAAACTATAAACGGCTATTATAGAGGCAATTCAGCCTCAACAACGGGATTCGCGATGCAAAACTTTTGCGGCCAGGAAATCATCAGGGACAGGCATAACCGTCCCATCTACACGAAGACGCAGGGACAGGACAACCTCGTCGAAGCAATCAAGAAGAACGACATCATTTTCGTCGACGGGCCGTCGGGCACCGGCAAGACGGCCATCGCCACCTGGCTCGGTATAGCCGGCATGGACAGCGGTAACTACGAGAAGCTGGTCCTTACCAGGCCCGTGGTAACGGGAGGGGAGGAACTCGGCTTCCTTCCGGGCTCGCTCGACGAGAAGATCGCCCCATACATGCAACCCCTCTACGACGCCATCTCCCTGATCAAGGGACGGCGCGTCAAGCCGGAGGAACAGGTGAAGCAGATGCCGACCCTGACGGCCAAGGAGAAGCGGGCCAAGAGGAAGGACAAGAACCTTGACGAGATATTCTCGAACAACGACTTCTATTCCAAGGTACAGGTGTGCCCGCTGGCCTACATAAGGGGTTCCACCCTGCAGAAGAGCTTCATCGTCTGCGACGAGTTCCAGAACACGACAGTGTCGCAGATGAAGCTGATGCTCACCAGGCTCGGTCGCGATTCAAAGATGGTCATATGCGGCGACGCGCAGCAGTGTGACCTTGGCGACAGGGCGGACTCCGGGTTCGTTCACGCGCTGGGACTGCTCCGTGGGGTGCCGAGGATAGGCTTCGTGACACTCGGCGTGGACGACATCGTCCGTCACCGGCTCATCAAGGACATCATCCTGAAGTACGAACGCCCCGGCTACAAGCCGTCGGGCGACGCGGAGGAGTTCAGCAAGGTGCCCTCGCACACATGGGAAAGGGACGCAAAGGGTTACGACTTTTCCGAGGACGAGGAGCCCGACGAGAACGCCGACGACAGGGACTACTGTCCCGACTGCGGCGGCACCGGCGTCGACGACAGCGAGCGGGTGTGTTCCACCTGCAAGGGTACCGGCCTCGTCGACGTGCGCTAGGGCTGATCAGGCAGATTTTCCGCCTCGTTGATGGTGCGACACCCGTACACGTCGGTAACGATACGGCCTATCTTGAACTCGGTAGGCTGCTCGACCATTCCGGAAATTAACGGGAAGGAAAGCATCGCCACATAACGCAATCCTAACGCCGGCTTGACCGGCGGGTGTATGAACGTACTCTGGGCTTTGTATGCCTCGTCGACATTGATCACCTTGCGTGCCTCGTAGATATCGATCACCTTGGCCTCCGAGGCTATCACGTAGGACGTGTAATCCGTACGTTTCGCCGTTCTCGGGACGAGGAGCTCGGCGATTGCATAGCCGACGGTTGCCTGGTGACGGTTCTCTACGCGACATGGGACGTACATCACCGACGCTTTCGTCTCCTCCCCGAATCCGGAACTGTTTATCGATGTGACGGTCGGGGGAACGACGCCGTAAGTCGTATTGGCGCTCGCCGAAGAGCGGGCCTCCAGCTCGGTCACGCTACCGTCATCGATGGAGAGCTGTTCGATAACGGAATACGCCACGCGCATCTTGGGGATGCGGGATATTTGTACGCCGAGCCTGTGTACTATAGACTTCATGACATTCAGTTCGCCAAACGAGCAGGAAAACACTGTCACGTAGCTATCCTCGCCCGCACCTGTAATCGTGACCACCGGCCTGCCGACAACCGCGCTGAGATCGACGCCGTGGGCGTGCCTGATCTTGATGCTGGATGCAGGCGTCAGTTCCGCGCTGCATATGGCCACGATTCCGTGCCAATCGATATCGGTCGTGGCCAACAGGGCCTTGGCGCAGCCGACGAGCGACAGGGTGTGAAAATGAGCCGAGGACCCGGACGTGTCGGTCACCCGGAAGGGGGTGGCGGCCGAACAGTCCTTCAGCGAAAGCGAGAAATCCGATTCCAGGCGGCACTCACCCATCGAGCAGTTTTCGAACTGTACGGCGGGCACCTGGATGGCGCCCGAATGGATGCGGATAACCATATTGCCGTCGAACTCGCACTTGTCAAACCGGAAGCAATTGACCTCGGGACTCGAGTCGCAATCCAGTTTCAGGAACGCACAGCCTTCCTTCCTCTCGAACTTGACGTTGCTGATGACGAGCGCGTCGTCCTCGCGACGTCCGTTAAGCCGCATTACGTAGACAAGGTCGACTTGGTCGGCGAGCTCGATCGTACGCAGCTCCGTGGCTTTGTTATTCCCTTCTTGCATGGTCAGGCTCCTTTTCTGTTACCGGAAATATAGCAAAGGGCGGGCTGCCCGTCGGCCCGCCCCCGGTATAAACTGCGTTTAAACCGCATTTCGAGGTCTGAACATGGCGCATCCGCTAGATATCGGCACCAAGAAGGGAGGGGCGTGCCCGCCTCCCCCGCCAAAGAGGGCACCCGTAGCCAGGCCCGCCCCGGAGCGCCCGTTCACGCCGCCACCGCCGCCACCGCCGGCGATGCCCGGCCCGTGCTGCCCGTCGACCAACACGGTCGTGATGCACGACACGGTCATCAAGTCCGACGACGGGACGATAGAGGTACATCCGGGTTACGACCACGGCAAGCCGGCGTACTTCCTCAAGGTCAACGCCGAACTGGTCCGTCCGAACATCTACGGGGAATACCCGATAGAAGTACACGAGGGCACAGTAGCCGGAGAACCGGCCGACCTGATAGTCATAAGGGAGATGGCGGGCGCGACGGCGGACGCGGACGGAAACTACGGCATTCCTCCAAAGCCGGTGGCCGGAGACCAGGACAAGTTCCTGCGAGGAGACGGCACCTGGTCGGAGCCGTCCATGGAAGACCTGCCCGTGTTCACCGGCGCCACGGCGGAACGGGCCGGCGCCAAGGGTCTCGTCCCCGCACCCGCGACGGGAGACCGGGGCAAGTTCCTGAAAGGGGACGGCACGTGGGCGGCTGTGCCCGAGTCATATACACCGATAGCCTGCAGTGCCCAGTTGATGGACACGTGGCTTGACGCGGTTGATGCAGAAGACAATACACCCGAGGTAAACGGCAATGGCTAATTTTACGTACGTAGGCGAAGAAGGCGCGAAGCAATTATACCGTCACATCAAGAGGAAGATTCCCATTGTGGATACGGCACTCGACGAGCATTCGGGCAATCCGATTAGCAATAGCGTCGTTACGGAACAGTTGAATATTATCAACGAGCGTCTAGCGAACTTCACTAGCTACGTAGTTGTTGATCCGGTTCAGGATGACCCCGACCGCCACCCAGACGTACCAGTAGGCGACCGCTCAACGAAGTATATCTATCTCGTCCAAGAAAATGAGGGAAGCGCCACCGAGGATACGTTCGCGGAGTGGATATGGTGTGTACCCGGCGGCCAGGCGGAATCGTATTGGCAGAAAATCGGTACGACTGCAACTCAGCCTGGGGTGCTCAACTCGTGGATGCAGTGGTCGATTGACCACCAGTCGGTTGGCTATTCTGATTCCATATACATAGGTCAGCGCAACACTGCCTACGGCCATTCAATCCTGTTCGGCGAAGACAACTTGACCGACGTCGACGCCGGTGCAAAAAATCATGCTACCCTAGTCGGATTTGGTAACTATTCCACAAGTGACTTGGGTTCGTACACGGCACACACGTTAATTACGCCGGACACTGCGCCTGAGCTGCGCAATGATTTTTTTGATGGCTTTCAGAGTATTCTCGTTGCCGCAAGGGATTTCTTGCGCACCACCAACCAGTACACACAGGAACAGATAAATGAGTGGTACGATTCACAGCGTTATGAAGTATCCAACACTTTGTTTACTGGCGACGATGGTTACGAGCCATATCCATATCTGTATAGCGATATTGCATCTCATTTAGCAACCGATTATATCGGTGGTGAGTATTCGTACTCTGATTTTTTGTGCTCACCGACTGGCATGATGGATTCGGAACACCGCGATTCGTTTGTATACCTCTTCTATGGATGGGATGAGGCTAATGAAACGGAACGCAAAACAATAATATCAACCTTATTGGATACGCCGGAATTAATCGCTTACTTTAGCAATGACTATGTGGCTTTGTTCGAGAAATTCGTCGATGTCGGTGCGGCAAACTTGGCCACCTACGAAATGTACTTGCTCGAACTGGCCTCTAATCTGATGTATTATTGGAGCCCGTCGCTTGATGAGTCCACATTCACTGACGCAACCCAAGCGAAGACATTCTTCTACTATGCCGCCGCGATAGAATACTTTAGAAAATCGGCAGAAAACTACCGGCTTGATCGGATTATCCGTATACCGTTTAGGAAAGCCGGCGTATGGTGCAACTCCATCCTGATGGGTGTTGGCAACGAGTCATACCATCACAACTCCATCTTGCTGGGCGCATACAACCGTTCTTTGGCACCTGTTGACTCACACGGCAAATCCGAGAATACCGACGATGACGGATTCGGTCTTGCAATCGGTAACTGCAACGTGGTCGGTCGCAACTACGACATCGCACTGGGCTTCAACTCGATGGCGAATGGCGGTGAGAACCTGGCCATTCATCACTCTTATGCCGGCGGGTACCGCAACGTCTCGATGATGAGCTCGTACATTACCGGTACGGCTAATATGGGCATAATCGAATCCAAGTTGAATGCCTATGGCATCGGTGAAACCGACCCGTACTGCGCTCGAAACTTCCTGGTTGCATCCGAAGTGGATTACGATACGGAAACCGACAAGAAATCAAAATATGCCGGTTCGAGTGTATTGACTGACAACATGATGGTCGGTGCCCGTATCGAGTTCGGCACAACCGAAGATGGGTATGGCGCATATTCGCGCAACATAGTCATGATGTCGCCAGCTGGATATAACAGCTACACCACTTCGATATGCGCACCTTCGGCAAACGATAACACCCTGATTGATCCGTTGCATAACACTCCGTGGGACCAATATTCCACTTATCCAACATATATCGATGTCAGTAATGCGTTTGATCGAAACACGATACTACATGCGAGAGTTGATGCCGAATGGTTTAGTAGCGTAACTGACAACATATTCATCAATTCAGTAAACTGGTTCTGGGGTGATGATTACCAGGATGATAATTCATATCCACCAAACCGTACAGCTGCCGGAAACTTGGTAATTGGGTCTATCATCGACGCAGAAGTGTACACGTCGTATTCCATCGACAATAACGTGCTGATGCAAGGATCGATGTTACATGTAACGAACAACGAGGAAATTGAGTCCAGCGCACCATCGGTATCGAAAAATGTACTGATGAACGGAGCCTACCTAAAAACATCCAGCAACGAAACCGTTGAAGCAAAAAATGACAACCCATATTGGGGAAATGGCTGGGATTATGCCAAAAATACGGTTCTGTTTGGTGCATATGGCGAAGGGTTGCTTGGGTGCTTCTCCCACAGCGAAAATGCTGATTGCAACTCGGACGACTGGTATTATACCGATATCAGGGAGTACATTCCGGATATCATGGATGCCATGACACTGGATTTACCTTATTACTTTACACTCGACGCATGGATGGTGAACTCCAGGGCTACCGTGAACTTCGGCGATAACTTCGTCGGTGATGCGAATTGCTCGTTCGTTACCGGTGAAAACAACGTTGTGAACGGCGTTGACTATGCAAACATCCACGGCAATAGGAACCTGGTGAACAATGCGGACGGCGGTGGAGTAGTTCGTATTCCGCACTTGACCATTTCTGGTTCCGAGAACAAGGTATACAATTTGTACGGCGCGGATGGCGACGAGTTCTGTGGGAATACTATATCTGGGCGACGCAACTACTTGTGTGGCGTAGCCATCATGGACTCGACGGTGACCGGGCGAGAAAACGACCTGTCTGGCGTCGATCCGGTTCGTCTCAGTGTCGAGCAGATTATCAACTATCAGCGTTCGTATGCATTGTCGAACCAGTCGTCCTACCCCAAATACTTCATTGCGACGGAAACCGGCGAAGTGAATCTATACTGGTTTGGTGAAGTCAATCAATATGAGGTAGACGGGGAGATATATACCGTCAAGTGGCGAGTGTTTGCCGGCAAAATCTATAAATTCATACCAGATTATTACGATTTCAATACAAAACGTCTGAACGTCATGCCGGATCAGCGATATGACGTACATGACGAATACTACAATGATGACGGCGATAACATGTATGAGTATGACCAGGCGCTTGGAGACTATATCACCGCCTGGACAGAAAATCATTTCTACGCCGAGCCATGGGATTACTACGTTTACTATCTGCCGAAATATCGCCAGCCGGACAAGCACATTGATTGCGATATGGGATACCTTATCGACCGTGCCTTCGTGGTCGGCCAGCAAAACCACATCGGTTCGTTCAACGTCGGCCATACAATTTTTGGTTCCAACAACAGGATAGTTAATACTCTGTTCGATATTAACAAGTCCGGTGAACCATTCTGCTTGAGCAATTCTTTTATCCAAGGTAATGACAACTGGGCCGAAAATGGAAGCAACCAGGTGCTCATGGGTAACGGCATCGTCGCATACGGACACAACTCGGTCGCTATCGGTACCCAGCTCGTGTCCGACCAGTGGCAGACCGTTCTCGGCAAGTACAATGCTCCGAAACCCGGTCCGGCTCGTATCAAGGAATTTTACCACCAAGAAGATTCGTATGACCGTTCCGATGTAGTGTACAAGCAAGACGCTAGTGGAAAGATTGGAAAATTCTACGAAGCACAGGATGACATTGAAGCTGGTACCCCGTGGGATGAATCCCTGTGGAAAGAAATTCCATCCCCAGATAGAAACAAAGCACTGTTCATTATCGGCAATGGCTATAGCGAACGTGACGATCTGATGTGGCAAGACGAACAGTACATCAAGCGCTCAAATGCGTTCACCGTGTATGCGGACGGTACTATTGAGGCTCGCCGGTTCGTCTCCAGTGAGGATGACGCTTCGTTGACCGAAGGAGATGGTATCAGCATCATAGAAGACTCCAATGGCGTGACCATATCTATCAAACCGCCGACCAATCCGGAACGCCGGCACGTCCTCGAATGGGATCCGGTCGAACGCAAGGTCAAGTGGGTGGAAGTGGGCATGTATAGCCCAGAGTAATGGAGGATATCTGATGTCCGACCAGCCGTATATCACCACGCCGCGCGGTAGACGTATCCGCATCGGGGACAAGAAGAACGGAATGCTGCTCAGGAAGCACCCACCGTCACACACGGTCACATTCGTGTCGAATTGCGAATGGGCAGAAGCGAGCGTATCTTCCGTACACGTATACGATGGGGGCTCAGTAACCGTCCCTCTCGTACTCACCATGGGAGCCGACTACACCTATGTCGGCGCTATCGGTGGTACAGTCAGCGAGGCTGGGGTGACGGTGGAGAATGTCACAAGTGATGTTGAAGTTACGCTAGTCCCGGCAAAAGAACCGTATGTGATTTCCGTCGAGTCATTGTGTGACTGGGCGTCTACCGAATCGGAGAGTTACTACGGATTCGAGGGTCATACGGCTACCATCCCAGTGACACTTATCGACGGCGCAGACGAATCTACGATCTCTGTGACTGGCGGCGTACTATCCAATAATGCCATCGTCATCGCCGATGTCCAATCCGATATCAACGTGACAATCAGTCCGGTCAAGGTACAGGTTATGCCAGACTTGTCAAATACCGAGTCAATAATTGCGATTGTTCCTAGCGTAGCATATGCCACGCCAGGTGCGACTACTGAATTTATTGTGACCTATGCGGAAGGGTGCGGGGCGGATGATGTCAAGGTGGACAACGGCACATTCAATGGCAATGTATTAACATATATAGTACCGGTTGATACCTGGTCGATACGTCCGGCCATTACGGACAATGTCTCCAATATCGAGGTATTAATTGGTTCCGGGGAATCATCCAGAAGTGACATACCACTTAATACGTATTATAAGTATTCACTTACCGAGCAGTTATACGAAGCGGCTGAAATTGGTGCGATTGGAACAATTAAAACGATTGCCTTCTATATTGTTACACCGGATTCATCGACTCGTACTATTGACATCTACATGGCCCATACCAATAAAACCGCATTTAGCAGCTATAACGACTGGGTATCCATGAGCGACTCCGACAAAGTATTTAGTGGAACCATATATTGCGGTACGACCGGTTGGCATGAATTAACATTGACAACACCATTCGAGTACGATGGACATAGTAATCTCCTTATAATGGTTGATGATAATACGGGTTCGTACACCAGTTCCGGATACTTTGCCACGTTTGACGGAAGCAATGGTTCTACGTTGTATATATACAATGATAATACCAATTATTCCCCAGAATCCGCGGCTACGTATGGTGGATCGATAACAACCTCCAAAAACCAGCTAAAAATGGTTATTTCTGGCGAACGATTATATACAATCACCATCGACAGTTCCGCATGTCCGTGGGCATCTACAGAAATAGACAGCACCATTGCAAGGCTTGGCGACACAATCAGTATACCGGTTACCCTTAGTAATGGCGCAGATTTCTCCACCATTTCAGTAAGCGGCGGAACACTAGTCAACGGTGCGATCGTCATAACTAACATCCAATCCAACGTCAACGTCGTGATTAGCCCAACGAAGGTGCAAATTATACCAGATATTTCCTCGACTGACAGGGTTATCGCAATTACGCCAAGCGTTATATATGGAGTTTCTGGTGATACGGCAACCTTCACGGTCACTTATGCTGACGGATATGGCGATGAAGACGTGACTGTACCAGGCGGCAGTTTCGACGACAGTACAATGTCTTACTTAGTACCAAGCGATGTATGGTATATCTACCCGAAAATTGAAGATGTATACGACAATAGAGAAATAACTATTGGCAATGAATCTAGTTCAACAGGGTATTATCCAATAAGAAATGGATACTACTATACTGCTTGCGAACAAATAATTACCGCAAACGAAATTGGAACCGCAGCCACAATTAAATCGGTTTCGTTTAAGGTGCCTCAATATTCATCTTCATCACCTACAATCAGATGTGTCGATTTATATATAAAACATACAAATAAGACGCAGTTTAGCTCAACAACTAGCTGGATAATCCCATCCGACGATGATAAAGTATATAGTGGACTGATATATATCGGTGCAACCGGATGGTTTGAAATGCAATTAAATAAGCCATTTGTATACAACGGTTCAGACTATTTACTCATAGCATTAATTGACAACTCCGGGGAATCCTTGGCGGGAATTTATTTCTCGACGATTTCATCTAGTTCTAATAAGGTGTTGTATGCCAGCAATAACAATGACCCGTACACACCGGAAAACCTTAGCTTGACCACTGGCACCCGTAGTAACTATCGAACATACTGGAAAATGATACTCAGTAACAAGCCAGTCGATAGAAGCGAAACCACTATTGGTGTGGGTTTCGGCCCAGTTATACATTCTCTGTATATTTATGCCCAAGTAAGTCGTCAATATGCGATAAAACAGCAAATTATACTTGCAAACGAAGTGAATATGGCTGGCCCGATAACAAAATTATCGCTGTACGTGTCCTATGTATCCAGCGGCAACCGCAACGTTGATGTATATCTAGGTTATACAAATGTTTCATCGTATGCAAGTGCATCCGATATGATTACTCAACCAGCAGGCAATAAAGTATTTAGCGGAACGATAAATATGTCCCAAATTGGCTGGCTTGAAATACCCTTGGATACTCCATTCAACTACAACGGCGTAAATAATTTGCTGGTTACAATTAACGACAAGACCGGCACAGGTCTAAGTACGGACGCTCGAGTATATGGATATCAGGTTGCCGGTAATAGCAGATTTATTTCTAAATATAATTCAAGTGCATATGACCCAGCCGATAGTAATACACTACGCTATGGTACAGGTTACACCAGTCAGTTTTGTATGGTCACAAATCTGACGTGCAAAACCGACAGTCCGGTTTATACTGTCTCGATTGAAACCAACTGCACGTGGGTATCTCCGAGAACAACTCACATATCGACCACAGAAGGTAACTCGGTCACTGTACCGATTACGTTTACTGAGGGGGCCGATAGCTCGACTATTTCAATCAGTGGCGGAACACTCGTTAACGGAGCAATTGTTGTATCAGACATACAATCGGATGTAACGGTAACAATAAACCCGGCCAAGGTACAGGTCAATGCCAGCTTGCTAGACACTAACGTAATCACGGCTATATCGCCCACTCGCCAGTACGTATCGCCGGGGACACCGCCCAGATTACATGCACGTATGCTTCGGGTATGAGTGCATCTGATGTGACGGTCAGCACGGGAACCATAACCGGTAATACTTGGTATATTCCAACCTCATCGGCTAATTGGGTTATATCCGCTTCGGCGTACGCTGCTGGCAGCGGTTATACCTATTTCAAGCTGGACATTACCGCCATTCGTAGTGGTTCCATTGTGCAGCTCTCCGAACTTGAACTGTATAACAACAGTGGTAACAAGATACCGCTCATATATGTAGCGGGAACCGGTGGATATAGCTATTCCGAGGGCGGCGAAAATCTATATGACGGTAATACAAGCACCAAGTTCTGTGCATCATTCCCGTCTGAAGGCGTATACCAGATATGTCGCACGGCAACACCAGAACTTGTCGCATACTACACCCTAACTACGGCCAATGACACCGCATCCAATTCTGGTAGAAATCCGAAAACCTGGACGCTATGCGCTACCAATGAACCGACCTCGTCACGTACGGACAGCTCGTGGGTAGTAATCGACAGAAGGGAAAACGATACTACAATGCAAGCGGTGAACTACACGCCATACACGTTCACCGTGAACGGAGGTTAACGTGCGGATCGCAGTCGCCATACCTAACCACAACCAGCACTCGATGGTGCGCGAGACCATTGCTATGCTGTATGCTGGTACGGTCAGGCCAGCCGCGGTCTACGTGATGTCGGATGCCAAGCCGTATTGGAACCTTCCGGGTGACCAAGGGAACGTCATTCCGCTCAACAATTTCAAGAAGTTTCTGGGTCGCTGCGGTAACCGCAACTCCGTAATCGAGCATTTCCTTGATTCCGGATACGATGCGCTGGTATTCATTGACGGGGACTGCTATCCGGATTCCCCCGACTTTCTTGCCAAATACGAGACGCTATTGGAAAACCATGACCTGGTATTCGGTACGCGCCGGCACGATGATGTGTCATCGCTCGCCATGCCACCATCGGACCTTCTAACGGCCAACATGGACAACCTGTGGGCCGGTGCCCCCATCGACTACCGGGACTTGAGACTTGTCTCCGGCGCGGTGGAAGCCTGGAATACATCCAAGACGTTCTCGGAACGTCTCGACCTCATGCTTACGGGAATGATCGGTTGGAGCTGCAACTTCGGGATGTCACGCAACGGCCTCGCCAAGCTCAGGATTTTCCAGAAAAAGGTCTACGGGCTCGACGAAGGTATCTTCGACTCCGAGGCGTTCGGCAATGGGTGGGGATATGAGGATGTTGCGATGGGGCTGGATGCACTATATGCTGGGCTGGACATATCCATAACAGACTCGGTGAAGGTCGGCCATCGTTCCCATGACCGCTCGGACGGCCTTTTCGACCACGTCAAGGGGCGTCACGCCATCATGGAACGGGCGAGGATGCTGGGGCGGTACGTGGCCTCAGGGCGCATTGTGGCGAAGGTCGCCGCCGTAGCCGCATCGTTCTTCATCGGTGGCTTTGTTACGGCCATCTGCGCATTCTTCTAATATCGCTGATTATATAAACTCCGATTAAACGTAGTTTTAACCGAGAGCCACCTATGAGCGATATTAATAACGAGCTTCCGTCCATGATTGACCGATTTGGCGATGACAAGCTGTTCGCCGAATGTACCAAGTCAGACAAAAATGGCAATTCGCTCGAACTGGGTATATCCGAGGATGACAAGATTATTACCATCGGCGGACGCCAGATAGCCGGTGTCGGCGGTGGCAACATGGTCGTACTGGATGGCATAACATCGACATGGTGGGACATCGCACGCGCTCAAGCCGAGGGAAAGACGGTCTACCTGAAGTTCGGCATTCCTGGCTATTTCTCGTCCATCGTCGGTCCGTTGAAGCACGCCCTCGGCACTATGGATGACGGCAACAAGATCCAAGCCATCAAACGTGCATGGTACGCATCTCAATATTTCAGCGAGCTGAATAAGATTAACCTGGCCTATCGAGCCCCAGCCGGTGAAATTGTTCCCGAAGAAGAGGGCGTGGAGCCGACTTATCAGGAAGAATTCGTCCCGTTCACCTATGACGAGGCTCTGCAGCTGGCCTATGGCAAGCTGCCTCTCGAACGGTTCGACCTCTACATGTACGGTAGGGGGTGCGATATTTATCCTGGGGACGAATACAACAGCAATACCGAACCATACCGTACATATGAATATCCGGCGGTTCCAAAGAACTTTGATCCGAATACCGACGCAACGCTCGATTTCTCTGATTATGTGTCCGGTCTGGACGACCCCACCACACGCGACAAGGCCCAGATGGATTATGACCGCTGGATCAAGGACGCTTCCGCCGGTGGCCTTCTGTCCATCACCGACCTAACTGGTAGCAGCCGTCCGCACGTCATCAAGGACTACACTAGCACCGACGAATATATCCGTCACTTGGTGGGTTACTACTTCGACGAGATTCCGGAAACGATTGTCAAGAAATATTCCGACCGGATGAACCAGTTCAACATGGCCTACCGCGCACCAGCAAATACGATCATACCAATAACGGAAGAACCGGAATATCAGACGAATTACATCCCGTTCGAGGAAGGCGATGCGGTAAAGCTCATCACCGGCCAGCTCACTTTGGAAAAATTCGTCGTATATTATTTTGCTGATCATTATGTCGATGAATTTTACAACCCAGAGACCGACCCGACCCTCGATTTCAGTGAATATAACCTTCCCGACTTGTCAGATGATTCTGTGCGCAAGGCTGTAGAAGAAACCTACGACGAGTGGGTTGCCGAAAATTACGAGGACATGATAAATGACATCTATGGCCAAGTGCTTCCATCCATTTTAGGCGTCCTCTATGATACCTTGCTCCCGTACGAAGTCGACCTTGACATTACCCTAGCCGGATTTCTCCGTGTCGGTATAGGGCTCGCCTACAAGCGTAGCATGCCTTTCATCACGCCGCGCTACATGGCCATCGGTCTCCCGAATACGTACGCGGTCGACTTGTCATCGTTCAAGGATGCTGGTGCGGACCTTTCGACCCTGGAAGGCGTAATCGAGACGCTGGGCAACATCACCAGCGGCAAGCTCGTGGACACGCTGAGCGGCCTTGGAAACGGAGAAAGCGGATCTGGAATCGGCGGAATTCTCGGCGGCCTTATAGGCGGTTCCGAGGAATCCGATAACAGCGACGTGACTATCGAACCGCTGAATAGCGGAAGCCTCAATAAAGGCGGCTCTGTCCGTCTGGAAGCCACCCGTGATGGCGATATCTCCGATAGCGGTGACGATCCGAGCGGAGACAATGACGATGATTCTAACGACAATGATAATGCTAATCCGATACTAGACTTGCTCGGAATCGACCAAGAACAGTTGGCCGGCGTGGTGGCCGGCATATCCGAAGCCACATTCGGACGTGATGACGACATATTCTATCTTTTTGCCGTGGGCATGGATGTTAATCGCCGCTTGTCGACAATTCCCGGATTGGAAGACATTCTTGGTCCAGACACCGACATTGAATTTGACCGGCACAAGGGTTTCATAGTCGACGTTAACGGATGGAACATATTTGCACCAATTTCAGGTGACGCCTACACCGGTATCCAACTTGACACACTGATCGAGTATGTAGAGCAAATCGAGGATGTGATTGAACGACTCGGTGATACTATTCCGGGACTGGAATATATTCAAGGACTTATCGACGCCATAGGCGACTTGCTCGGTATCGGAATCAGCGTAACCCGCATCAAGGAACTTCTCCAACTCATCAACAACATGACGATGAGCTTCTCTACCGTATTGAACCAACGTGCCGTCTATCACCTTGTGGAAAAAGGATGGCCGGTATCCCTGCTCAAGTTTGACAAGGATGCGAAGCGGCTGTATTCGACACAGTGTCTGGCCAAGGTGGCCGGTGCTACCCCGTCCGCATCGGTCATTAACGTTTCGAACTTCAGTGGACTGATCGGCACGGCGATAGCCGAACTGTTGATTCGCGCACTAGGTAACTACAACGTGGAGATGCTCGTCGAGCTTGTTCTTGGGATTACCTCCAGCGTATCTTCCAATACGTTCAACGGCGCTGACGACGCAATCAAGAATGCGTTCGAAAAATATGTGCCACTGTACGGACTAGAGTGGCATGGACTGACCGAAATCCCTATGGGCGCTGGCGTATTGGATGGCCTCCCGCATGACCTCGCCAACATCCACGTAAAGGCGGGAATCACGTTCCGCACTGACGAGGACGAGGATGGCGGCGTTACTGGGTCCGGTGTTGGCGGCGTATTCAACCGCACCAAGCTCAGCGTTGAGCAAATTGACACCGATTTCCTACGCTCTTACGTCAAAATCAACGAAGGTACTTCCTTCAACGAAGTGTACAAGGCCGCCGTGCTCGGCAAGGGCGTGCTCTATGAGAACGTACCGAGCGTATCCGCAGTTGTAGATGTTTCTTCCACCGAAACCACTGATGGTGAAATAAAGTCGGCGAGCACCGAGCAGGATTCCGGCGACACGGCAATGCGCTCTTGGGAACTGCACGGAGAAGTGGTACCTACCGTGTACGACGGAAAGAAGGCCGTACAGATGCGCATAGGTGCCGGCGATGGCTCCACCATCGACTTGGTCGGTGTAGAGAACACCGAGAACGTGCCGGAGTACGTACCGATCGAGGGAGACACCGGACCGGAGAGCGAAACATTCGACAACAGAATATTCGAATACGATGGCAACAACTTCTCCGTTGCCGCACAGGTATATCATAGCGAAGATCTCACGCCGGGTAAAATTACCTCCTTGAAATTCCATTGCGGACCCGGTACCGCCGATGATTATGTCATTCAAGTAGTAGTGAAGGAAATTAGCAGAGAGTTTGAAGAATTTCCCGATGAACCAATTAGCTTGTCAGCCTTCGAGGATTACTTTGATTGGGACATTGACGATCTCATATATAGTGGAGTGGTCAGATTCTTGCCGTATGGTACCGTAAAGATTCCAGTAACCAAGATTAACCTTCTCGATGATGATGCTGAGCCAGAACAGTCCGCCGTTGAATATAGCGGTTACGGCAATCTGCTAGTAGTTATTATCAGTGTTAAGTATGACCCGACCATAGTGCGAAGCGAATTGCCGACGTTCTTCTACAAAACGGACGGTTCCTATACAAATCAACGCTGTTCAATCATTGGTGGCGAACAAATTCAAATCCCGCCAGATCCAGAACCCAATCCTACAATGACGGCGCAGTACGGTGTAGCAAATATTACATTTGGCTACAATGAACCATATTCTGTGCCGAAATATGAGTTGCCGATTACCATTGGTGACAAGAACTCAGGCAGGGCTGATGACCGCATATTCGGTATAGAAGGCAAGTCGTACTCGGTTTCATATCACATAATAAAAGCCAGTGATATAAAATGTGCTGGCAAAATATCATCAATCAAATTCTATTGTGACGAAGGAACGGAATGTACTCGCGAAGTATATGTATATCTGAAAACGCTTCCAGCAGCAGTTGACTATTTCCCCGACAACATCACATTAAGTATGTTGGCAAGTGACCCACTCGTATCTTGGAGTGATTGCGTATATTACGGAAAGCTGAACTACGTGCCAAAAACGACAATAGACATCTCGATTAATACGCTTGATGATAATACACAGACGATTACCCCTACCACATTCGAATACAACGGCGAAGATAATCTCCTTGTCGTGATCGAAGATGGTGGCAATGATGCTATCAGTGGAATGGCACCAGAATTTTACTATACCCCATCGGATTCTGAAGATCCGCATAGCTCATCGTTGTGCGTAGTAAGCGACAGTGGCTATCTGGATCCGTGCGATCCGGATAATTTTGCCACCGTTGGCACGCTCTCCTTAAAGGATGGCGCACCAACCATAACATTAACATTCGCGGACGGTGTCCGATACGACACCACAGCAAGCGAAGTACCAGACGAGGGTTCTGGAAACACCGGTCACTATGGACCTCTTCCGGTCAACTCCACTGACGCCGTTTGGAACGCTTCTCCGGTCTCCGAATCGCACATGATATATCCCGCCGAGTATATCCAGCGTGGCGGACTTATCACTGGAATTCGATTCTACTACTCGCCTTACTGGGACACCAGTGATTACGGATACCGTAGCATGACTCGGCATCTCAAGGCATATATTCGGTACACGCACTACACTGCGTTCACCAGCAAGACAGATTCTGTCGAACCGCCGACTACAAGTAACTTGGTGTTCGATGGCAATGTATTGTTCGAGGCTCGATCCAAGAAGAATGACCTCGGCGAAAAGCACTGGTTGACTCTCGAATTTGATGAAGGCGTATCGTTCGTCTACGACGGTTTCCACAGTTTGTTGGTTTCCGTGTATGACTATGGCGAAGCCGAAGAACCGCCAACGGAGAAGCCGCCGTATGAAATATTCTCTTGCAGCCTGATGCCGGACACGAAGAACATCATGTCCATCGGCTCCAAGGTCAAGAAGGACTCGGACACTAACGAGAATGTGTCGGTTCCATTCAGCTACAACTGCGTCCCGTTGTGCAATTTCGTATTCAGCGAGGACGAATCGGTTAATCCGGAACCGGAGCAGATAACCGACACCGACCCGATTACTCCAGACTGGGAAGCCAACCGAGTCGAGGGTGCCGAGCCGGTCGAATGGAAGATAGTGGCAACAGAGACTCGTGCAGTGTACGTCAATACTATCGAGGACGCCATCAAGAACTATGAATGGTTTGCCCCACAGGGCATCGATGTATATCTCGAATACAAGGTTAGTGAAGAACTAAGGAGTGCTAGTTTAAACAATGATTACATTACCGACATCAATGACTTTATGCCGCCATGGTATCCTTATTTTGGTGGTAAAACCATACGGTTCAAGGTAGTGGATGCGTCGGTAAAAAATGAATCCATCTTTGCTATTGCTGAATCGGAGGAACTGATTAATTCGTATTCCGCCCCGGTTAACTCAACTTTGCAAGGTCGCTCCAGCACAAGCAAGGCGCAAACATCATCCGGTCCGAATTTAACAGTCACGGTTAAATATTACCTGGTTGCCGAGATCGGATTGTTCGCTACCGTGCTCTCGTACGTTCCTCGGCTGACCATGGATGCAAAAAATGACGAATGGTACAGCGATTCTTCGTATTACTACCGCCTATTGGATCCGATATATTTCTATCGCAATCACTTCTGGGCTTACTCATTACAATATACGGAAGATGATTTTGTTGGCAATTACTACGAGACTGCAGATCTATCGGCAGAGTTTGTGTTCATGGCATTGACCAAGAATATGCTCACCATTGATTATAAGGACGATACGACAGCATACCAACTCTATGAAAACAATGCTGATAGTTCACATGAGCCAACAGTCTCTTTTACTAGTTTTGAAATTGGTCGGCACGGCATCGAACGTTGCTCGATGGCCCAAATATTCCTTTACAGCAATAATGACAATGAAGAGGTCGAGATCAATAACAATACGGCGGCATTGTTCGAAACCCCGTATTCGATCGGGCTGTACACTGACGCAGTCGAGTGGCCAACGCCCCAGTCCAAGTCCTTTGATGAATTGATTACGGAAACCTTGGTGTCAACATATGAAACCATTCCCAACCCAGGTGAAGGCGATCCCATTGAACGAGAATACTATGCCATTGCTGCTGAGTATGACATAGACATCCGCACCAATTCGGTCAACGTATTGAACATCGAAAACTACACCGACTCCGATCCAGTCACAATCGAGGACGGCAACGTATCCGCAACCTTCGTGGTCGGTGAGGCACCCGTTCCACCTTCGGGTATTCCTTCCAATATTAATGAAATATATGTACATGTGGAAGGCGATGGTACGATGTCCCGTGTATTGCCGGAATCCAAGCTCTATATCTCCAATAATAAAGTTGGGTGCTTCGACAATGATGGCGGCAACATCACAATCCTTGATTCAACTAATGTTCCAATCACGATCTACCTCAATGACACGGAGATTGGAACCATATCGACTGGCGAGACGTACATACTCGAACTGGTCGGCCCAACATTCGAACTCAGGAAAGTTGCGAATGGCGGTATGTTCATGGAACCGCCGGACTTGCCTGAGTCAAATTCTGGAGACATAGTCGAATGATAAACAAGTTTAAACAGGAGTATAATATGCAAAATCAGCAACCTAAAAAGCGGATTACCGCCGAGGAACGCAAGGCCGTCAACAAGGCTCTCTTCGATTCCATCTTCCGGAAGGCTCTCAAGGGTGTCGACAAAGCCCTAAAATCGGGTAAGGTCCCTCTCGAAACCGTAGACAAGGACGGCACCAAGAAACCCGTCGACAAGGAGAAGGTCAGTACCTTCATCGAGGGTCTACTGAAGCGCCAGGAGACGTTCCGGAAGAACTTCGATGAACTCCGGAAGGAAGGCATCCGCCGGCACCGCGAAGCCTTCGGACCCCATTTCCACCACAAAGACAAGGCCAAGGAGGAATCTAAGGCCGAGAACGTGAAGGAAGAGGTCAAGGTCGAGGAAACCAAGGCCGAACAGGCCGGCGACAAGAAGTAATTTTCCGCCCATACGAAAAACACGCGGCGACCACCGCGTGTGTTTCTGTGCAAACTGGCCGCAACAGCGGCTATTTCTTTGTCGTGAATTTGTCCATCATTTCGGTGACCGCGCTGTCCATCTCCTTCCGGAACCGTTTGAGCTCGTCACGCACCTCTTCGTCAGTACATACCTTCGTCTTTGGGCCGAGCTCGAGCGAATTGGTAACCTCCTGACGGTACAGGGCGAGACCGTCACGATACGTGAACGAGAACTCGCAGTCACACACGCAATATATCTCGGGGTCGTGTCCTTCCGTGATGTAGCTGCTAAAGTTCACTCTCGTCAGCTGCTTTACGTGATAATATCTATGAATGTCGCAACATTTAACGTGAACCCACTTTTCTTCGAATTTTTCGGCAGCTTTCCTCACCACGACATCAGCAATCTGTTTCTTGAGGTCGTCCAACTGTCCGAACAGATTCTTTACATCGTTGTCCGTCTTGGCTACGGGCGTCTTCTTGAGTTCTTCAACCATGTTTATCCTCGTGTGCTATCTGTACCAGTGTAGTCCTCATTTCATCATACGCCTTGCATATGGAATCTATCAGCAGCTTCGACCGGTTGAAGAAGTCATTCTCGGTGCTGTACCTGACCAGGGTGAAGTTCCGGACGGCCTCCTTTACGGCATTCGCGTTCGGCGCGGTGGTCGGCACAGTGGTCGGCACGAACGGCACGATGCGGTTCGGGTCGAACTGCATGGTATGGCCTTGCGGACGATAGCCGAATGTAATGCGCACTGACGGGCCTTTCAGCAGGAAATGGGGAGTCCCTCCACCCCATGGCCCGACTTCTACGTCCTTGACGAAGATATAGTCCATGTCTTCGCTCTCGATGTCCCTGTTTCGGTAGTTGTACGTGACGAACTTCCCGACGAACATTCCCTTGACAATCCCTGTCGCCCTGTCGAGCTTCGCCTTCAGGGTAGCGCGAATGGTTTCGTTGAAATCATCCACCGATTGGCGCAACTTAACGACACCCTGGAACATGCGTTCCTCGTCCTCGTCCCTGTTCTTCATATTCTTCAGCGTGTAGTACAGGTCGTCCTTCGGCATTTTCTTGAACGGCTCATGATGCCGGAGCGAAAAGGTATAGTCCACTATGGCGGTTTGAAGCTCTTCTGGCGCTTCCATATCAACCTCCTGCAAAATAAGATAGTATCAGATATATGACGAAGCACAGGCCGAGCACGGCCACGTAACCGGACACGTACCCGTAACTTGGATTCTCCGGCATCCGGCCAGCTGCTATTTCGGCCTTGTACCGCTCCCGGTAGGCGTCCTCGACGGAGCGGCACGGCTTTCCTCCCTTATCGGAGAAATAGGAATTTCCGTCGTAGAAATACGGCCTGTCGCGGGGCCATTCAGGTATCTTTCTTGCCATATTCGAAATATAGCAAAAAACCCGGACGGATGTCCGAGATTTGATGTATTATGGATTAATTAGATAGTCATTGTACCGTTACTCTTACCACGCACCGGCAGCACTTCGTATGTATTGTCTGGATGAAGAATCATACCGATACCAGCGCAATAGTTAATCCAGTTTCGGTTATCGGCACTGCTGTTACCGGAGAAGTCGAAATACTTATTGGATGCCATTACGGCCAGCGGCAACGTGAAGAAGTCATGCGTGTAGAACATATTCAACCTAGCCGTCGATTTGTTCAAGATTTCCTTGCAGACTCTTACGTAGTCGTTGGACAGCTTTTCCTGGGCCTCGGCGGCGGAGCTTACCCCGAAGTAATTGCTGAGTTCCGAGCTAGTCAACTGCGACGGGTTAACCGAATACTTCCTAATCAGGTCGCTATTACCGGAAGATGCCGGCTGGTAGAAGAACCTGTACTGGTTGAGCATATCGGCTTCGACCGTTATCCCGCTATAATCCGATGCGGCAAAGTCGGTATCATAACGCGCTTCGGCGAATGCCTGGGCGGAATGCTTGCACCTCAAGTATTCTGTAGAATAGTAAGTTGCATCGTTCGCCGGGAAATTGTCAATCCGGTAAGTTGTGCCACCGCTGGACCAAGAGGCGTTATTACGTACTTGTTCACCCATAGTGGTACAAGTCGTCACACCCGTCGAGTTGATGTCCCCATTCACACTTGTGTCGTCACCGCGTTCCGCGTGGCGAAGGACGAAAATCACCTTGTCGGTAGCTGTCTTCGTCCCGGCCATCACGTAACGGTACGAGTTCCAAGAATTAAGCGGCCAAGAAGTCGACACCTGTACGAACCGATCGAGCGCATGTTCAGCCATGAAGTCAGCGTATGCGGTATCCTTGTCCGTGTACGGCCAAGCGTCGTACGCCTTGATCATGTCCATATACATCTCTCGGCGAGCGTCAGTGATGAATGCGGTACTGGTCATCTCGTTCAGTAGCAAGTACGCATTCATGGGCGAGCCGGTCATCAGCAAGTCGAACAGCTTGTCCATATCCTGGTCGAACTTGATGATATCGTAGGTCGGATGAGAGGACATCCAGAAATCGCTTCGCATCAAGTCGATGATCTGGCCACCAATCTTCCTGTTATATTCGACCGTGCCCGGAGTCTCGTCGATGTTGGCGATGCGGTAACGATTGCTGTCGTACTCGGCAACGAAGCGAGCCAAAGGTACGCCGTTGCCGCGATAGTCAGTAACAGTCTGGTTAGCATAATCAGCAATGATACCATCTACGGTTGCGGAATCGCTCCAGAACGTCTTGTCGTTATACACGCAGTCAGCACCAACGTATACGACCCTGGAAACCAAGTCCGGCTGGACTATCAATCCACTGGCACCCGCTACCACGCCCCCGTCCGGCCCAACAATCGCGCTAACCGCATGCGTGGAGGGGTCGATTGCGATGGTGGAGCTGCCGGTAACGTTGAACAGGCCATCGAGCTTCTCCTTGTCACCAGAACTTAGCACGCCGGGCTGGGCGGGAACCGCAGCCGTAACGACTTCGTTATTCTGGTCGATGACTTCCGGAATGGCGGAAACGGCTGTCGGAATAGTAATCGTACTAGCAGCCGACTGGTCGACCGTGAACGAGCCCACAGATCGGTTAGGCGATGATGCCGTGCCGGCCATGTCGATCGTGACTGTTGCGTTATTTATCGTGATGTCGACAATGTGGTTAGCGTCTGGTGTCAGCGCCGTGCTATTCACCTTGACACCCTGTATTGCGGAATCCGCCTTGCCCAATGATGTCTGGACTGCGGAAGCCATATCTGTCGACGGCATTCCGCCGGAGGGCAACTGATATGCAGAATCGGCCAAGGTACCCTGTGCAGCGGTAGCGAAGTCGCTGGCCTTGCTACCCGAATCAGTAAGGTTGCCATTGGCATCGAGACCGGCAAAGTTGCCGTTTGTGGCACCGCTTACCTTATCGGCTTTACCGCTGATGTCCTGGTGACTCTGGAGAGCGGTGTCCGCCTTTCCAAGCGACGCTTGTACCCCAGAACTGAGGTCAGTATCGGGAATGCCACCGGATGGCTTCTGATATGCCGAATCAGCCTTGGCACCCTGTGCAGAGGTGGCGAAGTCGCCGGCCTTGCTACCGGAATCGGTGAGATTTCCGTTAGAGTCAAGACCGGCAAAGTTGCCGTTTGTGGCACCGCTTACCTTATCGGCTTTACCGCTGATGTCCTGGTGGGACTGCAAAGCGGTATCTGCCTTAGCAAGCGACGCTTGCACCCCAGAACTGAGGTCAGTATCAGGAATGCCTCCGGATGGCTTCTGATATGCCGAATCGGCCAGGGTACCCTGTGCTGCTGTAGCGAAGTCACTGGCCTTGCTACCCGAATCGGTGAGATTTCCACTGGAGTCGAGGCCAGCAAAGTTACCGTTTGTGGCACCGCTTACCTTATCAGCCTTGCCGCTAATATCCTGGTGGGACTGCAACGCGGTATCTGCCTTTCCAAGTGATGTCTGGACAGATGAACTGAGGTCAGTATCGGGAATACCCCCCGACGGCTTCTGATATGCCGAATCAGCCTTGGCACCCTGTGCTGCTGTAGCGAAGTCGCTGGCCTTGCTCCCGGAATCAGTAAGATTGCCGTTACTGTCGAGGCCGGCAAAGTTGCCGTTAGTTGCGGAAGATACTTTATCGGCTTTATCCGAGATTGCGCTTGCCACAGCGACACCGGACTGGGCATTGACCGAAGACGCATCATATGACTGGTCAACGGTCGGAATAGTCGGCAGATTATCCAAGTCATTATAGTCACCACTGGTTGCGACGGTGGCCAGGCTGGATGACAACGCATAACCAGACAAGTCCGGAGTGTTGGAGAGATCAGTGTACGACCCACTGGTTGCAACCGTGGCCAGGTTGCCCGGTTGAACCGCCGTATCTGCTTTTCCGAGCGACGCTTGTACCCCAGAACTGAGGTCAGTATCGGGAATGCCACCGGACGGCTTCTGATATGCCGAATCAGCCTTGGCACCCTGTGCAGAGGTGGCGAAGTCGCCGGCCTTGCTACCGGAATCGGTGAGATTTCCGTTAGAGTCGAGGCCGGCAAAGTTACCGTTTGTTGCACCGCTCACCTTATCGGCCTTATCCGATATTACGCTTGCCACGGCAACACCAGATTGGGCGTTGGCAGAGGTACCATCATACGTTTGGTCGACCGTCGGGATATCAGGTGTATTGCTTAGATCGGTATAGGAGCCGGAGGTTGCGACAGTGGCCAGACTGGATGACAACACATAATCAGACAAGTCCGGAGTATTGGAGAGGTCAGTGTATGACCCGCTGGTTGCGACAGTGGCCAGGTCGCCTGGCTGAACCGCTGTATCTGCTTTTCCGCCTTGCGCCGCTGTTGCAAAATCGCCGGCCTTGCTCCCGGAATCGGTAAGATTACCGTTACTGTCGAGGCCCGCAAAGTTTCCGTTAGTGGCACCACTGACCTTATCGGCTTTCCCGCTGATGTCCTGATGACTCTGGAGAGCGGTGTCCGCTTTTCCTAGTGATGTCTGAACAGATGAACTGAGGTCAGTATCAGGAATACCCCCAGACGGCTTCTGGTAAGCGGTCGCTCCGGCAGATGCGCCCTCACGAATAGTCTGCAAATCACTAATAGTATCCTGCTTACCGCTTATGTCTTGGTGGGCGGTAAGAACCGTCGCGGTCAATCCCGTCTTCAATTGGATAGTGGTTTTGTCCGCATCGGTTCCTGTTCCCGCCGTCACCGACATTTCGGACTTTTCTGCATATAGTCCGAGATTTGGCTTATTAAGGATTTCCGCTACACCCGATGAAGCATTCCAATCCGAGTTGACTTGTGCAGCCGGGACTGTAATATCGATCACCTTGTTTGCATCGGGTGACTGGGAAGACCCATTGACCTTGATTTCCTGTATGGCAGAATCGGCCTTGGTACCCTGTGCAGAGGTAGCGAAGTCGCTGGCCTTGCTGTTGGAGTCAACGAGGTTGCCGTTGCCATCCAGAGCAGCGAAGTTTCCACTCGTCGCCCCGCTTACCTTATCAGCCTTGCCGCTAATATCCTGGTGGGACTGCAACGCGGTATCTGCCTTTCCAAGTGATGTCTGGACATCCGAGCTGAGATCGGTGCTGGGAATGCCACCAGAAGGGAGATCGTATTTAGCATTCCAATCACTCTTGTCCGACGATGTAACATGAATATCGGTATCGTCAATGTGGGTATTGTAGTTGCTCACCGCAGTCGCGGTGATTCCGGAATCGATAGCGGCCTTTTCAGCAGCGGTGAACGAAGAGTTGTTCAGCGTGTATTCGTAGGCCCATACAGTTCCGTTGAACTTGAACCGGCGAACCTCGTCATCAATGCCAGTGGTCTGCGGGTCTTGTATCTCCACGTACACGTAGTCGTTATTGGTCGGCGTCGTTCCGCTCGGCCAGGTATGGTTGTCGAGAGCAGTCGCAATCTGCGCATTGGTAGCGCCGTAGGACAGGCCCAGGTTGGTCAGCGTAAAGCTGCCAAGGAACCTCGCCGTCGCCGTGGCCACGGACGAATTGACAAAGTTGGCGACCGCCTTGCTCGACGGATATTCGGTTTCCGAAGTCGAGTCAATGCTCTGCTTCTTGTTGGATTTCGACTCGGTATTGTCCGTAGTGATGTTCACTGCGGTGACCTTGCCGTTCGCCTCGGTAACCTTGACTTGCACGTTCGTGCCGTCGGATGACGTAACTTCGGCATCGAGAGCCTGTACAGCAGAGCTAACGGTGGACTCGGTAGCAACCTTGTTGGACGATGCGGTGTATGTACCGTCAAAGGAGAGGGCATCTTGCTTATGGTCCCAAGTGTATTTCTCGCCGGTCGTAACCAAGGACACATCGGTTCCGCTTTCCGCAGCTGTCTTGCTTTCATAGGTAGTGTCAGTTTCGTCGTCCCATTCGACCGCAGTAGCGCCAGCGTTGACTTTCAGCACCTTACCGCCGTTTCCGGTAATAGATGGCAGCTCATCGGCCGGCTGGTCCACCCAGCCAAGCGAACCACTCGTATCGGTAACTCCGAGCACCTTGCCGTTGTCGCTCGACTGAGTAGACGGAACCTGCCGAACCGTGCCGATGGCTTCCGCGACTGCGGTACCGGACTGCGCATTAGTGGAAGAAGAGCCATATGATTGATCAACACTAGGGATCGACGGCTTGTTAAGAATTTCCGCAACGCCGGAAGAAGCATTCCAGTCGGAATTTACTTGAGCCGCAGGAATCGTCGGCTTATTGGTTAAGTCGTTGTACGAACCCGACGTGGCCACCGAAGCCAAGGAAGGTTTATTCTTGATATAGTCAACTTCGCTAGAATCATCTTGCTCCCAATCTGACTGAACTTGAGCCGCAGGAATCGTCGGTTTGTTGGACAAATCGTTGTACGAACCCGACGTAGCCACCGCAGCTAAGGTAGGCTTATTGAGAATTTGAGCAACGCCAGAGAAAGCATCCCAGTCGGAATTTACCTGAGCCGCAGGAATCGACGGCTTATTGGTTAAGTCATCGTAATCACCGGACGTAGCCACCGTAGCCAAGGTAGGCTTGTTAAGAATTTCTGCAACACCAGAAGAAGCATTCCAGTCGGAATTTACCTGGGCGTCCGGAATTAACGGCTTATTGGTTAAGTCGTCGTAATCGCCGGACGTAGCCACCGTAGCCAAAGACGGCTTATTGAGAATTTGGGCAACGCCGGAAGAAGCATCCCAATCGGAATTTACCTGAGCCGCAGGAATAGACGGCGTATCGGTCAAATCCGTGTACGAACCCGAAGTAGCCACCGCAGACAAAGAAGGCTTATTGAGAATTTCTGCAACACCAGAAGAAGCATTCCAGTCGGAATTTACCTGAGCCGCAGGAATTGTCGGTTTGTTGGACAGGTCGCTGTACGAACCCGACGTGGCCACGGTCGCGAGGTCACCCGGTTGTACGGCGGTCGCGCCGGCGGAGGCCCCGCTACGGATATCGGATAAGTCGCTTATGACATCTTGCTTACCACTGATATCCTGGTGAGAAGTCAACACTGTCGCTGATGTTCCGCTCTTCAACGTAATCGTCGTCTTGTCCGCATTGGTTCCTGTTCCGGCAACCACCGACATCTCAGATTTATCGGCCTTTCCCGAAATATCCTGATGCTCTTGCAACGCGGTGTCGGCCTTTCCTAGCGACGTCTGGACGGCGTCTGCCATATCCGCCTTAGGAATGCCACCGGACGGCTTGTCATACTTAGCATTCCACGCAGTTTTATCCGAAGTGGTGACATGGACATCCGTGTCCGACACGTGGCGATCGTAGCCGTCAACCTTGGCTGATGTAATCCCGCTATCGATTGCATCCATCTGTGTCTGGTTGAACGATGGAATCGTCGGTTTATTCTTTATAAAATCGTCGGCGGTATCATCAGTCTGGTTCCAGTCGCTCTGAACGTTGACCTCTGCGCCGGCGGCAATGCCGGCGAGCTTGTTCTTGTCGGCGTTCGTGTAGTTATTGTCCGTGTGGACGTATGACGCATCGGTGACGTAGTTACTAAGGTCCGGCGTCCCGCTCAAGTCTGAATATGCACCCGATGTGGCCACCGCCGCCAAGGAAGGCTTGTTAAGTATTTCTGCAGCACCCGATGTCGCATTCCAGTCGGCGTTTACCTGCGAAGCCGCAGGAGTAACCCACCCGAGCGTTCCGTTCGCATCAGTAACCCCGAGCACTTTATTCTCGTCGCTCGACTGAGTAGACGGAACCTGTCGAACCGTGCCGATAGCCTCAGCAACGGCGGTACCGGACTGCGCATTGGTGGACGACGCGCTGTAGTGCTGGTCAACCACGCTCTGGGATCCACCGCCTTCCGATTGCCAAGCATACGAAGCAACCCCATTGTTATACGACGCCTTCAGAACCTTGCCGTTATCGGTACTGGTCACCGTAGGGACTTCGTCGACTACGACGTCAACTACCTTGTCCGCGTCGGGCGTCAATAACGAATGATTGACCTTTACACCCTGAATCGCGGAATCGGATTTACCTAAGGACGTCTGCACAGCTGATTCCAAGTCAGTCGCCGGAATCCCACCTGACGGTTTTTCATATTTGCCCGATACGGCACCGGACACGGCGACACCCGATTGGGCATTGGTCGATGTCGCATCAAATGCTTGGTCGACCGTGGGAATTGTCGGCTTGTTAAGAATTTCGGCAACGGTTCCGCTTGCGTTCCAGTCTGCCTTGACTTGCGCGGCGGGAATCTCAGGCTTGTTCTTGATAAAGTCGTCGGCGGTATCATCGGTCTGGTTCCAGTCGCTCTGAATGTTGACCTCGGCACCGGAAGCAATACCCTCCAGCTTAGTCTTGTCGGCGTTCGTGTAGTTGTTGTCCGTATGTACGTACGAGCCGTCATGGACCAAGTTGGCCGACGCCACGCCAGAATCGGACAAGTTGCCGTTGGAGTCAAGCGAGGCCAAGTTACCGACCGTCGCGTTAGCCACCTTGTCAGCCTTTCCCGTGACATCTTGGTGCGTAGTAAGGACGGTGGCGGATATACCAGACTTCAGCTGAATAGTCGTCTTGTCAACGTCCGCGCCTGAACCAGCCGTTACCGACATTTCCGATTTAACCGCGTATCCAGCGAGGTCCGGCTTATCTTCGAGGTCATTGTACGACCCCGAAGTTGCCACGGAAGACAAGTCAGCAGCTTGGGCATATACGCTCAAATCCGGCTTGTGAAGAATTTCCGCAACGCCTTCAGTAGCCGTCCAGTCCGCATTTACCTGGGAAGCCACCTGCGATTCAACCCACCCGATCGAGCCATTCGCGTCGGTCACCCCCAGTACCTTGCCATTGTCCGACGATTGAACGGTAGGGACTTGTCGCACGTTCTCGATTGCGTTCTGGATTGTATCGAATGCGCCAGAAAGGTCAACTATGTCGTTATTGTTTGGATCTGGAGAAATCGTGGTCGAGCCGTCAACTTTGACCGCGCCGACCGCCTGTACGTTCTTACGAGCCTGGTGCTGTTGGTCAGTGCTCAAGGTTTGTTTTGATGTCAAAACGTGCGTAGTAATCTCCATAGTTCTCCATCCGCGTTCGCGTTCACCCGTCAGTTTATCAGAGGATCAAAGGAAAAACCTTATAAACTACGGGAGACTGACACGAGGGCAGACATGAAACAGAACGAATATGACTTCATCGCAGCGTTCCGCAACGGCGGGTGCTTCATCTTCGAGGGTGAGGAAGGCGCGAGCCCGTTCAAGGACGAGGATATGCCATCCGATAGCGACGCCGGACCTGCGGAAGCCACGGACGACTCGCTGGAGGCCCCCGATGTACAAGCTACCGGCGAAACATCCGGCGATCCCGAAGCCCAGCCCGAACAGCCGTCTGAACCGGTCGACCAGTCAACTGAGCCGTCCACTGAAATCTCACCTGAGACAGCGGCAACGCCCGAGATGCAGGCCGACGCCGTCAACAGCGACTCGGTCGAACAGGGTCTTCGCCCGACCCCCGCTAAGCTCGTCGAGGACTTCAAGAAATCCGGGAACCTGCTGAAGACCGCACGATACGCGCTCCGGACCCTCGGCGTCACCAACGCCGCACAGCAAGTCAAGCTGGATAAGTTGGTGCCCTTCTTCACCAAGGCGGTGACCCAGTTCGCGATGAAATCGGGCGACAACTACACGGTGAAGGACATATCCAAGGCCGTCCTCATCCTAGTACAGTCCTGCAGTCGCGAGTCCATACAGCGTGCGCAGGAGGCGAGCAAGGCCAAGAAGGCAGCCGTGGCAAAGGCCAAACCGCAGCCGAAGCCGGCGCCTAAAACCGAGCCCGCTCCGGCTCCCGCTCCCGAAGCGCCGGAGGAAAGCACGGACGACCTGATCGCTCCCGACGTGGCTGCAAAAGCGAAACAATAATTCGGAACAAGTATTGACAAGACGGTCATGATAATGTATATTATGGCCATTATGAAACAGATCACATACATAGCAGACATCGACCAGGACGTCGATGATTTGATCGCGGCAAGGTATATGTTCGACAAGGGGGTCCTTGCGAACGTCGTGCTCGATCCCAAGCCGGCTTCGGAAGTCGGCAAACAGAGAGTTGAACTCCTCAGGAATCTCGGCATCGAGGTGCTCGACGAGATTCCCGAAGGAACCGACACCATTTTCATCGGGGGCGCCCTCACTTCGGTCGCCCGCTACGTCAGGAACCACAAGCTGGAGAACCTCGTGATGAACGGCGGTTTCGTCGGCGCGAACGTGGTTCCCATCCCGCGCCAGCTCGATAAGTTCAGGGGCAAGTCCGAAGTCCGGACTTACAACTTCAACTGCGACGTAAAGGCGACCGAGGAAGTCCTCACGAGCGACAACATCAAGCAGATCATTCTCGTCGGCAAGAACGTGTGCCACAACCAGAGGAACACGACGGACGGCATATGGGCGGGGATGAGGCAGATGATCGAGGACGAGTACGGGGTGCGTCGCGGCAAGCTACAGCACGACATGCTCGCCTGCCACGAAGGACTCTCGCTTCTCCGTCTCCACGACGAACCTGCCGAGTGCAAGTACAGCAAGCTTTTCCCGTACAACACGGGGCTCTGCGGAAACATGACGAAGTGGGGAAGCCGGATTGAACCGTTCAAGAACTACAAGCCGGTCATCGCCGCCGTCGACTGGATCATCTAAACATCAACCATCAACAAACAAAAGCCGCTGGGAAGCGGCTTTTTTGTTTTTCGCAGCGGATTATCCTACATATACAGGTCGGCGTAGGTCTCGGTTTCCATCTCTTCCGGCGACAGGGTCTCGTTGAAATTGGCGAGCACGGCGTTCAGCTTTCTGTACTCGTCCACGTATCGGCTCTGTCGTTGGTTGTCCTTCTCCGTCACGTAGGTGAGCCTGGAGAGGTTCATGTTGTCCTTCAGGTCCATCAGCTTGACCTTGGTAGCGAGAAGGTTGGTGGCGATGGTGTCGATATACTTCGACCTCTCGTCGGACTTGCCCCTCGTCAGGAGCTCGACCGTCTTCCAGACGGCCACCGGGAAGTAGGCGGCTAGGTCGCTAACGGTGAAACCACCGTCCTCTACGACATCGTGCATGTAGGCTATCGCGGTGAGGTAGTCGTCATTGTAGGCCTCGGCGGTCGACTCGGCGACCCGCGTGGGGTGGTAGATGTAGTTCTGTCCTCCCTTGTCGAGCTGCCCCGCGTGGGCGAACTCGGCAAAAAGCTTCGCACGTTCGACAATACCCAAATCCTTGCCTTGCACATCCTTCAGGAAAACTTTTATTTCATCGCGTGAACGCATTAAAAATCCTCATATTGTAGTTAAAACCGAAGAACGGGCCGTTGTCCCGCCTTCATTCTAAACTAGCTCATTTGACCGGGAATGTAATAATTTATAGTTTATAATCCAAATTCGGGGTATTTCGATGATTTTCGAGTCCGAGAACTTCAACGATCTATTCGCCAAGCAGCTGTCAGACGCGATGTCGTTCGTGTTCGAGGCGGACGCCGAGGTGGCCGTGGTCGAGACTCATTCCATCAGGAAGGTACTGCACACGGAGACTATCGGGTTCTCCGGCGAATACGCGGCAGGCGACCTCTACGGCAAGTTCAGGGGCACGTACTCGTCCAAGGACGGCAAGGCCAACGTCGAGCGCGTGTTCATCACGATGGGCGAGGTGACGGCCGAATCCACGTTGCAGTTCACGGGCGAGTCCAGCCTGTTCCGTTCGCTCACCAACGCGCACAGGCTCTACTTCACGCGGAAAGACCTGGCCCCGAAACAGTACGACATCATCAAGGACGCCTGCGAACGCCTGCGGAAGAAAGCGTCCAAGCTCGACCCCGACATCGCGGGCGGGATCCTAAGCGAGGTAGACCTGATCATGTCGCAGGTGCATATAGACTTCGACATCAGCAACGCGGTCGAGAAAGACCCGGCGCTCAAGCCAGCAACCAAGGAATGATATGTCTCCGCTAGAACTATACAAGCAGGCCATAACCGACAGGCTCTCGCTCACGCACGAGATAGCACGTGACGACGGTCACAGCATTTCGATCAATCTCACCGACGAGAAACTGAGGCTGGAAGGTAGCGTTTCGGTAACGTTTTCCAATCCGGGCGGCCACAAGACCATCAGGGTGGCGTTCGTGAACTACGCTGGCGCCAAGACCGACTCCATCACGCTCAAGGATGCCGCGCCGGACGCCGCCTGCGGACAGATAAGCGTCTACGTGGCCATCAAGGAAACCGAGCTGGTAAAAGAGAAGAACGCATCCGACGAGAACAGGAAGGCGCTTACCGACTTACTGGTCGGCGCCGGATTCAAGCGTGACTGCGAATCGAAGTACATGTCGGTGTTCAAGAACGAATCCATCATGCTCAACTTCAGCTTCGCCGACAGCACCACGTTCAAGCTAGGCATATCGAAAAACCGGAAGAAGATCGTGGACCGGCCCATCGAGCTCGCCGGCAAGTTCGACCAGAATGGAAATTGGAAAGAAGTCCTGCTGACTTGCATAAAGAAAGCGGGAGAGCAGCTTATGGTATCAAAATGACCGACGCCGACCTCTATGTATTGATGATATGCTCCCGAACAATGGTTTGGGCGATCTCTTCCGTGTTCGGACCAATTATATACGGTACTTCAACCTGAAGGACACAACGATATGTTTCCAGAAGTCAACTACCCACGCCCTAAAGGGCGTGAGCTTGTACGGCTCCCATTGTTTCCGCAGGGAGACTGATGTACGATTGGGTGGTTGACTTACACCCTGCCCTCCAAGTTTTCAGAGTACCGTCTAGGGGCATCTTGAACGAGAAGGGATGTTTGCTCTTTTGAGCGATATTGACTGCACCGTTCCAGTCGGCATCCAATACAATTCCGTTCTTGCAATAGAATCTTCGGTTCTTGCGGATGCCGTCCTTTTTGCCCGTGGTGCAGTCGGTCTGGCTTGTCATAAACGGAGAAACTGTTTCTACCCGCTTTCCGTGGAGTAGTGCCTTGTATGACAAGATTTGCTTGAACTTGTAGAATGGAACTTGCCCTATTCTACGGTTATGATTTTTCTTTTTGAATCCTTCCTTGGACTTGGAAGTATTCTTCTTGATATTGCTCAAATCTTCGATGATGATGAAACTATCCGTTGTGCTGTCGATGATTGCGTTTGCTACCTTGTAGCACATATCCGTGGACTGGTTCATCTCCTTGATGGATAACTTGCCCTTATGCCGTCTAGCGGACTTAGTTCCCTTCTTCTGCAAGCAACGCTTCAAGTAGCGGAGTTTGCGTCTACGGGCATTATATTCCCTGTCGTTGAGCATGATGCCATCCGATGTAATCGCAAACCTACGCTCACCCAAGTCCACGCCTATGCAGTTGTCGTTCTGGACAGGAATTTCCGGTGCATCAAACGGAATGGACAGATAAAACTTGTCATCTCGTTTGAAGATAAGAGGGTCTTGCGTCGGATATTTCTTGAACAACTCAATCAATTTAGGAAACTTAACGATTTCGGCAACCGCCCGTCGGTTGGATTTCTCCGAGCAGAGCGATATTCCATCAATACTCATTTTGGAGTAGAGCCGCTTGTCCAACCGCATAGACAGGTTCTTCTTGGTTGGAATCTTGTGTTCTATATGTCCATTGGAGTTGATTGAACGGAATGCCGATATGCACTCCTTGTATATCTTGATGATGCCTTGAGACGGTATTGTTGGGAAATCTTCTCTCAAGATATAGTACACTGCATTGTGTACGGACTTCAAGTCCAAGTGTATCTTGTTGGAATCAAGTATGTTGGCACATTCATTATACGCAAGTCTGGCCACTTCAAGAAGACTAGACCAGTATTCTTGGTCTGCTCTATCCTTGAAGCGGAGTTCTGCATTATAAGTTATCGTACACATACTTTCACCCGTGTTCACATTAAAGTTTATAAAATTCTTGTGGCAGATGCAACTATATTGTACTCATTTCTCATCATGAAACCTTAAAAGTGTTCCCAAACTGTTCTCGTGGGCATTCCTACGCCACCCTAAAGGGTGGCATCTTCCTGCCCACTCTTTTGTGAACAACACGCGCTGAATAGACATAACCAAACAAAAAAGAAAGGCGACCTTTCGGCCGCCTTTCCCGTTTTTGCGCGAATGAGACTTCTTACTTTTCGGGCTTGCCGTTCTGCGCAAACTCCTTCTTCAGGTCGATTGCGCGGGAGACGAATTCCTTGCTTTGTCCGATTTCCTTGGCGATTTCATCGACATTCATACCGGCGTTAAACATGGTATAGATAGGCTTGAGAAGCTTCGCCACGGACTCGTAGTGATGTTGCGGTGCGTTCCTGCGCACTGCGGGAAGGTCAAGCTCGAGCTGGTTCGGATGCTTGGGGTCGATGCGACGGTCAAGCGCGACGGGAACCTTCAGCTTGTGACGGGCTTGGTAGACGGCGCTGGCAGTGCGTCCCTTAGGGAACCCACCGGCCATAACGAGCTTGATCTCGTCATCCGTCCACGGGTTCTTGGTACGCTTTCCGAACTTGCTGCGCAAGGTGTTGATAGCGCTACGCGTACGGCCGGGAACCGGCTTTCCAGCGAGAGCAAGCTTGATTTCGGTGGAGTTCCATCTCTTACGAGAAACTTTTTCCATAGTTGTGTCCTCTTTGTTAGGTGTTTGTACACTTAATATAAGTAAAGAGGACACGATTGTCAATAGCAAGATTAAAGATTTTATGCAAAAATAAAGAAACGATCGTATTTTAACGGGACAGGCTCGACAATATCTGGTCGGCAGTCAGGATACGCTGATTCGCACTTCCCCGGAAACGGAGCGTCACATCCCTCTGCTCCTGAATAAAAGGCCCGTCAACGAGCACGTCGACGAGTCTCAAAATCGGGTAAGTCACGCCATCCACGTACTTGCGCTGGCCTTCCAGCAAATCCCTGTCGAGGACGTATCCAGTGAACATCCACAGCGTCCTGTCCGGGCATTCCTTCTTGAAGCGGGCAAGAAAGTCGAGCAGGGCCGTCTGGTTCTCCGGCTCGAACGGCTCGCCCCCGAGTACCGTGAGACCGCTGACGTGAGACCTTTTGCAGGCCTCAATGACCTCGTTCTCTTCCACCTGGGTGAACTCGTCACCATACGAGAAATCCCAGGTTTCCCTGTTGAAGCATCCTGGACAATGGTTACGACAGCCGCTGACGAAGAGGGACACGCGAAACCCGTCCCCGTCGACAACGCTGTCGTACTCTATCTTGCCGTAGCGCATCAGATGTTCACCCGACGCTTCAGCTCGCAGAGCTTGCCGTCGCCCCACGACTCCTCGATGGACTGGGATGAACGGCCGACAAGGTAGCCGGTGATTCGCCTGATACGGAGGATGTTGTGGCCGTTGTCCTTCGTGTGGCAGTGCGGGCACTCGTTTCCGATGATGCCAACATAGCCGCACTCACGGCAAGTGTCCTGGTCCATGGACAAGGTGCCATAGCCGATTCCGGCGTCGTACATCGCACGGATGGCCTTCTTCACCGCCTCGATGTTCTGACGAGGGTCGCCATCAATCTTGTAGTAGAAGATGTGGCCACCATTGGTAAGCGCGTGGAACGGGGCCTCGACCTCGAGCTTGTGGTCAAGGGTCGTCTTCACGTCGAACGGCATCATATGGGAATTGGTGTAGTAACCCTTGCCCCACAGCTCTTCCGCCGGGACGTGCAACTTCTTGTTGGAACCGAATCGCTTGGCGTCGATCTGCGCGAAGCGCCCGCACACGTTTTCCGCCGGCGTGGCGAAGGTTGTCCAGTTCATGTGGGTTTCCTTCTGCACGGCGTCGGTATAGTCGCGAATGTGCTTGACGATGGAGTAGCCGAACTTGGTGGCCTCCTCGTCGACGCCGAACACCTTGCCGAGCAGGGTAAGGCACACCTCGTAGATGCCGATGTAGCCAATCGCGCTGGAGCCGTTCTTGATAGCCTTCTCGATAGTCGTACTGACCGGCGCGTTCTTGTCGGAGCCCATATAGAGACCATTCTTCATAGGGAAGTAGAGGTTCGCGTAGGTGCGGTTCCTGATCTGCTTGAAGCGGTCTTCCATGCACTGACGACACATTGCCAGCTTCTCGTCGAGCTCATTCCAGAACGAGTCGATCGGGGTGTCCGTCATAGAGGCACGCACGGCAATCGCCGGCAGGTTGATGGTCGTGAACCAGAGGTTGCCCTTTCCGGTCGTCACGGATTCGCCATTGACATTTCCGATGGAACGGGTACGGCATCCCATGGTGGCGATCGTGGTTTCAGGACGGAGCTTGCGCAGCTTGGCCTTGTCGCCATCGACACTGACCAGTTCCCAGAACACGCCTCGCGAGACCCTGTAGAGCTTCTGCCCACGATTGTCCACTACGTTCTTATCGTCGTAGTCCACGGTTTGCGTCTCGTACTTCACATACACCTTGTTGTACGGGGCGTCGACATTGACGAAGTTGGGATAGAATCGCTTGGCGAGAACCTCGCAGGACTTCTCCCAGATGTCGTAGTTCGGGTCACCCTCGTTGATCGTGTAGCCAGCCATCTCCTTGCAGATTGAAATGGGGAATATGGCCGTGGCGCCATTGCCGATGCCCTCCTCAGTAGCGTGGAGGAGCGCGAACGAAACAAGACGTCCGCTCCTCGACGTGTCCAGGCCGAAGTTGACGGAACTGAACGGCAGCTGGTTTCCGGAGCGGGAGAAAAGACTGTTGACGTTATGGACGAAAGATTCGAGTCCCTGGAAAGTGTTCCTTACGGTATCGGTATCGGCCTCGTCGACCAACTGCTTCGGAACCTTCCACGACGTCCCGTCGCCGAGCGGCAAAACGTATTCGCGGTCAAACTCGTCGTACGGGAGCGGCGGGAGCGGTTCCCTGCCGCAGTCGTAGTCGTCAAGCTCGCCCGACCACGATTCAACGAATTTCTTCAGGTCGGTCGTGTTCACGTCCTTGATAATACGGAGGTCGTACTTCTCGCGGATCTTCATAAGAGCGTCGTAGTCGGCCTTGTTGCCGGCTCCGAGAGCGGAGACCGTCACGATAGCGTTGCGGATAACCCGCTTGAGGTTCTTCTGGAAGCTTCGGTCGACGTACGGCGCCAATTCGAAGTCGAAGTTGGCGAACGCCTGCCCGCCGAAGAACGCGTTCTGCGAAGTCTGGAGGACGATTGCGCCGATGGCGCAGGCGGTCTCGATGGAGTTCGCTGGACGGACCCAGCCGTTACCCGTGTCGAACCCGTCGGCGAGGAGCTTGGCGAGCGGGATGAAGAAACAGTTGACCGTAAGGGAATAGTAGTCGAGGTCATGGATGTGGATGTCGCCCTGCTTGTGGGCCCTGGCCAGTTCCGGTCGCATATTGAGCAAGTTGTACATCTTCATCGTCTCGCCGCCGGCCTTCGCCATGGAGGAGGCGACGAGAGCTCCGTTGACGTTTCCGTTGTCACGGAGGAGGGAGCTAGTCTTGAGGTCCGCGTCGATGATTTCCCTCACCGTCGTATTGATCTCGCTCTTGAGTTCCCGTTCGCGGTCTCGTTCCTTTCTGTAGGTGATGTATGCCTTGGCGGTGGCGTTGTAACCGTTGTCCATGAGCACGTTTTCGATGGTGTCCTGGATGACCTCAACATACACGGATTTCGCTCCGTTGGCCGAAATCTTGTCGACCACCTCGCTGACTAGCGAGTCCAGTGCGTCATCGGTATATGGGGCCTTACAATCCTTGAATGCTGCTTCTATTGCGTCGTAAATATGCTTCGGTTCGAATTTTCTGCGTCGTTTCCGGTCGCGCTTGATGACATGAGTAAGCATTAATTCCTCTCGGTTTTATATTAAATTACCTCATTCGGCAGTGGTACGTTTATCAGAGCGGGCCTCCGCGAGTGTTGATAAACTGTACAGAAATTGTTACAAAACCACAACATATAGGTGGTCGGGAGCGTCCCGACCACCATATGTAGTTTTTAGCCATTATTGGTATTCGATACCTGCATATTGAAGGTCGACGGGGCGGAAATGTGACCCGACTCGTTAGCGACCATCGAGGCGTTGGCGATACTCTCGATACGCCGGTCGATCAGGGAGAGGAAGTCCTTGCACCCGTACCCGTCATCGCTGTACAAGTCCACGAGGTCGCTGACTATACCGGCGATGTGGGCATGGGTGAAATTCGACTGGACAATCTTCTCCATCCCGGCTACGAACTCCTCGTTCTTCTCGTTCATCCAGTCCGGACGCTCGGAACCCAGGTGCTTGTAGCGCTGGGTTATGACATCCAGAACCTGCTCCGTGGTGTTCGGGTTGTGGACATGGATAACCTCGTCGATGCGGCCGTTCCTCGTCTTAATGGTCGGGTGGACCCTCTGCGGCTCGTTAATCGTCATTATGATGATTCCGCTGAACTTCTTAGTATTGGTCTCGTCGATGCAGGTGATGAAGGTCGTGGTAAGGTTCGTCTTCACGCTGAAGTCGTTTCCGTCGATGTCGTCAAAGACGAAGATGCTTCCGGGGAACATATTCAGGATCCTGAAGACGGACCTCATCTTCTTCGTGTCGCAGATGGCGTCGGAAGAAATCCAGAACACGGGTACGTCGGTAAACTGCATCAGTAGCTTGTGGATCGACACGGTCTTTCCCGTACCTGGGTCGCCCTGCAGGATGTAGCCGCGACGGCGGTGATTGTTGAGTACCGAGCGGCAGGTCTTCGCCATCGTGTCGATGTCAATGTTCTTGATATCGAAGTTGATGTTCTCGCGCTTCACCGTGTGGATTGCGGAGCCGTCGATCTTGATGATGCGCCTCGAAATGTCGATTGTCTTGATATACACGGAATAGATTATGTTCTCGATGTCCCCGAGTATGTCGTAGTCCAAATCGTCATCGTCCTCCACATCAGAAGCGTAGAGCTCGCTGTTGGATATGCCGATATTGATGTAGCTGAACTCCGAGCTCGTGGTGGCGTCCGTGGCAGTTTTCTTCTGCATGTAGTTGATCTCGAGACCGATAGTCGACCCCTTGTACTTAACCTGCATATATGTACACACGAACTTCGAGTTGACGTTAGCCGGGGTGTCCGTGCGCGGAGTGAACACCTTCACCACCTTCAGCCCGTACTCGTTCTGGATCTTCTCCGACATCTCTATCAGCGACCTGCAGATGTCCGCCGTCGCGTTTATCTGCTTCACGTGGATGGACTTGCCGTTCTTGTAGCCCATAAACTTGGCGAGCTCGTCAAAGCTAGTCTGCACCTCGTACTTCTGCGCGACGAAAAGGTTATTGATGACCATGCTCGCCTTGCCGAGGTTAAGCGCCGTTTCCGCGAGGTCCGCGTACTTGCGCACCACGGCGTTAGTCGTGGAAGCCTTCACCGTTTGTATCAAGCTTTCCGCAAGTTGTGCGCCGACGTCGATCACCTTCGACCCGTTGGCCCCGCCTATGACCTGGTTCTTCAGGTAGTTAAGTTTCTCCTTGGCGCTCCGGCCTACCCAGAGATCGGTGTCGATACTGATGTGCAGGAGCATGTCGCCGAGGTTGCGGATAATCTTCGAGCCGATGCCCGATTCCTTCTTCTCGCCACCCTCGACCCAGATGTCGGTCTCTACGCCTTCCGCCATTACATCCCTCCGTTGTTCATGCTGTCGACCGGGTTCAGATCATCGTCCCCGTCATAGTTCACCTGCACGTTAGTCTTGACACCGCCGTACTTCCAAGTGCGTATGCAGACTCTGACAAGGTTGAACGCGAAAAGGCCAAAAAGGACACATTTTCCCCAGAAAATCACTTTAGAATGGAATTTATTCATTTCGATATACACCTCAAAATTTGAACGAATTATAGCAGATTCAGGCCGGTAGTAAAGCCACTAGGTCCGAAATTGTCGAAACCGTGAATCCGTCGTCACGCGTTTGGGAATGTCCGCCGTAGGACACCGCCGCAGAATGGAGGAACCCCCTCCTTCCCGACCCGCAGTGGATAACCCTGTCGGCCGACCTCATGTAGGTCAACAGCATCAGTTCGTTAGGCCTCCGGCTCTCCACTACTGAAGAGGCTACCTCGCGTATACGGGCGAGCAGGCGACCCTGCGCGTCGTCGCAATCGGGGTCGTCGTTTCCAAAGCACGCGAACCTCACCCGTTTTCCCTCGCACTCGCCGAGCACCCAATCCTCGCACGACCCGTCGTACACCCCCTCGACCAGCACTTCGGTACCGTCGCTCGGGATCCGCGGTTCCGGCTCGAACGGGTAACTGGCCAGCGTCTTCGCGGTCGGGTATGCGGGATGGTCGAAATTGCCGAGGAAAACTATCCTCCCTGCCTTATCCAGATACTTCGCGTAGTGCGGGTACCAGTCATGGACGATGACCACCGGGCGCACGAAACGCCGGTCGACAACCGCCATCCCGTCCCCGAGCTGCCATACGGCGACGGCCGGGTTCTCGGGGCACGCGTACCTCGTGTCAGGACGCGCCATCGCCACCTGGACGGCCAAATGGTTGAACTTCGAGTACCCAGGCTCGGTCGATATGTCCTTTACGAACTGCATCGGCTGACGTACTCCTCGATTTCCCTGACCTGTTCCGGAAGCAAGCCGTCAAGGAACGGCCCCGATTCGCCGGGCACTATCCCTATGTACTCCCTTACCCATTTCGGAACGTTTTCCCTGCCGTCCTCGGCTGCGACGGCGTCAAGGAGCTTGGTGAAACTCATTTCGCCGGACCGGTCGACGTCGTAGATGGTAGTGTCGATTTCAAGGGTGAGGGACGGAGAACATTGCCACTTCAGTTCGACCTCGAGACGGTCGGCGCCCGCGTACTTCGTCACGAGGCTTTCCAGGGAGGCCTCCCCCCTGCAATATCTCGACAGGTCGTCGTCGGACATGCGCCGTATGCAGGCGCAACGCTTGCGGTTGGCTATGTAGCCGGCCGATTTCCTGTAGGATTCCGTATCCACCTTCGGGTGGAACATATGGTATATCGTGCCGTCGAGCCTGAGCGGCGGGCCGACTATACGCCTGCACTTGCAGAGGAAGGCGTCATCCTCCGCGCCCCAGCCGACAAAGTCCTCGTCGAATCCACCGACCCGTTCCCACGCGTCCCTAGTGAACACGTTGCATAGGCCGGTCTGCCTGAATATGTCGACCCCGTGGTCCTTCTCTCCCGGAAGCATCGGCTTCTCTTCCAGTATGCGTCTGGTGTCAGCCTCGTTCATGTAGATTACGTCGTCGAACGGATAGACGATGGAGGCTCGGCCCGAGTCCAGCGCCGACTTGGCCTCTCTCAACGAGGCGAAACATTTTTCGGTAAGCAACGCGTCGGCATCGCCCATCACGCAGTATGCGCAGTCGCTGGATCTGATGGCCTCGTTGAGCAACTCCGACTTGCAGAAAATCCCTTTGCGGTCGGGATCGTGCCGCATACTGTCCATCCCGACCAATTTGACTCGGTCCGGATAGGAGGAAGCGACCTTCTCGGCGAAACCCGACGGATACTGTTCCGCAATCACAATTTCGCACTCGGGTAAATAATGCACGTAATAGTCAACAACTGACAGTAAGTTCCGTTCGCGGAACTGGTTATTGTTGTCGAAAAATGCCGTAACTACGCAAAAATCGGCCATAACCATCAACCTTATAAACTAGCTAGATGGAATTATAGTTAAAAGAGATTTGAATGTCATTCAACGGCATAACCAACCTGAGAGACGCCAAGGAAAGCGTCAAGCTCAAGCCATGGCAACTTGCCGAGATAAAGCGGTGCGCACAGGACCCGCTGTACTTCATCAATACCTACATGTACATCAACACGAAGGACGATGGAATGCAGCTGTTCAAGACGTGGCCGTTCCAGGATGCAGCCATCAAGCGATTCTTGAAGTATCGATTCAATATCAACCGCTGGTCACGACAGGTCGGTAAATCAACAATCGTTCGAGGATTCATTCTGTGGCACGCGATGTTCCATAAGGATCAGCTTGTCGCCATGCTCGCAAACAAACTTTCGCTCGCGAAGGAACAGCTGCAACTTCTGCGCGATTCCTATGTAGCCTTGCCATACTGGTTACAACCCGGCGTAAAGTTATGGAACAAAATGAGTATTCAGTTTTCGAACAATACTCGTATCCTCGTGGCTGCCAGTTCTCCTGACGGCATTCGTGGTTTCTCGCCGAACTTGCTGTATTTGGACGAGTTCGCGTTCTTGCGCTCCGGCATGGCGGAAGAATTCTGCGCGTCCGTGTTCCCAGCTATTTCGGCCGGTAAGAAGACCCGCGTGATAATTACAAGTACCCCGTGTGGCCTTAATAAATTCTACCAAATGTGGGAAGACGGGGTTGACGAAGACAAAGCGTCCTATCACGACTTGATGTCAAAATACGTGCGCTCTACGGTGAAATGGAAAGAAGTTCCTGGCCGTACCGAGCAGTGGGGCATCGATGAAATGGCGCGTATCGGCGAACAGAAATTCAGGCAGGAATACGAATGCGAGTTCATCGGTTCCGCAATTACGCTCATCGACTACAAGATTCTACAGGAGCTTACTCCGTCAAAGCCGAAGCTCGTGAGGGGCCTCGACAAGATGTACAGCTTGCGAATATTCCAAGAGCCAATGTCGAAACAGAAGCTGGAAGTCAACAACTGGGTGTACATCGCCTCGATAGACACAGGTTACGGCATCCGTCAGGACTACCACGTTCTCCAGATTCTTCTCGCAAGGAGCAGTACAGACCTAGAACAGGTATGCGTTCTGTCGTCGAACGAGGCGACCATCGAGGATTTCGCGATGATAGCGAACATGGTCCTCCACGGTTACTACGACCCCGACCTGACCATCGAGTACAACGGTCCGGGCGCACTGATGTACAACCGTTTCTTCGAGAACCTGCAGTATGAACACCTGGTGAACTACGACAACAAGTTCCGTGGCCTCTGGTCCGGGGACACGCTGAAGCAGACGGCCGTCATGCTCCTGAAGCTGTATGTACAGCGATTCTACGTGAAACTCCACGACGAGTCCACCATACAGGAACTGATGTCATTCACCGAGACCACGAAGAAGCACTGGGGTGGCGGTGGAGGAAACCATGACGACCACGTGACGGCACTTTATTGGCTCATCTATCACGCGGCATCCACTTGGTTCCAGGGCAACCAGGTCGAGCTCCCGTTCCTCACGGGACTCGAGCTAATGTTCACCTCGATGTCCGGGCACAAGGGTGCCGAGGACGCCGCCATCGAGTTCGTAAGGGACAAAGATGCCGTCGAGGAACAGAATGGCATATCGAGGATCCAGTACAACCAGGGCGCCGCCTACGAGCTTCCCGATATGCGTCTGAGGCCGGAAAGAAATCCCCAACCGGTATAAACTGCGGTTAAGCACACGAGGATACGTACAGATGTTCAGAGAGCTCGACGATTTGAAGGCGCTCACCCAGGTAGTGGCAATGGAGGCGCTCGACTTTAGCAAGGAAAAGGACGACGCCGACGACGCCGACCAGGGCGCACTCGTAATCGATGGCGAGATGGATTCGCGTCCCTACGAGAAGGGCAACGAAACGACCATTGTCAAGGTGGACGGCACTGCCGACGCCGGCGTTGCGGGCAGCTCCGGAAACATCACTGGAAAGCGCAAGGCCAAGCGTCCCATCTTCGAGAACGACCCCGAGGAAGAGATTGACGAGAGCACGGTCGAAAGTATCCTCGCGAAGGGTCTCGGCGGGCTCAGCGTGGCGAAATCCCTGAAGAAGGGTCTGCGCGAGAGCTGCTGTATCGACGGCGACCCCGACTGCGAGTTCCAATACCATCCGGGCGACTGCATCAAGTCGCGTACCAACGCGTTCCCCGTCATCCTCATCGTCAAGAGCTCCGACGGCCCGGTCATCACCGCCGCGAAGCCAACCAACAACATGGACGAGTACTGCGAGGGTTCCAACGGTTGCTGGCCTGAGTTCCAGTTCAACCAGGACGAAATCGAACCCATTGAAGGTATTGACCTCAACAAAATCCTCCAACTCATGGCGTTCAACGACGCCCAGATGGAAAGCCTGACCGACTCGTCCGTCGACGAGACCCCGATGAAGGATGCCGCCGACCGGACTAACGGGATGATGAAGGACAAGCGCCTGTACGGCGCCGAGAACTGCAAGGAAGGCGAGTTCTGCGACTATGGCGACCTCAAGGAAATGCTTGACGAAATCTGCGGTCCGATGAAGACCTATACCTACGGCACGCCGAAGACCACGAAGGTGAACGACGACGGGTCGGTGGAGACCAAACAGTCTGCCGGTTCCATCAGTTTCGGGGCGTGGTAATGGAACTGGTCCCTGTAAAGCCTAGATTCTTCTATGACAACGGGTGCCCCATATGCACCCAGTACAAGAGGCTTATACAGCGCAAGATAGGCGACCGAGCCGAGTACTTGTCCGCTCCCAAGGGGGCGTCTGACTTTTCGTACATCGGCGCCGACGGAAAGACCCACACCGGTTCCGACGCGATAGAGGCTCTGGTGAAGGACTTCCCCGAGGTCAAGGACTACATGTGGGCGTTGCCCGAGAAGTTCAAGCTGGCCGCGATGAAAATCGTCTACAAAGCGAGCAGCGTCGTCAGGAAGACTTACGGCATGGTGAATAAAGGCTGCAACTGCGGCAAGCACTAAGAAATATACAATTAAAAAACTCCGTGTGCAAATCACACGGAGTTTCTCATTTTTTGGGGGGCGAATTATTCGCCGGTTATGAACTTGTTCGGCGTCTGATCGACCGGCTCGTCCGTCCCGTATATGGTGCGGTACTTCTCGAAGTCGCAGGTCTTGATCTTCGTCATGATGCGCTCCCCGTTGCGAGAACGGAGACCGAGGTCAGTACGAAGCACAAGTCCCTCGGCATTGAGAGTCTTGTCCTCGGCGACGGTGGACTTGAAACCCTTCCTGACGAAGTCGATCGCCTCGTCCAGCGTGAAGTAGCCGATTAGCGGCGTGGTCTCGGCGCCGAGCTTGCCGGCAATCTCGTCGCGGGCTTCGGTGAGCAGGTACCAATCGCCGACCTTGACGTCGAACACGCGGAACGACACGCCATCCTTGATGTAGCGTCCGCCGCACTTCTGGATCCTGGACCCGTAGCCTTCGCCGTAAATAGTGATCAACGTCGGCACCTTGCCAAAAGCGGGGTTGCCGTTTCCGTCGATCCACTCATGTTCGGCAAACTCGGACACGGGGATGACGGCTTTCAGGTTAAGGGAGGCGAGCACTTTCTCCGGCGGGAAAGTAGCCTTCAAGTATTCGTCCAGATTCGCCGGGATGGATGCCTTTTCTGACTTGCCCTTGTAGGACACGCTGAACTCGGCAGCTTCGTCACCGCGAAGCGTGCCTACGACCTCGAGTCGGATATTCGTGCCGTCGATTTTTTCCTCGCCACGGAACTTCAAACTGCGGAGATAGGTCAGCTCCGGACGGACGAACTCGTGGTACGGCATAATGACGTTCCTTTCGTCACGCATAAAAATCGTGTTGATTTTTTGATATTGTGCCATTGTTTCCTCGCTATTAATAAGAAATCGGTGCTAAATATACATTCAACACCGCTTCATGTCAAGAGTTCTCGGAAAAGTTAACCGAAGGATATGGTCTTTCCTTCAGGAGGAGTCCTGAAAGGAAGCACCACGTGTACTTGCCCGTTCTCGAACGTACACTTCATATTGTCGTCGTCGACGGGACGAGGAATCGGGTAGATGACCGTATGGGTACCGAGAATATAGTCGGGTATATTCACCTGCGACACGACCTTCGTCTTGGCACGGGACTTACCCGCCGAGGCGTTCTTCTTGGCGTTCCGCAGTTCGGCGGACAGCTTGCTCACGAACGTCTTCCTGGTGAAGGTGATGGCAATCTCATTGTTCTGCGTGAGGACGACCTTGGTGTCCTCCTTGCGCACGCCCGGAAGGTCGACGATGACGTGACACAGGTCGTCGGTCATGGCGAGCTCGGAGAACGGTTCCTCGAGGTACGTTGTAGAACCCTGTTGCGGAGCCACGCCCTGGATAGGCACCGGCGTCCCCTGCGGTGGAGGCGGTGCCGCCATCTGCACAGGTTGTTGCTGGTAATACGGCGGTTGCTGGACTGGCTGGACCGGCTGGGCGTAGCCATTCGGTGGCGGTTGCTGGAGCGCGTAATTTCCAGCAAACTGCTGGTTCGGGGGAGGCTGTTGCGCCATCGTATTGAGCCCGACGCCCCTTCCACCGATGCGGTTGTTCTGGTTAATCATTTCGGTCTCCCGTTGCGTACGCATGATGGCGGCCGAGGAAACCCGCTCTCCCTCGCCGGTAGTACCGAGGGTGACATTGGTGTCCGGTACACCGTTGTTGAAAATTATAGTCGATCCGAAATCATCTTCTGCCATAGGGGACCTGCTTTTGATATGTTGTACTTCGACTGTATCATCGTTCTTTCGGCCAAAAATCCGTGCTGCTATGTTCTTTATGAAACTCATCATCCATCCAGCGAATCGCGCAGTTCGGCGACAGCTGGAACATCCCGTAGCTTACTCAACGCTCGGTTCTTCGCCCGGCGTATGACTTCCTTGCTCATGTGTCTCGCAGAGGAAATCTCGCTGACCGTGTCCTCATAGCCGTCCAAACCATACAGTCTGCGAAGTAAATTACTTTCTTCCGGCGTGAGAGTGTCATCCAGTATATTTTTTAGCTTAGCCACCCGGTCGCTATCTATGACCCCCACGTCGGTCGAATCGGACGATTTGAGCGTGTCGCCAAGAACGAGCGGGGCGGGTGACGAGGGGAAGGCGAGGACGCTGGTCTCTATCGAGGCGGGTTCAGAGACGGCGTTGTCGGCAAGCCTGCCATACCGTATGCCGTCGACGCTCTCGCCGCGCTTCTTGCTCGCCAGCACCCGCTTCCTGAGCCTCACGGGGACGTATACCTGGTCGCTGTTGTGGACTATGAGGTCCATGTGACGCCTCACCTCGAACACGGCGAAGGAGCCGAACTTGGTACCACTGCGGTAGTCGTACTTGTTGAACGCCTCGAGGACGCCGAGCTTCCCCTCGGAATAAAAGTCGTTGATCGGCAACCCGGTCGACTTCTTGTAGGCCCTGGCCACGGCAAGGACGAACCTGAGGTTGGACTGGACGATGGCGACCTTTATCTCCTGTCGCCTCGCCTCGTTTGTCGTGGGGGAATAGTATTCCTTGAATAGCTTCATCTCGGCGCTCTTGCCGAGAATCTTGTATTTCAGGGTCTCCTCAATGATTTTCTTTGTAGAAGGGTCTTCTTCATAGGTCTTCATCCACTACACCTATGTGGGGTTGCGATAAATATAATTCCGGCCAATTTGAAATGCAAATTTTTGTTTACACGATAAACTGCGGATTATGGCAAGCATGAACAAGGATTTCACATCGCTGGCGCTCACCATGGACCAGTTCGCGTTCGCGAAGCTGGTCAACGAAGCTGCCGAGAAGCTCACCAAGTATTCGCGGTCCGTGCCCGTTCTTGGCTGCAAGACTGGCCCCGGCTACGACTATTCGGACTATGTGGTCACCATCCGGGTCTCGCACGACAGGCAATCCTGCAACGTGTATCGTAACCGGACCAGCGTGCTCCTATACGCGAAGCTGAACGGCAACGTGTCCAGCATCAACCATGAGTTCATTTTCGTGGAAGACTACATCAAGTCACTGCTCGCCGGCATAACCAAGAAGGAGAAAGATGGCTAAGGAAGCTGGCATACAGGTCGACGGGATCGTGGTCGAGGAACGCGGCAACGGGTTCTTCACGGTCGAGCTGGCCAACGGGCATACGCTGATAGCCCGAATATCGGGCAAGATGGAAAAACATTTCATCCGCGTGATGACGAACGACAAGGTAATAGTCGAGCTCACGCCATACGACCTGAGCAGGGGACGTATCACCTACCGCTACAAATGACAAAACCGCTGCGCGTGGCAGCGGTTCGGGACCTAGCCAATGAACGGCTAGGCCTTTTTATTGCGCTTGGCAGGCTTCTTGTCGGCCTTCTTGACGTTGGCCTTCTTGGTAGCCTTGCGGGGACGCTTGGTGGAAGTCTTGTCGAGTCCGGCAAGGAACACGCCGACTTCGCCGAGTTCGGCCTTCTTCAACTTGGACTTCTTGGCCTTCTTCGTATCGGCCTTCTTGGTACGCTTGGCCTTGACCGGAGCCGGCGCGACCTGCACTTCAGGGGCGGCCTGCACTTCAGGGGCGGCGTCACCAATCGGGGCGTCGACAGTTTCGACACTGTCGGTAGTATTCGCCACTTCTTCCGTTACCGCAGTCTCCGGCGCCGCTTCCGTGGCAACGGGATCATCAGTAACGGGAGCGGGTGTGCAACCAATGTCCGCCTCGACAACCGGAATTTCCGGCTCGGTGACGGCGGGGACGTCTTCGACGACCTGTGTGTTGGTTGTGGACATGTCGACGCTGACGAAGTCGTTAGCCTTCGGCTTGAAAAACAGTGCCTTCGCGCCGTAGATTACCAGCGCGACAGCCACCGCGATAAGGATTATGGTGAGAACTGTGCTCATGGGGTTTTTCTCCTATAGGATTTTTTCTTCAGTAATAAGGAAATTAGTCCATTCCGTTCCGAGTCGGAACTATTTTAAAGAAAATAATTGATAAACTACGGGCATGGCAAAGAAAAAAATCAATTCCATCGACACCGACGAGCTCGACGACGCCCTGTTCGCCGCCCCGTCCACAGACATTCAAGAAAACGAGACGCCCGTCGAGGCGGTGGAAGCACCGGCCGAGAAGAAGGTCGTCAAGGAGCCTGCCGTGCAGGCGCCACCGCAGGCCCCCACTCCGGTAAAGAAGAAGCGGGTGCGCATCAGGAAAAAGACGGCCAAGAAGCTCTCCGCTGCCATTATCTGTCAAAATCCGAACATCACCAGGTTCATCTAGACGGAGGCGACCATGTACGTATCTCTCGAAGAACTCCGGCCCGTCCTCGACACCATAAGCCCGAAAATGCGCGACGCCGTAATCTGCATACACGAGGCCGTTTTCGGCCAGCCGGACAGCAAGGACGCGGTAGCACGCCTCAAGGCGACCGTCGGCGAGAATCCCAACGAGGTCGACGATGGAACCAAGGTTGTCGGCCTTGCGGCGAAGGCGGGAATAGACGGGGACAACTCGCTCCCTGAACAGGAGGACGAAATCGTTAACGCCGTGGCGAAAGACGTCGCCAAACTAAAGCCGATGGCGATCGACCTTCCCAAGGAGGACGACTTCGCAAACCTACCGGGAGACGGCGAACCACCGCTTCCCGACGAACCGTTGCCGGAAGATATCATTTAACGAAAGAGGCGGCCGATGACCGCCTTTTCTTATGTCAGCTGACTTGAGACGTGGAACTTGTTGTGCTTCGCCTCTTCCTTGCGCTTCTCCGCCTTGACGATGTCGCGCAGTTCCTTCTTTTCTTCCTTGTCCCGAATGCGCAACTTCTTCAGCAGCGCCTTTCGCACTTCCTTGTTGTATTCCAGTCGCTCGGGGGTGACGTTACCTTCCTTGATGAACTTGTCCAGATTGCCGATTACCTTGGACACCTTGACCTCTTCGTCGTTCATCGTGTTGAGCGCGTTAATACGGGCCGTGGTGTTTTCACGGGCAGTCTTCACGACCTCGTCGATTCTATCCCACACGCCGTACAAGTTATCATAGTGCGCAACGATATAGCTGTGGAGAGCCGACGGGGACATAGGGTTCATATTGACGATACCCTCGGGTACGTTTCGGTCGGCACGCCATGACTTGCCCGGAACCTTCACCGGCACAATCTTCAGTCGCCCGTCGGCGTTCACCTGCACCAGTGTCATGTGTTCCGCGTTCGCGGCCCAGTTGATGCACTTGCGCTTGGTCTCCCCGTGGTCATTATACGCCAGGCTAACGGTCTCGTCGCACTGAAACACGACGCCCCAGTAGAAATTCTTCGTGTCGACCGGGCTAAGTTCCTTCAGCTTCACGGTGTAGATGTAGCCATTACGGCGTCCACCGACTTCCTCGGTCTTCGAGTTAGTGTCAACTTTCCAGAACGTATTGAGGTTCGGGAGCCCGTGGTACACCTGCGTCTCGCAGATTGTACGCGCCTCCAACTCGGACTGCATCAGCTCGATGTACCATTCGCCGTCTTCCTCTTCGCGAGGTTCCGACGTGTGGTAAAATAAGTTAAGCGTGCCGTTTACAAAGCTTATCCATTGCGGGTCTTCATTCTGGAAGTCGTACTTGGCGAACCACTCGGCAAACTTCTTCTGTGCCACGGTAGGCAGGTCGACCACACGGGATATGCCGTCGAAGTCGTGCGGGGCAAACCCGTCCTCGCGACACTTGTTGAGGATCCAGAAATCAAGTATGATGTCCTTATGGGAATCCCACGTTATCCCAGCATTGATATAGTTGATAAGACGGATTCCCGCTACTTTCTTGGCTTTCATCGGTAGACCTCTGCCCGTAGTTTATGACTTTAAACAGACAAACCTCGATATAAACTAGGAGGTAAAGCACTATAAAGGTCAACCATGTACGATATGTTTGATTTGCCCAACGAAACCGAGCTTGCAAAGGTCATCTTGGAGGCCAAGAAACAACCGAGCAAGACTGACAACACAATAGGTGTCCACGACATCTTCCCGTTCTGCCAGCCGCTTACCGAGGCCAAGGCCAAGAAGAACTCCAACGTCGTTTCCGACAAGACCGGCGTCGTGAAGCCCAAGAACGATTTCCGCGCATCCGACGTTATCACGGCGTGGGACGACTTCAAGAGCAACATGAAGAGCAAGGCGAGCGCCAACACCGGCGACGGCGACAAGTTCGGGCGTCTCGAGGTGAAGAACGGCGACAAGATCCCGACTCCGGAAAAGGTTGCGAGCGCCATCAAGGCACTGCAGACCACGAAGGTGACCGGCATCAACGGAAAGACCACCTCGACCACCGAGGAACTGGGCCTGTTCCGCGAGATGGCAAAGACCTCGGCCACCAAGCTGCCGGACAAGACCGGCGCCGTTGAGCCGAAGGACGGCCTCGGCAAGATCGACAAGAAGCCGAAGATTGTCGACATGTCCGGTACGACCGTCGTCGTGAAGGACGCCATCCCGTCCAAGGACAACAAGCTGCCGGACAAGACCGGCGCCGTGAAGCCGAAGGACGGGCTCGGCAAGATCGACAAGAAGCCAAAGATTATCGACATGTCCGGCGCGACCGTCGTCGTGAAGGACAAGGCGCCGACCAAGATGCCCGAGCTACCGGGTACAAAGGTCGTCGTGAAGGACGCCATCCCGTCCAAGGGCAATACACTTCCCGACAAGTCAGGCGCGGTCAAGCCGAAGAAACTCGAAACCGCCAAGTAAGCGGGGCCCATCATGGCGCAGGGCGCACTAGAAGAGCTCCAGCAACACGCCAGACGGCTGGCAAGAAACCCCGTGCCCGTGCATCAGGGGTTCGGCCGTCTGCGCATATCGGAACTTCCCGTAAACTACGAGGAGGGGCGCAAGAGCGTAACCGACCCGTACACCACCGACGCCCAGGAAACCATCAACGCCAACATCCAGGACTGGTACTGCCCCGGCCTCCAGTGTTCCCTACAAAGGGAAGGCCACTACAAGTTCGTGACCTACATCCCGACGCAGGAAGACAACCAGTACGACGAGACGATTTCCGTCACCATGCTGACCGACAACCACTACGAGAACTACTGGGGAATCAACCGGTACATGGAGACCGTCCAGAGCGGACAGACCGACGCCGACCCCGTCAAAGACCGTAACCACAGGGTCTACGGCTACGACAAGCGTTACCGCAACAGGCTCACGTATGTCCAGTGGATCGATATGCACCTAGCCGACGACGTCGCGCAGGAGTATATGATTGTCCGTCTGGAACGTTGCCATTTCACGGCGATCGGGCCGCTCAAGTTCAAGCCGGGTGTCCTGCAGACGGTGCCTTTCAACCTGACGATAAAGTTCGAGGACAGGCGCCTCATCAGGCTTCCGGACCCGAACGAACTGATGGACGCGATTTGTGTGTCGTACGGGTCAGACAGTTATTACGACAAGTGAGGATAGGATATGCCGACGAACTACATGAACGGGACTGCATCCGGGCTCGGTGATACGGCCCGTCGCGACGTGTCGGGCGAATCCTACCTCTCCTACTATATGGAAAAGTTCTACGCGTCCGCACGTGGACACCTTCTGAACAAATACTGCGTCGGCTTCTGGGGCGATTATGTCTCGGAGGCGTTGCGCGTCATGGACAGAAACGCCTATGCCGACAAGTACAACATATCTTCGACGAAGACATTCCACGGCACGGGCGACCTTCACTGGAAATACGCGTTCAACGACTGGCTCGACCTGTTCTATGACCGAAACAACAAGGTTCTCAACATGTACTGGGCCTGCGAGTCGGCGAAGATTATCGGCAACACGGCAAAGATTGTGAACTACGGCGGCATCGACACGACGAAGCAAATGAAGTACCCGTTGGTCAACGGCGACGAAGGCCCGAAAGTGCTGAATCTCTCGATAGTCGATGACCCGTATATGATGTGGTACCAGTTTTTTAACGCACTATTCAACGTGCAGTTCAGTCCGCTGGTGTTGAAGGCTCGTAGCACCTGGCACAAGATCAACGTCGCCGTGGACGTGTATTCGGAATCCACCACGATGCAGCGGAGCGGCAACGGGGCCTACGCAACGGAAAGCAACCCGTTCGTAACCGACATCGCGCTGAACCAGATGTTCGAGTTCAATTCGGCCGTCTTGAAGAACTCTCCCGATGTTACGGTGAGCTTCAGCGAGACGAATCCATGCAAGTTCACCGTGGGGTTCAGCTACCCAAACGCCTTCCACGGGTCTTTCAAGAATCAGTTGCGGTACTTGCGCGACAACACGAGGGACGGATCCGACCAGAACGCAATGGACCCGAACACGAACATGAACACGTACAGAAAATCCTTCTACGAGGACAGCTACAAGCAACTCCAGTACACGGCGAAGGCGTACACGTACGAGACGTTCGACCCGTCCGATTATTACAACGAGTACGGGCTCCGGAGCTTCAAGAAGAAGGACGACTAATTATTTCACCATTGTTTCTACGCGCTGGCGAACGTCCAGCGTTTTGTTTTGGCCGTAGAATTTGACCATCGTCTCGTACTGGTTGTACATCTTGGCGTTTGTGCGACTCAGCGGAATTTCGGACAGGAACGTGTCATACAGAGTAGTCACGAGTTCCGATGTGAGCTTGAACGCCTTGTCGTCGATGATTATCACTCCCCAGAAATCGGTGCTGTACGGAGTGTAGTAGAGGCCGTTACGGCCGGTCGCAAGCTGTGGCGGCATCTTGACCTGTTCCGACAACATGCGGATGCGGTCAAACCGGCCACATATGTAATTGAGGTAGGCGTCGACCCTGTTGTCCATTATGATGAGGGGGTCGGTGAACTTCCTATCCAGAATCATGCTGGAACAGGCCTTCGCGTTGACATAGGTAATAGGAATCCCGAGCGATGCGAGCATGCCGTTACACATTTCCTCGTAACTCATGTTCGGCCTGTAGAATGTCTCGGTATAGTCGGTACATAGGAAGGAGAACGGGTATTCGTAGTGGAAGCCAATCATAGTCAGGTGCGAAAGCTGAATCCCGCGCCACCTGGTCATGCCCATCGCCTTGCAGAAGGTATCGACAAAGGCTACGGGCATATTGGCCTTCATCGCGCTAACCAGCTTGGAGGGAAGGTTACCCTTGTCGGCAAGCACGGAGCTCACCGGCTCCTTGTTGAAGGCGTCGCAGATGCCCTTCCACTCGGCCTCGTCCTCGAACGAGTTCTTGTTGAGCGGGAACTGGATGATGCCGTTGTTGGTGTTCTTGATGCGGACCTTGTCGTAAGGAATGTAGAGAAACCGTGGATTATGATATTCCTTGTACTCGACCTTAACGGGCGAAATGACGTTAAGTAACGCGACCGTCCTGGCCGACAGCATATCGTTGAACCGGTCGAGCGGTTCGCCCAGATGGGCCGTGGCTAGGAAATGAACCGAGTCGCCGTTCATCTTACGTCGAACGGCCTCGATGACCGCGTCAAGGCTGTAACCCATGATATAAATAGTATTCTTGTTCTCCATCACAAACGTCCATCATTTTGGATATACGGCAAGATGTATTCCTCGAGCCATTTCGCCCCTGGGAACTCGAACAGTTCGTCAAAAATCATTCCCTTCTCGTTGCAGAACAATACCATCGGCAGCTTCCGCGAGCCCCTGTCAACGAAGATCAGGTTCTTTTCCGGCTCCGGCTCGACGACGGTCCGGACGCATCTCACGGGGTCGTCCAGCAAGTGGTACTTGTTGAACCACGAGAACATGCCGTCGAAGGCCTGCTTGCAAGTGGGGCACTGGTCGTTCTGGTCGTAGAATATGAATACCCACATAATGACCCGTTGCCTGTTCGGCGCGAGGTCACTGTAGGCGTCCATACCGTATTCGAGCAGTCGCTGACTCAACGGGGTATAACCGCCGTTGATGACCGCCGCATCACTGCAACAAGACATCGTATCGTAAATCCTTGGTTATGTGTTAAATTACATCAAAATCAGAAGTGAACGTTACAATCGAACAGGTGGCCCATATTCTTTTCGTTGGCAATGAACCAGTTCACGCCCCTCTGACGGCACCATTCCTCGGCAGCGGCCCACTTGGCGTGGTTCACCATAACGTCCATGAGCTTGGTCTCGTAGGACACCTTGCGCTTCCTGTACCGTTCCCAAGCGGCCTCGTCGGCCTGGTTCGCCGGAGGGTGCGGCATCTTGGGAACCACCGAATACGTCGTCGGCTTGATTTCTATCAGGTACTTGCTCTTGGCCCCGTCCGCGTCCGTCACCTCGACATAAAGGTCGGGCTTGTACGTGGCCAGCTTCTGGAACTTCGGCGACATATAGACAATGGATATCGGAGGCGGCTCGTAACCCCACAGGGTGATCATCGGATGCACGTCACACAGGATGAACATCTTCTTTTCCCAGGCGGACTTGTACCAAGGAGTGGGCGCGTTCGGCATATACTTCTCCGGATGGAGGAGGTCGTAGCGTCCCTTACTGCAGTCCGTATAGTAGTTCTTAGTCATAGCTATGCCGTCGCCGACGAGTACATCCTGGCGTAATAGTCCGAAAGAGCCTCGTCGCGTCCCTTCGGGGTAAACTTGTACAACGATATCTTGTCAGAACGGGCCGGGTCAAAATCGTTCCTGATGTCATAAGTGGCCACGAGCGCCGGCGTAGTAACCGACCCGTCAGCAGTGGCGTAACCGGTAGGGTCGTCCACGTAGTATGGCGACCTAGACGCGCTCTCGTTCATGCCGGTATCGGTCTGGGAATAGTCTCCGGTAAGCGACTCTATCCCGTCAAGCTTCCCTGACGCGAACTCGACATACCCTTTCGAAGTCGCGTACTTGTTGGTGAAGCGGATCAGCTGGTACATGTGCTCGACGTAGTACGAATCGTCTTTCTGCGAGAACATGCTGTCCAGAATCATCTTCAACGATTCCTCCTCGTCGGATGAAATCTTGAGCGGGCCAGTCTGGACTTCGTTTTCCGTGTCCGACGAATAGGTGAAAGTAACGGACTCCTTCACGGGTGACTGCACCGGCATTTCCGACCCGTGGAAATCAGTAAACGTGAACGGGCGACTCTCGTCGTACTTCTCCGCCTCTTCCTCGGCATGCGAAACCTTGTCGTCCTTGTTTTTCGCCTTGCGAATCCAGGACATGAGGGTATCCCACGGGTTCTCCTTGTAAAGCTGTCGGAGGACGCTTTCCCTTGCGGTAGGCGCGTCAAGCTCTATGGCAAGACAGCAAGTGTATATGTCGGCCTCCATCGCCCGACGCCAATACTTATCCTCGAGGCGCAAGTCCTTGTAAAGTTGCTTCGTCCGGTTCTTTATCTTCTCAGACAGGTTAGGGCAGGCTATTTCCAGACAGCTCACCCATCCCTTGTAAGTTTTGATCATGTCGACTGCGGACATCCCATAGTAGGACGAGCCGTGGTCATATTCCTTGGTGTAGACGAAGAAGCACTCAAACGGGCCAACCATATCGATGAACGCGTTGACATTCATCTTCTTTGTAAGCAGCTTCGCGTAAGCCTTTATCAAGCTGCGCAACGGGCGTATGAGCAACCGATAAACATACACCACCCACGAATCGATCAGGTTGAACACCTTGTTGATGAAATTCTTGATATATTTCGTTATCATCGTGTCGAGACCGAATTTAAGATCTTCGACATTAAGGAAAGAAAACTTGTCCTTGATACAGGCGATGACGGCCCAAGGCCTTCCATCGGTGGAATTTCCGTCGGCGTCCTTAGTACAGCCAGTAAGGGTTGCGATGACCTTTGCCAGACACGGGCACTGGTTCATGTACTTTCCAAGGTCATCCCAGTTGATGGCCATCGAGAAATTGAGTAGTCCGTTGAGCTTGTCCTGTATCGCATTTATCACGTCGAGCACGCAGTTGCGCACCGCTTCAGTAAAGTCAAGCGTAGCATCCTCGAGACGTTCCCTGGCGGCGTCGATTTTCTTGAACAGGACGATGGCGGCCTTGGCCACGACATCGAGCCATCCGTCGATGGTGCCTCCCCACATCTCGATGAAGGAGCACACATTTTTTACAAAATCCGGAGTCCGTATGAGGTTTCCTATCGACGCCCCAGATGTAATTCCGTGCGCGAAATTGGTGGCGTTGTTCATGAACGACTTTCCACCATTCAGCAACGATGTGCATACAGGAGGGAGCTTCGCCATGATATACTCGTACAGGGCGTCACTGCAGTCGATGGCATTCAGGCGTCTCGTACCGACGTCCATAGCGGCAGCGACCCGTTCGGCACTATCCATAATAGTGTTTACGCCGGAATCGAGCGCGGACACGAACCCCGGCTTCACCGGATAGCCACTGGTACCGGCCATCTGAGAGGACGTCGACGGGGTGGGCGAAGACACGACAGAGCTGTTGACAGAGGCCTGTACACCATCGCTCGCCGCATTTCGCGGCTTCTCGCATTCCATCCTTTTCTTAGCGTCAGCCATTGTAGACCTCCGTCGTGAAGAGCGGCATAGCGGATTTCAGGCTCGGAATATCGAAATCGTTAGGCGACATAACCGGAATGTCGTCGTCACCAGCAACCGTGCGAACGTGCTCGACGATAATGCCGAGCATTTCCTGCTGGTACGGGGTCGGGGCATGGGCGGCGTCACCGACCAACATGACAATGACAGAATCAACATTGGCCTTCTTTCCGTATATCGTGGAACCGCTATAAGCACCGCCGTCGTTGTCGAGATCGATGAACTGGTAGAACCCGCTATTCATCAAGGAATCCTTATCGGTTCCCTCGCCCATAATCTCGGGTTCGCCTTCAACTTGTCCGACAAGATAGTGCGCCGTGTTACCCGTAGTCATGATCTTGGACGCCATCACGGGGAAACACTCGCCTTCAGTGTGGCAGACAAGTATGCGCTTGATAACCTTGCCGTTACGGTTTATCATTGTGTCAGTAAGTTCTACGGGTACCTTGGCCACGACTTCGCCGGACGCGTTGACAAGCTCGTTGTACTGGAGGCTATCGTCTATGGTGTCGGATATTGCCGGGGCCTTCGACGTATCATCCTGCGGTGGCTGGCCGTTGAACGCGTCAATGGTTGCCTGAGATATATGCGGTACCCGCAGATACTCGCTTCCCTGCCCGATACCGGACGTGTCCCTATTGCCGCCGACCGGCATAGCGGTGAAAATGTCGATTGTCGCCTCCGTCAGCACGTGCTGAGTGTTGGACCCGCCTCCCTCCTTGGCGCCCATCCCCGCGTTCGGGTGAGCGGCCGTGGACTCGTATGTCACGAAACCGGCAGCGTCCCACAGGACACTAGAGTTGTTCCCCGGATTGTCGATGGTCGTCACGTGGGTCTGCCTGTTGTGGGTGTAGAAGAACCCATCCTCGCCGAGGTTTGCCACGGCGACATCAGGATAGCTGTCCGAATATTCCGGCGGGAGATAAGACGGGGTAGCCGATATCCCGTAGTAGAACCCACGGTTGATGTCGCCGTCCTCCAGACGGACGCGGAGAAAATATCCCGGTTGCGGAACCTGTTGCAAGCCTCCTGACAATGCAGGGTAGAAATACGGCTGGTCGTCGTCATCGAACTCGTCGGTGACGCCAAGCACGCGAGCCTTTACAGCACCACGGTGCATGGTGTCGACGCTTCCCTCGACAACCACCGCAATATAGTCTACGTCCGGTAACACGTTGTACATAATCTACCGCTTAGCCTTTTCGGCCTCTACCTTACAGGCCGACGCGATTTCATCAAGCTTCTTCATCGTCGTATCGTAGCCCATCGTGCCGTCGTGGTTCGAAACGAGAGTCAATACGGTCATATGGTCGGGGTTCTGCACCATATGGGCCGAACCTAGCGTACCTGCGGAAACCTTGGTCTCCTTCTTGATACGCTTGGCGATGACGATATACTCATCCGTGTAGTACATATCCGGACCGTCCGTACCTCCGTTCTTCGACGGTTTCAGGGCATACACGTATACACGGCTACCTACCGAGGGGCCGACGCAGTTCATAAGGCCGATCGCCATGATTTTTGAATATTCCGACAAGTGACGGAGACGGACGTCGCCTGCGATGCAGTATGAATTATGCACGTTCCCCGGGAAGTTGTTCACCACCTTCAAGTCACCATATACGGACTTGGTATCCTTGATGCCGTATTTAGCGGCGACCTGCTCGGAACCCATGGCGCCGTAATGCTTCATAACCGAATCGTAACAGTCGCCGTAGCAGTTCGACACGTCTGCGCGTCCCTTCGAGTCGACGCTGGAATATACTATGTTCGGGAACGACGCGGAGAAGTTCTCGCCCTTGTTCGTGACGCGTTCCTCCTGCGCGTACAGCCACGCCTCGCTTCCCGTGTTCGTATCGACGAAACGTGAACTCGCGGTAGAAGTGATGGCGTCCTGCGAATAGATGCAGGCCATCGGCGTGCTGACCTTTTTGGACGTGTTCAGAGAAGAAATGATTATCGAACGGCTGACAATATCGTAACACCAGAACATGTAGTCGCCCACCATAGCCGAGTGTTCAACCGTCGTTCGTAACTTGTCGACGAGGTTGCAGTTAACGTACCTCCACGTCATAGTGTCGGTAAGGTTCGCTGCCTCGCCCGTAATCAGGTTGACATGCGGGATATTATCGCCGTAGCTCTTCAGCACGTCCAGCATAGCGTCAAGGCTGGAACCCTTGACAGCCACTGTGTCCTTCTTCAGGATTTCGGGGGATGCCATCTTCCAATCAAACTTGATAGAAATCGTGCCCTCGTTGACTACGGACTGTGACGCGGAAAGCACCATGAAAGAAAACCCGCTGCCGTCCACGTCCTTGTAGCCGGTATTGAGGAACAGGAATCTTCCGAAACATCCCTTGTCGAGCCTGAACTCGGGGAGATTAGTCACGAGAAGCGTCGCCGTGCCATAGGGGAGCTCGTTGAGCGGAATGTTCATCGAAAGCTCGCTGAGGTCACTCGAGTCGAAGATACGGTCATCCAAGATGACGGTGACGCTGAAACTTGTTCCTGTACTGGTCATTATTATTCCTGTTCGACTTCGTTGTACTTCGTATGCCAATCAATAACGCTGTTCGGGTCAGGCATGATGTAGTTAGCGTCGCCTGCCGCCTCGGTAATCACTCCGTTGAACACGTCGCTATATCCGAGCCAGTCGCGGTCGCCCCACACGACATCGTCGTTGGCTTCGCGGACGGCCTTCTCTAGTTCAGCCCCCCGGTACCCCTTTAAAACTAGCTCATTGCGTATAGCCTCCGGCGCCGGACGAATAGTCCCCCTGAGCTGCATAGGATTCCTGATGTTGTTCACGGCGGCGAACGCCTTGTACATCGTCGGCGTGCCGTAAAGGTCACCGATGACGCGGTCAAGACGGCCATTCTGCACCATCGGAATGTGGAACACGCCGGCTACGTTGAAATTGTCCTCCCTTATCCTGGGAAATTTTTCGTCTGCTGCCATATGCCCCCCTTACTTCTTCGCCCCGGCCAATCCGCCGGCCTTCTGATTCTTGTCGGTCTTCGGGTCCCGTCGGACCCATTCGTCGAACACCTCCGAGCCGAGGAACGACATAAAGTCCTTGGTCGGGCCCGGCTGCATCCAGTAATCGAACTTGACCTCGGCTTCCACCCATATGGGCAGGTGGGTACCGTCCTTCGATATGAACTGCTCCCTAGAAGCGGTTATCCTGACGTCGGTAATCACGACGGGCTCGATGTCGAGATAATGGCCGATGCTTATGCGGACGGGTAACGGGTTGGCCGTAATCTCTCCGCCGAAATAACTATTGATGCTATTATACACGTTCACGCCGTACTTAACGGCATTCTTCGCCCACTTACCGAGCATCGAATCGTGGCCGGCGGACTCCTCCTTATTGCTGGATGCCTGCTTGCCCCTGTTCTGGCTGCTCGTGCCTTCGTTGTAGGATCCCGTAATTGAGCCGGTAACAGCGTCATAAACGGACGAACCGGTCTGGACGACGGCATTTATGATGCCGTTCGCGATGGTGGCCGCGTCCATATCCATCGGGCGCACGTAAGCCATCGTGATCAGACGCTTAATCGATATACGGCACATCTGTTCTTGTTCAGGCAAGTACCACTTGAACTTGAGCGGCATATTGGCATCGATCGTCGTGCCAGTGAACTGCTTGATAGTCGTCGAACCGGTAGCGTAGTTGTTCATGCCGGCGAACCCCATTGATGTCGTGGCAACCTTATCAATCGTACCAAGAGCCGTATTTATCTTGTCAGAAAGATTTCCGCCAATAAAAGGAAGCAGGCCAACGATACCGCCCTGCCCTTCAGAAGTCAGAAGCGTATTCATCATGGCGAAACCGCTCTTGGTCGCGTTCTGCGCGGCCCACTTGGCGCTCACGTTAAGGCTGGGCCCCTGACCCTCGGAGCTATCGAGGATCCCGTAGAAAGGCTCGTACATATTGTAATGGCTCGCCGCCGCTACGGCATCCTGCATAGTCGTCCTGAACTCATCCAGCGTGCTATGGAACCCGCCCATGAACGAACGGCGTGCCGGACCATCCAGCACCTGTATGCGAACGACGTTGGGCTTCGGCAGGGCTTCCCGCATCATGCCGGACGTGTGCCCAACCCTGACCTTGTATTTCTTCAACTCGTTAGTACGGTTACCCTTGGCCATACGCTACCCCATCAGAGAAGTGTTGATTGCCTCGCCGGCGGCCTTTGCCTGCTCCGCGTTGACACGTTTCACCTCGTCGCTAGTCAGAGCCTCTATGAAACTGACCTTGAACAGGTCGGCGGTTTCCTTGATGCGCTCCTCGTCGCTCATACGCTTCGACGATACCTCGTCACCCGTAGACGCGTTCGGCATGTTCATATTCTCGGTGGATCCGGCGGCAAGCTTTCGGTCGCCGGTATAAAGCGAAGCAGCCGTGCCGAAACCGCCCGCGTTCCCGTTGATGTTGCTCAGGCCGACTTCGGACTTGGTAAGCCCGTACATATTCGCCGTACGCATCCGTCTCGTAGTCTCGGTCTCGTTACCCGACCAATGGGCAACCTCGGAGGCGAACGCCTGCCCGATGGAAACCTTGTTCGGGTCATGGGCATTCATAATGCCGGCGCCTGCACCCTTGAACATTCCGGACAGGCCGTCCTTGCGGGCACCGCGAACGGCACCCTTAACCGCGCCGATTATCTCGGGTACGGCGAGCGTGTTGACAAGGGCGTCGGTAGTACCGGCGAGACCGGTGGACATGATGTCCTTGATGTTCCCGCCTTTTTTAAACACGTCGTAGGTGTTCTTGGCGGTGTCGGCCAGACCGACGGCACCCTGGACAACAGGGAGTCGCTTACCAATGCCCATAGCAAACTTTCCAGCCGTTGCACCCGCCTTCACTATCGGCGAATGAGCCACGGCACTAGCAGCAGTCTTCACAGCCTTGGTAACACCGCCCATTATCTTGCCTACGCCATCCTTGACGGCGACAGCAGCCTTTCCAATCACACTATCGGAAATTGCACTCTTCCATCCCGACAGCGTCTTCACGAACGACGTCTTGACCTTTCCCAGAGAGGACTCGACCGTGTTGGCGATTCCACGGAACTTACCGACGACAGCGTCCTTCATGCCGGACACCACGCCCTTGAACGTCTTGCCCAAGTCAGACATACTCTTGGCAAGCTTGGTGTCCTTGAGCCATCCGACTGCAGAATTAAACGTCTTGACAAAAGACCTGCCCACGTTCATCCATTGCGTCTTGAGACCGGAAATCCAGCCGATGGCCAGCCCGCCCAGGCCACCAATCAGGGCACTTAGTCCTTTGCCTAGGAAGTCGAACATACCAGACCCATTGTCGGGGCCGGATTGCTGTTCCAGATACTTGTCGAGGGCCTGCGAGAGCTTGCTCATCGTCGGCTTCATCGTGTACTCTTGGTAGTTTCGCTTTTCCTGGTCGAATCGAGCAGCGTTCTCCCGTTCCGTCGCATCGCCGATGCCCGCCTTGTAAGACACCCGGTCAGAATCGTCACGTGAAGCTGCAGGAACCGATGTCTCGGCCGCGCCAATGTCAGAGGAGCCTCCCTGAACAATACCCGCCCCGTCAGCGACTACAACGCCGTGGTTCACGATATAGGTACGAATGGAACCCGGCGTCCCCATGAAGGAGCCCGTAGAAAGGCCCGAGCCGAGGGACATCCCGTTCTGGCTGGAAGCAGTTGCCTGCTGGGCGAATCCAGACTGCCCTATGGGTTCCCCGGACGATTCCACGCCGGAGGTGCGCTCGTTATAGGTCCTGAATAGTTCGATGATTGAGCGCTGGTTCTCGATGACCGAGTTAAGACGGGACTGGACGGCCTCTTCGGGGGTCTCGATCCCGTTCGCCTCGTTATGGAACTTGATAAGGTCGTCGTGGTCATTTGCCGCGTCGATACTGCCGAACACGGCGCCCATTCCTTCAAGAACGCCTTCCTTTACAACCGACTTCAAGTCAATATCGGTGGCCATCAGCTACCCAAAATCAGTTAATCGTAGTTTATAAAAAAGGTGGGGCCTTTTGACCTCACCTCCCCAGCATTCCAGCCAGTTCCGAACCCGAATCGTCGTCCTCGACACCATTGAGCTGGTTGAATTTCTCAACGCAGTATTTCTTGATTTCGAGGAATTCCGGTATGAAGAGCCTTTCGCAGTCCAGCACCGACGTATGGAGCATATCGGACACCAGACACTTGTCCCTTACCAGCTTAATCTTGTCATAGACTGGGAATAAACTGTTCGAGACGAAAGGGATAGTGGACCAACACCTCCTTCCCGCAATTCGGACACTTCATACTAGCGGTAATCTGCGTGATCAGGCTTGCGCTGTTGATTTCCTCGAACATCTTCGTTGCGACATGGACGTTCATATCGGAAAGGAAGTTGATCTTCTCGTTCAACCCCTCGCACTCCTGAATCTCGAGAATAACGGCCACCTTCACGATTTCCTGCAAGTAGGACGGCATCTCGTGCCCCATACTCTTGCGGTACTCGGCCAACGCCTCGTCCACAAGTCTGGCGTGATAGCGCCTGCGGAGGTACACGTCGCACTCCCTGCCGTCGGGAAGGTTGAACGCGTAATAACCCGGCGCGTGCTTGGCGAGAATTTCGTTTACGTTGCCCTGAATCCGGAAATTGAGGTTGTAGAACCCCACCGGGAACCCGTCGCTCCCCTGCGGTGCCTCGTTGCGCTTGTGACACTCTGGGCACTCGAACCAGACAATCCCTGGTAACGGCTGGTCGGGGAAGGAGGACGCCCTGAGCCAGTGAAGCAAGTACGGCTCGTCACACGACAGGATGTCTTCCGGAGAGACACCCCGCAGGCGACGTGCGAATATCTCGCTGAACACCGATGTCAAGTTTTCCGAATCAAGGTCGTTCAACATAAACAGGTCCACCATCTTGAAGGCCTGACCCGATATGGGCGAGCCGTAGACGGCACCGGTAGAAGGGAGCCCGCGCACGTCCGTAAACGCATCGAAATCCCGAACCGGTTCCGGCACTACCTGACGAGGCGGCGTGGCGACAAATTCGGGACGAGTTTGCGGGGCAACGGGTTGCTGGTAGGCCTGCGGCAATGGGCGCTGATTGTATTCCGGCTCCCGCTGGAACACATCCTGCATCATTGCCTGCGGGTATTGCACGACAGGGGGCACCTGTTGCGCTTGCTGGGGAACCATCTGTCTCGGAGCGAACCGGTCCGCATCCACGCGGTCGGCGACCCTCGGGGCGAACATGGGCTGTTGCGGCGTGTCCGGCACGCGAGGAACTTCCTGCACGGGCTCGGGCGACTGCATCGGTTCGGCCGGTATCTCGGATAGTTCCTGTGCCGGTTCGACATTGTGCTGGGCGACGGGCGGGAAACCCGACCTCCCCATCAACGTTTCCATGTAGTGGTCGTATCCCTGGGCGGTCATCGCCGTATCGCTCGGCTGTGCAGTCTGCACAGGCTGCGCGACCTGTTCGGGAATCCGTGACATCTGGACATTGCGTACAGTGTTCTGGCGGACCATCCCCTTCTTGCGCTTAACGATTCTAGCCGCATCGCGCAACTTGCCGTTATTTTCCTTCATGATGTCCTTCGGATCGCGGTCAATCGCCATACCGTGATTGTTGGCTATCATGCTCTTGGCAGCCTTCATGTAGTTAATCGTTTCCTGGTCATACTTGGCCAAATTCACAGAAGGGTCCATGTCAGCCTCACTTGTCGGAGTTTCCGATACGGTATATGTACCGGGGCCCCTTGTAATGTTTTCCGTTCTTCAGGTCGAGCTCGATGGTCTCGCCCGGTTCTACAGCTCCGAGCCGGTCGCACTCCTCCTGCGCCAGCGCGGGTTCGTCATAGGGAATTTCGTTCATTATGGCAGGGGCCGGCACTTCGAGGTCGTGCAAGCCCTGTTCCGCATTCGCGTCAAATCCCTTGACGTCGTATCGAACTACCCAATACTTCATACTACTTCGCCGACGCCTTCTGCTTGGCCACCATCTGGCTAAGCTGGTTGGCGTACTTGTTGGACAGGGTACGGCCGAGCATCGCATGGAAATAGCCACCGACGACACTCTGGCTGCTAACAAGGCGCTGGTTGAGCAGGAGACGCTGTTTCTGGTAAGCGGTGTCCCAGTCGATGGAACGGCGGTAGCGCTCGACCAGTGCGCGGATGTTGCTCGCCGGATCCTCGCTCCCGTACACTAGACCGCAGGCAACGCAGATGTGGCTTTCAGGGGAGAACTTGGCGTCCTTCACCCCGGCAATCGCCACGGCGCCCTCGGCGACGGCTATGATGCAGTCGGTATCGAGGTTGGCGATTTCGTACGGGTCTTCGGATATATCGGGTGGTACCGTGTTGATAACGAAATCGAAGCCGTAGTCGCGCTCGTAGGCCATAGTCTCGAGGAGGTTCTCCTTCTTGAGGAACGGGCTCGCCCAGTGTTGGAGGACAGAAACCTTGCCTTCCTGAATAAGCTTGTATATGTCCTTACGGAGGTCAACCACGCTGCAGATGGTGATGCTGTATTCCTTGTAGTTCTGGACGATGAACTCCTGCACGTTTTTCGGTAGGATGACACCCTTTACGAGAATCTTCGGCGTACGGATGGACGTGGAGTAGTTGGAACTGCGGTTGAATATCTTGTGGACGGGATAGAACCAGTCGCTCACGAACGACGGGATGGAAACCACGTCCTTGTCGCTGTCCACCAAATGGCAGTCAAACAGGAGCTGCTGGAGCTCACGGGTAGGCACGACGATAATGTCGGACATGTACAAAGCGTCCTCGATAAGGAGGCATTCTCCAAGTTTCTTCTGACGACCAGCCGGCGCGTTCCAGACGAACTCGTCGAGCGCGTAGATGACACGGAGATGAAGAGAACGCAACTTACGGGCAAGCGCCTGGTTTTCCTCGTCAAGCTCGAACACATTGGTGCCGACGAGGGAAGACGCATAGTCATCCAGCTTGTCAGCGATATTGAAAGTCATTTTCGCGTTCTCGACGTTGTCAATCCAGACCACGTCGAATTTCGTGATGTCCGGATCGTTACGGCAGAAGTCCGCACTTCCCATCGAAGTGATGTTGATGCTGACGCCCAGCGAAGAAAAAGCCTTCTTGACATAGCTGAAGGCATTATAGCCACGAAGAATCGAAAGACGGGAATCCTCGTCCGAAATCAGGAGGACGTTGAACGACAGTTTCCCCGTGAACGCAGTCGCGACAAATTCATCGATCTGTTTCTGAATATTCAGTTGCTTCATATCCATCTGCAATTGGTTTTAACCTCAAATTAGTTCAAAATGATTATTTAGCGTCGTATTCGGTAAGCATGCTTACGATTTTCTGCTTCGGGTCAGCCGTGGCGTCGTTAAGCTTCGGCAAGATGTCGGGATACTTGTCCATGTACATTTCGGCCATCTCGACGGACGTAGCCGACATTATGCGCCTCGCTTCTTCCTCGTCCACCTCCTCGGTGGTATCGACGATATTGCCGTCCTCGCCGTAATAGGCCTGGTCAATGTAGACCGGGTTCTTGGACGAAATGCGCAACTTCATGTCGGACAACGCGTCCGCAGACTGTGCGGAATCGGCGGAGAACTTGACTATGCACGAAGACAGGTCATCCGGTAACGAGTCGAGTTCCGTGTCCTTGACCGAAATAAATCTAGGCGATACCTTGTTCTCGTGAAATTCCAGCTTATCGCCATCCATCAAGTAATAACCGCAGTCAGTTCCGATATGCGAGAAGCTCATATGATAGGGAGAACCCGTGTAGAGCAGGCGGGAAACCTTGCCGTCGTCCCCGTCGCTGGTTATCTCGGACGGGACATGGTAATGCCCAGAGAAAGTCCACTCGGCGGCATTAAGCAGGCGTTTCGGGTCAAACCCGACCTTCGCGACGTTACCGGCGCCCATATTGGCCCCTACTATGTCGAAATGGCCGACAATAACCCTATTCGATATGTCGCCCCTCGACATCTTGACGAACCACTTGGATACGTTGTCCATGTTCGCCGGCAATACCCACGGAACAAAATACCAAGTCTTGCCGTCGAACTTCTCGACACCGACGCTGTTCACATAAACGCTGACATTGGGCAACGCGCCGAGGAAACTAATTGAGCACACGTCGGCGCTGTCGACATAGCGCATATCGTGGTTTCCCGCAATGATGTGAACCTTGAAGTCGGCCAGCTTGTCACGGAAAAGCCTGAGAGCATAATCCAGAACATCCGTGGTGATGAAAGCCTCGTTGGTAAAAATGTCGCCAAGGAAAACGACCCGTTCCACGCCGAGAGCCTTCCATTCAGCTATCATAGCGTCGATATAAGCGTACTGCCCCTTGACGACGGCCGACATAATCGGCCCCTTGCGGCAAGTGAATCCAAGGTGGAGGTCTCCTACTATTGCAATCTTCATTATTTCTTTTCCTGTTCGAGCAATTTCTGCTCGGTTTCTTTGATGTGGTTCTCGATCAGGGTCTTCTCGTTGCGCTCGGCCATTTCTTTAAGTTCCTGCTGGATTTTCTCCTCGCTCTCCGCAGTCCATGCGTCGATAAGCTTGTTGGCCTGGGTCGGCGACATATCGTATTCCTGTGTATCATTTTCAGAAATTTCGCCGGCAAGAATGCGCTTCTCCGTATCGTGCTCCGTTTCCTCGCGGAACTCCTTCGTCATCTTGTTTAGGCCCGTAAGCGAATTGCTGAGGGCGGAAATCATGCTCGCGACCGCAGCCCACATCTTGTCGCTCGGGTCAACCTGCGAGTTGAGGCGGGTGTAGAGGTTCATCAGGAGGTTCTTGTTAAGGTCGTAGAGCTCGTGCGCCTCCTTGCGGATTCGTGCGCGGTCTTTACGGAGCAGGTCATCGTTGATGTCGTCGGCTTCCAACTCGTCAAACTTCGATTCCTTGTAATCAAGTTCCTGGTTCTGCTGGACGAGCGCATTAGACTGCGCGATCAGACTCTTGGCACTGTCGAGAGCGTCCTTCGTCGAACCGCTCGGAAGGTTGAGATGATGCTCGAAAGCGCCGAAAACATTATCTCCGGACGGTTTCTGGGTCGGCTGTACGCCTACCTTCGATAGGCTAAAAAAAGAATTCGGATCTACTGTATCGGCCATAATCACTCCAACACTGCATTCCACTTGTGCATCAATTTACCCATTTTTGCCCGCTCTGCCGCCTTGCGCTCTGCCACCCAGCGTCGATTATTGTTGATTGTAGCTTGCACGTATTCGGCCATCCGATTCGGCGTATCCAATGCCAACGCGCCAGACTCGAACGATAGAGACGGTAACCCAGAATTCGGTACAGACCTCGACGAGTCGACCTCGAACGAGCAACCCTGAGACCACATATTATTTTCGAAAGGAATGCCCCGGGGAGTTTCCCACGGGTTGTTTACGACGCCGACAATGTCTCCGGGTTTACCCAGTTTCAGCACGTGCTGGTCGGAAACGGAACTTGCGTATGTCCCGTAGGCTCTAGCAATACTATTCAATATATTCGTAGCCAGCCCAGGAACCCTGTTCATTAGGAAACGCTTCGCCGCATCCTCGACAAGGAAACGCTCCGCCACATCCTCGGCGACCTTCTCTACGTCGACGGGTTCGCCTTGGTCAGCCTTGGGGGCGTCGTTGTGTGTCTGTTCGCACGAAGTCGAGATTGTGATGCTAGTCGACCCTTGGGTACGCCACCACGCCCTCACCTTGGTGAACATATCCTTGCATAAGTACGCCACTATTGCGAACGCGATGTCTATGGCTATACCGATTAATACAGTTTCCATACATTTACCTTACAGAATCTTGCCGATTTCCTTTCCGTACGATGCCACATTAATCAGGCACTGGGCGTTCTTCGGATAGAAACGAATGATTTCCTGCGATGTCGACAGCAGCTTGACATATAGCCTCTGCTTCGCCACTTCAAGCATAAGCTTCGACACGTCCTCGTCGCCCTCGAGCATTATACGGATTCCCTCGTTGGTCGGCGACCATCCCAGCCTCGTATTCATCAGCGTATCGTACTTCACCCCCATCAGCTCCCTCAACTGGGCTTCCATAGTCTCCAGCTTTATGCTTTCCTGGAACAGGAGGCCGGTAATCTCGAAAGCGTTGTCGCCCATATTGAAGGCGGAATTGTCCCGAATGCGCTCCATGTCCGGCTTTCCCTTATCGTCAGTACTCTTCAACGTCTGCGTCATGAAGTCGCGGAGTTTCTTGATCTCCTCGTCATCGATGAGCTGATTCGCGTTGTTATTGACAAGTTCTTCCGGAATCGTAGAATCCATAATAAAAACTCCTAGCTGTTTATATACAGTATCTCGCCGATTTCCCTGCCGGGCTTCGACTTGGAAATCAAGTAGTCAGCATCCTTCGGGTACGATAGAATCCTCTTCAGAGACGGGTCAAGGAACTCGATGAAACGTTCCACCCTCTTAATCTTCTGCTTCAGTTCGGCGACGTTCATCTTTCGGGCAGCGGGTTCCCCCTTGTCCATCAGGCCGATACCATACTTCATATTCATACTGGCCATATACTTGTTGCGCTGCGCGTTCCTGAGCAGATATTCCAGTACGGCAAGCTTCAGTCGCTCCTGGAACATCAGCGTCAGCATTATCACGGAACCCTCGCCCATGCAGTAGGCCGTGTTGTCCAGCAGCGTAGCGATGTCGTGCCGTCCCTTGGAATCGGTCATCGATATAGCCTTGGACACGTAACGGCGCATCGCCCCGATATCCTTGCTGGACACGGGCGTGATGTTTTCCGGATCGCGTACTTCGCACTTCATAGTCAGTTCAAGAATAGTAAATACCAGTTTATAGTGCAAATTTCTCCAAAAACACGAAAAACGGCACCCGAAGGCGCCGTTTTAATTGTTCTTGCTAGTCCGCTAGATGACCTTATATCCAGGCGGGATATAAAGGTTGAAGCGGTCGTAACGGAACTGGACGTTGAAGGTACCGAGCTTCGCGTTCTCGTAGTCGAGGGCGAAGCTGGACGCGTCGACGTTCTTCGGCCAGCAGTTCACGAGCAGGACGCTCAGGATGACGTTACCGTACATCCAGTCGTAGAGCTCGAGACGGACGGAGGCGTTGCGCAACAGACCCGCGTAGGTGTTGTTGTGGTTCTCCTGCTGTCCGAGACCCAGGTTGATGTGGTTGTTGCCTTCGTTCGCCGTACGGTCGGACTCGTGGATGGCGTCGTTCGTACCGGTATTGGAGAGGATACCCTGGTTGAAGCAAGTCTGGTTCCAGGCGAGCATCATCTCGAACGCACGCATGTCTTCCAAGAGCAACACCTTGATGTCCATGGTTCCGGCGAGTCCGTCCTGCTGAACAGGGAAGAACTTCTCAAAACCCATGTACTTAATCGCGGCATCCTTGATCTTCACGGCCGGAATCTTGGCACCACCCTGCACGTGCAGGGCGTACTCGTCCTCGCCGCCTTCCTTACCGAAATGAACGCCGTTCGTGCAGTTCACGCCGACAAGATGGAAAATATCCGTCGGTACGACCATGCGCCAGCGGGTGCTTCGCACCGGGTCAACGAGGTGGTCAATCGCGCCAGCCCAGAAGACCTTCTTTTTTTGTTCTTCACTAAGTGCCATGATGAACCTCCTTTATTAACCCATGATGATTTCGGTGGAAATCTTGTTTCCGTTCTGGGTAGATTCGACCGAGGTACGGAGGATGATCCAGCGGGCGCTCTTTGTCGGCAAAAGCTTCACATCGACGATGAGGAAGTTCTGTTCGACAATGTCCGGAGTGTTGTTGGTATCATCACAAATCACCTTTCCATCGACCAATCCCTGCGGGTTGCCACGCTTAATCACGTTCAGGCGACCCTGCAGGTCGGACGTGATCTGGGCACGGAGATTGGTCGTGTTGAGGCGGAACACCTTGTGGTCGAGGTACTTATAGAACGACTTGTGGATTCCGGCAACGAGCATGGTCACGTGGGCCTGATTGAATGCGGTATCTTCCATCTGCATGGTAAAATCGCCCCAGATAATCATTCCCTCGCGGTTCACGCGGGTAGCGTTGACGTGTATATCGTTCAGGCGGCCAACGTCGCAGTTCTTGTCCTCGGCGCTATAGGTACGGGTGTACTTTTCCTTCGTGCCCCAAGCGGACGGAACTGGCGCCTGGTCGTAACCGCTAGGCGGTTGCCAGTAAACGCCGGACTGGCGGTTGCCGGTAATGATGGACGCAAGCTGGATGGACTTCATGATTTCGGCTTCGCCGTTCGTGTACACCGAATCCATGACGAGGCCACGTCCGTCGTAGATGAATCCCCAACGGCCAATGGTAGACACAAATCCATCCGCATCCATATCCTTCTTGATAGCCTTTTCGATATCAGGTTCGGAAACGGCGTCGAAGAGAGCGAAGCAGTCCTTACGGGCCTCGCAGACATTCAACATCGCCTGCATAACCTGGGTATTCAGCGTCTCAATCTTGTTCATGAACGGATTATTGATGGCCATACCGGCGGCGACGAGCATATCCACGTCGGAACCGTCCTTATTGAGGAAGAGGTTCCACACGGCGGAGAGAGTGCTGCCGGAGCGGTTGTTGAGCGGGTTGTAGGACCAAACCGCGTCATACTTGATGGCCGGGTCATTTTCGTTGTAGGCAACGCAAGTCACGGAGCCGTTCAGCGTTCCGCCGACGAGCGACTGGGACAGGTCGTAGGAGCTGTTCTCGAGGAAGTACTCGAGGACTCCAGAATCGTTCAGCACGAACTCGAGCCCGCTGTTGGTGAGCTCATAATCAGCCGCATACTTGATGCCGAGCTGGATACGGGAAGAAGTGCTGTACGGGATGATAGTTCCGTCAAACTCGTAGACTTTTCCGTTGAAGCGGTAACGAATCGAGAGGTACATACGTGCAATGTTGACACCTTCGTCGGTCAGAACATAGACCTGGCGCGGGTTGTTGTCAAAATCGACGTCCAGGTAGCTCGTCTTGGCAAGGCCGAGCCCGAGGAAGGTAGCACCTATATCGCCGTCGGCGAGGACCTTCTTGGACTTCTCCACGTCAATGTTCCAAAGAGCCTTGTGTGTAGTGAAGGCATCCAACGCATTCGGGGTGTTCTCTACAACAACGCTTTCGATCTGTTCGGTCGGGTTGACATACATCGTGTAGCTCGACACGATATACGTAGTAACCATATCACGAACGACATCACGTTCAGGGGTTGCGGTAACGGTAACCACCGTATCACTTCCAGCAGCTTCGGCAATCGAAACCGTCAACATATCAGTTCCATTCCAAGTAGCGGTTGCCGTGTCTGGAGAAGTCACCAAAGCATACCGCGTATAACCAGCGGTTGCGCTAAGTGTGGTGGTTGCGCTAGTCTGGCCTGCTTCAATCGTTACAGTCTTGGTAACAGTAGTACCGCGTTCAACATCCATTGCCGATACAACCGCGTTGTATGCAACGGCGGAAGTCGTCGACAAGTTAAGGAGTTGCACCCTCACGCCTTCCGGAATGGTCACATTGTGCGCTACATTAACCTTAATCGTACCATTGAATGTATTGACGTCGGTTACTTCCAACTTGGCGGAGAGTATGGCGTCGTTCACGGTCGCTTCGTCATCACTACCAAGAACGGCGATCACCTTGTCACCGATGGCATAGTCAAATGCGGCACTCGGGTCAACAATAAACACATCGCCTTCAGCAACATTGATGTCATTGACAACAGCGGTTTTTGCGAAACCAATCGAGGAACTGTTCAGAACCTTGACAACTGCGTCGGCCACGTCCTTCCAGCAAGCAGCGTTCGTTACATCGGCATAGAACGTAGCCTCGGAGCACTCCGAAATGGTCACCTTGGCGGTGCCGGTTCCGACACTAAATTCGCGAGGCTTGTCAACAACGGCTACGCCTTCGTCAATCGCCTTTACGAACAGGTCGGTATACATAACGTCGTTGTAACCTAAGGACAGCACATCGCCTTCGACAAATTCGGCACCAGTAGCGGCAATTTTCAGGTTATCGCCATCCACCGTAACGGTTGCGGTTACCTGAGAGGCCTTCCACAGACGGATGTCAATATCGTTTCCGTTCTTGTTCTTGAAAGTAAATGCGGTTCCGGTCTTAATCAAGCCCAGATCAAAAGCGACAAGGCTTCCACCGGTTACGCCCCACTGAATTGCGTCAAACTTCTTGACACCCTGACCAGCAACAGCGGTCTTGATGTTCATATAGTCAAAACCATCTTCAATGGCAGTCGCCTGGTCCGGAGAGAAGATAACAGCGGAGAAATACTGCGGAGCCGGGGGATTGCTTGCCCCATCCACTTGAATTTTCAAAGTGATGTCGCGCTCGTTGACAATGTCAACCACTTCGGCCTTCAGGTCGACGGTGCTGTTTCTACCGCCCGTAGCAGGAAGGAGAACTTCGTCACCAATCACGAAGGTCGGGTTAGAGGAAAGCGTAGCCTGTACCGTAGTGCTGTCGGTGTACTTGGTACCGACAACTTCAAAGCGGTCATAAGCGCGGTAAGCATAGCTCGGATCGCGATTCAGAATCGAGAAGAGCACCATGTCGGTGCAATGAGAGCCGTCCCACTTACGAGCCTTGGGGCTGTCAGCGAAATCTTCGGACGCCGTGAGACCAAAGTCAACGTTGTTTCCGGAAACGATAGCTTCGGAAATATTGTTGATCTTGCGGGTCAAGCCATACGAAGACGCCCCGTCGGTCTTGTAGCGGGTCGAAGCGAAGTGTTCGATTCTGAACGAGTTCTGGTTAGCCTCGTTTTCATACGCACCGCCCTCGACTTTCTGGCCGGCATTCTTGTCGAACGTCACCACGAAGGCGTCCGTCTTCAAGTCGCGCTTGCGCGGGTCAGTACGGTCGATTTCCTCGCCGTATGGACGCACGAACTCGACAACGCCACCGGCGTCGAGCACAGCACGGGCAGCGTACATACCCTGGTTGTACTTGTAACTCTGATAGCCGTAACCCAGCTTCGCGTCCTGTTCGGCCGTCGAGTTCACCTGGATGATCTTGTTCAGTTCACCCTTCGAGGCAAAACCGACGATACCGGCGGTAGTAAACGGACTCGTTTCCACCGAGTATGCGGAGTTGTCCCTCAGCTGGATGCGTACACCAGGCGGAAAACCCATCTTAGTTCCCATATTTATACCTCATGGTACGTTTGTTTCATCAAAGTTTATGGAGTGGTCACGTTTTTTTCGCTCAAAAACCGATAAACTGCGGTTAGCAAGTACCCATACGGCTCCGACATGGCGGAAACGGCGAATTTTTACAGGATTATGAACTTCAAGTTGAACGAGCTCAAGGCTGCCCGTCCGGACGACCGGGCCGTCATCGAGTCGTTCCAGACGAGCATGAACAAGAAAGCTCAGCTCATATCGCCCGACGCGAGGCGTGCCCTGCTGAAGTTCCCGATGCAGTTCGTACAGCCTCTCCGCACTTCCGACCGAGACTGGACTACACAGCTACACATCTGGGCCGCCCACAAGCTTCCCGAGCTCCTGATGATCGACCCAATCGTGCTCACCGCCAAAGACTCCAATGACGACTGCGTTCTGAAGTGCCTCGTGGACGCCGCACTGGGCCGTATGACGGAAATGATAGACTACGACTTCCTCCGGCAGCTTCTCCAAAAGGACATGAACTACAACGCCGTCACCGTCCCGGGCGATACCGAAAATACCGAACCGGGCAACGCCTGGTACGAGCGGGACCTTGACGGGAAGACCGTGGCCGAGCACCTGTACGACTTCGCCGCAGGGGAAGGCGCCTTCGAGGGGCAGGAAAAGAATCTACAACTCCTCGACCTGTTCGAGCGCTACGCCGAATCCGCGCTGAAGATGGAAGGCGAGGAAGAGGAAAAGGAAAGCCCGTTCGTCGACGACGGGACGGGCAAGAAAGAAGAAAAGACCCCCGAAATGGAGCCAAACGAGGAAAATACGGAAGATGCCACCGAAAAGCTGGACGTGGCCGGCGACGTCGACGCACAGGGGGCAATCGAACTGGACGAAGACGGGAACTACAGGCCTGCCGAACCGGAATCCGACGAAGGGGGCGAAGGCGACGCCCAGAACCTATTCAAAGTCCTTCTCAAACTTGGCAGCCTGCTCAAGTGATGACCGGACGGACTCATCCATAGTTTTCAGCTTGTCACCAAGATTCGTTTCGGCTTCAATGGTTTCCTTGAAGCCGTTTTTCATATAGTCGACATTCAGGCCTGCGTCAATCATCATCCGCGCCTTTTCCTCGTCGACATGAAACGTATCCATCACTAGCTTTATGTCTTCGGGCATATATCGCCTGCTGAATATTCGGCCTTCAGTTCGGCCGGAACCTCGGGAATTTCGTACCAGCAGAACACGGCACTCTTGTGGCACAAGAAATCGTCGCCGTCATCGCCGTCCCAGCATTGTTCATACTCGTTCCAACAGGCAAACTCATGCCCCTGCCACGGAGGAAATATAGCGACTGCGTTCCGGTGGGCCGGCACGGAATCGCTTGTCTTCGTCCAGTTAGCCATCCTATTTTTCCTTCTTCACCTTCGTGGTGCGCTTCGTCTTCGGCAAGATGCCCTCGAAACGGTAGTCGTGATACTCCTTCAGGAGCTTCATGTCGACAAGGCCGTATCGGTAAAGCATGTCGGCCTCGGTCATCGACACGTCGTAGGTGTCCATGATAAGCTCGCGCCGCTCGTTCACGGCATTGATTTCCGAAGGGTAGGCGCGTATGTACCCGTCGCTGATGGGCATCTTGTTGAACCCCTCGAACACCTTCGCCTGGACGTGCTTGGGCAGCTTCGTGAACTCGATGGTGTTCAGGGCGTTGGCAATGTTCGTCAGGGCAGGCGTCATAGAAAGCGTGTATATGGCGGCGAACGTGTCGAAATCGACAATATCTGCCGCCGTCACCGGGTTTCCGGCGACCCTGTCCATAATGAATTTTTTATGGTCGAACGCCATTGGCAGCCTCTTTCTTGGCCGTCTGGAGAATCTGCATCAGGTTGAGCAAGAATCCCCAGAGGTTGAACATCTGGTCCACGGAATGGGAGGCCTTGTCCTGGTAATCAGCCAGCTTGATACCAAACGGAATCAGGATGGACGGGGAGAACTTCTCCGTGATGTGATCCACGAAATAACGGCCGAACGGGCTGTAGATGCTTCGCGGGAACTTCACATTGGCCGTGATGTAGTGATAAAGGTCGAGATGCTGGCAATTAATGGTCATATCGTAGATGGTCTTGATGAGGTCACCGCTGACCTGCGGAAGGTCACCCTTAATGCTTCCCTTGTTCCGGTTAAAGATGGACTGCATGCAGACAATCATCTGACGGATATCAGGAAAGTACTGCTTGATAAGGCTGATGATTGTATTCTTCTCGACGATGCCGCCGTACGGTTCGGTTTCCGCCTTCGCTATCTTCATCAGGTGGGCGTAAAGTCTGTTCTTGTAGTCGCTCTCCTCGAGAGACGGGACGACGAACTCGATCGCGTGGCAACGGGAAATCATCGCGTCGGGCATACGATGGAAATCGTTCATCGTGAGGATGAACCTGACGGTACGGGTGTCCTCGGAAATGGTCGCCTGCAGGAAGCGGAACATTCTGTCCGCGTCCTTCGGCTTATCGGCCTCGTCGATAATAATGAATCTCGGCTTGCCGTCGCTGGAGCCGTACATGATGAACTCCTCGATGTCGGCCATGATTTCGGCATCCTTCGTACACTTGAAGAACTTGTAGTCGACCCCCAGCATCTCGGGGATGACCTTTGCCAGAGAGGACTTGCCGGTGCCCGGAGCACCGGAATGGAAGATATAATCGGTAAAGCTGTTCTCCTTCATCGCGAACTCGATCTCGTCGCGAATCTCGCTAGGCAACACAAGCCCATCAAGGTCGTGAGCCGCGTACTTCTTAGTCCATGGCTCGTTTTTCTTGACGGCAGCTCCGATGCCATCTTCATCTTCGAAATTTCCCAGATTTACCATAATAAACTCCTAGTATGTCTAATGTGTTTTATGATTTTGTTTCTAGTATCGACCGCGCAAGTGGCCATGCCGCAAAGAAGCTGTACGAGCAGGTCTGTTCCGACGTCAACCCCCCGCAAGCGATCCCACAGCCGGGTTGTTGCACCGACGAGCTCGACGAGAACGAATACTTCGACAAACAGACGGTTTCCGACGAAATCCTAGCGAAGTCGCACGCGGCGAAGCAGGGTGCGAAATCGGCACTGCATCCGGAAGCTGGGCGCACATCCCTCGGAATCATGGGCAACCAGTTCCCCGAAAACGTCTCTGCTGACACTGCCACGGCTGGCTCCTAGTTCTCTGAAAGAGGTTTCACCTTGAACTTCGTCTTCCGTGCGCACCTGTCGCAGAATGGAAGAATGTAGCCAACGGAATGCACGGTGGCGGGTTTTCCGCAGTAGCAACATATCTTCGAAGTCTCCCTCGACAGTTCGGCCATCAGTACGTCGACCTCGTTGTCGCATTCTCCGCTGTACAGGCCAGCATGATAGATACACGCGACTCCCCACTTTTCCTTGACCTCGACAATCTTGAAATTGTAAAGCTCGTTGTGCTTGACAAGAATGTCGCGCAGTCGTTTCATGTAATCAAGGACGACACGTCGCCAGCCCACGGGCAGGTAGTCCAGCTGGGTCCAACTGAAATCGTCGGGATCTGCCGAATAACACTTTAGGAACGGGTACTTCGCGACGATGCGCCGGTTCCGCCAACACACCGGCACTAGCGCAATCTTTTCAATTATTTTCTTCAGAAACTTAATCATAGGTAATCCATTATAAAATCGCTTTCGTCATATTCGAGCTGTTCGTCCCAACCGACTGCATCAAAAAGTCGTCCGAGAATCTGTGCAACGCTGGTCTTCCAATGTTCCTCCCAGTCGGGATGGAATATCTCAAGTAACCTTTTCGGGCATTCATCACCGGTGTAGCAGATAATCGACACGCCGAACAGGTTGTCGGCCTTCTTGATGAATCTGATCTTCGAACCGGCGGCAACCGGCTCATAGGTATGCTTCGATAGTTCCGGGTCATGCAGGATCAGGTAATTCCAGACGGACGCTCCCTGGCATCGCCATTCATACTTGTTCTCGAGCTTTTGCTCAGTCGTCATCTTCTCGAGGACTTCGAACGGGGGCGGACAAGTCTTGACACCGCTCGGACAGGCGATATAGTTGATGTTGCCCTCATTAACGGCATCGAAGAATTCCTTCTTCATCTCTAGGAGGCGGGCGCGGACCTTGTTGCGGTCGAGACCGTCCATCATCAAGTTCACCATTTCCATCATACGGTCGCGACCGAACATGGCTGTGGAGCTGCGCACGAGTTCGAGACCGGTAATCGCATATTCCGGCTTGACTGACAGGTCGCCCTTGACCCACTTGCCCTCGTCATCCTTGTGTCCTTGGTCGAGATACACGATGTCTTCCATACTCTCGACCAGGCAGATGTATTTCTTTTTTGCGGTAACGATGGCCTTGTATATGCACTTTTCCCGCTTGAGGAACAGCTCATTGGTGAGGTAGTTCCACTTGTTGGCATAGGCCAGCATATACTTGTCCAGCTCCTCCTCAAGGATACACGCGTCGAGGATTCTGCAGAAGTCGGTGAGCCGGTATCGGTTGTAAATAACCCTGTACTCGCCAGAGAAATATATGCCGTCGGCGAACGTGATCTGACACTTGGTAAATCCGGTCTTTTCGTCCGGAGTCCTCATATCGGCCGACCGCCACGAGTCGCCCCCGTACTCGAGGCACATCTTGTTAAAGAACTTCTTCGAGTCAAGTTCGTGCTCCGAATCGAACTCCTTCTTTGTAATCATCTCGTTCTTCTTGAACACGAATACCGACGTACCCGTGCCCTGCCGTTGCCGGAACGGCTCGTAAATATCGCCAAAGTGGACGAAGAACGAGTCGGTATCGCCATGGCTCATACGGCGATAGTTTACCTCGCCTTCGGAATCTTCGAACGTGCCGACCATCTTCGGGTCGATTTCGGGACGATAACCGAACACGTTGTAGAACCGGTCGTCCGTGCTCAGGTCGTTGTTGATGTACTCGGCGAGGCACTCGATGGTGAACTTGATGAGACGCTGGCCGTATGCCGTAATGGACGCCGCATTGTCAACATCGTATAGGGCAAAATGTTCGGAACCGAGCAGGCCGTAGAGAGAGTTTCCTAGAACCTTGTACACCTTCTGCATCATGTCGAAGACAGCCGCCTGTTCCTTGTTGCCGGCTTTCTTGGCCTTCTTCATCTGCTTCTTGAGTTCCGAACGGCCATCGAACAGCAACCTAGTCACTTCGGGAACAACGCCGACGCGGTCCTTCCTGTAATACACCTGATACTTGCCGTTATGGTCCCACGGACTCTTGATAAGGTTCTCCCGCTCTTCGTCGGTAAGGACGTAGTCTATCGGGAACGTCACCTTCATCTCGGGCGACGTATTGAAAGTCATCATAATCGACGGGTATAGCGACCGGTAGTCGTACGATACTAGATATTCCTTGTAGCCGGGGACGGAATACACGAACGCACCAGGAAACTCTTCCTTGTGCTGGGTACGATAGGGAGGAAAAACGCGATTTGTATGATGCAGGTGGTCCAGCATGAAGCCGGTCAGCATCTTCTTGGAAGCGAATACGAAAGAAAACGGGACACGTGCAGCGGCAGACGACGTGACGGCGAGCCGGAACATCTGGGTGTTCTCGTTGAGCATTTCCAGAATTTCGACGTCGATGAAGTTGTACTTCACATACATGGACCAGTGATTAATCCACGACTGGTAGCCGTCGGGAAGCGGGGCCTTATGCTGTCCGGCGACCTTGCCACCGATATAGTCAAGCTTGTAGGAAGATTCTTCGGAAAACGTATACTTCTTGTACAGCGCGAGGAAGTCAATGACCTCGGTGCCGTTGATGACTAGCTGGTTTTCCTTATTGATATACGCGTGCTTGTTCTGACCGCGCATCCTCGACATAAGGTCAAGCGATAGCTGGCTGGAACGCGGAAGGTTCTCGTTGAGCTTCTTTATGCGCGTGGCCATGTAAACGGTATCGTACTCGAAATTCCAACCGGACAGAATGTCCACGTCGTTGGACCCGATACAATACATTACCTTCGATATAAGGTCGGCCTCGTCGGAACAGATTGTATAGGTACAGTTCTTGGATCGGAAAAATTCTTTGGTCTCGTCGTCGATATCCCGCTTCAGGCCGAACGTGTATCGTCGTTTGTCCTTGGAAAAAGAAAGCGTGACGACGTTAATTGGGTACAAGGCCTCTAGGGGCGCGGAGAATCGGCCGGTCGTGGCGTTCTCGATATCCATAAAGCACAGGTTGATGTCATCCATGTTCGGGTGCATCATGCCCGTGTCGGCGTAGTGAGACTGCAGGAATCGGCATCTCGGGTCGATATCAATCTCGGCGAGGTTGTTGTCTGACCCCTCGTGCTCCTGCTTGATTCGTTTTTCAAATTCGTACGCGGAGAGACCGGATCGTTTCGGAACGTCTACCCTGTAGACCTCCTCGCCCCAGATGTTCTTCATCCCGCACTCTATGGCGTCGTACTGCCCCTTTTGCGTCGTGTAGAACTGGTGCTTGACCGGAACCGCGTCAAACGAGCCGTCCACGTACCATATGTACATGCGGTCGTTCGCCGTGTCGTGGTAGACCGACCTGTACATCGGCCTCACGTTCTTGGTCACTGATTCATTCGTTACGGGCATAAGGGGTTTCCTCGGGACGAAGGTAGAAAAAGGGAGTTTGAATTGCAATTTTGGGGAAATTGGGCAAAAAAACCGCCTTTCGGCGGTAGAGAGATTCCGTCGGCTAAGACGGCTATGGAATACCGATTACTTCTTCATAAGCTTGTCGAACTCCTTCAGGACATTGTCGGCATCGGCCTTGGTCTTGGAATCAACACCAAGCTTACGCACACCTTCCTTGAAGATGTCGATACGCTTCTGATCGTCGCAACATTTCTCAAACTTCTTGTTGGACTTGGCCTCGGTTTCCTGGGAGGTCTTGGCGGATTTCGCGACAGAGTCAAAATTACTGCCCTTTCCGACGGACGGGGCGTCCTCGGCCTTGACCTCGACGCTCGCGTCTACTTCAACAACCTGGTCCTTCTTTTTCTTGTCGTCGGCCACGACTTCCTCGACGACCTTGCCGTCGTCCTTCTTTTCCCCGTCGGTCTTGCCGGCGGATTTCGCCAGCTTGGCATCTGGGGCGGTCTTGGCCTTGCCGACCTTTGCGGAGTCTTCCGCTACACCGCCACCCTTCGTCCAGCTCTCGAGATTGATCTGCACTCCATCAAAAGTACAGACCGTCTCTACAACGGGCTTCGGGTCGCGGACGATGTTGTAAGGTTCTTCGTCGATGGGTTCAGCTGCAACCTTATCGATCAGACCCTTAAAATTCTCTTCGTCGCAAATGTGGAACATTGGGTACCTCTGAAAATGTTCGTTTAATTTTGAGTTTATTAGGTGGCCAAAAAACCGTCGCCCGATAAACTACAACAAGACAACCAGGTGACTAATTATGACCTTGCCATTCAACGGAACATACGACAAGACCCTGCTGACGCCGGAGACCACGACCGTCCTAACCAGCAACCAGCCGAAGTACATGCAGACGCTCAAGGATGCGTCCGGCAAGGACTTCAATGAGATAAAGGTCGAGCTCGGCGAGCAGGAGCGCGTAGCCGCCGACGAACTTATGAAGAATCCCCCGAACTCGATGGACGGCAAGGACATCGGCGAGACTATCCGCGATATGGCGTTCGACAAACTTCTCGATATCTACAAGAACAGGGAGAAGCAGGAAGAATCCGACGAAATCACCTACGACGAGCTTACTACTCCAGAGCAGGACCCGTTCGCGGATTCCAACAACGGGGAGTTCGACCTGTTTCCACCAGCCGAGCAGGACGTGTTCCAGCAAGTACAGGCGGATATCGACCAGATCAACGCGAACAATCCGGAACAGCCTGAGGAGGACCTTGCCCCGCTAGGCATGGACGAATTGGAGGAAATAGCCGACGGTGACGTCGAATCCAGCGACGAAGTAAACGCAGAGACACCGCCCGAGCCACCGAAAGAAAACGGCCCGGACGAGTCCGAGCCGATTGAAAACGCTTAACAGAAGGCCGGCTCTCGCCGGCCATTCTCATCTATGCCTGGTAGCAACACTTGCGGAGGAAGTAGCCGTTGCCGTAAGCCATCATCACACGGCCAGCTTCCTTGTTGTAGAGGAAGTCGAGCTTCGGGCATCCGGAATTTCGAATCATCATCGTCAGCACATCCATCGGCATCTGCAGGGACATATCGATATTGTCAATCGTGACGTTGCCGACGGTCAGGTTGATGTCCATTCTGGACTTGTCTACCGTCTCGATGCCGAGCAAACCGTCGTTGACCGCGTAGAGACGGACAAGGCCAGTCGGGTCGGTGCTATGTATGTTGAAATAGGTTCCGATAGCGGCGGCAATCGCGTCGGACATAATGGTGAACTGGCGGGACATGCCGTCATTGTTGAACGTCTTCAGCTGGCCTTCGGAGAACTGGCAGAACAGGTGGGAATACTGCCCCTCGATTTTCATCACGTGATACTTGGTGTTCATCTTCAGCGTTACGGACATGGCGATGCCGTCGTCAAGCGCGTTGACCAGCGGGAGAGTCTTGAACACCTTTGCCGGAATCCTTACGCTGAGATCGGGGAGAATGTCATCGGTACGGACCTGATTCTGCATCACCGTGGCGATGGTACACTTGTCGTTTCCTGTACGGAACGACACCGTGTTCTTCATCCGGTAGATTTCAACCCATTCGAACTCGTACACCGCGTCGAGGATTGTATTGAAGCTCGCCTGGTCAATCTCGATTGAGGTATCGTACTCGTTCTCCCCGTCCGGGGTAAACTCCTTGGCTGGAGCGAAGCCGCACTCCAATTCGAAACCTTCGAACTCGTCGTTGTAGTAGGCGCCGAGATAGAGCTTGCCCTGGTCGACCCAGAGGCCGATATGCGCTTCCTTCGCAAGCTCCTTTACCGCGTGGCAAAGGTCGGCCGCATTGACGTAGACAGATTCGGTAAAGCGGTTGGAAAGAGGCAAGGCGTCCGCCATCACGTGGACTCCATTCTGCGTCTCGATCTCGAGCCAGATGGCGCCGTCCTTGTCAATAGCCGTACGGAGACGGGCGGTAGTTTCCTTGTCGGTAAGTGAGGATTCGACAAGAGCCAGACCCTGCCCGAGACGGCCGTTGGTCAGGAACATCATGACTTGGGTATCTTCAGCATTAGGTACGACAGGCTCGACCGGCGTAGTCGGTTCGGTCTCGTCGATGAACATAGAACTGAGAGTAGACTTTTCGGACATAAAAAATCCTTGCGTTTGGTAACCACATAATAAATTACATCAAACGCAAGGAAAATGTCGAAAATACTAGACGTTGCCTAGCGAGTCGGCCACGTTGTCCTCGTTGGACACCTCTAAGTCGCCCACCGCAGTTTCTCCGTCTTCGCCTTCCTTAGGAAAATCACCGAAATCGACCGGTTCCTCGGTAGCGGCGTCAACTTCCGGGTTAACCTTCGCCATCATGGACTCGGTGGACCCATCGTTCATAAAACCACCACCCAAGCCACCTGTGCCGCCGATGATGTTATCCACGGCAACATCGCCGGACAATCCCTCGTTGGCTCCAAAATTTTGCTCGCCATCGACGGACACGTTGTCGGTGTTCATGTTGGTTCCGAGACCGGAACCACCGTAAGCTTCGGGGAAGATCTCCTGCAGTTTCCGGTCGAACTTATCGAGTGTGAGTTCGTCGGTTCCTGGATTCTCAAGGAACTTGTTGAAGTCTGTAATCTGTTGGATAGTCACCGAATGGTCGGCTAGTTCGGAATAGAGTTCGAAGAACTTGTTCCAAATAGCACCCGGACCTTCCTGTTTGATACCCGAGAATCCGGAATACAATTCGTCGCCGGTCACCGCAGCTCCCTTGCCGTCGGACTTGTTGTTGTTTCGGGCCATACGCTCGGCGACCATCTTGCCCAGTCGGTCGAGGGCGGACGTACCACCAATCGGGCTGTCGCCGTCGGTGCTGATAGTCTCGATATCAGAAATATTATCGTGAATCCAGTCGGCGAAGTTGACCGTCGTGTTCGGCGAGGTGTCGTCGCCATTGACGTCCTCGGCACCGATCTGACCGCCGTTCATACCAGGAATATTGTCGGGAACCGGAACATCCTCGGGCGCTCCCATACTGAACGCCTCGGCGCCAGGTGCCTGTTCGTCGGCCTCCATAATGTTGACCGCGTCGCAAAGGTTCCTGAGTCGGGCAAGGTGTCCGTCGACCGATTCGCGCAACAAGTTACTCGGTTGCACGATAGAATCATTCACGTCGTATACCGCCGACCCCATGCCATTGGTAAACTGCATAGTATCGAGATCGGCGCCAAGGTCATACTTGCTACCGCTCTCCAAGAGCTCGTCACAAGTCTTCAGAATGGTATAGCCAAAATTGTTGATAAATTGCTCGCTGTCGAGGGGAACCTCGTACAGGTTGGACAGGTGGTTGTCGCTTTCCAGACGGACACTGATGTTCTTGTTGGTGTTCGGGTAGTACATTTCAACCATGATTTCATGCCCACGGCGGTCGATGATGAACTTGCAGTGGGTTTCCTTCATGTCGATTGACTGCAGATTGAGGCGGCAACCGCGATACTCGGTATTAGATACGGCCTCGGTAACGACTTTCTTGTACAGCGTCTTGGTCGTTATCAGGTTTTTTCCGTAAGACAGGTCGTCGTTCTGCTTGTACTCACGCTTGTCCCAGTCCTCGCCGTCCTGCGGCTTGGAGACCGGTTTCGGCACCTTCTCGGTAAGCATCTTTATCACCTTGGCCTTGGAAGGTTCGATAGGTCCGCTCTGCGTAGACACGTAGCTCATTTCCTTCATCGCCTTAATCAGGGCATCCTTATTGAATTTGACTTCCATGGTATGAACACCTATATCCGTTTTCATCAAGTTTATAATGTGTCCTCAAAGACATCGGCCTATAAACTACGGGAAACAGAGGTAAGCCATGTTCTATCCAAAGCAATTCGAGACACTGGTCCAAGATGCCAGCCAACTTACAAAAACGACACGAACCGGCGAATACACGTTTGACCTGTCGCTTCCGGGCGCCCACTCGGGAAAAGTAGAGTACAAGCCGATCGGCGTAGACGAACAGGGCGATGAGTATGGAAGCATCTTCATCTACTGGGGAGACGAGAACAAGACCGAATGCGACTGCCTGCAGTACGCCATCGACGCCATCGGCGGGCTCGTCCGCCAATATGAACGAGAGGGTCTCAAATACGAGCCGGACCAGTCGCTTGGCGACGACATCGACATAGCGATGATGGACCACTACGACCGGATGAACGGCGACATAGGCGACATCGACGTATTTGAGGAATCGGTCATTAAGTCCTGCAAGAACAAACATCTCGTCGAATCCACCATATCCCTGTACCGCGCAACCAAACGCTAACATTCAACCAAGAAAACGGAAAAGGTGGCCCGAAGGCCACCTTTGTTTTTTCGAATGAGTTGCTCTTGCTAGATTATTAAATCAAATCCAATCGATGCTGCGGAACATTCCGACGCTGCAGAATATAGTAAAATCGGCTGGTTCTCGTCAGCTCCCTTGACATAGCTGTACCCCACGAGAGTCATCTGGTCGGAGCCATCGTCCTTCGGGACATACATAATATCGATTTCGAACGTACCGCCAAACCCCTTCAACATGCTGAAATACGTGGCGGGGAACATCGCCACGCGTCCGGGGCGGAAAAGCTTCTTCACCAGCTTATCGTCGAGATGCCTCGTGCATGTCGACTCGACACAATAAGTAATCTGCTGAGCCAGCTTTCCCTTGATATAGAACTTGACCCCACCCTCGTCGATGAACAGGGTGACAAACTTGCATGTAGGCACCAGCTTGATTTTCTTCTCGAAATCCTTGATAGATTCCTCGGTAAAGCAAATCTCGGCGACTCGAATCTTCTTTCCCGGATTGTTCCGGTCACCCGGAATTTTTGTGGCGGTCTTCTTGAAGCAGCTCGGGTCGGCGGTCGGCGTTAAGCAGGTGAGACCCCTCGAAGCGAACTTGATATATTCGTATCGCTTGCCGGTAATGGAAATCATCTGGGACAGAGACACTTCGCCTCGCTTCGGATACCCTACGGCCTCCGAATACTTCATGAACTCGGTCATAGAGAACACGTTGATACGTTGCGCGTCGAAATAAAGATCTTTCTCTCCGGCCGCTATGTGAGTCAGGAGCGCCTGGTTCGGTATGCTTATGCGGTACTTGTCATCGACGTGTTGCATAATCGTGCAACCGGCCTTGGTCACGTTGGTGACGGTCTTCAGCAGCTCGGCGTACTGCTCACTATACTTGATGGAAATCGACTTAATATCTTCTTGCATATACTCACCTTTATGCGGAATAATAGCTGTTTAGGATTTGAATTTCAAACTCGGGTTCGCAAAGCCGATTAGCATGCGTTCGGCCCTGTTCCACTGCACATTATACCTATCCGGCTCAAAATCGCTGCACCGCATGGAATCCACCTCGATTTGCAACATTTTCACCCCCAGGCGGCGCATAATCATAGATATGGCGAACGGGACAAACGACCGCCCGTCGCCCAATACGCTGAAATTTTTAAGTTCGCAAAGCAGTTTCAAATATCCACCGCGAACGGCAACAAACGGGCCGTCGAGCACGGCAACCTCGTGAGTACCGACCGCGCTACGGGTACCTGCAATCCGTCGGGACTTCGACTGATCCGTCAGAGAGTATTCACTGAACATCCCATAAGTGGCCGGACAGTTGATCCAGCTGCCATTGGGTAGGACATATTCATACCCGAACGGGCCAACCGCTCCATACTCGGTCGGGACATTGTCCAGCTTCAGGTAAAATGACGGGTCCGCCACTATTGAACTGGACGGGGCCAGGATTATCCACGACGGAGACACTTTTGGCGGGAGGTTCGAAATCTTGCGAGCAACTCTGGCTATGTTGCTGAATACCGAGATTACTTTCGTCTTGACACGGGTGGTAACGATGGCCGCGTCCTTGGCCCTATACGTACATTCAACGGGCTCGACCGAATGCTTCGTGTATACGTCGTTCCATCCGTTACGGCTATAAAGGATAAGTACCTTCTCCGGTTCAAAGTTGTTCTTCAGGATAATGTCCGGCGTCAAGGTAACGATTGTCTTCGGATCTATACCGAGCAGGGAGCGAATTTGATTTTCTTCGGCACGCTTCTCTGCGGCGGCGGCCAGAATCTCGCTGATGCGGGCCTCGCGACGGAACACCTTCTCCTCGAAAGCGGCACGCAGGGCGATCTCGACTGGGTCCTTTACCGGCTTGACGAGCACCTTCGCGTACTTCTTCTCGCGGTACATCCTCAATTTTCGGCGAAGCTCGTTATAGTTTGTCTTGTCAAGCGCTTCCAAATGTTTCATCCGGTATTCGGAAAGCTCGACGACGGGGTCTATCTCGACACCGCTCTCCACGATGGCCTCGACTTCCTTTTGCGACCATCCCATACTGGCCTCGGGTATACGGCCCATCTTCCGGTTCTCTTCGGCGCGTTCCTCGGGCGTATACAGCTTTCCGTCATTCGAAAGCAACTCATGGCACTTACCGACTATATAGGTAGTAATCCAGTAGTTCGTCTTGCCGAACTTGTTGCGGATCGCCGCACGAGTGTAATAGCACTTGCCCTCGTTGTAGTATTTTACCTTGCAATAATGATCGTATTTCGCGTCAAGATATTCCTTGTCGAATACGTTATATAGTCGGGACTTGTTCTTGGACAGCGAGGCCTTTCCGGGTTCGAGATAACCCGAATTGACCATCGACTTGACCTTGACCTCGGTCGTTTTCAGGTAGATTGCTGTAAGCGGTACGGTAAGTACGTCGGACAGAGGGTTCTTCCTAATGAGTTTCTTCGAACGATGCCCCGCGCCTTCGATCTGCTTCGTGATATACTGAATAATCTGCTCCCGTGTCATCCAGCGATACCGACGTTTTCCGTCGGTGGTGCGGTTATACCAAACCGCGTCGGCATTGCCCCTGCGTACTTCCGCCTTGAGCCGGTTCGGTGTAGTGCCGATGAACTCAGCCGCGTCCCTAATGTTCAGCTTCGCGGGAAGCCAAGGAATCATCTTCATAGGCACGTAGTTCTTGATGAATCGCTCGTAGTCCTTGTAGTACACGAACTTTCCCCGATGGTCGGGCTCCTGTTCAACCAGCTTGCCTGCCTTGACAAGATTTAAATAGGCACATGCCGTCACGTCAAGGTCGGCAATTATCTCAGACGGCCTCCACTTCGCATACGGGTGAACCCGGCAAGGCGGGTCGATATTGTAGACGCGCATCATCTTGATGCAGCTGTTCAGATGATAATGCTTTACTCGGTTCGCGGTCAGCCTGTAAGGAATCCCGTCGAAAAATCCACTTTGGTGCATCGCTTCGAGCGGACGACCCAGATAGTCCGCTACATATTGAGCGGTAACGTATTCGGGCACGCCAAATCTTCGGATTCCTTGAAGCATCAGAAATATATCCCTAGGTTGCGCTTGGCGGAGAACTTTGCGCGGAGTAACTCCTGATTAGCCTTCCGTGCCGAGCGTTCACGTTTCTTAATGTCACCATAGGTCAACGAGAACAATATTTCGGCGCCTTCAGGCTTACACGAACGAGCCTCAATGAAGTCGGGATTTACGTAGCCAGACGAGACCAATGGCATCTCGCCATTCATCACGGCGGCATTTATGTCCTTGCTCTTGATTTCTGACCAGTCGAACCACCGGAAACCTTTCCTAACTGTATCGACGCGGGCACTACGTCCGGGGTCGTCGTTATCCCAGATGATGGTACAATTTTCTTTATTTCGCTCGATATCTGGATTATCGGCGAGCACTTCCTGGAGATGGTTGACTCCACCTATGGCGATCGAGTTCTTTACAAACGTAGAGTCAACGGTTCCTTCAAGAATGTAGAACGGCTTTGTGAAATCGACAAAGTCGATATTGTATGCCTCGCGCTTGACACCCTCGAAGTTCATATAGCGATTCGGATTCTGAGGATCGATAGCACGGGCGTCGAATTGGTTCCACATCCCACCAAATTTATAAAACGGAATGATTATCCTGTTCTTGTATTTATTTCCAAGTGGGCGGCCGTTCTCGTCATAGATATATGCCCCTCCCGAGTCACGCTTCAGGAACTGTTCACCTTCAAGACAGACAAACCAGTGTTCGTACACCTCCGGACGAATCAGTCGTTTCTTGCAAAGCGCGATTGCATCACTCGCCAGAGGAACATTGTCAAGAATTGACACAAGTTCACCATCCTCAAACGGGAGGATTATGTTCGGTTTGGCCTTATCGTTGTTATCTTTATCGGAGCGGTCGCGATTATTATCGAATCCCATGAATAACAGGCGCGAATACGTAGCATCATCATTTTCCTTGAAATACTGCATCACGTGCTTGGAATAGCCGCACCGATAGCACTTAAAACGCCAAGTGTCCTTGTATATGTAAGCCTTCTTCTTGTTAGGTCTGTTTAGGTCGCCGCAGAAAGGACACACGAAGTTGTATTCGGACGACTTTTCCTTCATCGCATACTGGCTAAATTGCTCCTGAACAGCCTCATCCAGAGCTCCATACGGTATGTTTTCATAAGAAAAGGACATCTGTGTACCTCAGAGAAAATGGCAGCCACCGTGAGATGGCCGCCATTCTGAACCAGGATTTCGATGATTAGACTTAGAACGGCAAGTCGTCGTCTTCGCCACCTACCGCCGGAAGGTCGGCAGGAGCTGCTTCCTGAACGGGCGCTGCCTTGGAAGCGGCGACCTTGTTGGAAGCGGCGAGGTTCACGAGGTCATCGTCGCTAGGCTGGGAAGCGGCTTCGGTAGCCGGCTTCTGGGAGCCAAGGAATTCGGTGGCATTCACGGTGCTGACCTGTGCGCCCTGGGCATAGTTGGGATTAGCCTCGGGAGCAAAGCCGGCCTTGTTGAACGCGGCGTTTTCATTGCGACGGGACACTTCGTTCATGAAGTCAGCGTAGATCTTAGCGGCTTCGGCTTCGGACGGAACGTCCTTGAGGAAGTCAGTGAGGTCGTAACACTTGTTCAAGATGTCCAACATCTCGTCCTTGGTGTCGGCCAGCGGAGTGGCTTCCGTTGCGTAGCAAGAACCATCGTACGTCGTCATCTTCTTGGCCGGATCCCAGCTGACGGTGACTTCGTAGTCGACACCGGTAGTCGGGGAGTGCGGGAAGAAACGTCGTTTTTCCTTGTTCTTGCGGTCACGCAGACTGCCCGGACGGACGGTCTGGTCGTTGCCCTTCGATTCAGTGTTGGCACTGTCATCGAACGGTGCACGGAGTTCGCGGTCGATAGCATCGGTATGACGCCACACCTTCACCTTGCCGTTGTTGTCGGGGACATTGTCGTCCTGACGCACGAGGACGTTGGTGAACCATTCGGGGCGGGCACCCATGGACACGACAGCCTTCGTACGGGCATCATCCTTGCCGTAGAGCTTGACAAATTCGTCGTAACGGTTCCAGATCGCATCGCAGATAGGGCAATGGGTCTGACCGGGAATGCTCTTGCAGCATTTCACTTCACGGTGCATTTGTCCAGATCTTAAGTGGTGGTAGATTACCTTCACGCCGGGATAGGTCTTGTTCTTCAGACCTTCAACGCCCTGCGGAAGCAGGCGGACGATTGCGTCGTAAGTCGGATTCTTCGCGCTAACGCGAGGCTTCCACAGACGCGGATCGCTTTCACGGTTGTCGCCAGTTGCCTGGGCCAGGTTGGAGACCCCATCAATGGTAAGGAGGTCAAGGGAGATATCATCAGTTGCCATAGGGATTATTCCTTTCTAAGGGTTTAGGGTTTCGGGTTTAACTGATTATTGGATATTGTAGAAAAAGGAAATTTGAATTGCAAACAATTACAAACCACCCTTTTTCTAGCCATCCGAACGGAGTTTATACATTTGCCAAATATTCTTTGAGCTTCTGTCGGCCGGCCTCGACTATCTCGTCGTTAATCTCGCCTTCGTCGGCGGCAACATATTCGGGCCAGTCGCGGCGTGCCTGCTCTATCGTGGCGTCAACCAGCTTATCGATATCGGCAATATCCTTCTTCTTGCAGTAGGACAGCTCTATCAGGTAATCAGCAAACCTGTCGGCGCTCACGTAATTCACATCTTTCGTGACCGAGGTCACGTCCTTTTGAGGTTCCTCTTCCTTTTTGGCGCCTTCGGCCTTCCAGGTAAGTGCCTCGATGTTCTTGGCATGGTCAATCGCGGCCTGCAGCTGTTCGCCGAGGTTTTCCGGAAGAACATAGTCGTCCTCGTCCGCATGCAGTTCCTCGAGCTTCGCCTCCACTTCGGCAAGAAGGCTGTCAAAGTCCCAAGTCAATCTCGGGGCGACAATCTTGCGAATCTCGCACAGGTCGGCGAACTTCGACGCGTCGCCTGTCAACTTCTCGTTCTCGACTTCTTCGTCAATGCAGTTCGGGTCGTAGTCGTCACGAATATGCAGCTTGCCGTTTTCGTCCTTGAACATTATCTTTGCGGCTTCCTCGTCGGTCATCTCGGACTGACCCTTTGCATCCTCGTCGTCGCGTTCGTATTCGGTCGCCTTCTGCATGTAGGACTTTCCGATGAACGGGTTATTCGACTGGATATTAGTGAGCCACTTCTTGTAGGCGGGCGTCTCGACAAGCACACCTGTTCCGGCACCGCCAACCTTCGCGCTACCCATATTCACGATAGCGTTAGTGAGATTCTGGTTTTCCTCTTTCACCTTTTCGGTGTATTCGGCAACATCCTTTTCGTGTCGCTCGACAATGGCGTTCACGCTTTTCTTCACATTGAATCTAGACATTATTCTTCCTCGTCCATTACGCCAAGGCCGCCTAAAATCTCGGCTTCCTCGTCGGGGTCATCCTCAAGCAACTTGTCAGGATCTGGGTCCATTTCGATAGACGGCTCCGCATCTTCAACGGGAGCAGCGTCTTCCTTCTGTTGCTTCTTGCTTCCCGCCATCTTGGCGGCGACTTCTAGTTCGTCGATGGAGATTGTTATGCCCTTCTCCTTAGCCACTAGCAGTTTGATATCGTTGTCAAGCATAGCCGTGAGCTTGCTGGCGTCCACCATAGTCTCTACTGCGACAAGCAGCTCCATCATGCCGAAATCCTTCTTGCAATATCGCTTGTATAGCCACCAGAGAGCCGAATTGAGCTTTTCCCTATACTTCTTCAGCACAGCGTCCGGCATCGACAGCACGATACAGGCGTCGCCTTCATATCTCGGCGTCTGGAGATACTTTTCCAATAACGACAGGATTGAAGAGTTCTTCGCATTAGTCAATACGAGCTCGTCAAGGTTCTCGTTTGATACGGGAATCCGATCGTTCGTCTCCGTGGCATGGGTGTAAACCGATAAATCCATTTGGTCATCCAGTTACAGCTTACCACTTAAATTATATCATATCACACCAGCGCACTCATGTCGTCAAGCGCCCCGAGCGCTTCCTTCTGTTCGGCGGCGGTCATCGGCGGATGGGACTTCTTCGGAGGGGCGGGACGACTCCTCTGTGTTCTACCGAACCCCGTGTTGACCGAGGAACCGAACATATTGGAGGTGGCCGAAGTGACCACGTCAAATTCCTCGCGACGACGGTGCTCCTCCTCGACATCCTCCTGGGTAGCCGGATACCACAGCATGGTGCCGTAGTTTCGTTTTGTGTAGAACGGTACCTCGTTCTCGCCGAAGCGGTTCTTCTTGATAACGTGATAGTACATATCCAGACCCTTGAGAATCGAGTCAATCGTGATAGTAATCATCAAGTCAGCGGTCTCGTTATAGCCGGACGACTCGCGCACGGATTCAAGACCGGCGTCAAGCGAAGAATAACCGGAGCGGCCGAACTGGATGGCGGAGAGTCCGACAATGTTCCTCTCGTTGCAAATCTCTCTGATCTGTTCAGCCTTGGCCTGACCATCCTTGTACATATTCTCGAGCATACCAGCACGCTGATTCGGTCGCATAATGCCGATATAGTCGATGACAAGCATATCCACCGGGGCGCCGACAACGGATTCGTACTCGTCGAGGACAGCCTCGATTTCGTACGGCGTGGTGGTTGTCTTCATGCGCTTGATCTTCAGGCAGCCCATCTTCTCGGCGGAGGCAAGCCTTGCATTCTCGATGCGTTGCTTGCATTCCTCGGTAGAGAGCTCCGTGACCTGGTACTGGTCGATGCCAGTAAGGTTCGCCGCCATACGTCGCCACAGGTATTCCTCGGAAAGCTCGAGCGAGATGTACATAACGTTGTAGCCGGCGCGTACAGCATAGCACGCCTCGGAACACAAAACGAGCGTCTTACCGACGTTGGGCTGGCCTACATACAGGCACAGCGTTTTTCTGGGATATCCGCCTGTCGACGGGTCGTCCTTCCTCTGCGCGGTCCACACGTTGACATCGGTGATTCCGGACGGGATAGGATGCGAAATTTCCTTGAGCCTGCGTTTCGCCTCGTCGATATCCTCGATAAGGTCGAGACCGAGCGACATATGCAGGGAAAAGTTGATTTTGTTCTTTATCTGGGGAATTAGTTCCCGGACTGCGTCCACGTTGTTTTCGTATATGGACACAGCAGACTGTCGCAGCAAGTTATATACGGCCTTTTCCTGATAAAACTTTTCGAGCAGCTCGACAAGCATGTTCGGCCTCAGGGTGGTCACGTTCGCGTTATAGATGTTAATGATGTGTTTACGAACTTCTCCATACGTTTCGGCATTTTCAAGGCCAACGACGATTTCCTGCGCCTCAGGCGGGCGATGATACTTTCGCACAAACTTGTTAACGATTTCGGCAAGCTTCTGATTAGTCTTGTCCTCGTACAGAGTCGGGTCGAGGAACGGCATCATCCTCTGGGACAACTGCTTGTCGCTGAAAAACGTGCGAAGAACGATATCTTCTCTTGTTAAGTCGTAAACTTGCTGCATATGGATTAAATGGGGAAAGAGGGGTGTCACCCAAGTGACACCCCATATGATTACTCAGCTGCGTCAACCGATTCATCGGGCTGCAACATCTTCTTCGCGGTCTCCGCCATGTACTTGGCTTCGGCCTTGATGTTATGTTCAGCCTTCTTTGTGGCGACCTTAACCTGCTCTTCGTCGAGGTCGAGGTCTTCGTCGTCACGACGTATTTTCGGCGGGCGGAACTTGTACTCGCTCTTAACGTACTCGTTCAAAGGTTCAAGAATGGTACCCAGTCCCGTTTTCTTCATAAGACCCTTCATGGTACATACGATCCACTGATCGGGTTCCTTGTTCGGGTCCTTGATGACATAGCAGGTCTTCAGGGTCTTCTTGCCGGTATCCTCGTCAATCGGCTTTTCGAGGTTGCCGTACTTTTCCTTGCTCCATTCTTCGACCAGACCGGCGTTCTCTGCAATTCGTTGGAGACCATAGTAGCGGTCGATTCCGTGGTTGTAGTCAACGTAAATCGGCGCCTTGAGCTTGGCCTTCACGAGACGGCTCTTGGTAATCGTGGCATTAAGCACGACACCGGTGATATCGCCATCCTTAGACGGCTTCTCATAGGTCTTGTAGAGGCTGAGAATGATAGAGGCGGAGAACTGAGCGCCTTCACCACCGGCAATCTTTTCGGGATTACCGAACATGGCGCCACTGGAGTCCATGTAGATATGGTTGGTGATGAACATCGGTATGCCGAGGTTGGCACAACGGTTCGTAATAGAGCGGTACATACCGGCCAGAATCTTGGCCTTGGTCATGTCGGACTTGATTTCGCCCTTGGTAGCGTCGTTGATCGCCTTCTCGGTAGAAAGCTCACCCTGAGAGTCAAGCACGATGGCGCACTTTCTCTTGAGCTCGATGCTGTCGCCTCGGTCTACTTCGAGCTTGTTGATGATGCCGTTAACCGAGATGAAGTAGTCTTCGACCGTCGTGATTTCCTTGATCAAGCGGTACTGACCCGGAACGAAGCCGTTCTGTTCTTCCAAATCCTCTTCTGTCGTTTCACCTTCGGTGTCGTACCAGAAAATGTAGTAGCCTTTCTTCATCAGTCCATAGGCGAAATTGTTCTTCGCGATGAAGGACTTACCGGACTGTTGCTTACCGGCCACCATGATGAATCTGTTAAGGGGGAATCCGCCAAAAATGTCGCCCGACAGGAGGGCATTGAAGGCGTAGGAACCCGAGTCGCAAAATCCGAAATTCGGGTGTCGGATCAACTTGTCCGCGTAACGGTCGTTGACCTTGATGTTTTGGAAGAATGCGAATCCGTCGTCAGCGACGGTTGCCTTTCCGGTTTTCTTTGCTGTTGCCATAGGGATTAGTCCTTTATATGGGTTTTGGGGTTTAAAAAAAATTACAACGAGGAAGGTAGCAAAAGGGAATTTGAATTACAAACGGGGAAGGGGTGGCTCTGCAAAGACACGTTTATCACTCGATCATTTCTTTTTCTCCGGCAAAGACAGCAAATCGAGTGCCCCCTGCAGGCTTTTCCAAGCGTCCATCTTGGACATCAGGGGGGTCATAAAAACGTCAGTATGGTCAAATTTGACCTTAAACCACGGAAAACGGGCCTCCTTGATTTTCAGCGGGGATTTGCTCAAAACGACCAGCGGGTGGAACTCCTTCATCTTGTCAAGATCGTATATTCCCTTGGGCCCGGATATCTCGAGAATGCAACATTCCCTGGCCACCTTGACGACAGTCGCGGCGAACTTCTTGTCGCCCATCTCGAAATAAGCCAACAAATCGCCGCTTTGATGATGGAAATAGTCAGCCTTCGGGTCTCTCAGTACCCTAAGGTATTTCTCCAGGTCGAAATAGCCGACCAGTCGCATCCTGGAGGGCATTTCCCTGTCCGTATAGACGTACCTAGCTATGACCGGCTCGAACAGTTTCCCATTGTTCAGGTCAAGGTGCATCATCAAGTCGTAAATCTTGGACAAGTCCTTCTTGTACCCGCTTTTCACCGATATTCCCCTCTGGACGGAATCCTTCAGGATTCCCGTCTTGGTCGAGAATTTCGACACGAAAACGTGGTCGCCCACGTTGAACCGGGAATCGGGCGGGAAGTAGTTGAGCGCCTTGGCGATGCCCTCCGCATCGTTGGACTCGGCCTCTACGCGGTCGTTCACGACGTACACGTTCACCGTCTTTCCGACGATGTGGAAAGCCGGCATGGCGATGCCGTTCTTGTTGATATAATTTTCTTCAGATATTCTTACGTATTTATTAAAGGCACCCGTTTCGTCAAGCATTCCGAACTCTTCGGCGACATCCTTGTATTCGGTCTTGTAATCGCGTACATAGACCAGCTGCTTGTCGGCAATTTGCTGTATCAACATCAGACATACCGTCCACGGCTCTTGAATGTAAACTTCAACATCTCGGTCCTTGCCGTCGGCAATATGACCGCAAGGATTAAATTATATTGTCCGGCCTCGTCGAAATTGCAGGAGCTGCGCTCGGGGTCGATCGTCACCCTGGGTTCGTATGTCTCGACAGCCTGGATACATTCCTTCAGAAGCTCAGTTTCCTCGGTGGCGTCCCCCAGCGTGAATATCTTTTCTTCAATGCGTGTGCCGAAATTCTGGTTAAACAGACGCTCTCCACGGCTAGTCAGAAGGCATGAATAGACATTCTGCAACAGGCTGGTCTCGTCGGTAATTTCAGTAAAGTTGCTAAAACCGAGATCGCGGTTGTACAGAGCTGAACGACTGACCTTGGTCATGATTTCACCGGGAATCTTCTTCTCGGCGAGTCGTACGTCGCGCTTGGCCAAGTCGTTCACCACGTATACCGATGCCGGATTCGTTATCTGGACGGGATTGCCAGGCCTGGTACGGAGCTTACGCAGTACCATAACCTGCGTGGGTCCGGCCACCGTGTCGGGGACTACCGCATCGATGTAGTACGGCGAACCCGACATAATAATGGCAGATTCCCCGTTGAACGTCACCACATTGTCGTAGAGGCTGTTTCCGAAAGTGCAGTCCGGCTGGTTCACCTCGATGCGGACCACCTGTCCGGGCTCCGCCGACGGGCTGGTAATTACAATATCGAATGGTACAGGGTCGACCATAGCGGCCTCACCGCCGCTAATCACGAAATACGGGGGTAAAGCGCCCGCGTCGGTAGAGTTGAACTCGACGGTCGAGGACGCCTCGCCGACAACTTTCATAGCCACTGACGGGGAGTAGGAATTGCTTCCGGAAAGCCACGCAGAAACGATGGCGGAGTCAATTGGAAACTCGGCGTAGTTCCCGTAGTTACCTACGTTCGGCGTGTCGGCCGACCGGTTATCCTTCTTCAAGGCCGGGTTTACCACTCGACAAGACGAAACGGGCACCTGGGTCACGTGGGCCAAGGCCTCCTCGTAGGACATATCGTCGCGCCACCCGTTCGAATCCATCTGATAAAGAGTGAGGGTCGCCTCACTTGTGTCGATTGAAGCGGCAAACATCTTGAGCACAGCTGCCTGCCCGTAGTCTACATCCATCGTTATCTTCGGGAACTTCATACAGACCATCGACCGGCTTGCGCCACCGCTGCACTTGAGAACAGATTCACCGATATGGACGGCTGTGTCACCTTCGGTGAAATACGTGTCAAGGGTTGGCTCGACTAAATACGTATTCGACATATGGTCGTACGCGGGAATATTTTCGAATCCCTGGTCCCAGTTCACCGGAATCGCAGCCGACGGAATAGATGGAATGTAGCTGTCGCCGTGACCTGCAACCCACTTTGTATATTGCCAGCCAGAATCGGAAATTACCACCTCGGAGGTCGGGTCTATGTAATGCTTGGTATAATACGTGAACGAATGGTCAGTTCTGGACTGCACTATGAAGTTTCCACAGAGTCTAAGTCCGTTGGGGCCAAGAAGATGGGAACTTGCCAACGATTCATTGCTAATCTCGACGGATTCGCCCACCTGAAACGGATGCACGCCATTCGTCTGGACAATGACCCGGTTGCCTATTACACGAATACGGTCAATTGATCCACGGCTCTCGTCCGGAAGATATTCAACAAGGACGCCGGCAATCGAAGCCGAATCATCATTTATCACATCGGATAGAGTAATTATATGTTCCGCAGAATCATGCAGCTCGATATCGATTTCACAATTAAAATTGCTGTCCTGGGAATCTATACGGGGCGGGCGGAAAGAGCTATTCCAATCGTCATACCCGATGACGTTATCACCTGGCGTGGTTACACTAGCAACTATCCCGCTACCGTTAGAGCCGGAATAAGACAAAATCCCGCCATAATTTAGCAACAACCGAGCCCTAAAAACATTCGACGGCTCATTAGACACATCAATGGTAAATTGCTTGTTGACGGCGTTATATGAAGTTATACATTCCATATCAAACCTACATCATCAGCGGGCCGTCGTCATCGTCGTCATCAGGCTCCGGTTCGGGTTGAGGTTCTTCCGGCTTGGACTGAGGTTGCGGAGTTTCCTTCGGTTGTTCCGGTTTAGGTTCTTCAACCTTCGTCTCGGGTTCAGGCTTAGGCTGTTCTGGAGTATACTTGGTATTTTCGACAAACTCCTTCAGTACCTTTCCGTCAGAGTCGGTTCCCTTGTTGGTCATCACGTGGTTAAGCGCGACAAGTACCTTGTTGATAATCGGGTTCTTGTGAAGGATATCCGAATCGGCATTACCAAACGGAGAATCCTCATCGTCCTCTTCAGCCATCAGCGACACGAAATTCAGCACTTCGCCCAGCGGGGTCGGCTTGGAATAGCCACAGGTCATTCCGGTGTACTTGCTGAACTTGGCTGGGTCAATCATGACTTGGTCGAACGACTTGGCCGTATTCATAGCGCTTTGCTCGCGTTCGGCCTGGCCAATGTCAACCGCCCCATACGGCTTCAACGAGAACATGCTCATTGCGGCGTAGGCCGATTCGACATAATTCCTCAAGTCGTTAAACGCGGTCTTGCCGTCCTTCAAAAGTCCGGCCAAAGACCTGTTCAGCTCGTTATTGGCGATAACCGAGTCGATAACGGCCTTCATCGTATTGGTATAGCCTTCCAGCGAGATACGATCCTTTGTAGTCTTGGGCATCTTGTTGGTGGCGAAGCTGACCTTGTTGGCCTTTCCGTACAGAGCCCGATACAGCTTCGGGGCAATCGCGTCTGACATTATCGTATTGCCGGACGCTGTAACAGCGGTGCCTACCAGGTAATTGCTGACGCTCGTCACCATCTTGGCTATCTTGTCAAGGTCGTCGTCACCTGATTGAATTTGCGGTGGTTCAAACTTGGATACGCACCAACCATCGTCAAGAGACTTCGAGTGCTCGGCGCGACTCTGGAAACCGACTTCCTTTGCCAAGGTGTTAAGAATTGCGATACGCTTTGGCAGACCGTTATGCTTGTCCACGACAGCAGACAGCGTCTTGTTCAGTAGGGAATTATCCATCTGCTCACCAAGGCGTTGATGGGAAGTCGCAATATTGCCTTCGGCCCTATTATTTGCAACGGCGTCGTCATCCGCGTCACCCGTATCGGCAGAAATATCGGACGATGCGACACCTCCCTTAGACATCTGTACAAGGACAAACAGGTCGGAATTTCGAGTAATCAATTCGCTCACAATCTCACGCGGTTCAACATCAACAATTCCGTGCGGAGTAGATTTCTTAATGAAGAAATCGCTCGTAATCTCCACACAGCCAGACATTCCCTGCGTAGACTTACCGAGTACGCGAGTCGGATAAGAGACCACTCCGCGCTCATTAGTAACTTTTCGCGTGTAGGTAGCCGTTTTCGGATCTACAACAGACGCAACGTTTTCACCAACCGCGTCGTTGATCGTCTTTGCTATCGACGCCGGAATATCGAACTTATAACCATCGATTCTGGATGGACATAGGATGAAACGGCCAGTACGCCCATTCCGATTATCTTCCGGGTCGTAAAGCATATAGGTGCAAAGCTGTCCGCGCTCGCCAAGTTTCGATACGACTTCGCTATTAGACGGCTTCCTATGCAACTTGCTCTCGAGGTGCATCTTAACCATCTGAAATACTTCCGGCGTGGTAAACCACACTATTTCACCCTTGCTGTAACTACGGGAGCCTACGTCATATATTCGTGTATCTTTGGAAACGTCGCGAGCACCCTTATCATGCTTGTACATCGCGATTATACTGCCGTGCATTTTTTCAACAAAATTCGCAAAGCTGTTCGGGTCGGTCATAGCCATAGTCACACGATTAGCGATTTGCTTCATCGCGTTCTCGTCGTCAGATGCAGACATAAGCCTATTATATTCCTGCTGCTTGTCCTCAGGAAGCAACGAGTCACCATTACGGTAAACCACGTTCAAAAGCAGGGACCACCAGTCGGCTATATTGTCTCCAGTAATCGTCGGACGCCGTATGGACTTATGCTTGCGTTGCCAAGCAGTTACAAGCGTAATCAAGGCCATTCTGACCATCGAGGCATACTTATTGTGTTCCATACGAAATCCCCCTATTCCTTACCGAGCATTTCATCGGCACTACGATAACGTCCGGCAATCTGTAACATATCAGTGAGCAGGAGGGAACCGCCCGCATACACAGCGGGTTCGTCGCCATCCATAACCGGGACAAGTTCTCCGTCAGCATTCTTTTGTCTGGCATACATAACGGCAAGGCCCGACGAAAGGAGATACGCACCACTGATTACGTGGGTAAACGAATCATCGTCGGCAAACTGGCCATACGCCGTAACAATAATCGCACCGGAATCGTTACGCTGGCGACCAAACATACCGAGAACCTTCGCATTACACTGCTGGGTTTCGTCGGTAAGTGCAATTTCGTGCAGCTTCCTAGTATGCTCGTCGTCCGAGAAGAATCCTGTACGAGACCATGCATCATTTGTCATCGGCTGTGAGTTGTTCACGTCGTCGGAAAACAAGTTCTTAAAAGTAACCTTGTCGGCATTCGCAACGTTCGCTCGTTCGACCGTATATTCGGTTCCGTCGTCGGAACGTCCAAAAATCTCGCACGTCATCTTGAACGTAAATTCGCGGACCTTCAGCACGGCATCCCATACACTGGACACGAAATCCTTTCTGTACAGAACGCCGCCCTGTTCGTAAGCCAACTTGTAGAGCACGCCCATGTTGACCCCGTCCATACTCTTGAACTTTGCGGTCTTGTTCAGCTCGGCCTCGTCCGCCATCCTGGTCTGGGCCTGATGAGCCTTGAACAGGTCGGATTCCTTGGCAGCTCTGTCCAGAGCGACCTGCGACTCCTTGGCGCCATGCTCCTTGTACGCGACAGCCATATATCGAGCCAGATTATCGGGATCTACACCGAAAGAACGGAATGCCCCGTTTTTGGACAGATAGTCGATACTGTCCATAATTTCATTGGGCGCAAGGTCAGTCATCGAAGGATTGTTCGGATTGTACTTAAACGCAAACAACATCTGACTAATGATGCGCTTCGCCAGATTATCCGGGTCAGCCGATTCCCTCGTACGTTCGTTGAACGCGTTCTTCTGCTGATTGAACTGACGGATGGCCTCCCTAGCGCGAGCTGCGTCGTCGATATATGCCGTCATAGGTCATTTCCCAAATGCTATCCGCAGTTTATACGATTTCCGGCCCCCAAAACGAAAAAGAGCCGGCGATGCCGGCTCAAATATTGGCAATATCCGTAATCAGATCAGGTATTCGGGAAGCTCTATCAGGACGGGAGCTTCGTCGCCGTCGTCGACCTCGTCGGTAATCATCGTAGCGTTGACGCCATCGGCCTCCATCTCATCATCGTCGGGCCCGTTGCGCTCCTCATCGATTTCACGAAGAGTCGTTACCAGTATAGCATATGACTTGATGAAATCCTCCTCATTAAGCTCGAACGCATCACAAGGAAGATATTCGTTAGCCATGGCATTCACGGCCGACTTGTAGAAGTTCTTCCTGTTGGGAACCCACACATCAAACATACATCCATTCGGCGTGCATACCGTCCCGACAGACACCAAGTCGGGTTCGCCGCCTACCAGCAATATTTCCATCCCATCCGGCAACGACGCATTCTCGTTCATCGTATCGCCGGTGGCGAAGTCCTTGTTTGGCCTGATGGCCAGCGACACTACCCTATTCGTCGTGAAAATGTCGTACAGGAAAGCGCCGGGCTTGTAGATGGCCCCGTGATACCTCATCGCCCCGCTAATGGAGAAATCCAATGCCAGCGCATAGCTGATGTTCGGATTCTTCATTACCGGATTGCTCTTTACAAACTCCGATACATAGTTGGTCACGTTTTCACTCGGGTCAACAAATCCAACAGAAGCAACGTTCTTGGCATTTTCGGAAATTATCTGCGCAATTACCGAGTTGTCGGCCGTCATAAATTCTGGGTCATGTTCATCCGTTCCGGCAAGGCAAATTCTTGTCGTCAAAATATAGGGAACACCGCCCATGACGAACAGGATTGCGTATTCAGTCCTCGCATTCACCTGATACACGCCGGTATTGAAAAAGCACTTAATCGGGCGATTCCACATGGATTTGTCATTTACCGCCATCTCTATGAACTTGCGGAAATCAGTCGCCATATCGTCGCCGTCAATGTTAGAGCAGTACAGGGTCTTGGTAGAATCCAATGTAGTGAATCCCCTGTCCAGCGTAGTCAACGTACGGCCTTCTATCCAGTTACCATAAATCCACTTGGTCAACTTGCCCATTGTCCTGCCAGTTAAAGACCGGTTCCAGCCGTTGACCAAAAACGAAGAAAGACGGCCGGGGATACCGACCACCTTCCTCGTGAGTTGTCCAATTTTATTCGTAAACGATCTCAGGACGATTCGTATCCGGAATCTCTTCATATCCGATAACCTCGCCGTAAACCCTGCACCAGTCGTGATAGATCTTGTGGATGATGTCGCCGTGTTCCCTACGACGCGCTTCCTCGAAGAACTCTATCTGGGTGCGGATAGCCTTTATGATTTCAGGTGGAAAATCGGCAAAGTCGACCTCGGTGATAAAGTCGGACTTCGCGTGCGGATTCCCGTTGTTGTCGAAATAGATGCCTGCCTTAGTTTTCTCGTCGTCGGTCGGGGTAAGGATGTCTACCACCTTTTGGTAGGCGACGCGAAGCGTCCACGTACAATGGAGCACCTGGACGAAACGAATACCGAGGATACGATCAAGAACCGATATCTTCAGAATCCTTGGTTCCTTCTTTGGTTCAGCCTGGGTTTCGACCGGAGCTTCCTGCGCTGTAGTTTCAATATTTTCGGACATCGTGTGACCTCGTTTTGATGTTTAAATTAGCTCATTTATCCGGCTGTTACGGAGTTCTTGGGCAAAAATAGCATCATTCTTGTTGATTTCCAAGGCCACAGATACCTTGAACTTGAATCGTCCTACGGTCTTGATAATAGGAATCTTCTTCATGTCGTCAGGCGTGAAGGAAACATAGGCCGACCAGTTGCCAATTATAAACCGCTTCGTGACGCCGAGCACTAAATCCTCGATGTCGAAGCTAGTCCGGAGGTTTACCGTCTCGTCTGCTGGGTCGAAAAAGGCGTCGCCTACCGGCTTGACGTTGAAGGTTATTAACAGGTCGCCGTTGGCGCCACCGTGCATACCGTTGTCACCGGCTCCCTTTATGGTAGCCGTGAGTGAACCCGGCCTATACGCGATAATCTTTTCGACCTTGTTCTTCAGGTAACCCTTGCCGTTACACGTCTTGCATTTCTTGGTCACTACGCTACCGGTGCCATTACAACGGGTACATGAAGATTTCTTTCCGTCCTTCACGACGTAGCCATAACCACCGCATACGGGACACGTACTTTTCCTGTTTCCGCCCGTACCGCTGCAGTCCAAACATTCACACTTCCGGCAAAACTTTATGGGAGCCCGTTCCATACCACCTAGATACACGTCCAACGGAATCGAAACCTTGAGGTTGATGTCCTTTCCGTCCTTCATCTTCGGATCCTGATTCACTGGCGCCTTACCGAAATCACGAGCCACTGTAGGCCGGCCGAAAACAGTCTCCATCATACGGAAAACTGCCGTATTCGCGTTGTTCTCGTCATACTTCTTACGAGCCTCCGGAGTCCCGACCATCTTCATAGCCTCGTTGAGTTCGACCATCTTGCTGTCGTCCCCGTTGTTCTTGTCGGGATGATATTTCCTAGCCATAGCCTTGTAGGCCTTCTGTATTTCTTCGTCGGTCGCCTTCACGTCGACACCAAGTACTTCGTAAGCGGTCATATAATACCTCAGCTTATAAACTACATCAAAAGAATCCGGTGAACCAATGGACGCATTCAAATTTATCAAGGACTGCCAGACGGCCTGCAAGAACGGCAAGGCCATCAGGGATTCGTTCCAACCCAAGAAGGGAAAGGAAAAGCGTAAGCACGCCAAGGTCGGATTCCCCGAATACGGATTCAGTTCTGTTCCGGGTGAACATTTCGGGCACGCTCCGGGCCCCGCCGCAAGCACCCATCCCGTGGTGCTCGGTACCAGCACGGTCGGCACGTCCGGACCGGTAGCCGACATCGGCATGGGTTCCGGTGGCCTCAGCGGCGACGGCTCCCCTGCTGGCGAGGCCGTCGAGAAGTTCGGCGTCGAAGCCGTTCTAGAGAGCTTCGAAAAGGAAAACCCGTCAAGCGACATCGTGCCGGAAATCCGCCGGCTCTTCGAAAACGTCAAAAAAGGAAACGGAGTACTCTACCACAGCTGCGACGGAGTCGCTACACCAAGGACTGAATCGGCGAACCCGTCCCCAATCGACGAGTCGCAGGTATCCGCGTTGGCGGCTTCGTGCGAATCGGCCCTAAACGCTTTCAAGAATTACACCGGATTCGACTACGAGGCAATCAGGCGCTAACCGTCTCGTCAATCACGACAATATGGTCTTCCGGCAGCATTCTGCCTAGCTGTTTCCAGCAAGTCTGCATTGCCATCCACATCATCCGGATAACCGGCGCAGGAACCTGTCTCTTGCGCTGTTTCTGTCTTTCAACGGCGACTTCGGGCGATATATCGAACCAGTACACCTTGAAGTCCGTGCCTTCTGGCGATATCGCCATCAACTTCTGCAAGTCCCGTGTATGGACGTGAGTTGAATCAGCGACCACGTCACCGGATGCCAAAGACGAAGCGATCCGTTCGTAGTATTCTTCCCGAACCTTCTCGCCACGAACCCAATGCGCCCTGAGGGCACGGTTGCTACGGATCTCCTCCATGATCACGTCAAACGACACGCGAGTACACCCAAGCGACTCGGCCAGCTTGGTCGAGTACGTGGACTTGCCGGCGCCTGGGACGCCGACCATAATGTGCAAGGTACTCATTATTCTCCAGCGCCGTGTACTTCGGGAACTACATCGTCATAGTCGTCCTTGCCGACGGGCTGGGCGACTGGCTTTGACTTCTTGACAGGGCCACCAACGGACACTTCAACAGGTTCTGATGGTTTCACCGCATTGGTGGTTTCCGTGGTAGAAGAATCTTCAGGAGAAGTCTCTGGAGTTGTATCACGGGACATATGCTCGCGTTGCAGGTCATCAAGACTATACACAGGCTTACCTTCCTTGTCCATAGATTGCCGGGTAAGGACTTCTTCGGCAACCTTGAAGTTTTCACAAACAGACTGCGCCGTTAGTCCGGCCTCGGACGCCTTCATATAGGCATAGTTGCACATGGTGCGGAACGTATCCATAGTCACATAGCCGAAATCAGCGAGCTTGACCATACGGTTGAGCTGGATGTCAGGATGGTACATCTTGACAATGGCCTTCATCACATCGCGCACGTTCTCAGACTTCCACAGGTCGACATCCTTTGTATCAGCCTTCATATTGTCGAGCCACTTCGGGACAATGCCGGTCATCAAGGTCATTATCATGTAGTCCATATATCCGAATACGTCACCGGCGACCTCATCATCAATCTCGATGTGGTTCTTTTCGAAGTCGGATGCGATGGCGCCAACCCAGTAACGGAACGTATTCTTGTCAATGACCACGCCGTCATACGGCAACTTGACGGAATGGCCCGACTTACTCGGCTTGGCATAACCGGAATTGACCAGTATGCGCTGAACCTCGTCGAAGTTTTCCTGAGTATCCCCGGTTGTACGATAAGAGTAGTACGGGTTCATACGGAGATGGGCTATACGCTCGCGAGCGGGCTGGGACGGGGTCGGGCCCCCATCAACCTTACGAGTACGGTCACCCCGCTCGACACTTTCGCTCATTATCGCACCGATACGTTCGGCAACATCATCCCAAGTATTGTCCGCCGTCTTGAACGAGCAGATAACCTTGAACAGGCTCTTCAGGTTCTGATTGGCCTCATAACGGTTATCGCCGAAATATCCGATGGGAACACCCTGTTCGGAACTCATGCTCTGCAGGTTAGCGAGAATCCGGTACATAACCTTTGTATTCTCGTCGGCCATCATCTTCTGCCGTTGTGAAAGCGAACCACAATACATATTGACCGCGCCCACAACATCGGCCACGCTCATCTGTTCAGGAATGGCCGATACGAGGCGTGTCATACCATCGACCCAGTCGGTATCGACATAAGATACAATGGACGAGAGTCTTTGCGGGAACACGTTAATCTCATTGGCAACCACGGCCATATCGTCAACGCTATAATCCTCACGTCCGCTAGTCAGCGCTTCGCGGGCATTCACCAGCAAGGCCTTTCGTGCATTCTTCTGGCCAAGGGAGGTCGTCGCGACAATGACATCGGCGATAGGCGTATCAAGGTCAGATGCGAGCGCATGAATCGAACGTACCGCCGCCTTGAGCTCATCGGAAGTCTTGCCGTTAGTAAGGTTGACCTCGTCGGAGAACTCGTCCAGCGTTCCGATTCGATCGGCAATAACGCCGCATACATACTGACGGGCCGACTTCACGCGGTCGATAATATTCGTGGAGCTAGTCGGGTTATCAGGGTTGAACCACGATGAAATAATTTCCTCCTTGCCTTCATCGTCAAGGTACTGGCCACGGCCGGCCTGGACCAGCTCACCGTCACCCTTGGCATAAGACATCGAGTAGTCGGAGGTCTTGCGATAAAGCGGGTTTCCGGCAAGGCGATGGGCCTTTCCCTGACCGACCGACTTGAACGACGTGTCAAGCAGCTGGAGGTTGGAGTTGTCGGTCATATTCTCGACAGTCTGGCGGGTACGCTTGTACGTCTTGTCGCCAAGGCGTTCGTCGTCGATAATCGCATTGAGAACAATCCGCTGTGGTAGTGTCTTGGCGATATCGCCGTAAAGCATGTTCTTATCGACCACGCTCTTGTAGATTGAGTTGAACTGACGGTTAAGGCGCTCATTGGTCGAAAATCTGTCGTCGTCAGAAACCACGCTACGACCGAACTCGGCCATCGCCTTGCCCAAAGCATACGCGTACTTGGCAAGCGTCGGATTTTCCTTCATCGCGTCGAAGACGCTATCGACGTACATATTAGCCTCGAGTCGCTCCGTATCAGTAACCTCGCCGGTGTTCTTCAAGGACAGCGGGCGGATTCTGGCACGAGCAAACGCGTCAATCGGGTTGTCAAGGTCAAGACCGCGCAGGTCACCCTTCTCCACCTTCTTGAAGCTCGACGGCCTATCATAATGCAGTCCCTTGACGGAATTGAGATAGCTGGCGTTGTCATTGGCATCACTCTTCACAAGACGGCCAATCGAATTCATCAGCTTCGCCAGAACGACGAACAGGTCCGCGTTAGTCTCCACGGAATTATTCTGCGAGTCGGAATATTGGGAAACTTCCTTAACGGCGTAATCAATAGCCTTGACGGAAGCGGGGTTTCCACTCGCGTGAGCAACATACTGTCTGAGGCTACCAAGCATTGACGAGAGTTCGCCCATATCGATGAAGTCCGGAGAGAACGCCGAAGCGCCGAGCACACTCAAGAGCTGCGCAATGGTCGAAGTGTCGTCCTTGGTGTACGCATTAACCACTCCGTTGCGCTCGTCGACAAGGTCGACTGCGATATCGTTGGCCGTATCGAAAATCCCCTCGGCACGCTTGATATCGTCGACGGACATCATCTTATTGCTGACAACTCTATAAACGGTCTGAGTCAGCACGTTCTTTTCAACGAACTTTCCAGTAATATCGCGAGCCCGTTGCAGTTCGGTAGAAATTTCGGCAAGCTTGCGCTTGATTGCCTCGACATTGGCATTCTGCGCGTTGGCAGTTACGCCGATGCCATCTTCAGATGCCATAGACTTAATTTCGTAGAACAAGTCTTTGTAATCATTTTCTTGGGCAACAAGGCCACCGATATGGGACATTCCGAGAAGCAGCTTGTCCACATCCTTCACGGATTCATCATCCATTTGGGCACGGAAGCCGGCCATGTTGTCTGGTTTTTCATCCTGACCCGTGTACAACTCGGTACCGGAATCACCGGTAATCTGACGATTAGCAAGCTCAAGGTCAAGCGCGTTCTTATTTTCCGGATCAAACACGGATACGGGCGCGGCCTCGCGGGTATCGGAAAGGTCGATGTTGTTCAGGTTCATTTCCTGAGTATCGACAGTTTCCTCCTCGGCCGTGTTAATATGGCCAATCTTACGCAACGTAATCAACAGCTGCGTCGGCGTATACATTTCATTAAACTTTGTAAACCCGCCCTGATTGCCGGAAAGGTTCACGAGAATATTGCGCACCTGGCCTATATCCGCCGTAGTCAATCCACGTGTTTTAATCGAGTTGACCACCCCGGACCAAGAGTTCAACAAGTGTTCAATATTCTTAATGAGCTCGGCATAGACCTGATTCTGCATCCCGCCGGATTTCGATACGGCATACCCATAGCACTTCGATATCCATGACGTCCAACGCTGAACGCTAGTAGGATCCACAAGCAACTTAATCGCGTCATCAGTATTTCCGTATTCAACGGCCTCGTCAATCGTCTTCAATTCCGATTTGAGTTCAGGAACATTCTCGGACGCCCAACGGACAAACTGCCCGTATTGCTCCATAAAGGTCTTCACATGTCCAAGAGCCTTTTGATTCTTGGCGATTTCTTCACCGGTCTTGTATTTGCCCTTCAGATAATCGGCAACAGCAACCGCATTGAACAGAAAGCGGATAGCCATATCAATTTGACCCGAGGTGTCGGAATCCTCGTCCTTCATCAACTCGCAGGCAAATCGAGCAACGGAGGCACGAACGGCAATATCCCCAAACGTAATCATCTGGGAAATAGTCGGTCCAACCGAGTAAACCTTTTGCTGCACAATGTTAGCAAGGCCTCGTTCCATTACAGCCGGACAATCACTGATATACTGGTTTACAGCGCCGGTATATTCCTTAGCGATAGCCGCTATATCGGTCAGCTTCTGACCCATATTCTTCCCGGCGCCGTCGCCAGCCGCCTTGTCGACCGCATTGCACATTTTGATGACGGTCGCTGCTTTGTCAACATAATCTTGATCCGAATCGCTAGGAGAAGCAAGTCCAGTACGGACCATTTTCCTTCGCATATCCTCGGTATTCAAACTCGCTACAATACTACGCATCGCATACTTGTCCGGCGTCGAGCTGTTCTGCGCATAGTGGTCAATTCGGACATCACCCTTACCGCCGTATATAGCCAAGTTAATCGGCTTGCTTGCGGCGATACGACGTTCCATCTCGGTGTTCACCGGGTTGATTTCGCGAGCATCCTGAAAATCATCACCCTCAAGTTTCGAGAAAGCCTGAATGCCGGAAAGCGCACACCAGCCATAGATGCTCTCAGAAATTGGGAGAAGTACCAGGATAGGCGACACATAGGAATCGCCTTTTGCCTTGATTTCGTCATAGCTGACGATATCTTCGGCGCCGAAGTTATCGCCAATCCCGTCGTCAGACATAAATTTCGTTCTCGGATTAATCTGATGCACATGAACAGATTCGCCATCCGGAACCATAATAATTGCAACTTGTTCACCGATAGTCGTAAGACCGCTGGTCTTGACACGGTCGTTGGAGCCCTGCTCACCAAAGCAATAAATTTCTTCCGGCATATACGGGTGTCCAAGCACCTGGTCGTCGCCAACAAAAATCAAGCAACTAGCGACCTCATTGATGATTCGGTCAGCATAGGCGGAACTCTTGTATTGAGCAGTCAATGTTTCCTTCAAGCCATTTGCGCCGCCTTCAAACATATACTCGGTAATCTTGTCGTGGACGTTAAGAGCGAGCCTCGTATCCAGTGACAAGGTATCACGGATGTAGTTATCAACGAACTCGGGGGTGACTTGTTCCTTCTTGATACGCGGGCTGAGATGGTTAAAAATCAGTTGTACGGCATTCATTATATCGTTACGACTGACCCTATCAGGACGTCCGGAAAAACCAGTACTGGCCGACGCCGGGTATAGTGCGACCATCTTGGAAAAGTTTCCGACAAACAGCTTCACAACGGTCTTCGCGGTAAACCGGGTAGTATCGGACAGCGTCGCGTGCTGATTGGTTACGTCAGTGTCGTTTTGGAACGACTTCAGTACATAGTCAGAACCGGCGACACCCGATATTCCGGGTTCAGACAAAAGCGCGTGCGACAATATACCGCTATATGTATCAATACGGCGATTGTTTTGCTTATATGTGGTTTCCTTGTATGCTTCAAGAACTTTAAGCGTATAGATGACCCACACGACCTTGCTCACTCGGTCGGACGATACCGAATCGGGAGAAAGGTCTACGGCCCTAAGAATGTCGTAAACCATGTTACGAGTTTCATTCATGTCGGCAGTGAGCCCATCAAGAATTTTAGTCACTTCAGCATTTGCCGTATTGTCGTCATCAACAGCAGTCTGCCGGCGGGACTTGACGCCGGTCTTGACAGTGTCGTACATAGACTTCGCGAACACGTCCGCAGCTTGGCAAAGAGGGTTGTCTCGGTCTTGAACACGGGCGGTTTCCGCAAGCTGCACAAACCAATTTCTCGCGAAAACTGCCTTGGCTCGGTCATCGCCACGATATTCAGATGCAATGGAGCCGAACAGGTTGGCAAAGTATTCGGCAACCGCAGGGATCATACAGGCGACAAGGTATATGATTCTACGGGACATATAAGTGCTGTCGGCATAACGGACTGCACCACTATATTTGGCAAAGTCTACTTGAGCGGCGACCTGGTCGAGAATTGCACCGACCATAGTCTTCGAGCTAATTTGGGCATAGGCGCTCGGTCGAGACTCGTCATCGAGCTTTCCGACACCAATGACATTCATCAACTGTTCGTACGCGTTACGGAACATCACGTTGATCGTATTCAAGTCCCATGCCTCAATTAACGGACGATTCATATACCAACCATCAAAAACTTACCCGTAGTTTATAATGTCCACGAACCTTGACATCCCGACAAAATTATAAACTACACGTAAATCAACGGCATCGTATACATGGATAAGAAACTCTTTGCCCAACTCAAGACGGTCGGAAGCGACGCACGCAAGCAACTCGAAGCCGACATCAAGTCGATTCTCGCAAAACTGGGGCTCGACTCCAGCGAAGTAGTTGGTTTGAACTCGCAGAGGACAAAAGGTGACGAGGAAGTCAGGAACATCTGCCTTCCCCTGTTCCTTATCAATAACCTTGCGTTCATTATGGAAAAGCGGGTCGATCCCTCAGCCGGCGACGAAGCCGTTATCCGCCAAGTCGCGAACGCAGCGACGCTTGCCCATATCATCGGCAAGAGCAAACAGGACAGCAAGTCCATTCTCACCCTCCTGTTGACCAACAAGGAATACAACATCGAGAACATCGATTGGGATTCCTTCAAGAATGTAGCCAACGGCGGGGAAGGAAAACTTGGGATTAACGACTTCAAGGCTCCTACCGGGAAAAAAGCCGGCCAACCGGCAAAGGGAGATTTCGTAAAGGCGGATCCGGTCGTGATGCCGAACTCCACGGTCGAACCTAAAAACACACCGGAACCTGCTCCCGCAGAACCGACGAAAGCACAAGAGCCCACGCCAGCCCCGGTCGAAGAGCCGACGGCACCCAAGCCTGCTCCAACCCCGGTCGAAGAGCCAAAGGCACCTGAGCCTGTCCCAGCCCCGGTTGAGAAGCCGAAGGCACCCGAGCCTGCTCCAACCCCGGTTGAGAAGCCGAAGGCACCTGAGCCTGCTCCAACACCGGTTGAGAAGCCGAAGGCACCTGAGCCTGCTCCAACCCCGGTTGAGAAGCCGAAGGCAACTGAACCTGCACCAACCCCTGTAGAAAAGCCGAAGGTGACCGAGCCCGTACCAACACCGGTTGAGAAGCCGAAAGCGCCCGAGCCAGTTCCTACGCCCGCTCCTGCAGAACCGCCTAAAGCACCCGAGCCCGTACCAGCCCCAGTCGAAAAGCCGACGGCACCAGAACCCGTTCCACCTCAGGAACCACCCAAAGCGCCCACAACAAAACAGGGCGTAGCCAAACCCGTGCGTCCTAAAAACAAGGCTACGAAGGCCCCTGTCGAGACGCAGGAACCGACGCCTACTCAGACACCCTCGGAACCTGTTCCGTACGACCCTGCGGATTTCGACACTCTGAACGCCATCCACGGAGGCAAATCCCCGGAAGAACCTACTCCAGCCCAGCCCGTTCAACAGAGCGCACCGGCCCCGCAGGGTCAGGCGAAAGCACCGCTCGTGTTCAAAATGCCCAAGGGATTCGGTCGACAGGTCAATGTATCCGTCTGGAACACGCCGGTCATTACTGACTTCGGTTATCCATTCCTCAATTTCAGTAGCGAGGCCATGGTTCACCTGTTCCGTACCAACGACGAGGCCGACCGCAAGCGTACTTTCAAGAAGATCAAGGCAATGCTCAAGGAGGCCAAGAAGCGTTACGGCGGAATCTGGAGCGCCATCTATGGAGCGTCTCTTGAACTGCTCAAGAAGTTCGCCATCGACCCAGGAACCATCTGCGTCCCGAACTATCTACGCGTCGATACTGATAACCTCGAACAGGAAGACACAATCAATGTCACCCCAATCAAGTATTTCAGCGTAGACCCAGAGTTCGAAGGTAGTGTCGACGTGCCCAGGGAATTTCTTGAGAACTTCTACGACGTACTCGACTATACCAAGTCGTTCCGGACCTATGCCAAGTATTCCGACGGACTTACCCAGTCCGAGCTGCTTGAGGAAATACGTAACAACGACGACACGGTTCCTTACTATATTCTCGTGCCAAAACAAGCAAAGTTCAGCCGGAGCGAAGTTAAACCCGGAACCCTGTTCTCGGCATTGTTCGGCGGTATCCGTTGCGTGATGCTGAAGGCGATGTTCCGAAATAAGAGGGGATGCTTCCTCATCGAGAAGAAGGACGCGAGCAAGCTCTACTCCGACATCAACTAATCAAAAGCCTTGCGCCAAGCAAGGCTTTTTTAATGCCGTGAACCTTATAAACTGCAATCAAACGTGCAGACTTGTTTATGGCAGACCAGAATTTACAGAAATTGTTCAGCTCTATCGACATGAGCGAAGACCCGGCCGATTTCGAGCAGGATGTCGACGCTGTCGGCGTTGACGGCATGGTGTCGATTATCGAAACCATCGAGGCCGGCATAGATCCGCGTCCCACCATGGAAGCAGTTGCCGATGGTAACGGGCAAACTGTCAACGTGAACAAGCCCATTGAAAAGAACAAGCCGGCCGACGAACCGAAGCAGGCGGACGTCTCCGCACAATCCGATCATAAACCGCAGGCCGAGGAAACGAAACAGCCGCAATCAGAACAACCGCAAGTTACCGAAAAGCCAGCCGCCGAAACGCCTGAGGAACCGAAACCCCAGGAAACGTCGGCACCCGACACGCAACCGGAAGAACCTGAACCTGAGCCGGAAGAGCCGACCCTGTTCAAGCAAGAATATCCGAAGGTTGCCAAATATATCGAAAAGATTTTCAAGAACAATCCGGAAGAGATGAACAAGCTGTTCATGCTTCTCGACGGGGAAATCAAGAACAATAATCTCAAGCCAAGCGTAATATCCAAGGCCAGCAACAGTGCCTACGGAATCAGCAACCTGATCAAGGATTTCATCAACAAGTTCAACGATACCGATCACGCCGAGCTGCATTACCCGAGCGCGTCGGACCTCATACGGACAAAGGAATCGGTCGGCATAATCAAGGTTCCGAGAGGGTTCAACGAGGCGCCGATGAAACTTGGCGACCACTGCACGACGAACCGCTTCGGATTCCCCCTGATCAATTTTGGTAGCGACACAATCAAGGATATGCTCCGCGAGACAGACCTTTCTTACCTCAAGCAACTCGCAATCGAATTCGTCAAGGAAACAAAGTCGACCGACATAGCGAACTCGCTCGGGTCGAGAATTGCGCTCGGCGGTTGGAAACGCCTCATCAAGCGTATCAGGGTGCTCGGCCGTTCCAAGTGCATTCCGGTTGTCCACAAGCCACTCAAGATTAACGAGATCAGCGAAATTGCAACATTGTTCAACGGCAACAGTGACGAAGAAGGCAACCAGCGCATCGAAGTCCGTCCAATCAACACGAGGTCGGCAAATATCCAGGAATCTACCGAACAGAACGGAACTCCCATTGTGGAAGGCTTGCTCGACAAGGTTCTCAACGGTGGAAAAAAAGAAGCCAAGGACTTCATCGACCAGGACCCCATCGAGGTATCTGTCCCGTACCTGAAACAGTTCTACACCGTGGTGACACCATCGTCACCCGAAGGCCTTTCCAAGTACACTAGATACATGTCCGACGCCGATATATCCAACATCAAGTCGTCGATATCCAAGGACGCGTTCAAGGCGGCGTCCGAAGGTGGAACTCCGTTCAAGCAGGCACTGCTCCAAGCTTTCATTAAGGAGCACAAGGGAATCCTGCCGTTCTACATCTTGGTACAGCGCAAGGGTTCCGCTAAGGAAAAAATCCGCATCACGCCGAAGCCGTTGCTCAACGATATGTATTTCGTCAAGTCGGTCGACCAAGCCACCGGAAACACCATCGGCTACTTCGTCAATTCGGACGAACGCGAGAACCTGTTCGAACTAGGATAAATATGGACAAGAACCTTTTCCTTTCGCAGCTGTCACAAGGCAAAGCCCAACTGGAAGCCAATGCGGCCTTCTTCGTCAAGAAGGTCGATCCCAAGAGGCTGTCCAAGGGAAAGAAGCTCCAGCACTATTACAAGGGAGTGAAGGCTGACCGACAGGGCAACGCCGTGCTAGAATGGTCGATTCCTTCGCAATCCGACCCGTCCAAGTCCTACACTTGCTTCATCGACATCATTCCGAAGGATACTACGCTGTTCAACATAGCGAAGGCCAAGGCCAAGCTCGCCGACAGGGTACAGACCCTGAAGGACGCCGACGTCAAGTGTTTCTGTAGCTGTCCCGACTTCAACTGGGCGGGTATGAAGTACAACATGAAGCATATCCACAAGAGCCTTTCGGCCGACCACCACGCCGACGACGTGGCCGACGACCAGGGCGAGGACATCAACCCGTCGGTACGCGACCCGAAGCACAAGAACACCCTGTGCAAGCATCTCGTTGCTGCCTGCGCCGGAGTCCTCACGAACGCCGCTACCATAATGAAGGACGTCCGTGGCTACACGCCCGAAGCAAGGCCACAACCAGAACCTAAACGCGAAGAGCTGCCAATCGGAAATAACGCCGAAGACGTGAAAGAACGGATAGATGCCGAGAAGCCGGAAGAAAAGGAAGCGATGGACACCTTCGACACTGCTCCAGGTATGAAAACGGAAGATACCCAGAAAGTACTGGACGCGCTCGCCGACAACATCGAACCGGGACAACAGCCGGCTGAAGAAATCAAGGACAACCCAACCGAAGATGTCCTTGGCGATTCCGACAAGTCCGAACCCGGACAACCCTCCGAACTGGCGAAGGAAGACCCTACGCTGGGCCTACTCGGAGCCGAGCCGAAGCCGAACCACATGGTCGATTATGACGAGGAATCTAACCTGGACATGTATGACGTGCCGGTCGACGAGGAACCATCTGACGACTACGACGCGGATGACGACGAAATCCTGAGGAAATCCCCGCTCGCACTGCCGGACTAAATCGGCTCAATCATTGCGTACTTAGTCGAATCCCCGTCCCGTTTCCAAGCAAGAGACGAACCGACAAACATCTCCATCAGCATATCGAGAAGCAGTTTCTTGACGGGATTCTTTATATTGCCAAGCATCGAGTCTATGCAGAGGCGGTCTACCTGTTCACGCGAGTAGACTTCCAGACCGCCTTCCTCATACAGGGCCTTGTGAATCAGCGACAGGGCCGGATTAAGTTCCACGCCTGACATCTTTAAGATCCAGCACAACCACTTCGGAAATGGATGGCGCTCAAGTACTAGTCCCTTGTACACGATTACTCTGTGCTCGTCGTTGTCGACTATATCAATTCCGCCTACATTTTCCCTGTACTCTAGCTTGATATCGACGACAAGGTCGTCCTCGAGTATAAGACCGGATTCGCCGGGAACCTTCCCTATCTGCGGTTGGTTCTGGAATACAATGTTTCGGATATGCGTATAGTTCATAGGTATCTCGAAGGTCGCTACCTATGAAACTACATCATTCTTCCGGATATTCCACCGAATCGATCAAATCGTCGACATCGACCGTCTTGATACCGCGCAACTTCATTTCGTCGATAAAGAACTCGTCCGGCAGGTAGGGCATGGATGCCTCCACCATGTCGTAGTACTCAACATCGGTGACTGTCGGGATGCCAAGGTTGGCAAGCTCCTCGTCCATTATGGACTGCAGACGGGCCCCTAAACGCTTCGGCACGATGACCGAGTCGTGAACCGTGCAATACGGGCAACCCAGTTCGCGGGTAATCCTCGGACATACCTTGTAGAAGATGTAGTCGCTTTCGACCTTCTGCAGCTCGTAGGCGAGCGCGGCGTGGCAATTGTGCTTCATCGAGTAGAGGCAAGTAAGTAGCGTCGGGAAGTTCTCTTCCCACGAGCGCTTGACGGCGGCACGCACCGGCTCCTTTTCCTCGTCGAAATAGCGAGGCGAGAACAGGAACGACACGACGCCGTCCTTGGCAATGCTCCTGTCCACCACCATATCGAGCTCGTAATCGTCGTTCAGCTCCTTCATGAAGTATTCGTAGACCGAATGAGTCTTCACAAGGTGCTCGAACAGGCCCAGCTCTATGTCCATCTTCTCGAGAACACTATCCTGCATCCCATCGGCCCAGAACGGCCTGAACTGGATGAAGGAGTCCTCATTCATCTCGACCTTTCCACGGTAAATATCGATGAAACGCCTGAATATGGGGACTAGGAAGGCAATCTGGCTCGACTTGATATCAACTTCGGCCACGTATTCCCCGTCACAGCGAAGTGCCGACGCCCTGAGTTCCTTCTTCATACAGGTCACGTTGGTATGGATTCGGCCATACCTGTCGTGCTTGACGTACATTGCGTACGGCTCGGTCGAGGACTCGTTGAAACGCTTAATCTTCTCGCGTTCCAGACGCTCCTTGTACTTCGACATCTTGCCTTCGGAACGCAGCTTCGCTATCGTGGAGTCAGCCGCCTTCATATCGATGGAGAAGTGCTCCAGGTTCTCATAACAGGCGTCGACCACGGGATCCATCCTGGAAACAAACTTGCGTTCCGAGAGTACGCCGAACCAGCGGTCAAGAACGGTCTTGGACGTTATCGTGTAGGCACGCATCTTTCCGACCACCTTGACGGACTCGTTCGAGTACTTCTTCAGCGAACGGCTATTCAGGTACTTGGCAAGGTACGTACCGTATTTCGATGTAAACCAGTACGCCTTGCTCTTGCCACGGGTATTGGCGTTCCCTTTCTCGTAATGCCCGGAACGGCCTATAAATCCATGCTGGACAAGGAATTCCACCACTTCAATGTAGCCGTTACCGAAGATATTACGAAGTATGGGGGAGTAGAGATGGGTACACCAGTGGTCCTTCGGCACCCTGTGGTCGAGGGATGACACTTCGTTCTTCTTGTGGTCGGAAATAAGGGACTTGGTGACGACGGAGAGGAAAAAGGCCAAGCTATCCACAAATGTTTTTGTCCGTTTGGACACGCCTTCGACCTTGAAGTAGTCCGCTATGACGGTCTTCAGGTCCGCAAGGACAGGCTCGGGGAGCATTATTTTGTAGTGCCTAGGTCTCATTCGTCAGGACAAAGCTACAAAAAACAAATTTGATCGTCAAGTCTTTCCACGTTCTTTTTTCAGATCTTTGGATCGACACCCCCGTATCCTCCCCCTTTGCCGGACAGGAGTTTATGCTCCCCTTGCCCTAACCCCCTCCTGCGTAGGCCCTAAACGAGCCACGCAAGTAAGCCTTCGGGAGTACCGAATATATGTTTCCTCTTTTATAGGGGGAAAAAGGTACAAAAAAAGACCCCTGGAAAGGGGCCTCCGGGGAAGACCGGCGGTGCTAGTCCGACGCCGTTTTCAGCATGTTTCGGCAGTCATGGCTGTAGAGATCGGCCTGACGGGTGGGGCAGGGGATTCGGCTGTCCTTGGTGACGACCCTCATGACGATGTCCTTGGCCGTCTGCAGGGATATGCGGTTACCTACCGAAACGAACACGGGGAGCGTGTTTAGACGCGTCCGGACTGCCAGCCCCAGTTCGGTCCCGTTGTAGGTTATCCGGGTGGAGGCGCCCACCTGGTTTGGCGGGAGCACGTAGTCCGCGTCGTCGGCCACCTTGTAGAAGGTCTTGGCCACGCCGATTGTGGGGACGTTCACGAGGAACGAGGCGTGGGTGGCGATTCCCATATTTCTGGGATGGAGCACGCCGTTCCCGTCGAACATGAACAGGTCCGGCTTGGTTTCCAGCTTGGAAAGCGCCTTCTCGAACAGCGGGAGCTCGCGGAAGGCGAGGAACCCCGGAATGTACGGCATATCGATTGGCCCAGTCGCGTACTTTTTCTCTATGGGAGCGCAGGTTGCGACGTCGATCACGACGATGCAGCATACGCCGTACTCGCGCCCGGAGTTGTTCCAGTAGGCAGTGTCGACGCCGGCGATGGTCTTTATGCCGTCGGTCGTGATGATGTCTTCGAAGGAGATGTTGTCTACCAGGTTGGTCTGTATTTTCAAAAATTCGCTCGTGTCCATGCGCCCAAATATAGAAAGCGCAAATCAACTGCACATATATATGTTTCACCTTTTTCAGGCGTTTTTGAAGTAATTTGAGTTTAAAACTTGTTATTGCTATTTTCGATGGCAACGACTATCTGACAAGTGAGATGATTTTTACCGTTCAACTAGTTTCCTTGTTTTCGTGGCAGTATGCCGGCTTCGGTAATCCGTGCGTTCGTATGAAGCCGGATGCCGAGGTCGAAATCGATACCGAGCCTAGGTTACTGGGTCGGGATGTGCCTCGGTCACGAATGGTGGCGGTGGACCGCGATTATGGCGAGGGTCTGCCGCCGGACATCGGCCAGCGACTGGCGAGAGCCGTTGGTATGCGCGTCCACAAGGACGTGGGCGAACTGCGCCGTTTCATGCGCAGGCTTGAGTGCATACCGGCTCCGAAGGGTGTCGACCGGCCGGCCTGGAACGTGTTCAACCAAACACAGAATTTCGTGATGCCGAACGCGACTTACCGGATGGTGTTCGCGCTCGATAAGTCAGATACGGGCCTCGGTGTCGTGCTGGGCACCCCTGCGTTTTTCCGTGACAATGTTATCAAGGGCGACACGGTTCCCGACTCGATTGACATATCCGCGTCTCCGGTCAAGGGTTATTACGAGGTGCTGTGATGGCAGATACCGATGTAAAGGAAGCTGACCAGGAAAAACCGCTTACGGCGATTACGTTCGACAAGGCCGACGACGTGTTTTCGGTATTGAAAATAGCCTCTGTTTCGCCTACAGAGGGTAACAGGCTCAATAATTTCATTTTCGGCAGTATGACCTTCTATGACAAGGCCGTGGCTAACACGTGGGCCGTGAGGGAAGGTTTCAAGACTCCGTTTGTGTATTTCTACAACAAGTCTACCCATTTGTTGCCTATCGGATTGATCCCGAGGGTAAGTTCGCTTGTAAAGAACCGCTTCGGTACCCGAATCGCGTTGACGAAGGCAATCCGCGATATTTATACCCCGCCGAAGGGGATGTTGTGCCGTGACGACGTGTTCGCGTATGCGAAGACATTGAAACTTCACAACAGGGTCGAAAATTTCGAGATCACTCCGTATGAGCACCAGTTGCGTCTGGTGGAACGGGCGCTCAATGGTCGTCGCATATCGTTGCTGGCGTGTACGAGTTCGGGTAAGTCTCTGTCTATGTGTATTATTGCTCGCTATTTGCTCGAACGGGAACGCAAGAAGATCCTGATTATCGTTCCGTCGACAAACTTGGTTGAGCAGCTCTATTCCGATTTTTACAATGATTATGGATGGGAAGATGCCAAGCGCCATTGTACGTTGATCTATGCGGATTCCGACGACAAGTTGACAAAGGTGCAAAAGAAGCGGCTCGAGGAAGCGAATCTCGGCGAAGAAGTTATGCTGAAGGATATCACCATATCGACCTGGCAGTCCTTGCAGAGGAAGCCGGCTAAATTCTTCGAGTGCTTTTCGGCTGTTATTGTTGACGAGGCGCATTCGTCGAGAGGAGTGAAGCTTCGCGACATTTTGATGAAATGCGTCAACGCGGTTGATTTCAAGATCGGCGTGTCGGGCACGCTGCCCGACGATGGTATCGACGCTGGCTATATCGAGAGCCAGCTCGGGCGTAAGGAAGAGATTGTCCGATTGAAGGAACTCATCGACAAGGGAATCCTGACGCCGGTTACCGTAAATGCGATTTTTATTCCGTACCCCCATTCGTTGCGACGTACGATCGGATATTCGACGTTTGACGACGAGCGAGCGTTCTGTTCTAGCACGAGTTCGCGACGTGATGTAATGAAGCTCTTGATTGACTCCGGAAAGATAACGGAGAAGCAGAATACCGTCATCCTTTTCAAGTTCATTGAGAATCTTGAACTGATGGAGGCTTTCCTTCGCGATAATTTTCCGGCGTTCAAGCTGCACGTCATCACGGGTAAGGTGACCGTTGACGTACGCGAGTCGATACGAAAGTCGCTTGAATTTTCTACGGGGCATATCATTCTCGCGACGTATGGTTGTTTACAGCAGGGTGTGAACATAAAGTTGTTGCATAATCTGGTGATGGCCGACCCTGCAAAGTCTGTGTATATGGTGATGCAGTCTATTGGTCGTATTGTCCGTCCTCACAAGGAAAAGAAGATGGCCTTCGTATATGACTTGGTGGACGACGCTTCGTATTTCACGAACCCGAGAAGGGGTGGGCCTCCACGACTCAAGTACAACTATATGATGCAGCATTATGAGACTCGAAAGATGTATTACGCTAAGGACGAGATTCCTATAAACGAGATCCATCTCGATGGGATTTACGAGGCGAGCGTTGACGAGGCGATGCTGATGGAACGTAAGAAGAAGGCCGCAGAGAAGGCCAAGGCGAAACACGAGTCCAAGGTCAACAAGACCGGTGGAACATTTAAAAAGAAATTTTTCCTGTGAGATATCTTATGACTACAGAACCAGTATCCGAAACGACAATCCAATCGATAGAAAATGAGTCGGAAGAACAACGCACGTTCTTTACGTACTTCACTTTGGAACATCGTGTACTGCAGTTTGCCGGTAAGGGTGATCCGGTTGGGTTTGATAGCATTGTTATCGGTAGCAGTATCGATTTGGGCTGGTTGGCTGATCAGTGCGTTCAGCATGGGATTCGGGTGTTGAATCCGAAAGATCCCGAGTTCGATTATAAAAACGGCTATGTAATCAATATGCACCAGGTCAATATTGAAAATATGTTTGATGAAGATGCGCTGGCAAGAAGCTATTCGAGGAAATGATGGATTTTAAGGAACCTCCTGTAAAGAGCTATCCGTATAAGGATAAGCGATTGCTGGTAATCGACTGGGCATCCCTGTCATATCACCAGCTTTGGTCAATGAAGACTAAGTCTAGCCGTCAAAGGCTCGGTAGTATGCTGCCCGAGGAAGACGAGATGATCGTCTGGCGGACTAAGATGTTCAACCGCTTGCTCGACTACGTCAAGCTGTTCAATCCGATGGATATCATTCTGTGTCTTGAGGGCAAGAAGGCGTGGCGCCGAAATTTCGTCCGTGACTACTACGAGCGTAACGCTACCGTGTATTACGATGCGACTAGTTATTACGTCAATAGCGATAACTACACATTCAAGGTGACGAAGGAAGGTGATGACGAATACGACGTGGTAAAGATTCCGCTGAAACAGAAGGCCTTGTATGAGTCGTTGAAGCATCGGAAGCTGGAGCAGTTGCCGAAGGAAAAGCGTGATATGCTCTGGAGTATCAAGACGACCACAGGTACTCCTATTCTGCCGTCTTATAAGGGAAAGCGTGCCGCTTCGATTTGGGAATTTTCTGTCGACAAGAAGTACTGGCAGGAGTACAAAGACCAGTATGCGATGAAGCTCGCGCCGTTTTTCCGTGCCAAGGCGGTCCGGTGCGAGGTAGCCGAGGGCGACGACATGATATATGCGTCGGTCAAAAAGTATGCCGCCGACTACGACGATGTCATTGTTGTCACGCGTGACTCCGATATGTCGCAGATCGATATACCTGGTGTGAAGATTTTCAACCACACGACCAACACGTTCGTGAAGTGCGCCTATCCGCAACAGTATCTTGCGGCCAAGGTATTGGCCGGCGATACGTCGGACAATATCCGTGGAATGGCGTTTGTAGACCCGAAGAGTGGCGATTACAATCCGTCCAAGGAAACACTGATATCCGAAAAGGCTGCGGTTCAGCTTCTGGAAAACTGCCCGAATATTTATGCCGTCGCCAAGGCGAATGGATGGGATGGCCAGTATCTCCGCAATAGGACGCTCATAGACCTGTCGTGGATTCCGCCTGATATCGCGAGGGAAGTTGAAGATATCGTCAGTCAGCCGGCTCCCGAACGCGCCGTCGACTGGGAACAGACTGCCGAGTGGGGAATTCCGGAGAGCAAGACCGACTATTACAAGACATTGCAACAGTTCGGCTTTTTCTGTACGGTAAACCGGGATTGCGCGTCGCCGGAAAATTTCAAGGGCGATATCCTTGTACAGAACGAGGCGGAGACCAATGCTCAGCTTATCAACGGCAACGGGTCTACGCTCGGAATATCTGGCTTGAGTGGTATGTTCGCCGCCCCCGAGTTCAATATCGATGCGATCTGATGTAATTTAGCGCATGAGGTTTAATAATGGCTCAAATTTTCATTAACTGCCTAGTTCGGGTGACTACTGAAAACCCGCAGGATTTTGTCGAGTGGCTCGAATATCACATCGCCATGGGGTTTGACCGCATATTTGTGTTTGACACGGGGTGCCGTTCTTGGCTGGACGGCATCGTAGACCGCTATCGCGAACACGTGACATTTGTTCCTCGTAACGATGACTGGAAGTTCAAGCGTCGGATGATTCAAGCCTATGTCGATCGCCGTACGGTTCCGTGCTGGGCCGTGTGTCTTGACGATGACGAGTATCTGTGGCTTGATTATAGCAAGTTCCGCAGCTTGCACCATTACATGGAGTTGGTGAAGAGCGAGGCCGTTTCCATTTACGTGAAGTATCTGTCTTCGGCGAAGCCTATCAACAGTCGTGTCGGTACGCTGATAGATTGTTTTCAGCATTGTCGTAAGAACCCGCAGGGTAAGGTTAACCCGCACCCGAAGACCCCGAATATGTCCGTCACGATGTTCTTCGTTCGCGACAATAAGACGGTTCCTTTAATCAATCCGGTTATCCCGGCTACTTCTAACTGGACTAATACTCGTGGGGAGCTGCTAAATTCAAATACGTTCCTTGCCTATCTGGAGAGTGACCGGTTCGAGCCGACGGCGTACCCATTGCGTGTTTACAAGTATGCCTTGAAGTCCCTGTCTGAGATGGGTGGCGACGAGAGCATGAAGCCGGAAGGCTACGAGGTGGAGGACAATTCGATGCAACAGGCCCGTGAGTTGCTGTTGCGTATTCCGGTGAATCCGACCGCCGAGGAGATGTTCGCCAAGGATTCTATGGAAGTCGAACAGGTCGACCCGACTGCCCGTCAGCTGACGCCCGAGGAAATAGCGGAGGCTGAGCTTCCGGTACCGTTGGCGAGGATTGATTCAGCTATCCTTAACGGTCGTACCTATGACGAGGTCGTTGGATATATCTGCAACAATTCGTACCAGCCAACCGATGAGCACAAGGCGACCATACGTCGTCTATATGACCGCGAGCGTCGAATGATTATCGAGTCGTCGCCTGCCTATCGTAAGCTGTACGATATGATGAAGAATCCGAACAATACGAACACGAACTTCATGACGGAGCTTGGTGTTGGCGGATACGCCCTCGACAATATGAAGCGTTGCCTCAAGGTGCTCGATATTGAGGGGTACGACAGGGAACACGGCATGACTCTGCAGGAGCTTATAATCGATGAGCCCACTCCGGAGGACATCCAGGAACAGAAGGCCGCCGAAAAAGTAGTCGCCAACGAAGATATCGTTGCCCTGACTAGCAGTTATGACGAGAGCGTTTCTGCGACAAAGCAGACTACCGAGGAGCAGCAGAAAATCGAGGACAAGGATGACGCGAAGCGAAAGCGGGCCCGTGAAACTCGCAAAAAGTATCGCGACAAGAAGAAGGCCGAGAAGGAAGCTGCCAAGAAGGAGTTGGAGGCGCCTCCTGTCGTCAAGGCTGAGGACATGGCCGAGCTTCGAAATCTTGTGAAGGAATGTACGGCATCATCCCCGGAACAGGGTTCTGAACGGGTCGAACTGGACAAGGCGCTTGACACAGATCTTGACGAGGAGGACGCCAATTTGCTCAATTCTATCGATTTGAGCGCGTTCACCGATAAATAATCGGTATAAAACTGTCGATTTGCAATTCAACCACCAATGTGTTAAATTGGTGGTATTCTTTTAGGGTGTACTATGCACAAGCTGATTTTCAAGGAAGTGTCGTTTCGTAACTTTATGAGCTATGGGGCGAACTTGAACAAGTTTACTTTTTCTGATGGTCTCACTTGGGTCCATGGTGACAATGGTTTCGGTAAGTCTACCATAGTCGAGGCTATGACGTTTGCCTTGCTCGGTAAGTCTTATCGCGGTGGTACGAAGGAAGACCTCCGTAACTCGAAGAACTATAACCCGAAACGTCCGGGTGAGGCTCCTCCTACCGTGGTGGAGCTACTTTTCGACATTTCCAATCCGCCGGCCGAAGACGAGCACTACCGCATCACCAGGACTATTTCGGGGGCGAAGTCGGATATCAAGTTTACCCTCGAGAAGTACGAGGGGGCCGAATGGATTGTGCAGAACAAGCGTGCTGGTTTTACTCAGAAGGATTTCGAGGAGAATATCCTTCGGTTTAACGATGTTTTGTTCAAGAACGTCATCGCGATGAACACCCAGGAGACCCAGCCGTTTTTTATGTTGCCGGCCGCCAAAAAGCGCGAGCTGCTTGAGTCGATAATTTCTCTGTCTTTGGATAAGTGGAAGAAGGCTAACAACAAGCGTGCGTCTGAGGCCCAGCTCGAGTTCAGTATTTCTGAATCCGATATTTCGCAGCTGACTAACGAAATCAACGAGTTGAGTGCTATTCACGATAAGATGAAGCGAGAGCAGGTCCATAACCTGCAGCAGATGAAGGACAATGCCACCCAGATGGACTCCGATATCAAGGTCAAGAAAGGTCAGCTTGACGAGGTCGGGAAGGCTGTAACCAAGCTTCGTACCAAGATGAAGTCTATCAGCGCAAAGCTGGGCGAGGAGCGCAACATCGATCGTCGCATTGGCGAGCTTTCGCAGGACATTACCGCGTTCTCGTTGCTGGACGAAGCAAAAAAGAATACCGAAGAAAAGAAGGCGGCTCTTGCAGAGTTGTCCAAGTCGCTCGACCCGATGTTTAAACGACGGGAAACTTTGAACAACGATCGGGCGAATGCCAAGGGTGAGCTTACTAAGCTGACAAAGGATTTGCGAGACAAGGAGCGGGTGCGGGATGATTGTTCTGTAACGCTCCGTCTGAAGTCTGCCGAGCGTGACGCTGTCACCAATGACGCGCAGAAATTTGTTGCCGGACAGCCCTGTCCTACTTGCGGTCACGTAACCACGGAGGAGGATGTCAAGGAACACAAGGAAGTATTGCGGGTCAAGTGGAAGTCCTTGAATCAGGAAGTCAAGGAGTTGAAATCTTCCCTTGACGTCTACGACAAGGAAGTTTCCGACCTCGAGGAGAAGGTGGCTGCCAAGACCGAGGAAATCGATAAGATTGACGCCGAGGTGCGTCATATCAACGACGTCGACAATACCAAGTTCAAGCCTATGCAGGCGCAGTTTAATGCCGCGCTGATGACGGAAACGAAGTACCAGGAACAGATTGACGGACGGGACGCCGGTGAGATTGCCAAGGAGCTGGACGCCCTGAAGAAGCAGAAGGAGACGTTCCCTGCCATCCGTGAGGAATATTCGTCGGTCAGTGAGGAACTGAACGAGGAAGTGTCCAAGTATTCGACTATTGATGGGGAAATCAGGCAGCTCGAAGTGGCATTGAACAAGTTGACCGCAGATATCGAGAGGGCGGAGTCGGCTGACGATAACTCGATTGCTGTGATGGAGCAGAAGATCAAGAAGAACAAGGAAATGCTGGTTGCTGCCGAGAAAAGGCGGTCTGAAGCGTCTGACACCTTGGCTCTATGCAACGCTATCACGAAGATCTGCGCGGATGACGGAATGAAGCAGATGGTGTTCGGCCAGTTTGTTCCTGTATTTAACCAGACCGTTGCTCGTAATATGGCCAAGGCCGGCTTGCCCTTCTCGCTCAAGTTCGACGACTCTATGTCGTACAAGTTTGAGACGATGCCTGGACTCTCCCCGAACTACACGATGCTTTCGCAGGGTCAGAAGCGCAGGATGGGCTTCATTGTATCGATGGCTTTCCGTGATTTCGTGTCGCTGGTTGGCGATTTCAATGTGAACTTCCTGTCCTTGGACGAAGTGCTCGATATTTCGACCGACGATTCGGCTATGCGCGATATGCTCGACCTTGCCAAGCTGATGATGGCCGATATCGGTTGCGCCGTGGTGATTACCCACCGTGGCAAGGTCGTGGCCGACAAGTTCGACTACGAGTTGGAAGTTTCCTATAACGGCATGTATTCACGATTGGGTGAACCGAAGCCTGTCCGCAACAAGGTGGCCTGATAAAACCTTATAAACTGCGGAAGTAGTTGAAATTGGTGGATTCATGGCCGGTTTATTCGATTTTGAGAAGTTCTACACCGAGAAATCGGTGAAGACCGAGATACATCTCGATCTCAGCGGTATCGATCTGAAGAGCACGGCCAGCTCGGAATCCGGTAACGAGGACGGAAGCGCTGACGATGTTAGCATGAACGAGTATGTGACGAACAATGTCATGTACAAGATCAGCGGCATCGGTTACGCGAACGCTACATCCTTGGTCGATGTCAATTCCACGGTTCGCATCAATTATTCTTCCGTACAGGGTACCGAGAGTAGTGACCTTGTTATCGCTGAAGCTTGCCCGGTCGACATCCTGGTGGAGGCCGGCCTGGTCCGTATTCCTGAATCTAGGGCACCGATGGGGCCGGTTACGTTGACGGCTGGCGCGGTGGCCTACGAGGCGTCGGATGGAGCTTCCGCTGGCCCGTTTGTCAATGCTATCTACATAGTTTCTGACGGAAAGGGTAGTCCCGTAAACGACATAACTATTGCCTTCGTTCCTAGGGTTCGTCTGCAGAATGTTGCCAATGTGTCTAAGGCGGAAAACAAGCCGACCGCCGGTATGCTTATGATAGACCCAACGAGCCCGTCTTTTTCCGATACCAACCAGAATCCTTGGGATTTGCGTTTTGGTGTCGTGGATATGCGTAGGGCGATGGGTGCGCTCGGTATGTTCGGCGAACGTTATCACGGCTGGAAATGGTATAGCCGGCAGACCAAGAAGAATTGGATTGGCGTGGAGCGCTACGATTCGTTCAAGTCGAAACTCGCCGAAATAGGTGAAATCTTGGAACAGAACAATATGGGAATCAAGGTCACTTACTATGACGATTCCCTTGCCGAGCCGGTCCGAGATGAAGATGGCAATGTAATCGACGAAGGTGACTGGACCAAGACGGACATACCTCGTTCGTCTCGATTGAAATTCGACGACTATTACACATACCTGAATGACTTTGTTTCGAAGTGCAAGGCTCGTGGTGACGAGAATCCGTTGCCGGATTTAGTTGGACAGGAGACGGTGGTCAGTGAAGAAGGTACCAGCAATACCATATCGAACGTTACCGCCGTGATTCCTAACGTGTCGGATGCGTTCAAGAAATTTTATTACCACGCCGATACTCTTGCCGAGGAGTTTAATGACAAGTATTTCGCTACTTATCGTAGCATTAAGTCGGTGAAGGGTGTCCGCTCGTTCATGTCGTCTTCCTTGAAGAGGAAGCTGAACAACGAGCTCCTTCGACTGCGCAAGCCTGCCGATACGACTATTCCTAAACGTTATCTACTTGATGTGGCTTCATGTGCCAACTTGCTTGACCATTTGTTCCATAATGTGCAACGCCTGTCTATGCCGACATATAATTCGGCTTCGCCGGATTTTAATCACGGCGTTCGCATGGTCAGCGATTACGGGTGGTCCGTGAAGTACAATCTCGGCGCCGAGGTATCGAACCCATCGATGTATCATATCGGATTGTATGATTCGGCCTCGTTTATACCGAACCAGAGTACCCTAACCGGCCTGTTCTATTCGACCTGCCGTTATGCGGTGCAGTCATCTACGTATTATGATTGGAGCATTTCGTCTTCAAAGAAAACCGTGTCAGAAATTAAGGATATGCTGTGCGATTACTATACCGGATTGTACAACGACCTGTTTGACAAGGAGGAAGGCGATGAGGGTTATGTCCGTTGGTACTATGACAAGGATGCGGCGTCCGGTGAGCCGTATCGTCTGACCGTGACTTATAACGACGCTGATGGTAAGTCGGTATCGACCGATATGTCTATCATGGCTTACAACCCGGCCTACGATACTGACGCTGTTCAAGACCCGGCCAACATAGTGACCGCCGCCAAGAATGGATATACGTCGTTGCCGTATACGGGAACGGCTCGCGCCTACATAGAAATCGTCATGAGGGAAATCTCGTCGTTGGTTTCATCCATTGACGCGACCGGGGTATACTATTTCACCACGCTCGATGACTCCACGGAAATAGAGATTGTTGACTGGGATACCTGTTCTACCGGTGGAAAGGTTATCAGTTTCCTTGACTTTGTTCCGTCTTACGAGACCTATGATAACGTGGGTGATTTGCCTAATGCCGATATCGACGGATGTATTGATTTTGCCGTCGACGTGATGGGCGAGGCTATCGACGAGATTGATACGATACTTAATGTCCAGGGAAGGTTCCTTGGGCCGGCTTACTTGCTTATACAAAAATACAACCTTCGCGAAGCCAAGGAAGACTATGACGACTTGATGTCGTGTATTCGCAAGATTAGGTGGTATCAGGCGTTTTCCGGGGAATCCGTGTTCGAAAATCGTTCTTTTGTCGGCGACAGGAGCGACTTGCCGTGCCCGTATATCTTTATGCCGGCACGATTCATGGTTCCTGTACTGATGTACAAGAAAGTTCGGGTTAAGTACAAGCGGTTCTTTAAGACCCGATACAAGATGGTGAAGCGGTCAATCGGAGTGCGCTGGGCCGAGGTTACTTTCATTGACAATGATGTGTATTCGGCTTATCCACAGAATACGGATGAACCGAGACAATTCTTTCCTATCGGAAAGCCAGCGACCGTCTATGGGGACACGCTCGTGTTCGACGGCGACCTGGAAGGTGTTGAGGAAGGACAGCTACCTATCGGCACTATGACTAAGTTCAAGACGGGCGAATTCGTTTTGAATGACGCCGACGGAGTCGAGGTGCCCGTGGCCATTTCCGGTTCGGTCAGCGAATTTACAATTACTAATTCGACGCTTGCTGATGGTAGTAATGTTTTTGTCTATGGCCTTTACTTGCCGTTAGACTCGACTAGCAAGTCCGACGACCTGACTCCTGTAAGGATTGAGTATCGTATGCCGAGCTTGCCTTTTGACAGCGAAATTCGTCGCTGGGCTTTCCAGTCATACGGCGCTTTTGACCAGGACAAGTATGCGAGCGTGACTCGCGAGGTCCCGGCCGAGGAAGACAAGGTCGATGGATGGAAGATTTTCAAGCCGAGTTCGAAACGAATCGGGGATATGCGGGCGCAGCTCGGAATTTACGATGCCGTGTCAATACTGCTTGGAATCTTGCGTAACGCCTATGGAGTCGGCCAGGTTGAGGTGGTCGACACGGTTCGCTCGATTGAAGACCAGGAACTTATGTGTACGGGCGGTGCCGAGAGCGCTTTCCTGTCATGGCACAACTATGGTCTCGCTATCAAGATTCTCATTAATGACGCCGTGACCGGTATGCCAATCGAGGACGGAAGCGACGATATGAAGAAACTTATCGACATCGCCGAAGGATTTACGATTGCCTGCGGTAATGGCGCATTCGGAAAGCCGCTGAATGTCGTGTGGTGCGGTCGTCTCAAGTTGGGTGCCAATATTTTCGATTGGGAGTTCCTTCCGATAGGAGTCGAGCACAAGGACGCGGTTAAGTTCCGTGACGCGATGTTCAACCAAGAAGACCCTGTCGCGTCGCTTGGGTTTGTTGACGTTGATGCTAAGGGAATGGTATACTCCAATCCGCCGTCGGGGAACGTTCCTTATGTGTTGAACAAGGGTTCCGCTTACAAGAACGCTATCGTAATTAACGGGCATCATTATGTTAGTCCGTCGAAAATCCGCAACTATGTCGTACCGAACAACCTTGTGTTGGCCAACGTGCTCGAGTTTGTCAATCTTGTGAAGGCTAAGCAGGGAGCCAACGGCACTGGCCTTGACGACAGGGCGAATATCAACGAATGGAAATCGCTCAATGACCAGTCGTACAGGCAGTTGATAATGTATTACGGAATGATTGGTAGTATCTCGGCGGCGAAGGCTCTTATCGCGGGCGACTTCGTCGAGAAGTATCGCAACATTGTCGACACCAAGTTCTCGGAGGATTATGTGGCGATGGTGCAGGAGGTTCTTGGCAACCTGTATGCGGACGCTAAGATCTATATCGATTCCGTCGGCGACGGCGGCGCGTGGATTTCAGTGAAGGACGGAAAGCTGCACATGAAGACGACCGACCTTGTTCCCGTGTATGATATGAATTCCAAGGGCAATTTCTTTGGCGAAAAGCAGGCCAGCGTTCAGAATATGGTTCGCGGTATCTGGCTCGATGGCGTATTCAAGACTGAAGCGGAGCTTATTGAGATGGGTTATCCGGTGGAAACGGTCAGCGAGGAATCGTTCGTTGAGGGGTTTGACCGGGAAGGCAATGTCGAGCGAGGTGACGCTAGGTTGATCCATTCGCTCATGGCTACCCAGATAAAGAACGAGTTCGACAAGATTCGCGAGATGTTCGAGGGATTCGGCGGCAACCTGATGTACGACAGGTTCAAGGATAGTCCGAACCGCTCGATGGAGAATATGCTTGAGAATGAGTTTGGCCTGATTTCTGGGCAGGACTTGATTAGTTTTGATAAGTTGCGCAACATCTACAAGCAGAAGGACATCAACGATCTGGCCCCTAGGTCTACCGATGGAACCGTCCGTGGCGCGGGCGCCAACGAGGAGGATGGCGATGAGTCGATATATGAAAAGGTGGTGTCTAATGCCCAGCTCGCCGGAATCCGTACGGCTTCCCTTACCAAGGAGCACGTTCAGGTCAACGCTAGAACGACCGGCTTGACGAACGAGCAGATATTCAAGCTCATCACAAAAGGCCGGATGACGTCAGCGAACGATGTCCTTGGCCGATGAAAACCTTATAAACTGCGGGAAAAGTGAACACGCGGGTTTTATGTCGGCTAGTGTGATTATTAAGAAATATACTGGACGGGACGGCGATTTCGGTACGCCGGTCTCTTCTATCGGTATCAAGCGCGTCGACACGTGCGTACCTTCCGTCTATAGTTCTGAGCAGTTCCAGGGTTCCGGTATGACGATTCCGTCGGACGACGCAAGCGAGTCAGCCCTATATTGCATTTACCGGCCCGACGACCCGAACTGCTACGCATATTCGATGGAAAGCGTGTTCAAGTTGCATTTGGTTAATCCGCCCGATGTACAGCTCAGCAATATCCGCATATACCCCGTAGGCGAACGCCCGACTGATCTGTTGGCTGCAAGGCTGTACATCGGCAATTCTGTTTCTTATAGCCGTCCGACAAACCAAAAATCCGGAATCGCGGTGAACGATATCTGGAATTACAGCAAGGAACACCCGTTTTATCTGACTGTTGCGGGTCAGTATGGCCAGTTTCCGGACCAGCGCCTGTCTACGTACAGATATGTAGTCGAGTACAAGGATTGCGGCTACGGCAACCTGATTTACCTCAATGGCGAGCGCCAACCTCTTATCCCGGTCCCGTCTTATACCGACCCCAACCGGATTGTCGAGGAGAAGGGCGGGCCAATCCGTATCGAGTTCGTGAACAATACGAATGCGCCGACTGCGTCGATGGTTCAGTTCATCCCGTATGCCGATGGAAAGATTGACCTGAACGCTTCGCTCCCGTCGAAATATATCCACGTCGAGGGTAACTCGCTGTACCTCGTCGTCTATGACAGAGATCCGATAACTGGCGAGGTCATTGACCTGATGGCCAATGAGGGAAAGCATGGGCTCGTATACAAGATTCCTCCCGTCAATGGGAACCCGAACTTCAACACGGGCCATATTGTCGTACCTGCAAGACTGATGAACACCAACGCGGTCAGTTTCGTTCCGACATATGTTCGTCCGGGGTCTCCTATGCACGAGCTGTATGTCCCGAACGATGGATGGTTTGTAACTGAGGACAACGGGAACAACGAGTTCATTTATCGGAGTGTTCCTGAGGAAGGCCGTCCTTACTATGACGAGTCGCACCTGTTCAAGGGTAAGCCGATGGAAGTATACGAGGTTATGGCCGAGTGCGATAATTTGGGTCAGTTCAGCTACATTGTGGGCGGCGTTCGCCGTCCGATGCTGACGTTTGACCTCAACAAGGTGTACCGATTCGTTAACAGGGCCGGCGGGTCATACCCGTTGCGTTTCATAGGGAATCCGCATTCGCCGATTGCGAATTTTGTCGATGACGTGGTGGTCGACGGGGTTTACGTTACCAATGGCGGAACCGACGCCGAAGTGATCGATGTTGACCCAGAACTGGTGTTGAAGGCGGGCAAGTGCATCAACGCTTACCAGTGCGTCTCTCGTCCGGGGATGGGAAGCTACGTCTACAACCAGCAGCTCTCGATGTGCGGGCAGTACAACCTGTGTCGGGTGGATGGCGGTATCTATAACCCGTTGCAGGCCGGCGAGACTGACTATGTCTACTTGCAGCTGGAAGTCAGCGGGAGCTCGCCTCCGGGTTATTGCGTACCCGACCTTGTTATCGCCTATGACGAAAATTAAAAAATCTTAACCGCGTAATAAACTATTGGAAAATTGGCCTAATCGGCTGTAACAAAGGATACTATAAATGAAACAGGCAGATTTGAACAAGAAGGCAGTTCGGGACATCTTCGCCCTTGATGATGCGAAGGCTGAACTGGAATCTGTAGGCAGCCAGATGGACCTTGGTCTGCCCCCTGCGGAGGATTTCGAACCGAAGTCTTTCGATGACCTGATGACTGTCAACCCGTCCAACGAGCCCAACCTCGGCGATACGAGCGAGACTTTCGCACAGATGGGCGACGACCTCCAGGACGAAGCTACCCAGCGTTTCGTGATCGATGAATTTGCCAAGCAGGCCGCTAAGCTTCCTGGCTCAACGATTACCCGTAGCGATATCGCCGGTCTGTGCCAGGGTGTGCAGTGCGCGTCCCTTGCCCGTGGTGGTTCCTTGATCAAGGGCGACCTTGAAGGCTTCATCCAGCAGACCATTTCCAACGCCAAGAATGTCCAGCAGTCCCAGAACGTGTCCGATGCACAGCCGAACGGAACGCAGACTGACCCTGACTTCGCCCCGTGTGCCGACGATGCAGGTGCTCCGGCAGACGCTCCCGCCGACCCGATGGCCGACCCGACGGCTGACGGCGCCGCTCCTGTGATGGACCCGGTTCCTCCGACCGTCGAACCTGACCAGCCGACTCTCGAGCCGAATGTCGACGACGGCCTCGGCGCTGATCCGCTTGCCGCTCCTGCCGAAGACCCGCTGGCTTCTCCTGAGCCGCCTGTCGACGGAGTAGCTCCGGTTGATGGCGTGGCGGGCGGTATCGACGATGCCCTCAATGCCGACATGGATGCTGAGCTCGGTGGCGAACCTGCCCCAGCAGACGACCTCGATGCGAGCAAGCTTGACGGATTGGATGGACTTGACGCTGATATGGATGCCGAACTCGGCGACCTCGATGCCGACATTGGTGGCGATGCCGCCCCTGCTGGCGATGAAGGCCCGAAGGGCGACGACGCTCCGAAGGACGAGCCAAAGGACGAACCTAAGGATGAACCGAAGGACGAACCCAAGGATGACAAGGGCGACAAGGACGAACCGAAAGACGACAAGGACGATGATTTCGATTTCGAGGCCGTTGCCAAGAAAGCGGAAGTCCTGACCGAAAACGCCGACGTTACTGAGGTTGAGGAAACCGCCAAGGAAGAGGCTATTCCGGAAGGTGAAGCCGTTGCCGCCGATGAAGCGACTCCTGTCGAGGAATGCGGTGTTCCCGCCAAGGCGGACGAAACTCAGCCTGTACAGGAATGCGGTACGCCGGCCAAGACGGATGAAACTCAGCCCGTCCAGGAATGTGGTACGCCGGCCAAGGCCGACGAATCTCAGCCCGTCCAGGAAAGCACTGACGACATTTCCGCCAAGGTGGAAGCGATTACCGGCCAGTTCCGCGCCGACTACATCGCCGAAAAGGTGCAGGCTCAGATAGAGGCCTATAACAAGGCCGATCGTAAGGCCAAGGCTAAGGCCCAGGTCGAGAGTGTGATTGCCCAGTTCCACAAGGACGAGGCCGCTCGCAAGAAGGCCGCGAAGATTGAGTCTATCGTTGGTGAGTACGCCAAGGCATCCAAGGCCGCTTTCGAAGCAGCTAAGGCAACCAAGGAAGAACCGGCCAAGGTTGAACCGGTGGTTGAATCCGTTCAGCCGACTCCGGCCGAAACCCTCGGTTCGAAGTTGAACTCTCTTCTCGAGTCCATCGAGGTGAAGCCCAAGGCTGAGCCGGTGGTGGAATCTACCGAAAAGGTTGAACCGGCCCCCGTCGCCGAGGCTCCTAAGGAAACTCCGAAGGAAGAGCCGAAGCTCGAGGCTACCCAGGATCCGGCTCCCGCTGTAAACGATAATGCCTCTCTGCAGGCTGAACTCGATGCGCTGGTCGAATCAGTGCGCAACGGATAAGATATTAGATAGTATCCGGAAGCCGTCCCGCGAGGGACGGCTTTTTTGTCGTTATGAGCTAATTTCTTAGGTACACGCCTTGGAAGATTATAAACTGCGAAATATGAATGGAATGTTGAACGGACATTTTTCCGGGCGCACCAAGGGAATGATTGAGAAGGCTACCGAGAAGGCCAAGGGTACTTCCGGCAAGTTTTACGAAATCATGAACAAGCACGGATTTTTCGATATCGCTGACGAGGCTAACAACTTGACCCCGTGGCAACGGGCGTCCGTTCCCGAATACAACCGTCACAGGATTTCTGACTTGTGCGCCGCGATCGCCGACATGTTGCAGGACTATCTCAGTAACGACGAATATGGCGTACTTTACCCAGGCGTGGACGGAATAATCAACAAGCTGGACCAGCGAGGTTCTATGTCAGCCGCTGAACTTGACGGAATCGGTGCAGCTCTTGGCGGACTGACCAATGGAGCCGCAGAGGCTACTCGTCAGTCGCTTTCCAGCCTGGTGGCCGCCATCCAGGGCGGATGTAAGTTCGACCCGGATGTAATCCCGCCGATCTGTATAGGTTTCAATGGCCTACCTATAAGTTTTGCGAATGCGTTCAAGAAGGGTTCATATCCTCCTGATTGGACGTTCCTTTACGACCACGAGACTTTCAAGTCGAATCGCCTGTACGAGGCGGACGACGGCGGTGTGGCTATCGGTGCGGGAATCAAGCTCAATACGGGCGGCGTAGCACGCTTGCTCGTTCTCAAGATGATTTTCTCCGTTCCCGATATTGACGATGAGGGGAATCCGGTTGGTGACGCGAAGAACGGGCTTTCCGCCGAGGAGTTCAACCATCTCTACGCGGTTTCTGGAAAGATGTACTCCGAACTGACCGACAAGGAGAAGGATTTCGAGCTTACCGAGGGACAGTTGCAGTTGGCATATTTCAAGATGGTTCAGCTCATGTTGTGGGGCGCCATCAAGAATGATAACAACTGGGCTTACCTGCATTGGGGTTGCATCACGCACAACTCCTGCCCGGAGGCGGTAAAGACGGCCGTGTGCAGTTATTTGCAGACCAACGGTCTTGCAGTCGACCCGAACATTTGTCCCGAATCTGGTTTTATATCCTATTGCGCCAACGTCGGAATGGCTTATCTAATCGGTTCTTCTAAGACGATGACGCTCCATATGCTTCCTGGAATGAAGTATCTGAATGACAACAAGGAAGTTGTAAATGCGACCGAATCTGATTACGGTAAGAATGTTCTCGTGGCCAACGGAGTCCCAAAGGACAGTAAGCTCGCCTATCTTCATTTCGAGCTGATTGCCGACATTCTGTCGCATATGACGTATGACACAAATCCAAACGCTTACCATTTGCGCCGTCGCCGTATCGACGAGGCTAACAAGATCTACCGCGAGTGCGGTGTCGACACTATCGCGTTTGGAAAGACGCCGGTTCCCGCCGAGCAGTCGATGCCGCATTTGTTGAAGCGGAATTTTGGTTGGCTGATGAAGGGCACGATACTCGTGTATGAGAATAAGAACATTGCGTTGCCGATTGACCCAGAAAATTTCAAGGTGCTTAACAGGGCGGAAAAGGGTTCCAATGCAGTGTCTGATACGACGATGGCCACTATTCGCTATATAATGGCGAAGGCACAAGTTCCCGGCGTTGTCATTACTTCTGTGTATCGCAGTCCCGAGGCCCAAGCCCGTGTGATGTTCAACAACCGCCAGAGTCATAACGGACAGATATCGGTGAATTATAGGGCTCCTGGAAAGGCTGTTGACGAGGAGTATACCAAGGTTGCCAAGCGCGTAAATAACGGCACCCTGAAGAAAATTGAAGACCCTGCCGCCATGAAGGAGGCCAAGGCCAATATGCAGAAGAAGTGCGAAGAGTTTCTCGCTGCCGGCACGCCTGTTTCCAATCACGGATATGACCAAAACGTCATACAGGCGGTTGATATTGGCCCGACCGAAACTAGGAAGCAGTTCCATCTATCCGAGGCGCAGATGAAGCGTTTCAACGTGGCCTGCTACGAGACCAAGCTTGAAGGTTACTTGAAGGCGTTTATGGGCCCGGCTGAATATGGTGGCCCGAAAGTCAAGGACCCCGCGTTCCACGTGGAAGTTTGGCAGGACCCGAAAAAACCGCATCCGGATATTGCGATGGGAGCGGCGCCTCAGCCGTCCGTCCCCTGCTTTATTTTGAACGACAACCTTAAAAACAAGAACACTTGGGATATGGTTTTCACGCATGACCAGACCCTTGCCGCGTCGATGTAGGGGGAGATATGGCTACACATTACCGTAATCGAAAGAAAGAATTTGACGATATCGTCTACGCTTACTTGGTTAAACGCCTTCGTTGTCCTACCGACCGAAGCGACTCGTATTTTACGGGCGCCGTGGACGACATGGGGAATCCCATCGGGGAGCACCCGGCTGAATGGGCTTATACTAACCTTGACAAGTTCGTCGCCCGCATTAAGTCCATGCTTGGCGAACGCGGCGTACAGTCGCTGACCGCCGACTACGACGACATTGACCCTATGTACTTGATGAACGGCGGCAAGGTCGAAGGGTACTGGGACAGGTTCGACCCGGTCATCTCCCTGGTCGAGGAAACCGCGTACCTCCCGCCGGAACAGCGTGGCCGTGGCGAGTACGCCGAGGGCGATAGCGAGGAAGGCCTGACAAAGGAACAGCGACTCGAACGTGCATTGACCATTGCGAACTTTATAATTGCCTCGATCAAGAATAACGGCGAGCTCGTCTCGGAGGAATCGTTCAATAACTATGTCCTCCCGTCCGTAGAGGCTACGTTCAACGTAAGGTCGGTTGGGTCGCGTGGAGAACTTATTGACTATATGAAGAAGGGTGGGTTGTGCGACTACAGGCAGTTGTTGCCCGAAGGGCACCTTCTTGCGGTGCGGCTCGCCAAGCATATCGCTAAGTCTGAGCTTTGCCACGGCGACGGCGACGAGGACGACTACGGTCGGTTATGGAGGCAGTTGGCGTCCTATGGTCGATAACTATAACGGGTTGCCTATGTTCCATGTCGGCGCTGACGACTTCCTGCTCGTCACTAATTGCCTTCTGTTGAACAAGCGACTCCTGTCAAAAAACATAAACAACAAGGAATTTTACGAATACTACGTCAAGGAACGTAAACCCAAGTTCGTTATTGAGTATAACGGATTGGTCGTAACGTGGGGATAACATGCTAGGAAAGAAACCGCCACATATCGATACTGTCGCGTCAAGGGTGCTTTCGCACGTCCGCGATTATGGGGCTGCCAACGAGAAAGGCCAGCTCTTTGATAGGATTTTTAACCGGGGCGACGTTGTCCGGCAGATTAGGGCGTCGCGGAATATAGTCGGCCAGGGCATAAGCCAGATGATGTACCCCAACGGCAATACGCCGGACGGGTTCAGCAGCTACATGCCCGCCCTCGGTATCTCGACCGCCAAGATAGATCCCGACAAGGTACAGAACGCGATCGCGGAAAATCAGGCCGAACTATATTGGAGAAAGAACGTTGAACGGGCTTTGAAATACGATACGGTCGCCTGTCGCTCCGAGGTCAACGAGTCGTTGATTCAGCTCTGTAACGAGGGTATGTACAAGGACGACCTCGACGAGATCTGCTCGCTGAAGATTGACCCCGATGCCGAAATCGGCGACGCCGTCAAGATAAAGATCGGTAAGATTTTCCGCCAGCAGGTGTTGCGACGCATTTTCCAGCTCCATTCGAGAGGCTGGGAATATATGAAATATCTTCTCCGACGCGGAAGGATTTTCTTCGAGGTCATCTACGACACAGAATCCAAGAAAATCGTCGGCTTGAACATGTTGCCCGAGGAAAACATGATCATCGTGGTGCAGGACAACCTGATAATCGGTTTCCGCCAGATGCTTACCGGCCCCGTGTCACAGCAGACCAATGGCAAGAACTATATCGACTTCTCCCCGCAACAGATCCTTTACGCATCGCTAGGCATGGCCGGTCCGGGTGGTATTAACGACCCGCGCTCCATTCTTGAACCGGCTATGAAGCCGTACAACCAATTGAACACGATCGAGGACTCGGTGGTTATGTACCGCGTTCTCTGGGGTTCTGAAAAGCTCGTCCTCAAGTGCGACGTCTCCGGTATGACCAAGTCTACCGCAGAAAAGTACATGAAGGACCAGGCCAAGATGTTCTCCCGCAAGCTTGATTACAACCCGATGTCCGGCGAGATTACCAATTTTGGCAAGGCAATCGGATTGACTGAACACTTTGTCATCGGCGTCGGAAACGGCCGAACCGGTTCCGGCATTGAGCGAATGGCCGGCGGCGACCAGCTCGGCAACATTGACGACTTGAAATTCTTCAAGAGAAACTTGGTAAACGCCTTGATGGTGCCTCCCGGACGTATAACCGCGCTCGCGGGCGATTCCCAGAACTATTCGCAGGGTAAGATCGGTGAAGTCACCCAGGCGGAAGTATCGTTCGCTCGTCTCGTTGAACGGTACCAGACCCCATTCGAGGAAATCCTCATTAGGCTCCTCATCATGGTGATGAATACCGATAATACTATCGATGACAACATCAAGATCCAGGAACTCTACACCGTGCGCTTCAAGAAGTCCAACGGCTTCAAGAACTTCATAGACTCCGAGGAATGGACTACCAAGCTCGCGGTCTTCGATTCTATGATGAAGCACGTGTCTAGCAAGGAGAACCCGAACGGCGCACTTTCGAAGCAGTTCGCTCTCCGTTACGGACTCCGCCTTACCGACGAAGTATACCTGCTCAACAAGAAATGGTGCAAGCAGGAGGAAAAGGAGGCCTCCGGCGAAGGGGATGAATCCGATACCGAGGAACAGGGCGGTATGGGTGGCCCAGGCGCTCCCCCGATGCCTCCCATTCCACCGGCATAGCGGAAACGGCGGCCTATCGGCCGCCTTTCTTGTTCCGAAAATGAACTAATTTCTTGGATATGGCCAAAAAAGATACACTGCCCGATACCGACAAAAGGGAACTCGTGCTCGATACCCATCTCGATTGGAACAAGTGGCACGAGATAATTGAAGAGTCCCTCATAGCATTCAATACCGACGACGTCGCCGATATGTGCGCCATACTTGGCTTAGTTGACGACGATGACACACCAGTCAAGGGTGGTTCTCTTTCCATTAACCTTTCCCGCATCATGGAGACCCTTGCGAAACTGCACGTCGTGGACTGGTGCGGGAAGACTTTGACGCAGTTCACGGTCTTCGAGGGGTGCGAAGCTTATCGGGACGAATGGATGGAAACCGCCGTTTACAAGCTGCGGAGCACCAACCCGTCCCTTATTACCATATTCGAACCCTGCATCGAGGTCCGTCTGGAGGACAACGGGAAGTCCGATCCGTGGTTCAATATCAACTTCGTGCCCGTCGGGCAGCGTTTCTAGTTTTGGCGCCGAAAATAGTCTCAGGGCGGTCGAATGACCGCTTTTTTCATTTCAATGTAGGTTTTGGCACCCTTTTTGGGGTGTTTTTTCGTGCCTGCTAAACATTCTGACATGAAGCCTTCAAGCAGCTGACCGCTGTGGAGAGGTAAAGTCAATGTGCCTTCACGCAGCATAGTGCTGCCGAAAAGGCCTAACCAGCAGGTAACACTATGCAGACACTTCAGAAGAAGAATCTCACCCGCAAGTGGCAGTCCGTGCTTGAGTCCGACCTCGGTCCGGCCATGCGTACCCGCGCAGAAGCCAGCACTATTGCTACCTTGCTCGAAAACCAGAACAAGGTCAACCGTGGCGTCCTCGCGGAAGCCGCCAACATCTCTGCTGATGTTGCACAGTATCAGCAGTACGCCCTCCCGATGATTCGCCGTCAGTTCCCTGAACTGCTCGCGATGAAGACCGTGGCCGTTATCCCGACTACGACTCCAATGGGTATCTATTTTGCCCTCCGTTATCTGTACGATAACGAACCGACCAAGACTACGGAATTCCGTTTCGGTCAGAAGCAGGAAATTGGCTACGACCTCGTCGCTGACCATACCGGCTTCGCTGGCACGTTCAACCCGTGGTCCACTGGCGCTGGCGAAATGCTGTCCAACTACTCCGAAGGTACCGGTGTAACTGGTGCTTCCGCTACGGGCAACAAGTTCGATCCTAGCGAACCGGGTCAGCTCTACAACAACTTCGGTGGCTCTTATGTCGCCGGTGACGACCAGTATGGTGCTTACTCCTTCAACATCAAGAAAGCCTCGATCAAGGTGATCTCTGGTGCCATCAAGGTTGGTACTCGTGCCATCAAGTCTCACTACACTATCGAACTTCAGCAGGACATGGCCTCCGCTCACGGCCAGGACGTTGAAGCTCTTCTCCTCGAAGGTCTCCAGTTTGAGATTCAGCAGAACATCGACCGTGAAATCCTCATGGCCATGGTGATTGTTGCTCAGACTCCGTCCCTCGGTGGTGAAAAGCCGATCGACATGGACCTCGCTGATCCGAACCGCCTCAATGCCGGTATGGGTCGCTGGGCTGCTGAACGCATCGCTGGTGGTATCGTGAACACCATGATCGCAGTCTCCCGCAAGATTGCTCTCACGACTCGTATGGGTTGCGGTAACTTCGCTATCGTGTCTCCGGACATCGCCGCTGCTGTGGCTACCCTTAACAACGGTATCTACACTCCGACCTACCTCCAGACCGATGCCGCTGTCCAGCCCGCTGGCGGTGTGGCTGATGCTGGTAGCCTCTTGAATGGCAACATCAAGCTCTATCAGGACATCTACGCCAATGCCTCTTATGCCTTGATTGGTTATAAGGGTCCGCGCCAGGGTGAATCTGGTATCATCATGATGCCTTACATCCCTTACATCTTCTGCAAGACCGCTGGTCAGGAAGATGGTTCTCCGCGTCTCATTGTCAAGAGCCGTTATGCCATCGTGGCTAACTTGCTCGGTGCCGGTCAGTTCTACCGCTTGATTCACTTCAAGAACGTGTCGAGCGTGATCACTGGTATCGACCTTGAGAACAACCCGTGGCAGTCCAATGGTTCTGTTGGCGGTGCCTCTCTGCAGCCTGGTCTCTCTTACGAGACTGTTCCGGGCTCTCTGGATGGCAATGTCAACGTTGCCGGCGGTCTCTCCTTCGAGAACAACAACTGGTAAGGTTGATCTAGCTTAGCTCCTTAGTTAGGTGACGGCGGTGGAGCGATTCACCGCCGTTTTTGTAAATTTTAAGTTCTGACCCGTATTCTTGCAGTAAATGTTTACTTGTTATAAAAACTCTAAAATCATCATTTTTGGGTTGCTTTTTAGAATGGGGTTTATTATATTTTAAATCATGCATAGATGTCTTATTTGTGAACGGTCTGGAAAAATAGTCGAATACGAGAAGGCGTGTTCTTTGGGAACACACCTTTGGAAAACTCACGGCTTAAACCCCCAGCAATACTATGACCAGTATCTCGCTAAGCCGGGTGAGGGTAAGTGCGCCGAATGTGGTAAACCTACCAGTTTTCGGTCGATTGGCCAAGGCTATAAAGAATTTTGCTCTAAGAGGTGTGCTGCTCAACATATCGCAAAGGATTCAGAACGTAACGCTCATAAGACAGCGGCTCGCCAAGAAACTGTTACAAAGCTGAATGAAGAATCCAACGGCGAGTATAATCAAAAGATACTGGAAACGCGAAAGGCTACGATGGTCGAGCGTCATGGAGTCGAGTTCTATTCGCAGCACAAGGATTTTGTTAATAAGTACCATACATCCAATATGGAGCGGTATGGAGTCAAATCTTATATAGAATTGCCGGAGTTCCAGCAGAAGTTGCAAGCCGCTAATATGAAACGAATCGGTGTACCTTATTACTTCTGCAAAAATCGTGAAGCTGCTATAAATGGGTATACCGAACTTCTTTCAAAATACAACTGCGAACTGATTGAGTTCGGTAACAAGAAGGAAATCACGTTTAAGTGCAATGTTTGTGGCGAGACGATGACGGAGCAAGATTTGTATATCAAGAACCGGGATAATCTCGGTTGTACGCCGTGCTCGCATTGTAAGCCGAAGGATGCTTGGTCTTCTATCGCGGAGGATAACCTACGTAAATATGTTGAGAGCTTGGGCTTTACCACGGAACACTATGATCGAGCTTTCATGGGTGTCTATGGAGCCGACATCGTGGTTGAGTCTAAGAAATTGATTATAGAGTACGACGGAATTCATTGGCATAACGAATTGTACCGTCCTAATGATTATCATTTGATGAAGACCGAATTAGCCGAAAAAGCTGGTTATCATCTGATCCATATATTTTCTAATGAATGGGAGTACAAGCAAGACATCGTTAAGGCGCGTCTAGCTATTATATTGGGTGCAGTACGTCGCAAAATTTATGCAAGAACTTGTGAGGTTAAGCTTGTCGATTTCGATACGTCCAACGCATTTTTGGATAAGTATCATATTCAGGGAGCGTGTGTCGGTTCGACGCACCGTTATGGCCTGTACAATGGAACCGATTTGGTTGCGTTGATGACGTTTGGCCCAGGAAGATATTCCAAGGACGTGATGGAATTGTTACGGTATTGTACCGTCCCCGATGTTTCTGTCGTAGGCGGTGCCAGTAAGTTATTTACTCATTATCTGATAGATCATAATCCGGAGAGTGTTGTCAGTTTTGCTGACCGTCGCTGGTCCGGTAACGGTGCGTTCTATGAAAAAATTGGATTTACGCTTGAAGGTGTTACCGAGCCGTCGTATTACTATGTCGTAGGCGACTCTTTGGCTAACAGAATGCAATATCAGAAGCACAAGCTGGTTGAAGCTGGGTTTGATGCAACCAAGACCGAACACGAAATTATGTTTGAGCGTCATATCTACCGTATTTATGATTGTGGCAACTATAAATACGTCTATAAGCGTCCGGATTGAACTTAGGCCTATTGAACACGGGCTCGAAAGGTGGTAGAGTGATCTACCACCTTTTTTATGTCTATGGCAGGTCGGGGTGCCGTTTTTCAGGATTTGTGCCCCTATATAAACTGCAGAGTAACCGAGATGGACAGGGAAATGGACCAGAAGGACGCAAAGACGCTATTGTCTGGGATTTTGAATGATGACAAGGGCGCTGTCAAGCGGATTGTCACGTCGTATATCGAGTCGGCCATGGGCCGGGAGCTCGATCGGGCGTCTACGGCCATAATGGAATCCATCGGCAATGGGGGGAAGTCGGTATGATGCAGCATCTTGTAGGTGACATATTCGTGGAGAGTTCCACCGCGAGGCTGGTGGACCGGACTGACGAGTTCGGGGTCGGCGTTAAGCGACTGATCATTGAGGGTATCGGCATTATCTGTGATGTTCCGGGTATCAACAATCGTTCCTATTCGCAACCCATTATCGAGCGTGAGATGAATCGTCTTATGAAAGAGATGGTGTCTCGTGGCCGTCTTGCGGCCGAGCTCAACCATCCTCGTCTTGATTCCAACGGCGATGCCAAGGACTATCCGATTTTCGAGATGAACCTTGAGAAGGTGTGCGCCCTCATCGAGGAGATGCACATGGAGGGCAACAAGCTTATGGTCCGCATGGTCGTTCTGGAGGAGACTCCTGCCGGAAAGACGCTTGCCGGGCTCATCCGTGGCGGTTACCATCCTGGTTTCTCGCTTCGCGGTGCAGGTTCGACCGTTACGGTCGGCGACCACGAGGAAATCGGCGACGATTACACTATGATTACGATTGACGTGGTTGGTAACCCGTCCTACGGGCAGGCCGCCATATTCAATAGCCGTACGGAAAGTGTCGCCCCGACCAAGCGCAAGGGACTTACCGAGTCCGTCGGCTCCAGCCGCAAGCCTTTGCTTGAGTCCATCGAGCGCGTTATGGGCAGTTACGGACGTGCTATCGCCCGTGATTATGGCAAACTGGAAATCGCCTATGGTTTGTACAACAAGAATGCGCTAATTTCTGTGTTGCGCCAAGGAGTGTAAGATGGATCTTTCGAAGGTATTGACCGAGTCGGAGCTTTCGCAGCTTTCCCCGGAGATAGTAAGCAAGCTCGAATCCGCCTATCGTGCGGAACTTGCTTCGGCGGTCGAGTCCGACAGCGCGAAACAGCGCAAGCAAGTCGAGAAGATGTTGGCCTGCGTGACTGACCGGGCCGACAAGATGATCGGCGAGGCGGTCGCCCAGACCGTCGAGAAGTACAAGAGCAATGCGATTGACGGAAAGCTTTACCGGGTGGTGAAGGCGATACACGCCTGTCTGGAGAGTGCCGGCATTTCCTACAGCGAGGAGCTCGGCGACGCCCAGCGGGCTAACAAGGACGCGGAGGAAAAGCTGCATCAGGCTTACCAGGAGCTCAACAAGAGCCATCAGCGTCTTAACGAGCTGGAGAAGAAGAATTTCATCATGTGCCAGGTTCAGGGCATGAAGCCCGACGAGGTACAGCGGGTCCTGAAGCATTTTATGCAACCGACCGTAGACGTGCGCGATATCACGAAGGAGTCCATCGCTAAGTTCATATCCGGTGATTCCAACGACGTGTTCATGCTCGACATCGACCCGGAGGCCGACGGCGACCTGAACATGAACAGCGTGGAGAACGCCCTGAAGGAAATCACGCACGAGCTCGATATGGAGACCAAGCCGAGCAAGCCGGCCAAGGTCGAGAGCCGTTTTGAGAGTCTCGGCAAGGGTCTTTCCCCGCAGCGCAGTACGATTCCGACGGGTAACGTCAGTTTCGAGTCGCTTGACGGCGTAGCCGGTTCGGACGAAAAAGACGTCGCCGAGGCGCTTGCCCAGCTCAAAAACTTCACGAAGTTCTCCTAAATCAACCCCAAAGCCAAACGGGCGGGGCGCGACGGCGTCCCGCCTTTTTGATGTAATTTAGCGGGGAGCACGTATCCAGTTGATAAACTAGGAAAGAGGATTTATGGCACAGCAGAACTACACATTTGCGCCGAGGGGACAGCAACCGCCCCCTCAGCAACAGCCGGCGTACCAGCAGTACCCAAACATGGCGCCGCAACAGCCGGCGTACCAGCAGCCTCCTCCGCAACAGGTGTATACGCAGAACGGGTTCTACCCGCAGATGCAGGTGGCACAGCCACAGGATGGATCCGCCGAGTTCCGTTCCGCTTACAACAAGAACTTGAAGGCGTGGGTCGAGGCTAACAACAAGGTAAAGGCTGGCCCGACCAGCGTGGACGCCGAGTCTAACTTGGAGAAGATGTCGCAGATTGTTGAGAACATCAACGGCACATCTGAACAGACGCAGGCGTCCAAGACGGAGAACCTGAACGAGTTCATGTTCCTCCTGACGAAGGTGATTGACGCTATCGACAATCCGGAGGACTGGATTCCCGTTGAGCGTGCGAAAGAAGCGCAGAGCGTCAAGAATTCCAAGCTCGCACGGTCGCTGTCCAAGTACCTGAATTTGTACAAAGATGTAATCAAAACACTAGGATAGAAATATGTCAAGTCCGATAACGCTCAGCAACTACGCAATACCCTTCTCAGACACCGCGTCCGATATCGTGGTGTTGCCTACTGGGGGTTATCGCCTGACTAGCGTTTCGGCGACTGGTTTTACCCGTCGTAGCTGTCATATTTCGTCAGTAAATATCGAGTGTGCTGACCGGGCCGTTGTTTTGCAGCTCGATGTCGCCGGTATTGGGATGCGCAACTTTTATGCCGATCTCGAGGAACAGCGTGGTGATTTCTACGAACACGAGGATACGGATTCCGGCTGGGTTTCGATTAAGCGGGTTGCTGAAGGCCTGTACGAGATTGAGTTCGACGTGGATGTAGACTCGGTTTCGGTCGGCTCGGGCAATATCGCCAATCTTTCCCTTGTAATCCCGCCGATTCAGGCGAACGGCGACACGGTTAGGAAGATTCCTGTGTCATTCTACGTGACCGGTTTCGACGATGACGACGTTCCGTTCTACAACGACGTCAGGATGTCCATAACGGCCAGTTCGGCTATGTCGGGTGACTATCGTGATAGTTATCCTTATATCGGCTACGTTGATAATCTCGCCAGCCGGATAGGTGAGCCTGCCGAAATAGTGTTGCACGGAAGGAATTTCGTTTCCGGCATGAATGTTTACCTGACGGACGGGAAGGACGAGTATGTCGTTCCGTCGTCAGATATCGTGTTCGGTGACGACGGGACTACGGCTAAATTTACGCTTTATCCGAAGATGCTTTCCGTCGACGGGGATGGCAACGACGCATGTGGCGTGTACGACATTCACATCGGGTTTGATGCTCTGAACAAGGATTACGGCGACCTTGCCATCATAAGGTATAAGTACGACGCCGATAACCTTGAGGCGAGGGAGCGCACGCCGGCGAAGTTTACCGGTGTCGGTGATTGTTTCGACGTGAGTGATATGTCGCTAGTGTACGACACCACCGACAGGAACGGGAATGGCGTGCCGAATCCCGCCGCCGGTACGCTCGGCAAGACGATGTATATCAAGGTTTTTGGTGACTGTTCGGGCTATCGCTACGTGCCGGTTCGCCTGAAGCTTAACAAGAATCTTTCGTATCGTTTCGGCGAGAGTTATATCAACGGGGTGCAGCTCGAAGCGGGCGACATAGTGTGGCTTTCTAACCAGTTCAACCCTGACGAGAACGGCCTGTGGGTGGTTGAGGTCGGCGCATGGCGTGGCCTTGACGACGTCCATGCCAGTTCGTGCCCGAGCAACTGCTATTCGAAGCCCCATCCGGGCGCCGTTGACGGCACGGTGGTAATTGACCTCGGCGCTAAGGTTACTGACCAGGTCGATTATGTATGTTCTGACGACGTCCCGTACAAGTGCGGGTCTCGCACTGTATGTACGTACAGCGTCCATCCCGGCGACACGTTGTTGCTGTCCAATCAGAAGGACGGCTACAACGGCATATGGAAGGTTACGTGCGGTGATTGGATTTTCATGGGCCCGCCGGATGCCAACGATGGAACCAAGGTGGGCATGTCGCGACGGATTATCACGCAGAACAACATCAACTTCTGCAACTGCGGCGAGACATACCACATCGACTATTACTACCTGAATCCGTCCTGCTATATGACGCATCTTCGGCGCAATGTCCGCTTGATGTGTACGGACGCGTCCGTAGTCCCGAACAACGAGGACCACCAGGTGCGTATTTCGGAGTACAGGGTTACCGTAGGCATCGAGGATTCGCTGGTTGGCAATCGTGGCCGTACGCCCGGTGATCCGGTCAAGGATGACTGCGTAAGGTCTGACGAGGATTTCTCGTTGAAGAACGGAGTCGGTATAAGGGAGTTCGTGCAGGACATGCCTTGTTGCGCCATAGAGTGCCTGAAGTCTCCCGAAGGCGTCCCCATGTGCGACTTGCCGAAGTTCTACAGCATTCGGCCCGACAAGAGCTACGGTAACAGCAACGACGCTAACGGCTTCACGATTAAGTTCTGGAGGCACGAGTCGAACGGATGGCACCTTTATGCGTACATCGGTTCCGGCACCGCTATGAGCGGGATGGACTACTACGTATATCACTTGCACGTCAAGGGAGCTGCGACGGAGAACCTTGTCGATGTGAATGAGCATTCCTGGTTTACCCGCAACGGAGGCGTGATTGCCTCCGGCGAGGTCGACGTAATTTCCCCTGTGTGCGACGATGACGGCAACGAGGTGCATTGCGAGTCGCCTTATGAGGAAGTTGTTGACTCTCGGACATTTATCAATTCTTTTGCGCTGACCGATGACACGTGGGAATTTTCGTATTACGACATCGATCCCGATAGTCCGGGCGTCGACCGGATTTACTATTCGCATAACCTTGATTCCGACGAGAAGCTTTTCTCGCAGTGGCGCATCAAATGCACCACGTCTATACTTGCTGTCCGTATGTGGGATCCGTCTGGCACCGAAGGTGCTAATGACGAGCGTCTGACTTGTGAAGACATGGATGACGATGTTCGGAACGAGCTTGCCGAGGGTACTCCTGAACAGCCGGGTTACATCGCCGGTATGCGTCACGTGTGGGGCTTCGGCTACTACAAGACCGTGATGTCCAAGGCGGAGTTCTGCGACGAGTTCAACAAGTACAAGCCTGGTGTGGAGAATGATGCCGTCGAGGTTGTAGGTACCGACTCTGTTGATCCGGTTACCGGTCAGCCGGAGGCGATTACGACGGACGGCTCGACCGCCATCCAGACTGATCCGTCCGTTGCCGGCAGCGGCACGTCCGGAAGCGGTTCCGGCGGTCAGGGTATTGCAACGAAGCCTATCATCGACCTTCCTGCCGGAACTGCGGATGATCCCGGTCGTCCGTGGATCCCTGCGACCAGGCCTGACCCGAATAATCCAAATGGGAGGGAAACCGTTCGACTGCCCTATCCGGCGGGCGATCACGATGTCGATTGTGGTTTCTGTGGCGGGACTGGCTATGCCACGTGCGAGCGGTGTGGTGGTACCGGTCTTGAGCCGGGTACCGACGACGAGGTTTGCACCAGATGTGACGGCCACAAGGGTTATGAATGCCCGGTGTGTCATGGAGCTGGTGGCGGAGCCGTTTCTGTATCTGATAATGGTGTGATTTCCGTTCATACCGACAACAAGAGTGTCGTTGTTGACGATAACGGCGCACTTGCCGTGAAGGTTGACGGGACGACGATTACCATGGGCCCGAATGGTCTCGAGGCGCATGGCGAGTCCGGATATGTCAAGGCAACTATGAAGCTTTCCAATGATGACCTGGTTCCGAACAGCTATTACCTGGTTCCGGACAGCTCTACTGGTGAGAATCTTTCTATCGGCAACAATGGATTTATCAATCTCGGACAGTTCAAGGGAGCCGACGTGTCGCTGGTTGTCTCGATCGATAATACTGCCGAGGATAATTCGGGACACGCGAAATATTTATCGAACATTTGGCTAGTTCCGTTCGAGATCAGCGTCGTCTCCTTGAGTGGTTCTACAGTGAAGTCTTGGACGATGATCGCCGATACGACCAAGCCGTACGAAACGTTCGATATTGACTATGTATTCAACAGCAAGTCACGATTCCATCTTAGATATTTGGAGGATGCTGAACATATCGGGCAGGTCAGTTTCGATTTGGCCGCGCATTCTGTGTAGGAATGCACTAATTTAGTGTCTAACGAACTTAGGATTGTTTCGATGAAAAATCATAATATCAACGGGCCGAAGACTCGCCCGGTCGACCCGGCCGTTTTTGACATTAACGGCAACCAGACCCTAGCTTCGATGAAAAAGGACAGGGTCGATCCCGCCTATCTCACTAGACTTTTGCTGGAACATAAGCGCAACGTGGAACTGTACGGAAAGGGTTATCCGGTTGGCGACGAGCTTGCCACCATCATTCGTGTTGTCATCCTCAAGACGCTGGGAATGAAGTCGTGGCGTAAGTACACCGACGACTGGAAGGAGGACATGTTCGCCCGCGCCCAGTTCTGCGCCCTCAAGTATTGCGGATCTTTCGACCCGGTCAAGATGGCCAAGAAGTCCAAGAACAACGACCCCTACTATTACCTCGGACAGATCGTGTCTCGTGCGTTTATGCAGGTACAGAAGGCGCACTCGGTACGTTCCAAGTACATAAAGTTCACCTCCCTTAACGAGAACATTTATCACGAGTGCCTCAACATCGACGAGTATGCCGGTGTCGTCCAGAAGGAGGCGGAGCGCGAGAAGGAGGCTATCAGTGGCAATATCAGCCTCGAGATGACTGGAAACGACCTCGACAAGGCCGTGGACACGCTCAACAAGATCGACCCCGATATCGAGGTCGGCGAGGCCGGCGTTGACGCATCTACGGTCGCGAGCGACCCGAGCCTCCGTATGGCTCAGCTCAAGATCAACAAGAAGAAAAAGGAAAAGGCGGTTAAAAAATGAACGAACCGTGTCGCTGTTTGCGACACTTTCGTGGTTAATTTTCGTACATCTTGATAAACTTGCTATGGAATGATTAGGGGCTTATACGATGGCACAGAAAATTAACAGCGGTAATGTACTGGGTATGGTTGGCGACAACTTCGACACCCATCCGGACTGGCGTCACGACATCTTCGTGCAGGCCCAGAGCCTGATTCCGGACGTCGGTGACATCAAGAGCGGCAAGGCCGAGAAGTTCGTGCATCGTGCCTACGAGCAGAATTATTGGCATACCGAGGACCGGTTGGCTCAGGAACAGGAGAATTTCGTCGAGGACGACCCGATTAACAATACTCCTGGGCTTGGTGAGCTCAATTATCGCCGGATGGAGTACCCTATCCAGAAGAAGCCCAACGGCAAGGGTGCGGAGGAAGACCGCGCAGAGGCCGAGGAGCGCGAGGTTCTGGACAAGGACGAGGTGCTGAACCTGCTGAATAATCGCTATAGCATCTGCAGCACGGCGAGCGCTTGGGGCAACGAGCCGATTACCCAGAACGACTACAAGGACCAAATCAAGCTCCGTTAACTGTTCTAAGAATTTGCATCAAGGCCACGGGAATCCGTGGCCTTTTCTGTTTTGGCACGCTTTTTGCTTTACTGGGTTCGAAAAAAAAACAATTAACCAAGAGGTAAATATGATTAACGGAATTTTCCCCACTATCTTCACCAATGCTTTCGATCGTTCGTTCAACGATATCGTGTCTGAATTTGGTCAGCTTGTCGACGGGCTCGGCTTCAAGCCGGCGGTGACTGGCGGCGAGAAGGGCACGTATCTCCCGTCCGTGTACCGCTTCACCGAAGGCGAGGAAGACGTCATTTACGTCGACCTTCCGGGTTGCAAGCGCGAGAACGTGTCCGCTTCCTTCGAAGTGGGCAAGGGAATCCGTGTAGAGGGTGTCCGCATGATTGACGGAAAGGAATACAAGTATGCCGTCAACGTGAATAGCGCTCTGGACGTTGCGAACGCCAAGTGCAAGTACGAGGACGGCATGATGACCATCCGTGTCCGCCCGTTACCGAAGGATAAGCCCGAGGCGAAGAAACTTAGTGTGGAATAGGAGGTTACCTGCAGAAAAAGGAAAAGGCCGCGTGTGCGGCCTTTTTCTATTTTCCGAGGAACGACCTGTATTCGTTCAGGGCCTTCCTGATGGTTCCGAAGTCTTCGGGTTTTGTCTGTTTCAGGACGTTTTCGGTCAGCGCCTCGAGGTAAGCGCTCGGGTCTTGCCCGTTGCGGTCGGTCTCGAGGAAGTCGAACGCGTCCATCTTGCTCTGGTCGGACTCAGTCAGGGTGGTGTCGATGCCGTTTACCAGGCCGAAGGCCTTGGTGATTCCCTCGACGACGGCGGAGTTGGTATCGTCCTTATGTTTGCCGAGTCGATAGATGTAGAGTTTCTGTGCGTCAGTGGCGGGTTCCATGGTTTCTCCGGTCGCTTTTTGTTCAGTTTATAATGTTCGTGATAAACTGCACTTGAGGTTGGCCGATGACACCGCATTACTACGTTCGCGAAATTGAGAAGATTATGATTGCGATCATGGACGTGTTCAACAACTTGCGTGTGAACCGCTATGAGGACCAGAATCGTTCAGTCGAGTCACAGACTGTTGCCGTGCCGTTGTATACGCACAACAGTGACGACTTTGCCAACTTTGTCGCGTCTACGGCAACTGCGCAGGAACCGATGGCTATACCTTGTCTGGGGTTCAGGTTCATTGAAGACCGCCACGACGAGTCGCATATGGTCCAGCCTACCTACGCCCGGGAAATCCTGTCCGCGCCGTTGCAGAAGTATATCCGTGACATTCAGCCGACTCCGATGTCCGTCACATTCGAATTGACTCTTCTTGCAGACAACATAACAGACTTCTTCCACTTGAAGGAGCAGATTCAGCCGTATTTCAACACGTATCGCACGGTTAGGATTAAGGAATGGGATTTTGCGCCCGAAATCGAGCGTCCGATTGCTTTTACTTTGCACTGGTCTAGCAGCGTCGATGACGAAAAAAGCGATACCAGCAACGAGTATCAGCTTTACAAGTGTGTCTATACTATCGAGACGCACGGAGGAGTGTATCATCGTCCTTACGAGATTCCGGCAATAATCAAGTATGCCCAGATGAATTTCAACGTGCGCGACCAGATACAGGATTCCATACAGGTGTTTGTCTATCCCGATGAAATCGCCCAGCAGAAGAAGCATCTCTGGGAGACGGTTGAGCCGTCTATCCGCGAGGGGTGGTCCCTCCTCAAGACATTTACCAGGACGCTTGTACGTCGTGTCGACGAGCACGGCGAGGAGTTCTGGAAGGACGAGACTATGCGGACGCTTGACCTGACCCCGCATACCGACGAAGACATTACTAAGCGTCGCGCCAACGGCAAGGCGAGGGCCGGCTATAATCCTGTCTACAAGGGAAACTTGAAGAACTCGCTGGGTGAAGATATTACCGATGTGGATGGCGACCCTATTCCGGTATACAAATGGGAGGATGTCGTCGTGGGCGATGTCGCCCGTCCTGTCGAGGTGCCGTCGTTCGACCTGATTCACCTTAATTTCGACGAGGATTCCGACCGGGAGAAGGATTACAGCGGTCTCGGTCGCGATTTTGTAGCCGTGAACGCCGAAGCTCGCGAATTTGTTCCGGACATGGCTCCGGGCAACGGCTCTTTCGCGCCGGGCGGATATGCTACGGCGACCGACTGGTCGAATATTCTTAACTGGTTCGGAGACAACAAGGACGGGAAGATTCTCGAGTCTTACACGTTCAAGGCGGTACTGCAGTTCAGGCACCAGAACGACACCGTTTTCCAATATCTGTACAACCCGGCCGACGTCACGTTGTCTGACGGCACGGTGATTCCGGCAGGCGAGGTATGGTTTGACTGGGGAATCATGGACGGGCGCCTTTATTTCGCATACCACACGACGACGCAATTCCGCCGTTTCGTCAGCGAGCCGATCATTTGCGATAATGACACGATCTATTCGTTCTACTTCGTTCTCTACGACGAGGGAAACAAGGGCGCGTTCGGAGTCAAGACGAACTTTTCTGACACGATGATGGCCTTGGTGACCAAGGAGGAGAGCTGATGGGCGATATCGAGTTCCTGTTGGGGAAGAAGCGAAGGGAAGCCGATGAGGCGCTACGCAAGTCGATGCCCGAGTTGCCGAAGACGGAGCTTAAAATCCCGAAGAGGAGCCCGATGGAGGCCTATCTGGAGGACGTTACGTACGAAAAGCAGCTTACAGGCGGGCCCGACACGCCTGTGCTTGTGAGTATTGGCATGGCCCACCGTATAAACAAAGAGTAGCAAGGGGCATCCGCCCCATAAAATGGGAAATGACAATGCTCAATTTCAAAGTTACCACTATCAAGACGATGCCTCGCGGCGAGACGGGTGCCCAGGATGTGATGAACCGCCTTAACGCGAAGAAGGCCGCCTCCACGCAGGCTTTCCAGGTCGGTTCGGTTGACCAGACCGTTATCGATTCGCTGAGGTCCGAGTACGAGGCGTACATCAAGGGTCTCACCAATGATCTGGGTGAAACGCCTATGTTCTTCACCCCTAACGCGCCGAAGGTCGAGGAATCGGAAACGAAGGCCGACCCGGCTCTTGACGAGGCGGTGGCCGACGAGGCGTACAATGCGTTCGTAAAGGCTGACGAGTCTCCCGTGAACGGCATTTCCGTTGGCGAGGAAGCTGGCGAATCGCTGGTCCTGACGGTGAAGAAGAGCCGTAAGAAGAAGGCGGTTCAGGTCGAGGATACGGCTTCCGAAGAAGCTTAATCTATTTAATACAACTTATTACCTACTGGAAAACCAGTAGGTTTTTTGTTTATGGTCGTACAAAAATCCATAAACTATATTTATCGAGCTAGGAGGTAACCTATGGACATGAAGGCTATGATGGCGGAGCAGATGGAAGAGATGCTTCGCGACAAGTATATTCAGTCCATGAAGGCCGGTTACGATCTTGGCGAGCGCCGGATGGTTGAGTGGTCTAAGGAATGGGGCGAGGAGTTCAGGCGCGAGTATTACAGACGCAACTTGATGGACCTCGGCGACGGCACCAAGCCGGTGTACTTCGGCATCTTTCTTGACGAGGCCTCCCGAAACGCGCTGCTGGACGTGCTCAGGGGCGGGATTCCCGACGACTGGAAGATTTACACGCATCACGTCACGCTTGCCTTCGGTGACCCGAGGCGGACATATCCTGAGGTCGAGGACTACATCGTGAACAACTTGGGCAAGACTGCCTCGATAGAGGTCGTGTCGGTCGGCGTGTCGGGTGATGCCATAGCGGTCGGCGTGACGGGAAACTTTAAGACCACGAACGCGGTGCCGCATATTACGATAGCTACGCCGCCTGACGGCAAGCCGGTGAAGTCCAACTTCATCACGCAGTGGACGCCGTTCCACTTCCATACCGCGCTGAGGGGAGTTGTCGACTCGTACCCCAGCCATTTCAAGTGGCCACACTAGGTACTGAAAAGGCCCGCCGTTCGGCGGGCCTTTTGAATATTGGAGATCACCTTATTATGTGGAATTTCATTCGGAGCGCACTCCGAGGCCTAGCTCTCCCGCGACCTTGCGCATCCGGTCCTCGTTCTCGCGCATCCTTTCCTCTGTTTCGATGCGCCGCCAGTTGTACGGCGAGTCGGGATTTACCTCGACTTCGTGGGAGATGATTTGCGTCTGGATCTTGAATAGGATCTTGGAGCGGATATCCTTCGGGAGGTCCATGAATTCTTTGAAGTCGCGCTTTGCGCGGTTCATCTTCTTGATATATTCCTGATATTCCTTGGAGTTGGTCTGCTTTTCCAGCTTCTTGATGAAGTTGCTGACGCTGTGTCGTTTGGCTTGGATGTCGGCTTCGTTAGGCGTTCGCGCGTCGGGCGTCGGTTGCTGGACTGGCGTGGATGGTTCGGTATTGAGTTCTTCGGCCATTGGGTACCTCGTTGTTCTGCATTAAATATAGCACGATATAAACTCCCTGTAAAGTGATCGGATGGCAGAATGTCGTTTTTTAAGGTTTTTTGTGAAGCGGTGTTCCGTGTATGCGGGGAAAAGGCGCTCGGCGTCATAGCCGCGTTTTCACCGAAATTGGAGGCCGCCGACGGCAAGGGCAACGGCTACGAGACTCTGAAGGAACTTGCCCTGTGGCTTCTTGTCGAGGCCAACGTGCTCAACAAGATTCACTGGAATGTCGACACGATGAACAAGCACACCCTTCTCAACGAGGCGTACGACCTTTGCAGGGACACCGGCGACAAGCTTGCCGAGACGTACATGTCCCTGACAGGCAAGCCGTGTGACAAGGAGTTTCCCGACACGCCGAGGTCGGTCAAGTTTGACGACAAGGCTGTTGTGGGCCTGCTGAAGTCCATCAACGACAATATGAAGAATGCGGTCGAAAAGAACCCGAAATTCTCGGAAGGGGTCAAGAACATTTTTGCTGACTTCGACGAGACCATGACGACGATACTGTACAAGTATCAGCAGTTCAATGCGTAGGTAAGGCAATATGCAGATAATCACGACTGATGACATGGTTGAGAAGATCAAGGCGATGCTCGGTTACCCGTGTACCGAGATCGAGATGGTCGTCGAGGAACGTAACGGCCTCGGTCACCTGCACATGGCCGTGAACGACACCCTCAACTGGTTCTATCGTATCAATCAGGACGAGGCGTCCTACCAGGACGCTATGGTTTTGCGATTGAAGGAAGGCGTCATCCAGTACAGGGTGCCCGACGAGGTTATGGAGGTGGTAGACGTGTCCCCGTCATACGGAAACACGTTTAGCCCGATGATGGCATGGGACGTTGGTCCGGGCGAGTCCCTGATGGGCGTGGGCGGAGCCGGACTCGGCGGACTCGGGCAGTTCGATCTTATTACCTATTCCGGCGCCTTGCGTTACCTGCAGGACGTCAAGAAGCTGGTGGGTACGCAGTACAACATCAAGCTGCACCCGCAACAGCACATTCTCCGCGTATATCCGACGCCGAAGTCCGACCGCGTGGCGATTGCCACGGTCTATGTCAAGGCGAAGAAGTACGAGGTGTTCGCCAACCCGCTATTCCAGGATATGGCGCTCGCCCGTGCCGAAATTCAGCTCGGTAGGATCTTGAAGAAGGACGATATGCCTCTTCCGGGCGGCGGCAAGGTGAACGGGCAACAGATTTACAACGACGGCCTCGAAGAGTGGAAGCGATTGATGGAAGAACTGAAGGCCCAGTCCGCTCAGCCGATGATGATGACAGATTTAAGTTAAGGAGTTTCCTATGGAAAAGAATGCACAGGAATATGTTGCCTTCATGGAAGGCGTTTGCGAAAAGCTCGGCTGCAAGGAGGTGCTTCCCTCGCTCAAGGAGGGATTTAGCCTGTACTTGGAAGCCGCATTTAGCAATACCGGCGACTTGCTGCGCAACGAGGCCGATTCATATGAGATGAAATACAAACTGTTTAATGTTCCGGTGGACCAGCTTAAAAATCCGAACGAAATCACGTTGTCTGATATCGCACAAAGGCTGGAAAGTGGTGATATCAAGCTATGGAGCAAGGACGGCGATGGTGACCGCAGAGAATCCGTGGCTTGGCTAAAGTCTAAAAAAGATTATTATAAAGACGAGACCGATAAGATAGTGCTTGCCGATACGCCAACGATGTACGTGGTTGCGTTCTATGTCGATGATGCACGGCGAAAGTATTACGACGTTCACGCGTTCAAGCTGGATAAAACAAGGGTTGCCGGCGCGTCCGTGGAAAATGACCCCGAGTGGAATATGAAACCGGCTGAGCGTGCGGAAAATCGTACCGAACGTTATAACCGAACTTCATACGCCGCCGAAAAGAACCGTAAGCTAATTCCGGAGGAACTCGTCAAGAAGATTGAGACTTTTGCTCAGAATATGGGCTGGAACGCATATCATAGCATGGATGTCCGTGATGGCGATGAAGGATTTGTGTTTACGACAGTTGTGGCGTCGAACGCAACCGGGCCAGATGATACCGATGTCGATATGATTGATAGTTTGATGACTAAGCTGAACTTCACTAAAGTGCTTGATCACAGAAGCGATCCGCATGGCATAGACCAAACGGAAACGCGTACGATTGGTTATGCGTACGTACCTACCCGTATGCGGCTGGGCGACCACGAGATAGCAGATGATTTCTACAATGAGCGCCGTGCGCATCCGGGTGACCCGAATTTGCAGAATTTTGATAGATACAACGACAAACGCTCTGAAGAGCGCTCTAATTCGTTTGGCTGGTTCCTGTAAATATCTTTTTACATAACTTAGGCCTAATCGGCTTGAGCTTCAAATTTACCTCATCTATTTTTTCTCCGTCTTAACCAAGGCGGAGATTTTATGTTTATCAAGATTTTGGAAAAACTTCAGTACGTGGTCTATGTGGGAATTATTGTCCAGATGGTCTACAAGCTCGTGAACTCGATGAAGAAGACGTTCGGCTCCGGCAAGGACCAGCGGATTGGCCGTATGGCTACCCGTGATCATTCGGCAATGATGTCCGTGGATAGCGCTGGCTAATGAAGTCTTTAATTTACCTAGTTTGCGCTATACACGCGACTATACGGATGGCCGAGAAGATGGCCTCCGTCGTTGAGCGACAGGCGATTTGCGACATCCGTTACAAGATGCTAACGGATGATATTGTTAGGCGAATGTGCCATTACTTCAGCTCGGTCGTGTTCAAACGGAAGTTGCGTCAATGCGTAGATTCGGCAAATGTTACAATAACTGCAGCAAACAAAAGGGATCAAAAATGAACAATAAACTTCCATCCATTATCATGAACAATTTCGATTTGGGCCGTGTTTCCGACTGGGTCAAGAAGATTTCCGGAATCAAGGGCGACGACCTTGACTCGATTGACACTTTCAAGGAGCTTACCAAGACGATTGAGGATATGATTGGCTCCTTGCCGACCATAGACATTCCGAGCAGCGTCATCGGCAAGAGCAAGTTCGCCGCGCTGAAGGAAGTCGTGAAGGCCTACAAGAATACCGACAATACCAAGGTCGCTATGTTGGCCTGCTCAATGACGAACCTTATCGCCAAGCATAGCGGCGCCAAGTCGGTTTCCAAGATTGCCGGTTTTCTTCAGAACTGTATGGCATTGTACGCCATCGGCGACACGGTGTGCGCACGAATAAATTTCAAATGGAATACTCTCGACCAGCTCTATGTTATGGTGTCCACGTCGGAACCTTCCTTCCTCCATATGAGCCTTGACGAGTTCCGCGAGGTCAGCAAGAATCATAACGGCGAAAACTCTCGATCCATCAATATTACTCCGTCCAGCAACCTCGCGTTCATTAGAATGATGAACTCCAAGGAACCGATGAAGTGGTTCTCCCCGATTGACCAGACCGAACACGTGATTACGCCGGTCAAGACCAATGTAATCGAGTGCAAGCGTATGGTCACCGCCCAGACCGATAAGAAGGACGAGGCTACCGATACCACGGTGCAGTACGTGTTCGACGAACGAAGCGATCAGTATCGCCATGTCGAGGGCGAGGCCGACGTCAACAAGCGCAGTCCCGTCATCAATGCCGTGTTCGTGTTCCGTTTCGACGACGTGGAAGTATACGCTACCCAGCTTGTCCGCGTCCGCGAAGGCGAAACCGGCGAGGGGACCATCTATGTCCCGACCTCCACTATCAAGCTGTTCTGGTCTCCTGTCAACCGCCGTCAGGTGATTTCCAAGAACGAGTACGCCGTGTTCCACAAGAACATCGAGCTTTTTGTGGAGATGATGTTCGCGTTGAGTATCGACCCGTCTATGTACCTTTACACGTTTGATGACGGCAATCTAAAGGAAATGCTTCGCCCCGTCGCCATCCCGCAGGAATCGGTTACTGAGACAATCCCGAAGATTATCAAGGCCATCCGTGTCGCGTTCAACCGTGGCCTGTCACGAAGCTACGCGCTGGTCGGCCAGCCGGGTACCGGTAAGACCATCGGCGCACAGCAAATTTCTAATGCGTTCCCCGACGTGTGTACATTCAAGATTACTGCGGACGTCATCTGCGACAAGGACGAGACTGAGTCGATGCTTCGCTACATCAAGGCAATCAAGAAGTGCATCATCATTCTTGACGACATGGATTCTTACAACCTGAACGAGAAGAACGACAATGTGATCTCCTACCTGAATTTCTTTGACAAGCTCAATCAGGCCGCGAAGAATGACCAGGTGTCCTACATTTTCTTCGCCACGATTAACGACCCGACCAAGGTCAACCAGAGAATTATGCGTCGTAGCGGACGTATCGACGAGATGTTCGAGATTGGCCTTCCGACCGAGAACACGATGCGTTACCTCTTCAAGTACAACGACGCCATCGTAAACAAGGAAAATCCGACCAATTTCGATGACCCGAAGTACGACGACGTGATCAAGTTTGCCATCGAGTCGCATATCACGGCCGCCGACATCACGAACATCTTCACCGATATCGTGATTTACAGCGGTGCCGATGAAGACACGGAGGCCGACGAAACTGACGCCGACGTTAACGAAATACCATTGGATAAGGAGGCATCGCCGGTCGAAGTATGCACTCCGGAAAAGCTTCGTGCCGCTATCCAGCGCGTTAATGAGCGTAACAGCATGTCCAACAATTGCTACGTGTCGAAAAACAAGCTTACCAATTTTATGGAAGAAGAATAGCGGATCCCGACGCTGCGAAAAAGGTTGCCCAAAGGCAACCTTTTTTGTTTACCATTGTCCAAGTAGGGAACCGCAGGCGTAGTAGGCGGGGTCGTTTGTCATATCCTTTACGCACTTGTCCACTTCGGGAGGTCTGAACAGGACGTCCTTTTTCAGTTCGTCCACTGTCGAGGCCACGTTGAATATGTTGCTTCCCTGTGCCTTGTTCGAGTTTGGGGCCTCGGGGTCGGTTGACTTGCCGAGTACGTTGCGTCCGAACAGCTTGTTGATGAAGTTTTCCTGGTCTGGTGCGTTGAGCACTTCATCGCTGACTTTCTTTCCGTTGTCCATTGCCGTGTCTAGATAGAGTTTCCACCAGTATTTGCGCCACTTGTACTGGAATTCGGGCAGCTCGTCGACGACGGTGTCCACCTGGTACAGGACATTGTTGAACTCGAGCTTCAGCAGGTCCCCCGCCTTCGGGAAGATTTGTGCGGCGGTGTAGCCGTAGTACCTGAAGTCCTCGTAGCCGCGCTGGTACCACACCGGATTGTGTTCCGACGGGTCGCAGGCCGGCTTTACGCCCTGTTCGCGGAGATTCCTGTAGTTGAGTTCAAGGAACAGGCTCATGTGGACGTAGATTTCCTGCTTGGTCGTGTACTGGATGCCGAAACGGGAATACAGTTCGTTCTGCGGGTTGAATCCCATTATCACGGGCAAGTCGAATACGCGTTCCACCTGCCTATTGGAATCTTCGTGGAAGAGGGAATTTCCTGCTACGTTCAACGAGGTGGTGTAATACTTGTAGAAGGTGCCCTGCCGGCTGACGAAGGCCCTGCTCATGACGTTGTATCTTTCCTGGTCGCGGAAAGCGTTGTGGCGCCTGTTGTAGAAGACGAGGCCGAGGCGAGAGTCGTGCTGGAAGTCGGGGTTGTTGATCTGCATCTTTTCGGAGCGTTCCACCTGTCCGCCCGTCCGGTCGTTCCACATGTGGGGGGAGACCGACGCGAGTACGCTGAAATTCGGCACGATGGCCGTCGTGGCTCGGCAGTTTCCGGAAAGATGTAATACGAACTCTGGCATTGTTTGACCTCTGATGTAGTTTATAAGCCGGGGCGGGGGGCCAAAATCGTATAAACTGCGGAATGATTGATTGAAGGTTGAAACATGGCGAATACATCCATATCGAGGAAGTATACGAACATCTCGTTCGAGGCGATACGCGAGCACCTGGCCACCATCATGAAGGCCAAGGGGGGAAATCTTGCGGACTTCTCGGAAAGCTCCTATGGGCGGCTCATGTCCGACCTGTTCGCAGGTACGGCCGACCTCATGGCGTATTACGCGGAATCCTCGTTCAAGAACGCCTTCATGGAATCGGCGAACTCGCTCCCGTCCGTATACGCGAACGCGAGGATGCTTGGTTACAGCGTGAGACGTCCAGTCCCGGCCAAGGCGGGAATCGGCATCCAGACGACGAAGACGGGAAAGTTCAACACTATTCGCGTCCGTATCCCGATGGGCACCGAGTTCACTATGGGCAGCACCACGCTGACTGCGATGGACAACATGGAGTTCCGTTACGACCGCAACGCGGACACCGAACAGACCGGCTTGATGAAGCTCGTGTCGGGCAAGGCGGTCCTTGCTGAGGGACGTTTCAAGACCGAGTCGTTGATTTCCACCGGTACGCAGAACCAGACATTCATCATACACGACCTTTCCTTTAGCGACTACTACGGTGACAACGACCCCAACTTCGATGACGATGGTAACGTGGCTCATCGTTCGGCCGCGTTCACGAGGGTCACGTCCGACGCGACCCTGATGGACAACATCGACCCCAGCGTCGTGGTCGACGACAAGCTTTACTGGCGCATATCCAGACGCGGGCTTATCGACCCGTCCAAGGAGAACATACTGAACGATATTGACCAGTTTGTGTCTGGTCAGGACAACTACAGCGACAACTATACGGTGGAGCTTTCCACTGCCAACGACGGAAATGTTCAGCTTCGGTTCGGTGACGGATTGAAGGCAGCGATCCCGTACGGCGTCATCAATGTTACTTACTTCTCCACCACGGGAGAGACGGGAAATCTGCTCAATGTTGCCGGTACCACGCTCTCCACGAACGCGAGCCGCATTGTTATCTGCCAGGACGACGGCACCGAGAGCGACATCACGGTGAACGACCTCAACATAGCCATTACGACGGACGTCCGTAACGGGCTCGACATCGAGAGTATCGAGTCGATAAAGGCGAATGCTCCTGCCCTGTTTAGCTCTCTCGACCGGCTCGTCAACCGGATGAGCTACAAGGTATTCCTCCGCAGGTATGCCGACGTGAAGTATGCCACCGCATACGGCGAGGACATTCTCAATACGAAGCTGGATAACGGTGGAATTGACGTGAAGTATATGAACCAGGTGCGCTTCAGCGCACTGAAGAGCCTTTACAGACAGAAGGATAATACTTTCTATCCGACTACTGCTGATGAGTACTTCCTCGATGGGTACAAGGTTAACGGGCTCATGTATACTTGGCAGTACGACTACAGCGATCTCGAAAAGAACGGGCTCGACGAGGGGCATGTCGCAATTTACGAACGTGTTCGGTCGGCTCTTGACTCTGCGGGCCTTACCGAGGAGCAGAAGCAGCAAGTCCTTTCACAGGTACAGCCGACTTATCCGCTCGATTACAAGGTGTTTTCCGCGATGCTTTCCCCGATGGACTTCGTCGAGGACGGCTCCGAGCTTTATTCCGTGATGTCGGCGCTCAACCAGCGCGGTATGATTACTGTCGGGGGTGGTTTCCACAACTATGTATACCCATCTGTTCACGATATGGAGGCCCATATGAAGGTCACTTTGTATCGCGGAAACAACTTCACCGACGTAAAGGAACGCATCAAGAACGCCGTTTACAAGTATTTGCTGGAGAACACCGATTTCGCAACACCTGTATACCGCTCGAGAATTGAGTCCATAGTGCATGGGCTTACCGAGGTGGCCGGTGTCGACGTGACGTTCTCTCCGGTCAACGACCGGTATGCCGAACTTGATCTTACTGAGCTCAAGCTGCTCGGCCCGATGACATACGAATACATTGTTCCCGGCAATATCGCTCTTGATGGGTTTGACTTTACGTTGAGATTCTACGCGTCGAATGAGAACCACGTCAGGGAGTCTACGTTTACCGTGGGTTCGCTTGCTGGCCTGCAGTCTCGCATATCTGACTACTACCAGTTCGTAGTTCGTCCGAAGCTTTCCGTGGGCGCAACCGAGCCGATTTCCGACAGGGACATCGACAAGTTCGTCGCCTACATATGGGAACAGGTAATGACCGTTGTGTACCAAGCGATCAATTCGGAACTTATCGCCCAGCAGTCGAACGGTTCTACGATGGCCGATACGCTGTACCGCGTGATACAGGCTGTGAAGGGATGGGACAAGGGATTCGACTCGCTCACTTTCAAGGATACGGACTTCATCAAGGATATGGCCGAGGTAGGCGGAAATTCGTTGCACGACTACATTGAGTACGCGCTGGAATACATCAAGCTGGTGCGCAACGCGCTGAAGTATTACGTGGCCCGGAATCTGATCGACGAGAACGGCAACATCACGAAATATTCCAACGATAACGAGATCGTGCAGATAACCATCCCGACCGATCAGATAGAGCTCATGGTTTCCGTCGATAGCGTCCTTCTTACGGAGTAGAAATGAATCCGATAGTTTACAACAAGAATGGCCAGTTTAGGTTTAACGACTTTGTCGGTTATCTTCCTGAGTTTCTGAAGACAGAGCCGGATGTCGTGACGTTGATGCAGGTCATGTCTGACTACATCAACAACGCTTACCGAAACATCGAGACTACCGAGGAGTTCGAGTTGGTCCGTGTGTGTACGTCTACCGACCAGGGTTCGGTGATGGCTTCTATGGAGCGGCTCTGTTCGATGTTGCAACTCGCCTCCGAGCGTGGCGACAGGGTCCGTTATCTATCCGTCCCGCGCAACAACGTGAAGTCCAACGTCATCGTTGGTAACGAGGGTGCCGAATATCCTAGGGAGGTCGAGGTCGATTTCGATGTCGTGCAGGACACGATAGAGTCCGCCTCGGGCCATCATCTTGTCGACAGGAACCTGAAGGATGGTTCGGTCGTGTACGTGAAGTACCGGAACGCCGAACCGGTTCGCACGATTCCGTACTACTATTCTTACGCGGACGACGCGCTCGTGGTAGACACGGCCGGCACTTCGCAGGACCCGTTTACCGATACGGACAACAGTCCGGCTACCGCGATAGAGTTCAGCGTTTCCGACGTCGGGCACGTGCTCCGTAGGCACGGTGGTCATCCGCAGGGACGCTCCATTACCTATTATGAGGTGTTCTTTTCGCTGAAGATTACCGACGTGAAGAGGGTTCCTGCTACGGATACGGTGTATTTCGACATTGACGGGGTGGACAAGAAGGTCGACCAGGTCACCGTCGACTACTATAACCAGCTTTCTCCGGTTTCGGGAAATTTCAACACGTTTGTCAAGTTCGCGTCCGGCAACGGATTCGACTGGGTGGGTGATTATCCGTCCGGAATTTTCTACCTGCGCGATACGAGCGGTTCCAAGATGTCGGCTGTCTCGTCGACGAACTATATCCCCCAGCCCGACGTTGCGCTCAGCCCGAGCGTTGAACGCTACAGGGTAAGCCGTATCGAGGTTGATTCGAACGGCCAGTGGAAGGTTTACACGGGAAGCGCCTCTCCCAGTCTGTACAGCGACGCGATTTTATACCTGATGCACGGGAACGAGCAGGTCGCGTTGCTGAAGATGAATAGCGACATAGCCTCTGGCGAGAGGAAGGAGGACGGGGAACTCTATTCCACCTTGTTCCCCATGTCGGTCAATTATGGCGTCGATGAAATTATTGGCTGGGTAGATGACAGGTCCAGTGCGCTCGTCCTTGTTCTGATTCCCCTGTCGCAGAGCAAGTACGTGGTCAACACGGACGATAGGATGCCTATGCTGAAGTGGCGTCGCGAGTACAGGTTCCCGAGCGACGTGTCGTTCGGACTGTCTAACGATGTGAAGCTGCGTTCGGCATTTCTGGTGAAGAATTATGTCAATTCCTATATCGAGGATTTTGCGGAAAGCGTCTATGGCCTTGACGCGTTTTACTCGATGAGCCCGTTGGATATCGGCGGCAAGTACTACGCAATCGACGCGTGGGATGGATTGGCGGAAGTAGTTTCGTGCAAGTACGACCGGTCTAGTGGCAAATACATTATCGGAATAGATAAGCTGTTTGCCTTAGTAGGCCATGTTCCGGTTTCGGTCACTTCCCCGACGGTAGGCTACATTACCGACCATCTAGCGAAGGAACCGGATTCCACGGGTCCCGACTATTACGTCGTTTATGGCTACCGCACGTTCGAGAAGGGTGACGTGTTGCTGGTCCCGTGCTCGATTGCCGGAAACATCGAGCGCCGTCTGTTCCGTGTTGAGGATGTCAAGGAACATCCTGACAAGAATACGTCCGTAATCGCGATTTCGCACGACGCGTCCCTTGTCATATCGGCAAATACGCCGGTCGAGATGGTGACCGAAAGCGAAGAGGGTGTCGTGACGGCCATTGACCACGTGAGAGTGCTCGGCGACGATACGGTCGCCGTGGTACGTCGTTATAGCGGTTCGGTCTTTACGCCGGAATACATGGTCGCCCGTATGAGCGGCGTGTCCGATTTTGTCCTTCTCGAGATGGACACGGATGTCGTATTCTATGATCCTCGTCGGACTCATCCGGACGGGGCGTACGTGTACAAGGTTTCCGACGGGAAGGTGTATCGCGTGGCAAAGTCCACGATTTACAAGGACGGCGTGGCGGTCGTTCAGACCGACTTGGTCGAGGACACCATGGCGCATTACTCCGTCGGCTACAAGAAGGTCTATAATGCCTTTATGCCGTACGTTGGTCCCGTGGCCAAGCTTGACTACGGCGAGACCGTTGACTACGAGAGCGACTCGATGTCCGTCCTACGGCTTCCCTTGTACGTGAAGCGGACGAACGACACCCGTCTGCGATATGGATGGAAGGAACGCGAGTATCTGTACTACGGCAACGACATTGGCATCGACGAGATGTCCAGGTCGGGATTTGTCGAGTTCTATGACGATCTCGGTGACCACAATGTGGTTGATGTCGACCTGGAGAAGATTGCCGTGTCGAAGGTCGACGAGGACACGGACGGCACGGTAATGAAGAGCGGCATACTACCGAGCTACGTGATTGATATCGACAGCAACCTTATCGCGGTGAAGAACGCCGATGGCAAGTGGGTGGTGACGCTTGTGTCAGCTGGTCACGGCCTGCCTGACGGGGCTCGGATTTCAGTCAGCAACGTACAGGTTTCAGGCAATCCGCAGAAGGAAGCGATATTCAACGTTACTGACGTGCCTGTTACCGTGGTATCTCCCGACGTAGTGTCGTATGAATCCGACGCTGACGTGGAAGGCGTGTGCTTTACCGGCGAGGTCGATACCGGCGCCGAGAAAGCGATGGCCGTCTATCATAGGCCGACACGCCTGAACGGCGACCCTTTGTCCGAGGGTGACGTCGTCGACGTATACCGCGTGGAGAACGGCGTAACGGTTCACCGGTTCTTCCGAGCTGCGATCGGCGCCTGGGAACACGTGGAGCGTGACTCGGTTCTAACCCCGTTTACGCTCTATGCGCAACAGAACTTGTTCGACGTGGGAGTGACCAACCCGGAAATCGCCATGGGCCCGGAGTTCAAGGTGAGCCGCATAGTGTTCGTTGACAGCGAGACCGCGCAGGTGAACCTTGTCGGGCGCATTCCCGAAACCGACCTGGTCAAGGGAACGAGGGTGTTCATCCGTTACGCGAACAACAGCGTATACAACGGCTGGCACACGGTGACTAGCAACGTGAATGGAGGCGGAATCTTCAATATCCGCATAGAGGGACCCGAAAGTTTGCCCGACGGTCTTGCTCTTGTCGGCAAGGAGATGACGTTGTCCGTTGGTATGTGGTACAAGTACAGGGTCTACGCCTACGACTGGAGCAAGCTCAGCAACCGCGCAACGTATGTTACGTCCAACCGGGTGGTCGAGTGTACCGGCGCTGTTGTTCGTACGGAATACGCCCACGGCCTTTCCGCAGGCGACCAGGTTATCGTCGACCGGACGGGCGAGGCTGCTTATACCTATTGTGGCGAATCTACGGACGATTTCCTGCAACGACGCGTAGTGTCCGTTCCGAACGACAGCACGGTGGTGCTGGATTCCCCGGTTGAGCTGGACAATTCGGCCGCTACCCTGTACAGGGGGTTCGTTGCCGACGGCAACGTGGGTCGGCTGTCAGGCGAATACGTATGGCGCGGGCACCGGTTCCGTGAAGGGGAAATCGTCGTTACCGCGAGACAGGTGTGCGAGGACGAGCTGATGGCTTGGAGGGTTTCAGCCAATACGGCGTGGGTTCCGATGAGGCGCAAGCGTACCTTCAAGATCGATAGGGTCGAGGTGGACATGGTGCCTAACCCGATGTTCGACGAGACCGATCCAGTCGGCGAGGCGAGCGAATGGATGTACCGCAGGTACGGGGAAGGCGAGGTGCTCGCCGATGTCGAGAACGGTGCCTATATGCAGCGGGTGGGCCTTTCTAGGAACTATCATTTCGGACAGCCTCATCTTGACAGTCTTGACACGACGAGGGACGTCGCGCTTCAGTATTCGTCTAAGTACGACTATGGCACCGTTGCCCCGCGTGACGACATGTCGTCCGATTTCCGTGGTGTTCCTGACATGGACTACCCGCTCGCCGAGCGCATTGAGCGCCTTGCATATCTGAAGGACGCCTCGGTCATTGACAGGAAGCTCATCGGGTACCTTGCGAGGTTCATGGGGTACGATATCACGTCGCTCGCCGACGACGTTAGCGAAAGCGGGGTGTACCGGACGGACGAGGAGCGCGAGGAGGCCTTGAGGGAGACCATTTCCCATCTTCCGCAGTATTACGCTCTCAGCGGCACCAAGGCGGGTATCAACATGCTCATGGCCACGTTCGGCCTTGTGGGCGAGCTCGTGACGCTATGGACGGACGCCGACAGGCCTTATGAGAGGCTTGTGCGCCAAGACGAGGTAATGAACAAGTCCATAGAGGACTCGACTCGGTGGGTTCCCACTCCGCACGTGGTTCTGGACGTAGTGGACGACCCGAGATTCCCTAGTGTGTCGGTGACTACCGAGGACGTGGGCCGGATTACGGAACAAGTCCGCGTGTGCAAGCCCATTAACGTGGTGTTCGACGGAATCAGGGTCATAATGAAGGCCGAGGCGACCGGTAACATCAGCATTATTGGCCACGGAGAGTCCGGAAAATATGCAATTAAGCCCGTTTTTGGCGCTACCGAGGTGATTGAGTCCGACGTATGTATGGACGATGACTGCAGTTTTTAGCCGGAAAGTCCGTTGCCGGATGTTATAAACTAGTTTCTTGAAAGAAATTGGTTATAAACGGCATGAACAGCAGCATCATTACTAACGCCGGACTCGGCATTTTGAACAAGAGCATTGCTGGGGGCGATACCGTCCAGTACTGGATTGGTTATTACGGCCTTGCATACGTACCGGATGAAGCCCGTGAGCTCGATTCGGAAATGACCTCGCTGGTGCCGAGTAACAGTGCTGGTGATGAAATCTACAACATCTTCCAGGGTTCGATGGCCGATACGGTCGCCGGCTTCGACGAGGGTGATGTCGATTCAGCTGCTGGAAAGCTGTATCGGCAGTGTTTGTATGCCGAGAATATCGAGAACACTTTCCGCTATTCACTCGTGTCTGACACCGATGGCAACAAGATGAACTCGCTTGTCGCCTTGGAACAGAGCGCGGACAATCCGTCGGTTTATACCCCGAAGTTTCGCTATGTCAACTTGACGAATAATACACCGCAAACTCGCGATGCCAGTGTCGTGCAGGGCCCGCTGCCGGTTCCCGCCCCGCTGTTCTACGATCCTTCCTCCGGCTCCAGAGACAATCTGTGGGTTTCCGCAGATATGAGAAACTACGAAGGCAAGGTTGATTATTGGAATGCGAGCAACGAAAGTACCCGAATCGATCCTTATGCCGAGGGTGGGACCATTCCGTCTATTTCCAATTTCAACAGGTACCACGCCCCGTCTTCTAGCGAGGGGTTCGCCGTGGACTACCAGCCGGCCTGTCGGAACATGTCCATTGCCACGAAGCTTTTCCCGATTGAGCACTATGACCTTAACTCGATTGTCCGAAGCGACGGGTTGATCAAGAACCTCGAGATGGGAAGGAGCAGTACCGCCGTCGGCGATATGACCGACTCGAAGGTCGGTACGGTCACGTACAAGTTGAGCGTTAATCTTACGGATTATCGCAAGAAGGCGTCCGCTCGTACCAGCCTTTCGCCGTCCGTGCGCGAGCAATACCCGATAAGCTTCAAGTTCAACAGAATCGGTATTTATGCAGTCCCGGTTACCCTGCACGCATTCAATGTCGAGAACGCCGACAACACCAAGTGTGGCGGCAACAAGGTCCAGATTGAGATTCAGGGCGACGAGGAGCCGGTTCTGTTTGCGGTAATTGACATCGAGACGGTTGAGATGAGCGAGACCGGTCTGGGTAAGTTCGATATTGACTTTAGCGTTAAATTCGCCAAGGACACCGCGTTGGTCAACAACCCGGTCATTTACTACAACCTTTACGAGAATGACGCTATCACGTGGTACAAGAACCAGCTGATAGCGAACGCGAGCATTTCCGAGGCAGTCACTACTCTCGGCGTGCAGCTCAACTATGTCCGCAATATGATTGAATCGCTGAATGCGCGTAGCGCGGATTGCGGAATCGGCGACGACGGTGACCTGTGGGCGTTCAAGAACCACACGCACCCGTACATGCGGAACATCGTCGATACTTCCAACGTCGACCACGGCGGTGTCCGTGGAATATACACGAAGGAAGAAAAGAAGACCTATGCGGTAGCTCACAGTACGAACAACCCTGATTACGACGCGGCTGCTCCGATGTTTACCGTGTCGGACTATATGGTCGGTCAGGATTCCATGAACTTGGGCAAGGATAGCTTGACGGCAAGCCCGTATAGCTTCAATATGAGTGTCAATGGATTGCTCGGTTCAGGTTCGTCGTCTACCATTTTGATGGGCGGCTCGGTTGGTTCGTTGGAACCCTCTCAGGTTGCGGTAGATTCCGCGTCTAACAGCATTATCAACGTCTGCGGCGAGACCGAAATTTCAAGTATGCAGGGCTCGTTGTGGATGACTTCTGGCGGGCGTCCTCTTTATGTCAATACGCCGGTCAAAAATTCGATAGGTTTGGGCCGTATTGATACCTATGCAAATGACCCATCTAATAAGTATTTTACCACCACGCCGCAACAAGGTGTCGTGGAGAACAGCGGATTGTTCGGCACATTGGGCTCCTATGCTTCTATTGCCAATTCGGTGATTGCCGATAGTTTTGATATGGGGCAGTTGGGATTCATTGGTAAGATCGATTTAATGGAATGCGTACCGAGCGATGATTTGCTTGAGATGTTGACGGATGGCCAATCGACGTTTGATGATATTTATTCGCCGATATTGAGTTCCGGTATAACCAAGTCCTTGCTGTTGGCCTCAAATACCAATATTGGTCGCAATGTTAACAGTGTTCTTGCGCTTGGAACCGGATTAAACCAGACTAGGTCTCATGTTGCGTCTAACACGGATAATTCAATATTCATTGGCTGTAATATTAATGCTGAAGCCCCGAAACGGACACCGCTTGAATATTTGACCGTCGATGAATTTAATGCTCGGTATAGTTCGGTCGCCGACTTGCCCGATGAAAACAATAATCCGTTTGCGTACTCGAATACGCGGGCCCCAATTATTGTAGGCGAGGGTGAAATAGACGTTGCCCAAGGTAATGGGCTTGGCCGATATACTAAAAATGTCAAGGGTGTCACGTTCTACATATCTTATGATACGACGGAGGGCTGGAGTATCGATGAACCGACCATATCTGGCATAGACGCTTACCAGCACGCCGGTCATAACACTAAGAATTTGGTGGTCGTTGGTGACAATAATAGTGTCGGCTATAGCAGCCACGACTCGGTTATTATTGGCGATTCGGCTGCGTCGAGTCGAATTATTTATCAGAACTCCTTCATTCATAATGCAGGCAGTCACCGGAACCAAGACGCGAAAACCTACGAGCCGGCTTTGCCGAAGGGCGTGTTCGACAACGTATGGTGGATTGGCCACAACTATAGTGAAGCGGTTCCTGCCGAAGATTTTGATAATTCGGGCGCATCGGGCTACAGATGTGAATACAGCAATGTCGGTAACTTTATTTTCACCCAGATCAACAATATCAATAGTCATCCGCAGTTCAGCGATGTATTTGCCTTTATAGGCCGTAACAATCGACAGTTTAGCTTCCCGCCTTGGTATGGTACCGTGCCCGGATATGCGCATAGTCGATTAGCCGCTGAGGGTCTTGAAGATAGCCAGTTCTATCAGCCGTGCAAGTCTCCTATGATGTATACGGGCGGTCTTGCATTGGGTGGTTATGGCGAATTGGGTTGTAACTTTATGTTGCTTAAAGTTGGTTCGGCTGGTTGTTTGCCGAGTGACGTGCCTGATATCTCGATGGAAGGCCGTGCTAATGCGGGCGCCAATATCTGGGTTCCTGATATGGGTCCCGCTGATCCAAACGAATCTACCAACGCATGCAAAATCAGAAACCTAATCCGCACTACTTATGGTGACCCGACCGAAGATAGCGTTGAAATTAATGCAAATGGACTATACGATTTGTATGATGAATACCGTATGGATGGTGTGCATCATCTTACGGTCAAGTCGCCTTATCATGGAATGGTCTTGATGGTTCAGGACAAGCAAGAGCTTGATGGTACTCTGCATGTCGGTCTCGGACATGTTACTAACGATATTATTGTATTTCAGGATGATGGCGCTTATGTGCCGTATCCTGGGGCTGAAAAGTTTATCGCATTCCCGACGGATGATTCCGCTCATCCATATACATATTATTCGTTGTTCCAGGATGGAAAGTTTACCATTTACGAGCCTAATCTTAACGATGGTATAACTGGTCTGACTGCAAATGTAGACCCGTACCGTTCTGTTGCTGGAACTAATGATAAGGGTGGTGTTCGTTTTGGCGCTACTACGCGGATGGTGTGGAATACTTGGTATGGAGTTACTGCGTCCGGCAAGTTTGACTCTGCCGTTGATATCGTGAAAACGTTTTATAATACAGATAATTCGACCAATGCTGGTAACCGTATTATGTATGTAGAAACCGACCATTTGCTTGATGGTGTCGTTTATGAAATACGTATTAACATACGCAGTATTGGTAATGTATCCAATGATTCAGATGGAACATTTAATAATGGCGAGGGTGCGTTTGGCGGTATGCTGGCTCCGGGGCCTCATAATCATAACTTTAAGATACAGTTTGAACATTTGACATCTGGCAATGGTGTTGTACCGGATTATGTATACTCTTGGGCCGATTCAACCCATGGCGGTAGCATGTCCTTTATTAAGCCGACTTTTGTCCCGGTACACGATGATGCGACTGGCCAGTTGATATTCAAACAATCGGTTGGCAGTTACGTCCAGCCCCCTGTTATGGCAAGCGCGGTAGTCTATTTTGTTAAGGTGGATGGTAAGATCTACGTTATGGGATATTGATGCGGTTCGCTGTTATAATTTCACATAAACAGAGCGATTATATCGGGAAGTTCGTTGACACACTGTCAATCGAGCTTTCTCGTATGGTATTCGTATTTGACGCAATGGACGAATCTGATATTGCGACCGTCAACAAACATAGTGTCTCTTTCGTAACGGTTCCCACTGCTGGAAATCGGGCTGCTAATCGTAATGCGGGTTTGAAATTTCTTGAAACGAAGTATGAATTGGCAGACGGCGATGTCGTTGAGTTTTATGATGGAGATCGTATCCCGGTTTCGGTTATGGATTGGAATGCAGACTGGTCGCACGATGTAGATCTGTTCACTTGCGAGATAGATAAAAGATTGGAAAAGTTGGCTATCGGGCCCGTGTCGACTGGGACATTATGCAATCCGTTCTATTCCTGTGGATTTTCAATGAAGGTTTCGGCTATCCGCAAGGTGGAAATGGTCAATAATGGTAACCTTTTTGACGATTCGTTTGCTGGTTGGGGTTGCGAGGACCAGTTTTTGGGTCTTCAGTGCGCTAAATTGAACCTTTCGGTCAGGCTTTCGGATAGGGTGGTATTGGCGGGTGCCGTCGGCGGTGACGAGATATCTCATCGGAACTATAAGGATTCGCTACAACACTACGTCAATAGGGCGATATCTGCTGGTTTGTTCCCGTTTGTAAGAAAGTGAACTAATTTAAACCATAGAACATTCAAAAAGCGAGAAAAGATGGAAATCGAACGCGAAAAACTGATCAACCTCGGCATGTGCCTCAGGGATATGGAGTACATTTTCAAAGGTCCGATTAAGGGAAAGTTTTACTACGCCGCAAAGCGTAACCAGCAGGTGGCCGAGGACGAGCGGAAGTTGACGTTCGAGGCATATCCAGTCGACCCGAAGTTCTTCGAGTACGAGAAAAAGCGCACAACCGCGTATCGAGAGGCCGGCGTGTTCAACGATTTGGGCCTTCGTAAGCTGGCCAAGGATAACGAGGAGGCCTTCAACGCGCTCCAGGAACGTCTGCGCAAGCTCGCAGAGGAGTACAAGGATGCTATCGAGGCGGAGAACAAGATGTCGGTCGAGCGCGATACCTTCTTGAAGGAAGTCATCGACGTGAAGATTTACATGGTCTCTCTCGACGAGGTCCCTGAAATCAAATCCGACGGCAGCGTCAACGAGTGCCGTATCTATGATTCGATCGAGCCGATGGTCGTCTTGCCCGAGGAAACTCCCGTCAAGGCGGAGACAAAGGAATAGCCATGGCCGGTTTGAGCGGATGTATCGTTGTCCGCAATGGTAAAGCGAGCGTCGTGCGTTGTCTCGACGCTCTTCTTCCGCTTGTGGACGAGTACGTGATCATCGACACCGGTTCCAAGGACGGCACGGTCGAAATAATCGAGAACTGGGTCGAGACGCACCCGCAGGCGCGGGTGGTGTTCGACAAGGTCGGCACCCTCTTCCACGACGATGACGGTATATTCGATTTCGGCGGCGCCAAGAACTACGCCATCCATATGGCCACCTGTCCCTACGTGATGTGGGTCGACGTGAACGACGTTGTCGTGAATGCCCCCAAGGTGCGCGACGCGTTTGACAAGATAGTCCGTCGCATACCGCACGCAAGTATAACGATGCTCACCAGGGTCGACAGGTCGTTCGCCTTCCCGAGGGTGAGGATCGCGCCGAAGGATTTTGCCCGGTTCGAGGGACGTATCCACGAGTATATGGTCAATACGGCTCGCGACGGGCAGGTGGTGACGACCAGGTTCATGGTGGACAACTTCAAGAAGTACCGTGACCTGTCCCGTAACGTCAAGGCGCTTATGAAGGACTGGAACCTTCAGCATACGCAGAGGTCGGCCTTCTACCTCGGGAACTCCGCACGGGACATCAACGACTTCGAAACTGCGAAGGAATGGTATTCCGTCACCGTGGACGAGTTCCCCGACATGCTCAACGAGGAACGCGCCAAGTCGCTGGAGGCCCTGTGCGACATCGCTCTCCGTCAGGATGACCTCGCGACGATGGGCGCCCGTTCGATACAGATGATCGAGGAGCTGCCCGGAAGGCCAGAGGGGTACTACTACAGGGCGAAGTACCAGTACGCGGTGGGCGACTACGCTATGGCGGCTAAGTGCTTGGAGAAGCTGCTCGCCGTCAACGCCGTCATCAGGCCGTCCCATATGTGGATCAACCCGGAAATTTACGACAGGCATCGCCATATCGAGATGTATAACGAGGCGATGAAGCGTGCCGAGTATTCGAATATGACGCCGATGCTTCCCGAACGCGTGGAAAACTACTACGGAGGGGTCGACTATTCGGCCCGTGTCGGCGGGTTTGCCGGCCTGGGCGATTTCGGTACCAAGATGCACGAGTACAGCAACTAGATATTTGCCGGCCTGATCGGGCCGGTTTTTCGCCTTCTCAACCTTATAAACTACGAGCAAACGCTAGGATTGAATATGTCGACTAATCTACATGAGCTTACGAAGCAGCTGGATGCGCTGACTTACAACTCGAGGAGCGTGCTGAATGCTCTTATCAGGTCGGTGATGGCCGCCGGTTCGAGTACCGGCTGGAAGGTTGACCGTGCGGGACAGACCGTCGAGATGACCCGTTCCGACATCTTCATGCTGAGCTCGTTCTACACCGAGTGGGAATACACCCGTTTCGATGTCGAGCAGTTTGACACCATCCTGGCTAAGCTTGACGCCCAGTATTACGGCAAGTCCGGAATGTCCAGCGACACGCCGGTGACCGACGCGGTGGTGAAGCATTCCAAGATCATGTCGATGACTTCGGAGGATGTTTCCGTCACTGATTCATCTTACTGGGTCGACAAGGTAAAGAATCAGGTGAACCCGAAGCTGTTCACCAATACGGCACCGATCCCTATCAATATCCGGACTCCGATTTACGACGAGAACCTGTCGACGAAGCATTTCGACCAGTTCGAGACTTACCTGTTTCCCCGTGGTTATTACAGCATGGATGTGCTCGGCTATAGCGGAGACAATGCCTCCCATATCGGCGGAGGTCGCGACTGGTTCTTCGATGTCGACGATAAGTTCGTCGTCAATGCGGGCCGCGCCGTCGTCGGGTTGCAGGACAGGGAAGTGGCCGAACGTCGTGAGGAGAACTACAGTTCGGGTCGCCTCTGGTCGCTGGCCGGCGGTGTGGATTCTTATGCGTTTGATCAAGGCTCGTTTGCGTATGGCTACGGCAACCAGGTTTCCAGTAGTGCCGGCGCGGCCGTTGGCGGGTTTCAGAATTTCGTGTATGGCTATACCGGCGGTATTGTCGGCGGATATACGAACAACGAGGTTGGCACCGGCGGAATGGTCGGTGGAGGCCGGTCCAATGCCGTGGTCGGCGACAACGGCTTTGCCGCCAACGAGGGTAACTCGGTCGGCGGTTTCCCGTTCTATTTCCGTCGCTACGTGAAGGAACCGAGTGCTGGCGCGGAGACCGAGTGCGCCCCGTCTATTCCGGGCGACGCCGGGTGCGTGTACGTGCTCCAGCAGACGGGTTCCTCGGCCAACGGCGCCGACCCCGAGGGTGTTATCGCCCCGAACCAGGTGCTCATCACTAATCTCGAGCTTGCCACTTCTGGCTATGGTCGCACGCGTAATCGTATAACGTCTGGCTATGACGGGGCTCCTAGGGGATATGCCGACTTCAAGGTCGGTGACCGGGTGAAGATCTTCAGGACTACGGTCGTGGGTCAGAAGGGGACGGCCAACATCGGTCGTGCAATTACGAGGACGGTGACGGACCTCGAGATGAGGAGTTACGGTCTCGTGGTGTCGTTTGATTCCGCCGTGAATCGTATTCCAGGATTTAGCGGCGAGGTGAGCGCCGGTTACATGGCTCGTTCTTCCGCCGTGGAGGTTCCGCGTGTTGGACCGCTGGGCGTATTTGTCGATATGCACAGGGTCGACTCGTCCGCGTCGGTCGCACTTGGCTACAACACGGTTGCCGGTGGAAGCCACCAGACCGTGGTCGGTAACTCGAACTACGAGCTTATGCGTCCGTTGTTCATCGTCGGTAACGGAAGCAGTTATGTCAATTACGATACGACTAGGAATAACGCCATGGTCGTGGCCGACAGCTATTCCTACATGGCGACAAATACAAATTATGTTTTCTTCGGAATCTCGAATTTTTCCACGGCGTCCCAGTATGTCCACGGAGAGTCGTCCAGCTCGACATACAATAAATACGACGAGGACTATATCAACCGTGGCATAGAGAAGTATCGTGGCGTCTACGCTTACTCGCTGGACAGCGACCGCGACAACAAGACTCGCGCCGTGCTCCGTGTCCATACGGGCTACACGTTCCTCGGTATCGGCGATAGCGGTCTGCTGGCTCACCCGATTTCGACGGAGCGCCATCCGAACAGCCATCGTATTCTTGCCGAGTTGTATTCCAAGGAAGGCGGTGTCGCAATGCACGCTGGTTCCGGCCGTTCCGACGTATCCGAGGAGATTACGATGGAGAATAGCTGGAAGGTATTCCAGAGCGAATGGATATCGACCGGCGCCAAGAACGACTACTCCGTGACACTGTGGGCCAAGGATCGCGTTGGTATTCACGGAACCGGCGGAATCCGTCTCCATACCACCAACTATCTCAACGCGAATTATGGTAGGCTGACCCTTTTGGGCAATTCGTTTGGCGCGTTGACTGCCAGTACCCACAGCAATATGGGTATTATGGACTATCCGATGGGAAGCAGGGACTTCCCGCAGAACTCTTCGTATATCAAACATCCTGGCCATTACTTTATGCGCAAGGACAGCTCTACGCACATGGTGCGCGGGGAGAACTCGAGCTACGTCAACGCTTACCACGTGCTCAACAGTTCGCAGTACATCCGCTATTCCATCGAGGACGAGGCGTTCGTGTGGTCGACCGCTGAGCTCGTTATTCCGGCTATGGTCACTTGCGGCGAGAACCAGCACAAGGGCGGAAAGGTGCCCCGTGTTATGGTACAGACTCGCCTTGTCAACTTCTACAAGGATATTCACAAGAATCCCCAGCGTGCGGACACTAACTACATCGCCGAGGAGCTTGCCTACCTTACTGACGTTCAGAAGGTCGACGGGCAGTATCGTGGTAAGTCCCCTGAGACGCTTGACGCTACCAAGAAGTTCCAGCGTCTCTGCATACTGCAGTTCTCCGACCTTGACGCTGTATACGCAGGCGCGGAGTTTTCTGTCACTTGGAAAAATTCCGTGTCCGGTTGCAACGGGCAGGGCGTCTTGGCGTTCTCTCTGTCGTCCGAAGGTTCTGATTCGATTGTTGGCCGGATCTCCGTGATGAGCAGGCGCGAGTCTTCTGCGCCGGACACGTCGGAATGGAATCACCTGAAACTTTATGTAGAAAAACTGAGTATGTTCAGCTGCGCTATATGGAGCGAGTCGGCCGATGCGGATAGCATCGTCAGTTCCCTGAAGCTGATAGGTGGAAATGTGTCCAGTATTACCTATGGCGATTCGGCACAGTTCTTTGCTGGCCCGGATTCCAAGACGCGACTTCCGTGGCAGATTCTTCAAAGCACCGCGTACAATTTGGTTTCGTAAGCAAGGCTGGTAAGAAATGGAAAACGATAGCATCCTTGACATAAATCCGCTGGAACACCTGACGGGCGACATCGCCCAGTCCCAGCATAACTACGAGTCGATACTTAATGGCCTTGTCAACTGGAACAATAGCAAGGATGACAAGATTACCATCCGCCTGATGACCAATTCGGCGCCGTTCTTCCGCGATATCGAGTTATTCACCCGGTATTACTACACGAAGGCATCCGGTTCGGTGTTCTCGGAGAAGCTGCTCGGCGGAATGTCTTTTGCCTACAACAGCCGTTACCGTATCGTTGCCGCCATTAACGAGGGAATCGTGTTTCGGGTGAGCGCACGCGATTTGGGTGGTGTGCAGTGGAAATTGTACGAGGACGCCTCCCTCTATGACGAGTTTGATACCGTTCCTAACCCGGTGTACGGGGATGCCGGCTACAATGAATATATTTCGCATACGACTTTCTCCTCGGATTACGCGAAAGGGGTGTATGTCAGGTATTACGACGACGATCCAGCAGTAAAGACAGTAAAGCTATGCCGTGTCGACGAGGATGTGACGGCGGGGACGCCGATAGATCAGACTAATTTGGTCGACGTGGTGTTGGACGTGACGACAACTGCGGGAGTCGTCCCGTCCGGAAGCAGTCCCGAGCTGGTCCTGTATGACGGCAAGGTTTATATCAAGCAGGAGACCGTGCAGGGTGACCCGAACAAGCCCGTGAACAACCCGGCGAGCGGTTACGAGGTCTATTGCGATGTTTACCCAGACGCGACTGAAGGTGACGACGAGCAACCCGCCGCGAGCTATGGCGAGTGTTACTATTTCCATGGTGAGTTCTTCGTCTATATTAACGAGCACCCGAGCACGATGGCGCCGTTCAACGACGCCGATGACGGAAATGACTATGTGCGCCGATACAATACCGACTTCTGGAAGCCGGTCTACCTGAAGCCGACCCGTTACACTGTGAACGGCGATGGTGTCCTGCGTTTCCGTGTCGATACCGACATCAACGGGTTCGTACTGAAGAACATTTCGTCCGCCGAATCCGGCGAACGTACCGAGATTGTCGCAATTGGTTCCGTCAAGATCGACGGAGGCCGTACCAGGGAGCACTCTGGGGTTGACGTGTTCACCACCTCCAACTACGTGGAATGGCCGGGTGACGCCCCGAAGTGGGTTGGCGTGTGCAACAATGTCAACGAGAACCTCAATGCCTATTCGCTCCAGCCGTACTCGGCAGTCATGGTATTCAGCCACGCTGACCCGTCGGTCAAGCAGCGCAACATCATCAACTACGACGGCCCCGACCTTGACCAGGGCCTCTGCATAATGTTGCCTTGCGAGGTGACCGTGGAGGAAAACGGGGTGGAGGTTGTCAAGAAGCCTTCGGACGGAATGACCTTCGACTTCGTTATTAACATTTGGCCGAACCATGCCTACGATGGACGTGAGTTCAACGACCTTATCATCAATAAGTCGCAGGTTTACGTGTATAGCGTCAGGGATTGGTCCTACTATAAGGATAGCGGTATGAGCGTAGATACGGTCACTCCGATAGCGAAGTTCAGCATGGCTCGGTTGCTCAACTTCTATGTCCACGACGAGAACGTCGGTGTTCCCGATCGTCCGGTGGTGTACAAGGCTTCGTTCATCTATTCGTCCGAGGAGAACCGTTGGAAAACCTACGACTATTACCAGCTTCCGGACCACATACTTCTTTCGCCATTCGGGTTCGTTGACCCGATGGACAAGAAGGCCTACGACGTGCAGTCCGCCGGCTTCCCGCTGTTCCAGAATCCTTTCTCTAACTACGACTTGTCGCCAATTCACGTCAGCGAGAACTACAGGAACCAGTTGCAGGAAGATCCGAGGACTTCGCCGACCTAGGCTGCTTGGTCGCAGTTCAATGGAACGAACAAAGTCACGCAGAGAGATCCGTCTAGCGGCTTCACGTCGAAGCCGCGTTCTCTGTATAGTTGCATGACGAGGTATAGGAGGTCTGTTTCAGCCAGCTTGCACTTGTGCTCGGTGCAGAACCACTCAACGGCCCAGTTCCACCAGTTTCGGTTGATGTAGACCCAGTTGCGGCGTGTGATCAAGAGCTTCCATCCGACTATCTCGCCGTTCATGTTGGCGATGCTGTACGACCCCTGTTGTGTACGGACGAAGTCGTGCGCGAGCCATTCCTTGGTTTCGGCAAGGCGTTCTTGGGTGAACTTGATTCTTTCTTCCTCTGTGGCCTTCTGCGTGGCCGGCAAATAGAAAAATTGGCTTATCATGGTGTGTCCTCGCTTGTTTTTTCCTGTTCAATATAGCAAAAGGCTTTGCCGTGGCTAGGGAATGTGCCCGGAAAATCGTATAAACTCCGAATAGCTATTGGAACCGAACATGTCAGAGACTGCCGATATCGAGAAGATACACAACTACGTGACCTGGCCCGAGCGCGAGACCGAGGTCCTCCCGAACGGCGATGTTACCCTGAGCGCGTTGGGTTTTCCTGTCGCTAATGAGAGCGGCGTCCGCAACGACGGAACGTGCGAGTGTGCCGACGGCTCCGACGGGTGCGAGCCTCCCTTGGACGTGTCGGTCGATTTCGACTCGGTTCACGGGTCCGGAGATATTCAGGCGCTATTCCGTTCCACGGTCAATGTCATCGTCTCTAACGACGACGGGACGGAGCTGACGATTCCGGTTGGCAAGTTGGATTTCGCTTCCGACAATCTTACCCTTACGATGGCCGACGATTTCAGCGGCCTTGATGGGTGCGTAATGACGCTTGTGCGCGGTGTCGGTACTGACGACCCGCTCACCGAGACGCAACTGATTACCAATGAGACATTGGATGTCGACGACAATGACGGCAATGTGCTTAAAGCGACCTTGAGTTCGGTCGACAACAGCTTCGACATGCCGTCGGATGTATCGGCGCGTGTGTTCGCCGTGAAGGTCAAGCTTCCGGACACGCCTGTCGTTGTTGAGCTTACCGGACAGGAGCCGGGGTCTGCGGTGGGCAACGGCGTATACAGGGCCGGAAACGGGGTGTTCGCCTATATTCGCGCAAGCATGGGTGAAGCGACTCCCGCCGACCTGGACGAGGTTCTGTCGGATCCGACGGCGCTCGACAACGTCGGCACCTGTTGCGGCCCGCATTTCAGGAAGACTTACGCTCACGACGAGATTCACGACTACGTGCAGGGGAAGGTCGGGCCGGTCACTGGGTTCGGCGTGTTTTCCGATATGGGCTCCTGCAGGGGTTCCTTCATCGATTGGTTCCTGTCCAGCGGTATAGTCGATATCGGAAACAGGAAGGGTTTTCCCGTCTATGTCAACGGCTTCGGCCTCGGGGCGTTCATGGTGGGGATGTCGTCCGCGTTCGAGCGTCGCGTAGCCGTCAAGGAGGACGAGGAAGAGGACGCAGTGTGCCATCCTTGGATGACTTGGTCTATGGCGACTACCGAAGACACGCCGGACAATCTGCCTCGCGACTGGCCGTTTACCGACAGTACGGACACTACTCACGTGTTCAGCAATGCAAATTGTGCCAACAACGTCACGCTGGTCAAGAACGGCGTCAATGTGCCGGGCGTATCGACCCCCGTAGGCAACCTGATGAGGGATGAGGTGGAGGACGACCGCCTAGTAAGGAAGTTCTACAACCGCCACCATTTCGTAATCAACCAGAGTATCGACAAGGTTGAGGGTTCGTATTCGCTTAAACCGCTGTTCATTCACCTGCCGGCCCCGATAGATACCGAGGACGGCGAGACTTACGAAATAACCGTATCGATACAGAATATACCGGAAGAAGCTGCCAGCTCTTCGGCGGACAATGCCGACTTGAGCGCCTACTATGCGGCGATGTCGCAACCGAGGGTATATGTTCTCGGCGGTCGCCAGCAGTTCAGTAACAGGAAGATTCCGTGTACGGTCGAGAAAATGTCCAGCTACGGAACCGACCTTCGGTATGACGTAGTTCTTTCGAAGCCGGCGCTTGATGTTGCCGGCGAGGCGTTGCCCGACGGTACCCAGGTCAGGGCCAACATAGCGGTTTCCCTGGATGGAAAGTCATTACCGAGCATTACCGCGTTCGGAGATATCAGCTATGACGGCACGGACATGACTATCCAATGTACGGGCAAGCTGCCCGTTGACAGGCAATACTACCGCGAAGGCGTTTCCATGTACGTTTGCGGTATCGCCTATCTTGCCGACGCCGAAGACAACCCGAGTGACGAGCGCATGGGCCTTGTCCGTGATGACAAATTGCTCGGTGAGGTAACAGGTAGTGGGACGCCAAACGCCTTTGACCAATACAACAAGTTTTTCTCGATCGACGAGAAGGAAGGCCACACGGCGTTCCCGCATGTCGACCGGCGCTACCTACTCGCCACGGTGTACCAGACCGCCACTGGTACCTTCCCTTGGCGTATGAACGGGCGCAAGAAAATCCAGCGCCTCGACAGGGTGGCAACCGACTTTACCCGTTCATCTGACATTCTGCAGAAAGTGTATAATTCTGACAAGGCGATGGTCACGAACGTCTTGTTCGATGGCATCGCGAGAGACGAAGGCGACCTGCTCACCACTCCGGACGTGTCTCCGGTGAGCTATGCAAAGACGGTGTCGTGGAACAATCTAGCGTCCATCCTGCAGGTGTCCTTGCCGGAAAGCCTGTTCGACGCCCCGGTCACGGCTCCCTACGGAAACCCCGTCCGTCAGGCCTGCGAAGCTGTTCGAAACTTCACTAGCGACCTGTACAGGATGCGGGCGGTACTGTCGGGTGCCGACTATACGCCGACGGCGTATTCCGTCGAGACTCGCTCGTCTTGGCCGAGTGGCGGCGCCACGATTATCGGCGATTCGGGAGTCTGGGCCCCTAATCACACTATCGGCAATGATTCCATCGAGGCCGACATTATGCGGTCTACCTTGAGGTCGCTTCCCGAGTACGTCGTGTATGCCGACCGATACGCCCCCGGCGACTTGCTGAAACCGACCGACGGGGCCGATTCCAACCTTTTCCGTTACAACGACGGATTCTACGCCTATGCGGAGACCGCACCGTACCTGAACTATGGCGACAGGCTCGCCTCGTCAGCTGCGGTGTCCGAGAATGACTGCGACTTGATCGGTAATCCGGCCGCCGGTATGGTATTCTCCGACAATAGTGTCGTGAAGTCGCTTATTGCCAAGGGACACATCCGCTCGCTCGAGCAGAAACAGCTACTCGGCGACCTGCGCCGTTATGCCGACGTGTCCCTGAAGGTTGACCTGACTGGTTATACCGACATCGGCAATATGCCGGATGAATGTTTCTCTCCGTTCACGAAGATCGAGTATAGGGACGGGTTCCCGATTCCCGATGTCGGTGAATTGACTTTGACCGGCGCACAGAAACAATTCTTGGCGTTCGACGCCGTACAGTTTTACTCGATGGGGCTTGATATGGTCTCGTCCCGTATGCCGTACAGCTCGTCGAAAGCGCTTGCCGATTTCGTGGCAAAGTACGTGCCCGCACGTGGTGCCGACATGCCTATTCGGTTCTACAAGGGACGGAGAATTGCCCTTGCCAATGGCGAGCTTCCCGCCGATACCGATCCTATCTACAAGAAGAACATAACGAGGGTACAGGGTGCCTGCGGCGAGGTTGACGAGAACTTCCTCACCCACTATATCGACGACCTTTTCGTTAAGACGGAAAATGTGACGGCAGACCCGAACGTCGACTACGTTGACATTCCGGGTGTTTCGATAGCTGCCACTTGCGCCCCGTACGAGACTCCGAACGAAGTTGACCTTTGCGCCGGAAAGACCTACACTAGGGTCAGGATGCAGTTCACCTTCTCCCAGCGTGCAGGACGCTGGTACACGACGGAATATCGCCAGTACCCTTGCAACTACCTCTCGCCGCTGTACGGCAACGACGCGCTTACCGCCAGGGCCCCGTCCATCTACGACGAGGACGGCAAGATGTGTGTCGTCGAGAATAGGCTGGGTTCCGGCGAGACGACGGCAACGCGCTACCTGTGGCGCAACTCGGCCTGTACGGGACTCGACAACTATAGGGCGGTGATGTACGCTCCGTACAGTTCGTATCCCCCGATGGACATCACTTTGGGATGCGTGCCCTACATGTTCGAGACCTGGCCTTATGACGCTAACGGAAAGCTCGACTCGTCGCTCGTGCTCGAGCGTGACACCGGAGGCGCCAGGCCGGAAATGTCACGTCTGTACGCCCGCCCCTGGAAGGAGTACAGCGATGGAGGCATCGGCCTCTACCCGCCTGCTGATTGTCTTGGCGGGCACAAGGATGCTACCGACGGCGGCGTACAGGCCAACTTCTGGTCGGTAAGGCAGTTCATCCGTCCGGCGACCAGCATATTGGAAGGAACCGATATACCGAAGTATATCGACATTGATCATTATGATGAAAACGATTCGTATCGTTCCGGCGGTGACGAGTCCGACCCGACGTTGTATTCGATGTTCGATTTCCCGAAGAAGGCTCACCCGGAGTACATCATCCCATCCTCGGTTGAGACAATAAACTACATCCTGTATCGGGGAGTCCCTGAAGACCGGGATCAAGTCGGTCCGATATCCGGTAACCAGTTTGTGTTCGGGTATGGGTCAAACTAATTTGTAGGAGGCGACATGGCCAGCAATAACAATATGATTCCGAAGCGGGTTTACGAGCTCAGCAACATGGAAAGCGAGAGCGCTAGATCGGGTAGTCCTATACCTGGCGTTATTGACAAACTCGAGAAGACGGGCACTCAATCGGGGGAAGCCGACAAGTTCAATAAGCCTGAAAACTGGGTGATGCCGGTTGATTATTGCTTTGACAAGACCGCTACGGATCCAGCTGATGTTGATAAAGGTTCGTATGGAATACCTATGAGCCGTATAGCGATGAGGTCTCCCAACGGTGTGATTTCCAACTGGGAAAAAGGAACCGATTTTTTAGTTGGGTCGTGTGTTGATATATCTGCCATAGAAGTTACTAATGCACAAAAATTCAATGTTGGCACGATATCCACGATTGAAGACCCGGCCCCGTTTTTCTATGAGGCGAAGACTGGTTCGGACCATGGTTCAGATCCAAACGACCCACCAGTGCTGATTTATCTCCGCGAGGCGGCTGGTGTCTACCATGTTTCGGCAGAGTTCGACGTGGCGCCTAAAGCCTGCTCATCGAAAATTATAGATCTTACTCTGTCGTGTGAATATCATCGCCCAGCTAGTGAAGGAAATTCTCAGGGATGGACAGCGGTTACTGAGTATGTATTAAATGGTTCCAATAGTTATGAGCAGAAAGCTATGCTGAAAAAGACAATGGGGTCTGCCACTCGGGAAATGAGTATGGCCGGCCCTGATGCGGGGTCCGGTTCTTCTGCGTCGTGGACGCATCTTCACTTCGACTTTTTGTACCGGCAGGAAACCCATATGGAAAGGTCGCCTAATCCATTTGACTACAATTACGTGATGTTCTTCCTGCGGGGTGACGCTGAGCGGGCGGTGTATGCCAAGGCGACCAGCTTCTCGCTGGTAAAGCTGTCATAGTCCGAACAGGTACTTGACCGCCGCCGCGATGAATATGCCGAGCACAGCGATGCTCGGCATTCCTATTACGGAATACCAAAAGAGGCGACGTATCCGCCATTTGCGGTTTTCCAGGTCATACAGGCCGATCGCGGATAGCGCCACGTGCCATTCGACGACGAGGAACATATAGACGAGCTCGATTATGTTGACGTAGGGCTCGTCAAGTTTCTTTGTTTCGATAATCCTTAGCATACAGGGGAAATTATATCATTTGCGGAGCCACAGGGTCACCGGGACTTCGTTGCTGTCGATCTCGATGTTAGCCATCGGCTGGAACTCGAATCGTTCTAGCAGCATCGGCGTGGTCTCGTCGTCCAGGTCGGTCACGGCGAACACCTTCACGTCCAGCGCGTCGATCTGGGCCAGTATTTCCTCGGCGATGCCCTTGTCGGCGTATTCGTCGGGGATGGCGAACAGGTCAAGAAGCACGCGGCCTTCGAGGTTGACTCCCGACTGCAGGGAATATAGTTCTACCGGCTTGAAGCCCATGTAGTTCTTTTGCGTGGGGTCGGTCAGGGAGGCGACGCCGACCGGCACGCCTTCCTCCTCGATGTACACGATGGTCACCGCGTTCAGGAGCCTGTCGACCACGTTGGGAGTGGTCACTAGGCCGGTCTCGTTCTTCTTCATCCGGAGGTTCATATGGCCGGTGATGATGTCGGACAGCTGGTACAGCACGTCCTCGGATATATCGCTAGGGTTCTTCACGAACGCCGAGTAGCGTTCGGGGTCGAGTTTCGGGGGTTCGCTTGGGGCCTGCGTGGGGTCCACCGAGTCGAAGCTGTCCTTGATGTCCTCGATGTATTCCATTACACGGCCTCCGGGGTCTTTTCGGCGTTGCGGGTGAACTGGCCGAACATGCTTTCCATCACGGCGTCGTTGTCCAGCGCGGACTTTCCGGCGGCCAGCGCCTCCTTGAGGTTTCCGGAGCTGATGATGCCGACCGTCCCGTACATGTTGCGGGTGCCGGTGGCGGACGCCTCGACGAAGATCCCGTCGGAGAACCGGGTGCAACGCACGGAACCGTTGGGGAAGAACGCCTCGGCTCGGTCGTCGGTTTTCCCTGCGCTTTCCAGCTGGGCGACCTTCTCGCTCATCAGATAGATGTCCTTGATCTTCTCGACGTGTGACGCGTTTTCGAGCGTCTTGGACTTGTTGAGGCAATTGTAAAATTCGGCGTTCATGCGGGAACCTCTTGGCTTCTTTTCGCAGTTTATAACATAGGTTGCCTTTTCAACCGCGTTTAGCTATATTTCCGAAAAACAACGATTTGCTATGCCAAAGAGAACAAAACTAGCCGATTTTTCAGACCAACCGGTCGTCCTGCCCGATTTTGCCCCAGGCGACTTCGGCATGGACCGCACTTTGCGGAAGTCGATGACCGACGAGGAGTGGGCCAGGTGGATCCAGCTGACCAAGGTTACCGAGATGAAGCGGTTTATGTCCCAGTACCGCCGTGACAATGGTATCAAGGGGTTGAGGGAGGCCGTTTTCAAGTTTTTAAACGAGAACAACATAGAGGCCATATATGCTTAAATTAGAGAGGATTGTAGACCAAGACGACCTGTATACCATCTTCAGGATGTGCCTGATGTCCAAGGTGGTGCAGTCTAACAAGCGTTACCGCGAGTGCGGCGATAACACCGAGTTCGTCTACGACAGACGTATCAACGAGATTAACGCGTGTGCTAGTCGCAACCGCGACCTGTACATGATAAGGATCTTCAGGGGAATACTGATGTGGGAGTCCGTGTTCGGCTTCATCTGGATGCTTGCGCTCAACGGGCAGAAGTTCGGAGACACGTTGAAGATGTTCACGTGGTGCGCCCGATACCTCCGTAACAGCTACGAGGGAAATCTTCCAGACGATATCGTTGAGCAGATGCTCGACGGTTGTGGGGTCAAGGGCGCCGAAAAGATTGCTCAGACCATTACCACGGCCCGTTGCGAGCAGTGGCGTTCCTGCACGCTCGAAATCGTCCGTTCCGTTATCGCGCACGAGCTCGGTCACGTCTGTCTCGGCCACGTCGACGACAGCGGTTACGACGGCACCATCATGTCCACCAACCGGAACATTGAGCGCCAGGCCGACCTGTTCGCCTGTTCCGTGCTCCAGACGGGCACCAACGTGACTATGGGTGCCGTGGCGACCATACTCACCGAGATTTCTCTCCTGTGCTTCGGCAACGGTGGAGGCCAGTATACGCACCCAGCATCCAAGGAGCGTATTGAATATATGATTAAGTCGTTCGATGGCCTGTTCCCGTTTGACTCGTTCAGCGTGAAGCAGCTCGTCGCCATTGCCGAGGCGATCATCAAGATCGAAGGTAAGAAGAAATGAAGCTGAACCTTGTCCTGTCGATCCAGTTCATGCTCAAGGACAGGGAGCGCGACATGCCGACGATGCTCCCCCGTTCGAAGTACGACTATCCCTTCGAAGTGGAGTTGCCGCCGGAACTGGAGCCGTTCTCCGCCATATACGCCAAGGCTGCTTCAGAAGGCGATACCGCGAAGTATGACGCGCCGAAGGTCGTCGCCAAGATGTGGCGTAAGAAAGTCCGTAACGCATATCCGGAAATGTTCAAAATCATTGACCAGGATGGTAAGCCGGTGAAGTTCGTCGTGCCCGACGACTCCATCATCGACGCCGCCATGTGTATGAACATCGAGGACAAGATCAACAAGTTCATCGAGTCTAACGCCGACCTGATTGTTGAGCGATTGAAGGTTCCTATCCCCGAAGAGACGCCGACCCACTACCTTGCCTCCAAGTTCGTGAAGCTGGATTCATGGAACATCGTGGCGGATAAGGAGGCCGAGGATGGCGGGGACAAGTAAGGTACTGACCCTTCCGCTGAAGCGGAAGTGGTTCGACATGATTAAATCGGGCGAGAAGCTCGAGGAATACCGAGAGGCTAAGCCGTTCTATATTGACAGGTTCATCAAGTTTGAACCGTTGAAGAACGACCTGAAACGGGACTATGACACGGGGTTTGATGAAGGCGAGGTTGCCGGCGCGAACGACGAACTTGTGGTAACGTCGAAAAGGTTCGACAAGCTGGTGTTTACCCTAGGCTATCCGGGTAAGGACGACAAGCGTCGCCGTATGGTGTTCAGCGACCCGATGATTCGGATGGGCGAGGGAAACCCAAGTTGGGGCGCCGAACCAGGAAAACTTTATTTCATCATAACATGGGGGCATCGTGAACTCTGACAATTTTACTAACTGGATCACCATCGGTGCGATTATTATGATAGTGCTGTCCTTGCTGTTCTTTGGGTTCAGCGGGTCTTGCTGTTGTACGGACAGGAAGGACACAGGGACGACCGCCTTGACGAAGAAGACAGGGGGCCTGCGCTATGGATGGGGCTATTCGCCGAGTAAGCACAATTTTTCGTTCGGCCTCGGTGTAGGCGGAATCAATTTCCATTAGGAATGCCATGATCTGGATTCCCGTCCTATGTATGTCCATATCGCTATTTTGCTGGGCGCTTTGCTGCGTCCTGCTGGTCGCTTATGACGTATGGATGACTTCGGGATGGCAGTTCATTGCCGTACTGGCCGTTGCCGTTGTATGCGCCAAGTGTGCCCTGCGCAACCTGAACGACGTTATGTGTGAATGTAGGCGACGCAAGAGTTGAGACTGATGGTCGCGACATTAGATTTGTTTAATCCGACAGCAACTGCTTGAGTGTGTCTCGGGCCTGGATGAAATTGTCGAGGTAAGTACCATTAAGGTACACGATATCTTCAGTGCAGTAATGCTGGCCAATAAGTTTCATCAATATCTGGTACATTTTCTGCCTGTCCTCGAAGCTGTTCGTGAGACAATCCCTGCACCCGTCCTGTACCCAGCTGTCCTTCTTAGGGGGTAGCACGAATATGAGGTCGTATTTCAGGAAAGACGCGTGCTTTTCAAGCTCCGCGTAGTCGGCCTCGGTGATGAGATACCTGTCGTCCGTCGAATAGTACTTCGCGTACATGAGTGTCGTCATTGCGTCGCTGTCGCAAATCTTCAACTTCTTGTCGCAGGTGGAGTTCTTCTCGAGTTGCACGTCAAGAAAATTGATAAAATCATTGTAGGTAAGCTGCGTGTCGTCGGGTTTCGCGCACTTGCTGGTCTTCTCGGCGATGACTTCGTGGCCGTACTCCTCGCTGTAGTCGGCGTCGAAATAACGGGCGAGGTCCATGGTGAGCGTAGACTTTCTTTCGGAAGCGGTCCCGATAATCAGGACACGTTTGGCAAATGCCGACCTGTACGCGGGGCCAATGATTTCATTCCAGTGCGTCATCGGGTGCTTGCGAATACTGGTTGCAGAAATCTTGTTCAAGTCGCGACTCAGAACAAATGCGTTAATGCCGAGGTTGAGTTCGTCGATGGCCTTCTTGTAGGCTGGTTCGCCGGTAAAGAGGGTCGTCTGGCAGAGCATCTTCTTGCACATGCTCTTCGATACCTTGTCCGCCCCATGAACACAGGCTACCATTTCCTTGCTGAGCGCTTCCAGCCATTCCCCCCACTTGTCGTTGTAGCCGGCGATGCCGATGTCGTTGTCCTTCATGTAGATGACTTTGACAAGGGGGTCATTCTTGAACATTGACTTGATAATGGAGTACCTGCGCTCTATGGGGAGGCCTACCTTAGTGCCGCGGTCGCCGTCGAGCCCGCAGACGGCGATGATTGCGCCACGGCGGCACATCTTCTTGGCCAGCATGATTAGGTCAAGATGGCCGGTGTGCATCGGACTGAAGGAGCCGAGCACAAGGCCATAATCCTTTATAACAATCGGTCCCATCTAAGCCTCCGCAGTACCGGCGACTACGGCCTTCTTCTCGGTATAGGACCATTCGTACCAGCCGTAGATCGTGTTGAGGAACCAGCAGACGTACATGGCCACCATTGCCCATTCGCCGATCATCGCGAAGGTGACGATGGAGACCGCGTCGAGCACGAACCAGAAGAACCACTGTTCGCGGTAGCAGGTGATGATGAGAATCTGGGCGATTACTGTAAAGCTGATGCTGAACGCGTCCATATACGGGACAGCGCCGTCAAGCACGAACTTGTCGAACGTGCCGAACCCCGCCGTAAGGACGATGGTGGCGATAATCGAAATGACCCATGCCTTGGGGGAAAGCCTTTTCGGGACGACGTGGGTCCTGTCGGGTTCGAGACACTTGTACCACTTGTACAAGCCGTAGACCATCGTCACGTTATAGAAGATGTATTCGCCGAACTCGAGCCATAGACGGCTCTCCCAGCAGATGTACATGTACATGAAGTTGAACGCGAAACTGGGTAGGTATGCCCAGATGTTCTTCTGTGCGAACATGACGGTCGCCACGTTGCCCAGCAGGGCAGTCAATAGGGCGAACCACATCGAGGTGTGGCCGTCGGGCATGGCGACTGTGAACGCGATTGTGAACAGGATGAACGCTGTCATGTACAGCATACGGAAGTGAGTTTTGATAAAAGCCATATTGCCTTCTTTGTTGGTGTCCGCCAAAAATATATTAAAATTGATGCTCGCCGATAAGAGTTTTTCTTGCGGTATGGCCGGAAAAATCTGGCTCTGAGGTATAAACTGATAGGAAATCTCAATGGTTTCTTGAAATGACCGAAGAACAGAAGCAATTCAACACGTTCATCGAGAGCGCCTGCGCAAAGTGCGGTTGTCCCGAGGCGGTTCCCTACCTGAAGGCCGGTTTCTCCCTGTATTGCGAGGCAATCGACCCGTATGTGCTGGCCAAGCTGAAGCCCGGCATCAAGCTTACATCCAAGGACGGCAAGGTGTTCACCCCAGAGCCGGAACCCGAGCCGGAGCCGGAGCAGGTACAGCGCAAGCTGCCCGAGTTCAAGTCGGTCAAGTCCGCCGCCGAGGAAATCGACAGCGCCCACCCCGAGTTCGACCGCAAACGTCTGAGCCTCGACGATTTCCAGCGTCGCCAGGGCCTGATCAACGACACCCAGAATCGCTACCGTGAGGAGAACCTGCAGACCCAGGACGACTACAACACGCAGCTCGCCTACGAGAAGGCCAACGAGCTCCGCCGGCTACCGTTCGACGAGGTCAAGAAGATGTTCCCTAGCGCCGTCTGCAAGGTGTCCGGACAGCGCTGGGTGCGCGAGTTTATCGGACACCGGAAGAACGAGTTCACCGGTAAGGACGAAACCTACGCCAAGGGTCACTGGGAACCGGTGAACCCGTCCATCCCGTTCGACAACCCTACGCAGGCCGCCGACTGGGCGAAGCGCCACTTCTCCCCGGGCCACTGGGAAGTCTACAACTTCATCCCGGAACTCCAGCCCAAGGTGACGAACGTCATCGACTCCGACCGCTAACCGGGACGCACGACGAAAAAGCCCGCCTCCTGGCGGGCTTCTCGTTTTTGCCGGATGATTAGACGAACTTGAGGTTGTAGACCGAGTTGAGGCCGGCCTTCTCCCTGTAACCCATGGACTGACCCTTTTGCGTGTTAAAGAACGCCCTGGCGATAGCCGTCTTGATGGCCAGGTGGCGTCGCCGGCCGTCGGGCATGTACGGGTCGAAGATCTCGACGCCTGCCTTGCTGAGATATGGCGTCACGAGGTCGCCCGAGAGGCCCATGATGCGGCCGAAGTTGCTGACCTTGTAGTTTTCGTAGCCGGGGATTGGCTTCCACTGCTCGCCGATGTCCTTCCTGATGATGGCGTCGACGATTTTGTTGCTTATGCGGAGCATGTTGTGGATCCTGCCCACTCGGGCCTGGTAGCACGGCTGTCCGGGGACGGCGCCAAGCTTTTCAGCCATGAACTCGACGAGCGTGATGGAGCGGTTGGATAATTTCTCGATTTCCTTCATGATAGTCCTCTGTTTGTAATTGTAACTTATTTGAACTAATTTTAGTAAAAAGAAAGTTGAAACTCAAAATGCACGATTTAGCCCAAAAACTTGACATATTCAACGCAATCCGGTTCGACCCGGAGTTCCACAGCTATACTTTCAACGGGGTGCGGACCGTTTCTGTCACCCGAGTCACTGGATCCTTGAAGCCGCCGTTCAACGAGGCCGAAAAAACCGAGTCCACGGCTGCGAAGATGCGTGCCGAGGGCAAGGACGTGACCGCAGAGGACGTCCGAATTATGTGGGGGAAGGGAAACATTATCTCGACCGCCAAGGGAACGGCCGTCCACAACTACGTGGAGAACGCGCTCGCCAACAAGTTCATGAAGTATCCGCTGTTCGACGTGATGCTCTCGCTCACTCGTGAGGCCTACAAGAAGAAATTGCTGGGCGCCGTCGACCCGAACGTCCGGTTCGTCGCCGGGGCTGATCCTGACATATTCGCCAAGCTTTTCGACGGGGTCGACCCGGTCCTCCCCAAGTACAACGTCTGCGTTGCCCACGTGGACAAGTTCCTCGCCGACATACGCGGCAAGATGATTCCCATCAAGTCCGAACTCGTCATAGGCAGTCCGAAATATATGGTCTGCGGTATGGTCGACCAGCTTTTCTACAACCTCAAGTCCGGACAATTCGAGATATGGGATTGGAAGACAAACACGAAGTTCGATACCGAATCCAAGTATCCGCTGATGGCGCCGTGCGCACATCTCTCCCAGAGCAAGCTCGACGAGTATTCTCTCCAGCTCGGGTGCTACAAGCTGATGTTCCAGGAAATGACCGGTATTGAAATCGGTAACTGCTATCTGTGTTGGTTTAGCGAGGACCAGCCTACCTACAAGGTTTTCAAGTGCAAGGACTTGCAAAACGAGGTGGTCACCATCCTCAACCAGTTCGGGGGGAAGAATGCTGTTTAAGAAGAAAGATAATAGCTCGACGGAACGCGTTGGTTGTTTGGGAGTCCTCGCCGACATCATCGAGGGTGTGCTCGAAGTGATTATGGCCATACTCCTTTTCTGGGATTAATAAGAAGACCGGAGTGGTTTGTATGATTCCAGAACGCGAATATCCGCTTACTTCGGTTTGCTATGTCAGTTACTTCGGTAACAAGAAATTCGATGTATATTACAAGCTTGTAATTGATCGTCTTATGGTAACCGAGTCTGGTTACTCGATTTTCCGTGCCACGCTTTTCCGTGACATTTATGGGATGCAGATCAACGGCAAGTTCCTTAACGACTTGCGGTCGTCGATTTTCTATGTGACCAAGACACTCCCGGTGGTCAAGAACGCGGACAACTGTTACATCACGTCTCAAGAATTGGTTCCGTTCTTTCTCACCCGCTCTAGTAACGAGCTGCTTCACCGTTTCTATTTAGGGCTGGTCCACGGATGTAATAAGACGGACGACTTTCTCAAGGATCGGTTCACCCAGAGAGTCCACATCCACTTGGACGGTTCGGACACTAGCAATGGACAGGACAAGCAGATCGACTTGGTCTCTCTCGGCGCTATAAAGCGCAAGCTTAAAAACGGCCGGTTCAACGATGAAGCCGACTCGGTTCAAGCCGTCGCCGATATCCTAGACCGTGCTCTCAAGTCGGAGGTACGGGCCAAGAATAAGTTAGAAGCCCAGCTCAAGGTAGCCGAGGCTATCAAGGTTGTGGTCGAGCAGCAGATACGCACCTATAACCACCAAGCTGAGTACGGCAAGCAGATCGACCTTGAAAATATGACCGGCTGGATAGTGTACAGAGAACCGACGGCATCGCTCAGATTTTTTGACAAACGGCTTGATATAACATTCAATATCATGCCGTGTTTGTCGCCAGACAGCCAAGTCAGTATACATTATCCGAAATTCTCGTGCGATTTCCATTGCAATCCGGATTCTGAATACAAGATCGTTAACTTTTTGAAGGCGGTCGCTCATCTTGATGCTGCCTTGCACGACGATTAACTAAGGAGATACTACAGAAATGAATAATATGACTGTGAAGAATAAAATCTACATAATTGCCCTGTGCGTCGAAATAGTGGCCGACATCATAGCCATTGTGCGTACTGTAAGGAAATCCCGAGTATGAGCAAGGCGCCGAAGATAGAGGATATAATCAGGTCGTTCACGGACAAGCAGCGCGAGCTGTACGATTCCATGATGGCTGACGAGAAGAAGCTGTTCGCCGACTGGAACGGGTGCAGGGACATGCACTCCAAGTACATGTCCGTCATCAACGACAGGGACATCGGCCCGCAGGTTCGCGGGTTCCTGATGGCCATAGGGAAGTACTGGTCCGGACGGCGTCGCCTTATGGAGGATCTGGTCAGGTCGCTCGGTCGCCCCGACCTTGTCGAGAGGTGGATGAAGGATGTCGAAGCAAAGAACGAAGCAAAGAAGTGAGCCACAGGTGGTGGACGTCAGGGTGATGAAGTTCGACTCGGTCTACGAGAACGGGTCGAAGTGCGTCTACCCCCGCTCCATCGGCGAGAAAATCATTCTCGACATAGCGGGCGGCAAGAAGTTCAGTATCGAGGAAGTCTCGCCGGTCGAGCGCAACTTCAAGCGAATACCGCCGTTCCAGTCGTGGCCGGAGCACGCGATGGCGGAATCCGTCGGCGCACGTATCGACGGGGACGTACTCGTCATGTCGTTCCGCATCCGGAAGAACAAGTACGGGAAGCTGCTGTCCGACGCAATAGCGACACATGGTCTCGACAAGCTGTACTTCTTCCCGGTCGGTATCGGCGAGGACAAGGACGGCGTGGTCACGAAGTACGAACTCAGCTATATTTCATTCGAGGTTAAAAAAGGATGAATATTGACGTTCTTCTAGCGGTTAACGGGGACGGAAACCTGATTCGGAGAAACATTCTCGCCCTCCCCAACAAGGTGTTCCAGTGTGACGGGCTGGAACCCGTTCTGTCTCATAGGCTCGTCGTCCTCCCGAAGTCGATTATCCCAAGGATTTACAACGGGCTCCCCCCGATGGAGTTCGGCATATACACGTCGCGCCTGTTCGTCGCCGATGGCGAGGAGCCGGCCGTGAGGCTCGCCGTGGGCCTTTCGATGAAGACGGACGTCGACATGGGCGATATCACCATCGTGGGCTCCGATGCAGTCACGGGCTTGCTGGACGGGATGGGGATCGACTACCGCCTTGCCATTGTCGCCCCGCTCAACGTGCAGATCCCGGAAAAGCTGTTCGACGGATTCGAGCGGGACGGGTCGAGCGGTGACGAGCGGTACACGGTGCACTACTTCAAGCCCAGCCTGACGGCGACCTCCGACGTCAAGATGGCGAACCTCATCGACGGCGCAGCGACCGGTTTCGAGCTGTCCGAGGCGGAACAGGAGACCGTCGACCATTTCGCCAAAGACTTCGCACGGTTCTACAAGCAGGAGATGAAACGAAGCGAGGTCGACTCCTACGATGATGGTAACGATTCCGACGTCGAGGATGACGAGCTGGGGCAGGAGATGGAACTCCTCTGGAAGAGCGCCGAGCTCGCCCAGTCATACGGAATCAACGCTATGCACTCGGCCGGAAAGGTGGCCGCCGACCTCGAGAAGACCAAGGCCGACGTGGCCAAGGCGATGGAAATTGCCGTGGAGGCGTCCAAGCCCCCCGCCTACCGGGACATGATTCCCGTCAGGGTGACGCAGCTCGAGTCCTCGGTCAACAATATCACGACGCAGTTCTCCTCGCTGATGGACGAGACACAGACCGCGTTCGACAAGATGGGCAAGTCGGTGCGCATCCTGCGCGTAATGGTCATAGCGCTTGCCGTGCTTGTATTGATGCTGGGCACCGCGCTCGGCGTGTCAGTTTTCGCTGGAGGATAGTATGAGTTTTTTCGTGTCCCTGTATGTCGAGTACCGCCCGAAGGGCGCGACTGAATGGAAGCTCGCCGGAGAAGATTCCGTCACGGGGTATTTCCGTGACTACATGGTCGGGGAGAAGGGTGACTGGACTGACATGGACAGGTTCAACTCGTTCGACCCCGTCGAGATCGACTCCCTGTCGGAACGCGTCCGCTGCATATACAGTAAGTCCATGGAAGGCGACAGGCAGATTGTCCCGTCGTTCCGTGCTATCGGGCTTGCCGACTACGAGAAACGCGTCGACGACGCTATCGACAGGCACCGCGACCGATTCGTCACGACACTGACGGCGCTGGGTATGACGGCGAGCCGCGAGTACGACGGCGAACTCTCCGTGGGCGACGAATGGCGGGTAGATGAGTCGGACAGCAAGAAGACGGCGCAAGCCAAGCTCGCCTCGCAGCTCACCTTCCCCGTGTCCAAGGAACTCATATATGACCTCGTTGCCGAAGACGAGATGTATGCCAGGGCCCTGAAGAACAAGGGACTGCTGGAGGCCGTGCGGGAAATGGTCGATTCGGACTGCACGGAAGTCCGCCTCCTGCTTGTGTCGTAATGATAAACTACGGGAAACTACAACGGGTTTTCCAAATGGACGAACAGAGGAAGAAGTTGTTCTTCGAGTCGGTGGACAAGATGTGTTCCGCCAAGCACCTCGAAGGACTTGCCGAGACCGCCAAGAAGCTGTACGAGAGCACGCTGGAGCCCAACGAGACCACCATCAACCAGGTCGATCTCAACAAGCTCCCCGACGAGTCTATCAACGAACTGCAGGGCGACATGGCGAAGGTCGCCGAGGCCAAGAAGTCCGCCGACGAGGCGAACGAGAACCTGACCGAGGTCAACGCCGAGGTTGCCGCCAAGGCCAACGCCGCGTCCGAGCAGGCCGAGCAGGCCGAACAGCAGGACGGCACGGAACAGCCGCCGGAGGCCTAGCATGGGTTCCCCGTTCGGAAAGATGCTTGCCTGCCTCGACCGGGGCAAGCCGTGGGTCAAGGCGGCGACCGACCTGTACGAGTCGCTCTGCGAGGCCGACTACTCGAGGCACCTCACCGTGCCTTCCTCGATGAGCGCGGTCACGCCGTTCCCGAACTACAAGAACATCATGAAGCAGGTCCCCACGGCGAGCTCCACGTCCCAGCCCGACGTCCAGACCCCCTACACTTACGAGCCGTGCGGCGGACGGTGCACGAGGGACGCGCACGAGGAAACGCAGGAGGCCTTCCGTGAGGAGTACCGGCCCCAACGGATCCACATGAAGTCCGACGCGAGCGTCACGGGTCTCATCAAGAAGGCCAAGGAACACCTCCCCAACCCGCCCGAGATGTCCGTCGCCTCGCTCCGGAGCGAACCCGTTTCCGGCTTCAGCACCAAGGCCACTTTCGCGGGTCCGGGAGCCGCCACCATCAACGGCGTGGACGCCGGGTACGGTACGGGTTCCGACTCGTCCGCCTCCGCGACCACCGCGTGACCGCTCGGTACATCCGGCAAACTGATAAACTTGTGGGAAACATACCACGGGTTTATTTTTTATGAACGCTACTGAATTTATCACGAGGGACGAACTCGGCCTTACGAAGGCGCAGGTCGAGTGCGTGTCGAAGCTCGCCGACATATGCGGGATCAACCCGATGTTCGAGGGCCTGTTCGGAAACGCCGGCGCTGTGGTCGGCGGCAAGACGAAGAAGCAGGCCGACGCCGAGAAGAAACTTGCCGAACCCGAGCCCGAGCCCGAACCGGTGATGGGCACGGCCCCGCAGGACGACGCCGATCCCGAAGTGCGCCCCGTGGACGACATCATCAACCGCGAGAACCACGCCCGGTCCTTCCAGTCGGACGAGGACTACGACGCCGGCGACAACGACAACGTCCTCAAGGACGACGACGCCTATGCCAACGAGGCGGGGGAGAAGGAAGCCAAGGCCTACGACACTGTCCCAACCGCCCGCGTGGTGGGCGAGCTCGTCGTCGACATAGCCAAGACTTTCAACCAGTACCAGCTCATCGACATCGGCTCCTACATGTCCGACGAAGCCAAGGCACGCGAGTATATCGACGCCTACATCTCCAACATGGCCGGCAACCTCCGCCGTGGGTCGGACCCCAACTTCGCCGTGTGGCTCACTGGCGACCAGGACATCGCCGCCGACCAGTCGGCGAAGACCGAGATCATGGCGGGTCTCGACAAGCTCGCCCGCGACCTGCGTCTCTACAGGGAGTACATCTCCAAGGAGAAGGACACCTCCCCCGCGACGATCGAGGGCATCGAGGTCGTCACCGGCGCCATCGACGCGTACCGCAAGGGCGGGTCGCAGGGCGTCAGCCAGTTCCTGTCCAGCAACAGCGGGTTCGTCGTCAACAGGAACACCGAGGACGCCATTTCCAAGCTGCTGGGCACCAGCGCCAAGTCCAGCGACCGCATGAAGATGCTCAAGCAGGCCGCGCTCGCCAAATACAGGGCCAGCCACGGCGGGGTGAGGGCGTAGTCCCGCGTGTCGCGACGCCGGCCCGCGTTTTCCGGGCCGGCCCGCTTTGTACAGAAATCAACGAGGAGCGAATAGATGAGCAAGGAGAACCCGAGTATACTCTGGAGCGTGGATCAGTCGTTAGACCCCACTGAAAAGGCGACGGCGCAGAACAATATGGGTGTCGGCAGTACGATGATTACGGGCGCACCCTCGGATAAATACGTATCGTGGACTCATAGAGATACTAACGGAAATATTCACGTTAATCAGGAAAGTATTCAGTCGACATTTGTTCCGGATAGTGGTCTCGCTGATAGTCATAGGCCCATTAACGCATTGGGTGTGCTCGATGCGATGAGAAATACGTTCGCATTCAGTCAAGATGTTTCCATCGATGTAAATAATGATAGGTATCAAGTTGGTGATGACGTTATTATTGCGTCGCCGAATGGTCATCAAATTAAGGTTAAATGGAATCGTAGTCAAGACGGAAACGCCGATTCAATCATTGTTTCGGTACCGGATGAAGAGCCCAGCGCAAACTTGGATCCAAATGAAATTTTCAGTATAGTGACCGTTATGCGATTTGGTGTCTTTTATGAATATCAAAATGTATTGATTCCGTCGTACAATAATGTCACCTATGATACTCGTGCAAATCCAACACCATCTGGTCAAACTCGCCCGGATATTCAAATTCCAATTGACCATCAGTCATTTGGTCGAGTTAATCATGAAAGATATGAGATTACGATAACCTTCGGTAATAGTCAGGATTCGTTGTGGATTAGAGTGATACCGGTTAAATACGTTGAAAATACACCACCAACTCCGCATCGATATAGATTGGTTATTTCCGGCCAGTTCATGTCCGGGCCGGCCCCGTCGAACAACTCGCCGCAGGCCTAGTTATTACGAAAGTGTGACAAAAATCACACTTTTTTAATATTTTTCGAAAAATTGCCAAAAAACCCTTGTTTTTCTTATCGAGGATTGCTAAACTTGTTTTCGTAACAGAGGTGAATCCTACTATGATGCAATCAAAACTCAACATTAGCGCACGCGGAAGCGAACAGTTGGCAAAGTCCAATTGCTGGTTCGCAGGCTATACGCTGGACGATTGCATGCAAGGGTTGCACCGATGATTTCCTGAAGGTTGATGTTTGATAGGAAGCACCGGTTGCAACAAGAGCAACCGGGGCTTTTTACATACACCGATCATATGGGCCAGTGGCAGAATGGTAATGCCCCTCCCTAGCACGGAGCGGATTTACGGGTTCGAATCCCGTCTGTGTCCACTAAGACGAGCTCGTGAAGCTCGTCGGCAGATTGACAGTTCGGATAACCATATTTCTTGTTCCGGGCGCTGCACGTAGTTGCGGCTCCTCGGATATGGGCCATTAGCTCAGTTGGTAGAGCGCCTGATTTGCAATCAGGGGGTCGTCGGTTCGAGCCCGACATCGGTCCAGTGTTTTTATGTATGGGCCATTAG